AACAAATACAGCATTATTACTTGATATGACAAATGCCGGTATCATTGACAATGCAATGATGAACAACTTAGAAACAGTTGGTAATGCACAGATTTCTACTACACAAAGTAAGTTTGGTGGAAGTAGTATGTATTTTGATGGTACTGGCGATTATTTAACAACACCCTCGTCACTTGCAATGGCACTTGGATCAACATTCACAGTTGAATGTTGGATTTATGTTATTGGCTGGGGGGGAGGTTCCCCAATGATTCTTGATGTGCGTGATTCAAATATTGTTGGGGCAATATATCTTGTAAGTGACGGAACTGCAAGAATGCAAACAACTGGTACTGGTACTATTGCATCACAATCTGGAATTACCCTTAATACATGGATCCATGTTGCTTTTGTAAGTGATGCAACTTCTTCTAGAGTTTATGTAAACGGTTCAAATACAAGTGCAACAAATCAAGGCCAAGCATTATTTCCCACTACTGCTAAAGTTGGATTTATTGGTGCAGACTTTAGCGGAACCTCTGGTTTTAATGGTTACATAGATGATTTCCGCATTACAAAAGGTTATGCTAGATATACTGCTAACTTTACCCCACCAACCACGGCGTTCCCGTTATGTTAAATTAAGATTTTTGAAAAGCATTTTCAATGGACGCAAGTTTGGTCTGAATGCTTTCCAAGTTCACAGTGGACCACAAGCCAGGATGCATGGGGCGAGGCCATGTGCCTTGATCAATCCAGGCATAGCCAAGATGTTCGTCGTTTAGCACAGGCACAAACTCCAGGTCAACAACACACACCCAGGTATGATATTCAAATATGCCATCAGCTGATGTGAACTTTTCCAAGGGCATGAGTCTGGTGTAGGCAGGAAAACTGCCCAGCTCTTCCACACACTCACGTTCCATGCCACCCAGCAGGGTCTCGCCTGTTTCTATTTTGCCGCCAGGCAGTCCCCAGGATCCAGGATGTTTAGAGTCGTTGCGCAACAAGTACAGGTATCGGCCAGTTGCCTGACTTAGAAACCATACACCTACTGCTTTCACAGTACTAGACTCCACGTGCCTCCAGGATAGATACCTTGATATGATTTGATCCACATTTCGCCAGTCCATTCGTACTGTGTGCCTGTGGTGATGTTGGTGACATATTGTACAGCAGTGGAATCTGCTGACACAAACACCACACGCCACCGGGTACCGTTCCATTCAATGATGTCATTGGCCATGGCAACCAAGGGTTGGCCGCTATCACCTAACCAGGCTTGGGGATTGGCTGCATTGTTGTAGTCACCAGTTGACTCTGTCAACAAATAACGTTGTCCTGTTATGGGCACAGGTAATCCGTCACCGGGCGCACTGGCCAGAGGATTGATAATTGCTGTGATCGGATCAAGGGTGTTTTGCGGAGCAGTATCCTGGTCCACATTGAATATCACTAGACGATCATCATTGGGGTCAATCACAATTGTGCCAATGATGGGATTGGCAGGGGTTTCTGTATTGGGAGGATTGTTCAGGCGTATTTGACTAATTCCCGGACGCAAGGTCCCATAAGCATTGATTACCGCAGGCCACAACAGCGGCGAGTCGGCAACAATGGCAGTGGGATCTAGATCTTCGTAGCTGCCATTGGGCACTACCACAGGATTGTACAGCACCTGAATCTTGTTTTCAATCACAACCAATTTATACATCCATGGTGTGATCATTTGTCGTGTGCCCAGCAACAGGTCGTTGTGCAAAATAGCATCCACAAAGTCGCCCTGAGCATCGTACATGCTGGCAATAACACGTTCAATAACACCCAGTTTCTTGACCTTGGCAGGAGGACTGATCCAGATAGGCAAGGTAAATTTTAAGGTAGCAATATCAATGGGATTTTCTGTGCTCATGGGAATGGTTCTAGAAGTCCATTGCGTTGATTCCAGTTCCACAACACTCAGCGATGTCCAATCCAGGAAGTTGTCTGTGCTTTGTATTTCTAAACTGGGATTGAACAAGGTTAGAATTTGTTCCAACAACTGCATTTTTTGGTTAGTATTGCTAGTCCAAATGTCCAGAGTAATTGTCAGCTTGTATGGCACAGGCATCAGTCGTTCAACTGTGAATGCATTGCCTTGTGTGGTTTCATAGCTCTCGGTAGCACTGTCATAGGTGCGTTGACGAACCACAGTGCGTTGCACGTGATATGGTTCTTGCATTCTGGGACGATCATAATCCAGCCCGGTAATGTAAAAAGTCATCATGGGACTGGATGGCAATGAGTTGGCAGAGTTATCCTGCAAGATGGTTTGTGCTTGACGGCTTGCATCACCATAGCGAATAGGCACACGTAGCAAGGCCGCCACATTAGGGTTGTCAGATTCACGGCCGTACTCTACCTGGAATCCAGAAAAGATTCTGGTAAACTGTAATAGAAAGCGACGTATTTGTTCGTCGTAAAAGAATTGTTGCATTGTTAACTCGATTTCTGCCCAGGTCGTGTGTCAGGGAACGGCTTGGGAGCCTTGCCCCCATTTTGATCACCATTGTCTGCACGTGGTTTAAGCAACTCGCTCAAGCTCTGACGACTTGGAATGTTGCCAAGATCTGTTGTTGGCACAGTGTATGTATTGTTAACGAAGCTGGACCGTAAAGTATTGTTGTTAGGCCCGTTGTTGAGATCTGTTCGTACATTCTCGGCAATTTTGTGCCAACGCCGGCCATCATAACGGAACATGCGATTTGGAAAATAATCTAATCTCAAAGTATAATCTCCAGCCACTGCGTCTAGTGGAAAACTCACACCGGCAGTGACAGGCAAACCATTTGGTGCGTGTGCGTCGCCAGTTAGGTAACCCGAAGTCCAGCCAAATCCATCTGGAGTAACACTCATACCGCCTTGTGTGCCATCCACTGTGTCGCCATCTATTGTGCTCAGTGATGTGGGATTAGCAGGTTGTCCGTCCAACAGTGTGGGTACAACATACAACGGCTTGTTGTCGTAGCCAGATTTTGGCACTTCCACGTCGGCTTGTGCAAGGATAGCATCATTGAGTTGGTAATCTTTTTCTCGTGTGCCCTGTTTGTCACTGATGGTAGGCGGAGTGTACTCACGCCAGTAATCGGTATTGGTAATCGGTGTACCAGCAGGTGTGTTGACCCGGGCTTGATAATACACGTCACCAGCATTGACAATAGCACCAGCAGGATAAAAATCACTTGGATCCCAAATGTATTCAGCCACAAATGGTTTGTTGGTGATCGAGTTGTATTCTTGTGCATCAGTCAGTGGTGTGGCTTTCACACGCCACAAGTGTGGTAACCAAGTTTGACTGAAACCTTCACTTGCAAATGCCGCATCTTGCACCACATAGTATTTGGGCAATGATCTACTTAGATCCTTGTTCAGGGGATTGTAGTCTCGTAAGTTTGGGACTTCAAGCACATCGCCACTCATGAGTTTGCGACCAAATGTGTCAATCATGTCATTGTAGTGAAACGTGATAAACAGGGTATCGTTGTTCAAAAACAATCCAAACTGACTCAAATCAAAGTCGATGTCTTGTGCATTATAAACACCACGCATGACATACACATCATCGTCATACACGCGATCTCTGTTTTCCAGCAACAGCAAATCTTGTATGTTCATAGGGTTGAGCTCGTCGTAAACAGGTTGTGTGGCATCACCGTTGCCGCTGAGTACAGAATCTTCGCCGCCAGTTTGCGGTCCCAGGTACTTGTGGACAAAGAGGTCAAGGCCACCAACAGTGTATTGCTCACTGATTGTGCGGTCTAGAAATTGGTAATCTCTAGTGCGATTGGGGCGGTATAGGCTTAAACGTGGCATAATGTTATTTATAGCATTCGGTTGACTGAATATTCCCAAACTGCTATAATTAGCACTTAACAACAACGGGAGCCACCTATGCTTACAGATGCACAAAGCGCACAAATTAATAATACTGAAGTATACACTTTAGATTATGAGGCAGAAGCCCTGCAAAGCTACGAGGACACAGGCGAGGACTTAATGGACGAGCTGGAAGTTCGTGCCACTAATGTTATTTTGGAACAAACAGCCTGGGACGCTCGCGAGGACTTGGGCGGCATTACAGTTTACTTCCGAGATAGTACTTTAGTAGCATTTTACGATTACGAGCAGTTTCGCGGCACTGTGTTCTAAAAACAACACCAGCAAAGATTGACATCAAAATCAATCTTTGCTATAATACATACTTAACCACTCTAGGAGTATGTTATGAAAGCCGCTAACTTTTTAACAAAGTACACAGGCCCAAAAGGCAAGGGGTTTATACAGCCCTACGACAAAGTAAAAGCCACAGAAAAATGGGTGGAGTATGCTCTTGACATTGTGGACATGAGCCGTATAATAATGACAGTGGACTTCAACACTAAATGGAAACTGGCAGAGGCACTGGAAGTGGCAGAGCGCAAAAAAGCCTGGATGTACAAGCACAAAAATTTTGATGTTAAACGTGCCGCAAAACTTTTTGACGCTGTTAAACACTTGCCCAAAACTAAGTAAGGAATATTATGATTGCAACCAAACCCGTTAAACCCCTAAACCCTCGTAGTGCAGATACCAATGCCATGGGCATGGAGCCCACCTGGCGGGTGCAACCTACAGAAGGCCGTATCAGTGCCTTTAGTCATGCGTTCTCTTGGTACAACTACTTTTATGGTAAAAAAGATGCCCGTGAGATGATTGTAAATTACCTGGAAGCACACGGCCGCAAAGCAGATGTTCGCACACTCAAACGCATTCCAGACAGCTCAATCCGGTTGACCACAGGTTGGTTGTGCCGCATGAGCATGGTGGGTCTGGAGCTCACAGAACACGAACAGATCAAATTGGATAACTTGCTTAACGAAATTTTGGAATCCAAGCAAGATGAAGAAGCAGTGGTAGCACCTGTAGATGATTCAGTGCCAAAAATTACAATTCAGGACAGACTCCGGGAAAAGGTATCAGAGTGTGCAGGTGAACTGGACGGCTTGTTTGATGACTTTATTGCATCGGGTGCCAAACTCACGGCAGACTACAAACCCGTGGTACTCATGCGCAGTCTAAACATTGCTCCACAAATGGTCAATGACATCAAACAAATCTGGACCCGTAAACTCACAGAGTTTGATGAAGCAGTAGCCGGCAAAGATGCAGACTTGTCACAGGGCTACAATTACTTGACCAAAATACAGTTAAAGAATTGCGTAAAGTTCTGTGAGCTTGTGATTTCGGACTGTGGTGCCTATGTGCAGATTAAAAAGGTTGAGCGCAAGCCGCGGGCAGTCAAGGCAGTGCCACCAGAGAAACGTGCCGCAAAGTTCAAGTGCATTACGGAATTTGCAGAGCTCAAACTCAAAGGTCTTCCTGCCGCAAGCCTAGTAGACAAAGCAGAAGCCTGGTTGTATGACACCAAAAAGCGCAAGCTGATCCACATTGTTGCTGACAGTCATGCACAGGCATTTACTGTAAAGAGCAACGCTATCATTGGATTTAGCACAATAGAGAGCCAGCAAAAAACTGTGCGTAAGCCAGCAGAGATACTCAAAGCCATGGGCGCCGCAGGCAAGCCGGCTGCCAGGAAGATCTACAAGGACTTGACCACTACAGAAACACCGTTTAACGGACGTGGCACAGAGAACTTGATCATTCTAAAAAGCTGGTAAATAAAGGGGACGGAGTCCCCCAATGGCAGAACAGCAACAAAACACACTTGAGTCGCTCAAGCAAAACTTGATAGAATATGTAAAGCTTCAACTCGGTGATCAGATCATTGATCTCGAGTTGGACCCTGCACACTATGAAGCCGCCTATCAAAAAACACTAGGCACTTACCGCCAACGGGCCAGCAATGCCTATGAAGAAAGCTACAGCTTTATGGAACTGGTTAAAGATGTCAACATCTATCAGTTGCCACAAGAGGTTGTGAGTGTACGCCAGATATTCCGCAGACAGTTTGGTGATGCTACTGGACAAGCCAGTAACTTTGATCCGTTCTCTCAGGCCAGCATGAATGTTTACCTAATGAACTTTAACGTAGCAGGCGGCCTTGCCACATACGACTTCTACAGCCAATACGTTGAACTGGCCGCACGTATGTTTGGCGGCTACATGAACTACACTTGGAATCCAGTTACCAAGAAAATTCAGCTGATTCGTGACCCAAGAGGCACAGGAGAGAATGTGTTGCTTTGGACATACAACCTAAAACCCGAAGTTAACTTGTTGCAAGACTTCCAAATTCAGCAATGGATCAAGGACTACATGGTTGCCAACTGTAAAATGATCATTGGTGAAGCACGTGAGAAGTTTGGTTCAATTGCCGGACCACAGGGCGGCGGTACACTAAACGGTGCCGCAATGAAAGCCGAAGCCAAAGAAGCTATCACAGCCCTAGAAGAACAGCTCAAGAACTACGTGGATGCCAGCCAACCACTTACTTGGGTAATTGGCTAACATACAGTAGACTTGCGATAAAAATTCTGTTATACTTGCAGTATGGCAGACTTAATGATCGACTTAGAAGGGCTTGCTACAGGCCCAGACACTACAATACTAACTATTGCGGCCCAGAGCTTTGACCCTTTTGGGCAAGGCCACTCTGGCCAGAGTTACTATGCCAGAGTCACACTAGAAAGCCAAGAAGATCGCGCTATTGATCAAGGCACAATTGATTGGTGGGCTACACAACCTGCTGTGGTTCGAGACGAAGCATTCAATGAACAAGACCGCATCCCATTGGATCAAGCTCTAGATGGGTTAGGTCGGCTGATTTGGCACTCCAACAGAATCTGGGCCCAAGGACCCACGTATGACATGAACATTCTGGAGCATGCCTACAAGAGCTATCGCAAGCCCTTGCCTTGGAAATACTACATGGTGCGTGATAGCCGTACGGTGTTTAGCTTGTGGCCTGATCAGCCTATCCCGCCCACCAGCCACCATGCCCTAGAAGACTGCCGCAGACAAATTGGCATGCTACAACACACACTAAAACATCTTGGGGTTACTGCGCTGAAGTAGGTTTAGGTCTTGACCAAGTACCACTGCCTGTCCACGGTAGCCTAAACGTAAATTCCTTACCAAATTCAATTGGTGGATGGTCCTGACCGTCTATAAAAATCTCATGGTCAAAATCTGCAGTCCACTCACCACTGCTGTTGATGTTGAACTGATATCTGGCTCGATAGTAACTGTTTATTCTTGGCAAATTAAAAGCACCCAGTTCTTGTGTGTCATGTGCAGGGTCAAATTTTAAATCAAGTTCATACGGGCCCAACGCCAACCACAACACACGAAGCAGCGGCCAGATTTCGTTGACCACAGTGACATTCAATGGATGGTCATCAATTTTAATAATGTTAAAATCAAACTGTTCATATGGTATATCTGTAATGATATTTTCAGGATCGTAACTGAGCGTGTAGTGTTCAGGCTTTTCCAGTCCTGGGCGCTCGTTCAGTGTTTCGTATGTTACACTGCGATTCTTAATAAGATGATTGAGAATAACGTTGACAGACTTGTAGCGTATGAGACGTTGAAAAATAGTGTTGGTATAGTCGTCAGTTTTCCATTGATGTGTTAGATTGTGGTTGGAAATGCCAAATTTTGATCTTTCATAGTTCAGAGGAGTGTCCATGCCAATTTGGCAAGTGCCAAAACTACGCCCAAAAATATTACAATTACGTGTGCGCCACAACAAGGTCATGGTGTCAGCAACATCATTATATCCCTCGCCAGGAAATCCCACAAACCAATTTGTGTGTGACCGAATTCCTACAGTGGTAAAGTCTTTGAGATTTTGTTCTATATCATTGCGTTTGACATTCTTTTTCATGACGTCCAACACATGCTGGCTTCCTGACTCTACACCAAAACTCAGCATGTTGCAGCCACCGTTTTTGAGATCATTAATGTAGTCGAGATCCATGCGCCCGTCACATCTGGCGTACCCCATCCAACTCAGATGAATGTTTCGTTCAACCAATCCTTTTGCAAATGCACTTAGTTCTTTTAAATTGCCATTGATCAAACTGTCAATAAACCACACGCTGTCAATGCCCAAGGTTTTGTATTGGTGTTCTAATTCATCCAGTATGTTGTTTGCTTGTCGGCCGCGGTATCTCCAAAATGTTGTTTCACTGCAAAACTGACATTTGGCCACACACCCGCGACTCAGTTCAGCACTTACTCCATTTTGTTGATACAATGATAAATCTAAATCAGAGTAGTCTGGGTACGGCAAGCTGTCAAGATCAATACGTATGCTCTTGTCATGCACAAGGAATTTTTCAGTAACAGGAATGTTATTCTCAATCTTCTCCATCAAGTCCAAGAAAATTGCTTCGCCCTCTCCTACCACAATGTGGTCAATGATATCGGTGTTTTCTATTTTTTCTTGAATAGCAGTTGGGCCGCCTGCTATAATAATAGTGTCGGGCAGCCTGCTACGAATTTGATTGATCATCCAGGTCGTGGCTTTGTTGCTGGTGGTAAAAATACTGAAGCCCATGACATCTGGTTTGAACGCCACAATCTTGTCAAGGTATTCATTCAGTATAGGTTCAATAAGAGGATGTACATCGGTGTAATAACTGTCAGTGGTCCACACCCAGTCCTTGTATCCACTCCAGTACGCTTGATCTATTTTTGAATAACACACAGCATTGATATCGTATGCAACTGTTTCAAATCCGCTATCTCGGCTGAGTGCAGTTATTCTAGCCAAATTGTAAGGAGGGATGTACGGAGCCCATTCAGGTAAAATAGCCAATGCCACACGAGTTTTTCGTGTCACTTGCCGATTGACCACTACCTGGGTTAGATTTTTTTGGGGCTTTGATCGGCCTGCACTGTCTAATTGCAATGCTTTGAGCATGGCCAAATCTCGAGCACCACCGTCGCTGTTGTTTACTATCTTGGTTAAATCAGGCTCAACTTTATCTGAAGTGGTCAATATATCAAATATTTTATTCATAGTGTATTTACATCGTTGTCTCTAGACCATCAAATCAAACGGCTAATTGCCAGTTGATTTGTATTTTTGTTTGTGCTAATATACAACTATGTCAACAACTCATACATCACATCTTCCAAAACTGCTAATCATCGGCAATGCTCGTCACGGCAAAGACACTGTGTGCGATATTCTGCGTAAAGAATTTGGTTACTCATTCCGTTCAAGCTCGGACTTTTGTGCCGAAAAGTTTATCTACAACGAGCTCAAACTCAAGTACGGTTATACCTCCTATGCCCAGTGTTTTGAAGATCGACACAATCACAGAGCTGAGTGGTACAACATGATTCATGAATACTGTCGAGATGACTATGCTAGATTGGGTAGAGAAATTTTTGCTGAAAATTCTATCTATTGCGGTCTTCGCAACAAGTCAGAATTCCATGCTATGAAGAATACACAGGTATTTGATTATGCTGTTTGGGTGGATCGTAGCGACCACTTGCCTGTAGAAGATCGTTCAAGTATGAGCTTGGAAATTTGGATGGCCGACTACGTGATTGACAACAATGGTGGATTACAAGATCTGCGTCGCAATACCTGTGAATTAATGACCGCACTGTTAAAGATCCACAGATAGATCACCAGGTTTCCAGGGTAACGTGCTCTTAGACACTTCTTCTACGCAATTACGACAAATGCACTTTAGATTTTTGACACTAGTGTTGTTTAAGTTACCATCAACATGATATACTAGAATCTGACTAGAGTATCGGGCCTTAAACCCGCACTTGTCACACACGAGCTTTTTTTTAAATCCTGCGGCTTCCCATCGTGGGATTCTTTTTTTCAGCCCACGATGCTTCCTTGCACAACTCTCGCATCTGGTACGATAGTGTGCAACATCGTTACGATAATAGTTAACAGCACAAGGCAGTTGATTGCATGCTTGACAAATGGGTCTCATACGGTATTTAGCACCAGGGCCTTTAATAAAGGGTACCGTAACGGCACCTTTTTAGCAGTTATCTATAAATATTGTATCTTGAAAAGGAATTGACCATGGCTCTAGTATCACCAGGCGTAGAAGTAACAGTAATTGACGAAAGTCAGTATATCCCTTCTGCAGTAAACACAGTACCGTATTTTTTAATCGCTACTGCTCAGAACAAAGTAAGCTCTAACGGTGTTACCGTTGCAGCTGGCACATTGGCAGCCAATGCCAATAAGACTTATTTAATCACAAGTCAACGAGATTTGGCAGCCACATTTGGCGTGCCATTCTTCTATAAAACAACCACAGGTACCCCAATCAACGGTTACGAACTCAACGAGTACGGATTGTTGGCTGCATATTCAGCGTTGGGTATCACAAATCGTTGTTATGTGCAACGGGTTGACATTGACCTAACAGAGCTAACTGCTAGTTTGGTTCGTCCAACAGGCTCTCCTGCCAATGGCGACTACTGGTTAGACACAGGTACTAGTGTATGGGGTATACAAGAATACAACCAAGAAACCAACACGTTCATGGTTGAAACTCCAATGATTATTACTGATACTGCTGATGTAGTAGATCCAGACACTGATCCTGCCCCGTTGGCCACAATAGGCAGCATTGGTGACTACGCAGTGGTCACCTGTTCAGGAACTGCTCACAACACAATTTTTTACAAAAACTCCAACAACACTTGGGTTGAACTAGGTAGTGACGCCTGGAAAACATCTTGGCCCACTATTGAAGGAACAGCAACTCCTACCAGTCTGACTGCTGCCTCAAGTATGTTTATCAATGACAGTGAAATATTTGTTCCGGCTTCTCCAAATAACACAGTGGCTGGCTTTGCAGGTGCAATCAATACTGCCTCCATTACCGGTGTTACTGCTGCCGCAGTAAGTGGTAAACTTTACATGTATGCTGATTCAACTGCTACCAATGATACTTCAACCCTGAATGGTGGTGTAATTTCCATTCAAACAGGGGCTTCAGCAGGCGCCGCATTGTTGACTGCTTTGGGAATTGACACAGGTGAATTTAGAGCTCCTAACTATTTGCCATCATACAGTTATCAAGCACCACGTTGGGCAGTTGGGCAAACAGCACCAGCACCAACTGGGTCAGTTTGGAACAACCTTAGCCCAGCCAACAATGGACTGAGTTTACGAGTCAAGAAATACAGCACATCACTTGGTTCATTTATTACACAAGCATGTCCGGCATACTACTCAGATACTCAGGCAATTTATGCATTAGACCCAACAGGCGGTGGTAAAAACATTCCAGTTGGCACAACATATGTGTTATATGATGCTGGTTCGTACGGTAACCCGATCCCAACAGCTGAGTTTGAGATACTAGAAAGATATGCACTGGGTGCCACAATCATCACTGGAAATGTAACTAATCCAGTATTTGCGTCAGGAAACAGTTTTGAAATCTACGCAACAGAACCTGGCCAACCTGGTAACACATTTGGAACAGCTACCTTAACAGGAACTACACCAAGTGCATTTATCACAGCATTGAGTGCCGCTGCCATTCCTAATGTAAGTGCAAGCGTCAATAGCTCGGGCGCCCTGGTGATCACACATGCCACTGGTGGATCAGTCACATTGAAAAATATTTCAGGAACTCCTGTAACAGTAGCTGGATTCACGCCGGCTGTGGAAGGTGTTAGACCTACGCCAAAGCTGGCTGATGCAGTTACTTTGAGCAACTGGGTTGGTGCTCCAACATTCACATATACTGCCAGTAGCACAACACCTGACCAGGATCCAGTGAATGGTCGTTTATGGTATTATAGCACAGTTAGCGATGCTGATATCATGATTCAAAACAACGGACAATGGATTGGTTATCAAAATTGTACCAACGATGTTCGTGGATTTTCTCTAAATCTTACCAATGCCAGCGGCCCAATTATTGCAGCCACTGCACCAAAAACACAAAATAACACAGCTTTGTCTCCATTGGTACTGGGTGATTTGTGGATTGACACTAGCGATTTAGAAAATTATCCTAAATTGTATCGCTGGCAACCAGTTGACGGTGTTAATCAGTGGGTAGAGATTGACACAACTGACCAGGTTACACAAAGTGGTATCTTGTTTGCAGATGCACGTTGGGCACCAAACGGCACAACTGATCCTGTAATGGATGCTATTCCCACTATCAACAGTTTGTTGACCAGTAATTATTTAGACCTAGATGCTCCAAATCCAGCACTATATCCACAAGGCATGCTGTTGTTTAACACACGTCGCTCAGGATACAATGTCAAGAGTTTCCAGAGCAACTATTTCAATGCAACCAAATACCCAGCAGATCCTTGGGTAAATGTCACAAGCTACAGCATTGGAAGTTATGTCAGCTATTCAGGAACAAATTACATTTCGTTGCAGAACTTTAATCGTAACAATGTTCCGGGCACAACTGCATTCTGGACGCCAGTTACACAAACCAGCACATGGTTAACAGCCAGTGGCAACAGAGACACAGGTGCAATGTGGTCAGGTCGTCAAGCACAACGTCAGTTGGTTGTTCAAGCAATGAAAGCCGGTCTTGATGGTAGCTCAGCGGCACGTGAAGAACAAGCACAATTCAGTTTGATTGCCGCTACTGCTTACCCTGAGTTGATTCCCAACATGGTTGCACTCAGCAATGAACGCAACAACACATTGTTTGTGGTTGGTGACACACCAATGCGCCTTGAAGGCAACGGCACTGCACTAGCAGCCTGGGCGACCAACAATGGTGGATTAGGATTCCCAAGTGAGGACGGCTTGTTGACTGCTAGCCAGTACCTGGGTACATTCTGGCCAAGTTGCCAGACCACAGACACAACTGGTAACCCAGTGGTGACAGCACCAAGTCACATGATGATGCGTACTATTATCCGCAGTGATGCAGTGAGCTATCCTTGGTTAGCACCTGCTGGCACACGTCGTGGTGTAGTTGACAATGCTGTTGCAATTGGTTATATTGATGCCATGTCAGGTGAATTCCAGCAGATCAATGTTGGCCAAGGACTACGTGATGTGCTGTATGAAAACGATATCAACCCAATCACCTTTATCCCAGGTGTGGGCATTACCAACTTTGGTAACAAGACCACAACCAGTGTTACTAGTGCGCTGGATCGTATCAACGTATCACGACTGGTTGCGTTCTTGCGTGGCAGACTTGAAGAAATTGGTAAACTGTATCTGTTTGAACCCAATGACGACATCACCCGCGCTGAAATTACTAACACAGTCAACTCATTGATGATTGACTTGATAGCAAAACGCGGTATCTATGACTACTTGGTGGTTTGTGACTTGAGCAACAATACTCCAGCACGTATTGATCGCAACGAGTTGTGGGTTGACATTGCTATTGAGCCAGTGAAAGCAGTGGAATTTATCTATATTCCTTTGCGTATCAAGAACACTGGTGAAATATCAGGACAAGCAGCCTAATGAAATTGGCGGGTGATTTTTCACTCGCCAATTCAACTAAATAAACGTAACAGGAGATACCTACAAAATGTCTAGTTCATCACTATCAAGAATGTCAGTCCCACTGGGAGGCCAGGCTGATCAGGGCTTGTTGATGCCCAAGCTCAAATATCGCTTCCGCGTATTTTTTGAGAACTTTGGCGTGGCAAAACCCACAACAGAATTAACCAAACAAGTAATGACCTTTGCAAGACCTAATTTGAGTTTTGAAGAAGTCACTATTCCAATTTATAACTCAACACTGAAGTTGGCCGGTAAACCTACCTGGCAAGACGTTGCCTGCGAAATTCGTGACGACGCCGCTGGTTCAGTTAGCAAGTTAGTTGGCGAGCAAATGCAAAAGCAAATGGACTTCTTGGAAATGGCATCAGCCAGTTCTGGTATTGACTACAAGTTCTTGACACGTATTGAAATCCTTGACGGCGGCAACGGTGCTGCTGATCCAGTGGTTCTTGAGACATGGGAACTGTATGGTTGCTACCTGAAGTCAGCAGACTACGGTCAATTGAGTTATGCCGAAAGTGCAGTTGTTACAATTAACTTGGGTATTGCGTATGATAACGCCAACCAAATTCCATCTGGCTCTAACGGTGCTGGTATTGGTGGTGCTATTGGCCGAACATTAGGCGACATTGTTACAGGTGCCGGCACAACAAACGGCTAATAACTAATGTCATTAGCCACATTTGGTCAACAGATTTTTCAAGGATTCACCGCAGTCAATGGACTGCGTGGATACAATCATGCCAACAGAGTTTTTACTCCCAATGGATACGAACTAAAGCCACGCTTTAAGTTCCTGTTCCATGTGGCGTTTACAATCAACACTGCACAAATTCCTGCCTTGCGCGGTGCACTTGGACTAACTGATATTTCTAACATTAGTCTCCTGGTCAAAACAGTTGATTTGCCCAAGTATACTATCAACACAGAAACTCTAAATCAATACAATCGTAAACGTATTATTCAAACCAAGATCAATTATGATCCGGTGAATATCACATTTCACGATGACGGATCAGATTTAATTCGTAACATGTGGTACAACTACTACAGTTACTACTACAAAGATGCCAGCCAGAACTATGGCGCCACCAACAGCACCAATGGTAGCATGGGTGCCGAAGGTAACGGAACAAACGGATTTGGGTACAGTGGTCGTGACATTTACAATCAAGACCGTATGGGTGGTGTAAACGATTGGGGTTACATAGGCGAAGCAATCAACGACGGCACAACCAGTTCCTCGGGCAAGCCTCCATTCTTTACAGACATAAGAATTTTTGGTTTTGATTATCAACACAAATATGCCGAGTATGTGTTGATTAATCCACTGATTTCAAATTGGAGTCATGACACATACGATTACAGTCAAGGCAATGGCCTTATGCAACACTCAATGACCATTGCATATGAAACTGTGAAGTACAAACAAGGTGCCCCTAACACACAGGCACCCGGTTTTGCCAATGCCGCACATTATGACACAACACCAAGTCCATTGGCTCGAGTGGGCGGTACATCTACTATTCTTGGACAAGGCGGATTGATTCAAGCCGCTGGCGGTATTGCTGAAGACCTGCAGTCTGGTTCAGTACTGGGATTGATTGGTGCGGCACAAAAAGCTGGTACACTGTATAATACATTCAAAGGCAAAAATCTCAAGAGTATTGCAGTGGCAGAAGCTACAGCAATTGGTACACAAGTTATTCAAGGCAGCTTGCCCGGAGCAGTAAGAAGTGTGGCCAGCAAAGCTGATGGATTTTTCTTTCCAACAGCTACCACGGCTCGCAACCAAGCCACAGTAAATCAAATCAATAAAAATCAACCAGTGGGCGGTGGTGTATGAGCACGGTAAATTACGCAAATTACAAAAAAGATCTCACAGTACGTGTGTTTGACAGTTTTTACAACTATGACACCAATGTTCCTGCAGAAGAATATGATATTGTGTATTCATACTTTTCCAGTGTCATGCCCAAAAAAGCCGCAGGAAATTTTACTGTGAGTTTGTTTAGAGTAGCAGAAGACACCAATATCCCTGCACTGACACTATTGCAGGTCATGCAGGGTCAAACTGGGTTGAATCTAAATGCCAGTCTAGCTTACTACCTGAATATGATTCGTAGCAGAGCTACACTTCTTGGTATCAATGCCAGTTCAACACCCAATCAATACGCCGCACGTTTGGTAATACAATGAGTCGTTGGGCACAAGGTCAATACATAGTGCAAAACCCTTCTAAATATGTGGGTCGAGGCACACCTCGTTATAGATCTGGATGGGAACACAGCTTCATGCGTTTTTGCGACACCAACGACAATGTGTTGCAATGGGCCAGCGAAAGCATTGCCATACCTTACATGAATCCAGTAACAGGCAAAAAAAGCAACTATGTGCCTGACTTCTTGATCACTTATCGTCAAAAGGATAACACTGTCAAGGCCGAGCTGATTGAGATCAAACCAAAAAAGCAAAGTGTTATTGAAAGCAAAATGAGCAGCCGTGACCGTGCTGTGGTAGCAGTTAACTATGCCAAATGGGGCGCCGCCCAGAAGTGGTGCGCCCGCCAAGGACTTACCTTTAGAGTGATCACCGAAAACGATATGTTTTCCAATGGTCGTAATTGATCCATAAATATCCGCATGACGCGGAAATTAGAAGACCTTTTTGACTTACCCTCTTCGGTTGAAATTGAAACCAAAGACGACGCCCCCACCATTGAAGAAGCACAAACACAACTGGCTGCAATAGACATAGCCATTGACAAGATTGACACAGCATTGCCTGCTGTTAAAGATCTAAGTGCCAGTGACACTGAGATGGACGAACTAGCAAACTTGGCAAAAGACAGCTATAAAGATCTCATGGATCTTGGCATGCAAGTAGATTCACGCTTTGCCAGCGAGATATTCAATGTAGCAGGCACTATGTTAGGCCATGCTATCACTGCTAAAACAGCCAAAATGAACAAGAAACTCAAGGTTATTGATCTACAGTTGAAGAAAATGCGACTGGATCAACAAACGCCAGCCGACGAACAAATAGCCACAGCACAAGGTCAAGTGTTGAATCGCAACGATTTATTGGAACGTTTACTTAAAGGTAAAGACCAAAATAACGGAAAAGTATAAATATACAATAGGATACTGACATGAAACCATTTGCAAAATATCTATTAGAAAGTGACCGCACTTATGCGTATCGCATCAAAGTAGTGGGCGATATACCCAAGGACTTCTTCAAACAGTTTGAAGAAAAACTCAGCCAATTTGACATTGCTAAAATGTCAACTCCAAAGAGTACTCCGGTACGTGCTGTGATCCCTGACTTCCCTGCTTTCCCCAATCAATCTGTAACACGAGTTGATGTAGAGTTCAAGTATCCTGCTATTGAACCACAGATCAAACAGATTGCTAGATTACTGGGACTAGATGAAAATCGTATTGTGATGATGACCACACCATACGAAGAAAGTCTAGACACTGAGTCAGTCAAGATTACTGACCAAAACAAAGACCTGTTGGATGATCCTGATTATCCTGCAGATGACAAATTGCAAAAGAATCTCAAGAAAGACTATTCAGCAGAGCCACACAACCATGTGGTCTTAAAGAATGCCTATCGTTCAAACTTTTCAGTGGCTGGTGGAAAAACACCTGCTGCTAAGACCTCTAATGATTTGCCAATGGGAACCAAAAGCCCAATGACCAACGTAAAGAGACCACCCAAGCCTGCTACCGGCGCACAACCAAGAGGATAATCCAATGACATTTTTCTATGACTTAAACAAACGCCTGGCTGCTGTTAATGACGCACCAGAATCCAAACAACTCAACGAGCGCGACATGAGCCGTGCTGCCAAGGGTTACGAAAAATACGGCAAAGAAGGCATGGAAGCATTGGCCAAAGCTGGCCGCGAAGGCAAATCTTTGGATCCTGTTCGTAAAAAATACGACAAGTATGACAACAAAGAAGTTGATGAAGGTGCATATCAAGGCGGTCCAGACAAGAGTCAGATTCCTGCAGTGAATCGCCCTGGTAACAGAATGACCCTACAAGATCTTGACAAGGAACGCACACAGAGTCCTACAAGTCCTGAAGGATTAAAACGTGCTCAACAACGTCTGGGTCAACAACATCCTATCAAAGAAAAAATGAATCCTGCCAAGCAAAAATCTTTTGCTGCCTTGGCACCCCCAAAAGACAAAATTACATTTGCTGATAAAATTGCTGGTGCCAAAAAAGAAGTTGACGAAATGCTAGGCGATGTTGCCGCAGAAGCAATGAAATCTGCACTGAGTGGCGGTCAAAAGAAACTTGACAAGAACGACAATGGCAAACTAGATGCCAATGACTTTGCTATGCTACGCAAAGGTGGTAAGAAACCCACAGCTGAGGACGATGATAAAAATCCGTTTACAAACTTCAAAAAATCACGTGCTGACAAACCACGTGTGGGAGATGTAGAGCATGGATCCAAACACGATATCACTCACACTGCTACAGGTCGGAAGGTAATACGTCGTGCAGATGACCAAGGTATTTCGGTTGGGTCAGACACTGACGATGAAGGCAATCAACACGAAAAACGCAGCCGTGGTCGTCCAAAGGGTCCTGCCAAGGGCACAGAACGTGTGACCGGTAAAGCTACCAAACACAAAGGTGAGCGCGAGAAAAAAGGATCCGCTGGGTCAGTGTCTGATTCTGGCAAGGCTTTGCAAGGATTTATGATTGGTAACAAACCTAACAAGCCTGTGGGTAAAGTAAGTGTTAGCCACAAGATGAAAGAAGGCGATGCCGACCCAACCAACAATGATTCAGGGGAACTAAAAGCAGCCATGGCTCTGTTGAAGAAAGCCGGCTACAAAGTCAGCAAAGGTGAACAAGAGCTGGACGAAAAAGCAGTAAGCAAAAAGCAACAAAAGTTCATGGGCATGGTTCATGCAACACAAAAGGGAGAAAAAGCTCCTAGCAAAGAAGTTGCCAAAGTTGCCAAGTCAATGAAAAAGGGCGATGCAGAAGATTTTGCAAGTACCAAGCACAAAGGTCTGCCAGAAAAGGCTTCCAAGAAAAAAGAAAAAACTGAAGAAGCAGGCGGAACAGGAACTCCTACAGCAAGCAGTGGCTTTGGCTACGGCAAAGGCATTTACGACAGTTTAAATCGTGACGTTGAAAACGCTATTAACGAATCAATGCAACAACTGAGTGAGTCAATGAGTGTTAACATGAGTGACTCGTCTGAAGGCGGCAAGAGCCTGACTATCACTGCCACTGACGAAGATGCATTAAAGTTGGCAACATTGTTGAAGTCAGCAGGACTGGGTGGCGGAGACGCACATGATGCATATAGTCATGATGAAGGTTGTTCATCATGTGGTCAATCACCATGTGGTTGTGAAGAAGTAGAAATTGACGAAGTTTCTATGAACGAACCTGACTATCCTACCAACACAGAAACTGGCAGCTCAATGCAGTACAGTGGTGGACTAGATGGTCCTAAGTCAACTGGACAATCAACCCTAACAGGCGGCGGCATACCAAACTTAGATCCAGACCGTCAAGACAGTTATGCTGACGTTGAAGAAGATGCCATCAAGCGCATGATGGAAATGGCTGGTATTAAAAAAGTTGATGAAGACGATGTGGAAGAAGGCAACAAGTTCACTGCAGGTCTAGCCGACGATGATATCAAAGTTGGAGAAAAAATTCCTGGAACCAATGCTGTAAAGAAAAAAGACATTGACGAAGGCATTTTGGCCAGCACTCGTGCTTTGTGGAAAAAATACCAGGAGTAACATCATGAAACTTTATACAGAAGTAGCAACTGAATTGGCCAATCGCCAGGCAAATGCGTACACGCCACCTAGTATCCCACAAGTCAAACAGACTGCTGTGGAAATTCCTGGAGTGATGTATCAAGCCCGTGAGTTGTTTCAGCCCGTGGTCAGTCAACCCAACCAGGACAAGAAATAATGGCTATTCAAGTAATTAAGGACACAGCAGGTAATGTATTGTGGACCACAGACAAGGCTGAAATCAATTCAGAAAGTAGTAATGTTACCTATCAAGTATTTGCTACTGCCTTGGGCACAGCCAATGCTGTAGGCAATTTATATGCCGCCGCAGTATCTGTGCCCAACGGAACCACAAAAGAAATTTACGTAGGCGCAGGTAACTATTTGATTCTGACTGGTACAAATTTTACTGCTGTTGCATTGGGCACAGCAAGTTCTGCACAAAGTGGTGTAATTGGCGGCGGCAGCTGATGAGAGCAAATGAATTTATTGTTGAAGACCGCAAGGGAAAGATTCCAGGTGGTCACGACAATGCCATGCCAGGTGCTCACATCATGCGAGACAATGGCGGATATGATCGTATCAATCACATGAATCGTATGATGATGGCAGCAGCCATGCATGACGGCAAAAGCAAAAAAGCAATTCCTAGAGACCAAATGGATCCTGCAAGTTGGATTGAAAAATATAACTCGGCACACCCATACACCAAAGAAGAAGACAACATGATTCACGGTGCAATGAAAACCATTGGTGCAGAAAACATTCACACAGTTGGCGACCATCGTAGTTTAGAAAAACCTGATACACACAAAACCAGTCCAGTAACAGCATTCAAGGGCTACCCTAGATGAGAGCCCGTGAGTTCTTAACTGAACAATCAACTTTGCCTCCCGAGCAGGCAGACCCCATGCGTTACACTTATGTAATTCCAGGACTCAGTGCCGCTGATCCTTATCGCAATTATAGATTTGGAGTGGCACTTGCACGAGCACGTAGCAATGCAGGCACAGATGGTCTCACTGATAAGTTGCCTGAATGGTCACCAGAAACAGCATTTGGCGAACACGGTGTAGTAGAAGGTATGGCTGCTAACATTGCTGAAATTATTGACCAAGCATTGGCCATGACCAATACCCCAGGCGGAAAGCAACTGGTTTCGACCCCCACAAGCACAGAACCTACATTTGTGGACACCCAAAGTCCAGTAAAGCCATTTAAAGGCTATCCACGCTGACCCAGGGCAACTAAATACCCAATGAAAAAACTTTTAATTGTGCTGTTGCTAGCAGCCTCTAGTCTAGCACAAGCGTGGGAACAACGTGCCCCATTACCCCCTCAAGCCTGTGCTGTACACAGCCCGTATGGATTTGCACAAACACAACGAGCCGCACAACCCATCTGCCGTGAAGCATATTTTGTGGCCTACGATGCTCCTGTAAAGATTCCTGTGTATGTTGCTTACACACTAACACCCCCTAATGCACTAGGTTGTTTCCCTCGCACTAACGCATTTGTTGCTGACCGTTCAGTGCCTAATGGTGCCAGGCCAGATGACTATGCTGGCACAGGTTATGACAAAGGCCATGCCGCTCCAGATGGCGACCTGAGTTGGAGTGAACAAGTTGAATATGAATCATTCCTAATGACCAACATGTATCCACAACATGGCAGTTTGAATCGTGGTGTTTGGAAACTGTTAGAAACATCAGTACGTGGATGGGCAGTACAACGCAACCAACCTTACACAATTTATGTAGGTGCAATGTATGCTCCTAATGATCCTACTATTGGTGCAGGAGTAATTGTTCCACATGGTTACTATAAAATTGTAATCAATAACACCACTCACGAAATTGCTGGTTGGAGTTTTCCGCATACAAAACCCTACGTTAACCTGGGCAACGACTTGACCAAGTTTAGATTACCTGTTAGTCAAATTCAAACAATGGCCAGTGTAGCACACAAGTTTCCTGTTAACGCAAAGGAATTGCCACCAGGTGCTGAATGGCCAGTAGACTACGGTGCATTGACCAACGCTAAACGTGCCAAGTGCGGCAAGAACGCAGAATAATTGACCCCTGGTATCAGGCATGTAAATAACTGCATGTCTGATACTTTCTATTGTGCCGCACCTTGGCGTGGCCTACACATAAATCCCCGTGGTGATGTTAAAACTTGTTGTGCAGGCGATCCCAACATGCTGGGCAACTTGAACACCAACAACATTATTGAAATACTCAACGGAGATCTACTGCAAGAAATTCGCGGTAGCATTGCACAAGGCAAGCCACACAAGTATTGCTCTAACTGCGTACAAGCCGAACGCTTTGGTGCCGACTCAGAACGCAAATGGCACAACGATCAGAACCAAGATTTAGATTATACGACTGCCGGATCACTGTACCACTATCCTGTTATAGTGGACGTGAGATGGAATACCACCTGTAACCTTTCATGTAACTACTGTAGTGAATGGGCCAGTTCAAAATGGTCCGCACTCAAAGGTATTCCATTCAAGTCCGGCAGTCGTCCCTATTATGATGATGTGTGTGACTTCATTGCGGCGCATCACGAGCACATTCGAGATGTAGCACTTGTGGGCGGTGAGCCCTTGCTGTTACCAGAAAACGAACGACTACTAGATGTCATTCCAGAAGATTGTACAGTAACCATCATTACCAACATGAATGTGGATCTTGACCGAAACAAGATCTTCAAGAAACTAGCACAACGTAAGAAAGTTGGCTGGAGCATGAGCTTTGACAACATTGACGACCGCTTTGAATATGTGCGATATGGCGGCGAGTGGTTACAAGTTGAAAACAACATTGCTATAGTCAAAGATTTGTTTTCAAAAGGACACTGGGGCGGCATACATGCAGTGTACAACATCTACAATGCCACACGCATTACAGAATTCCGTGAATGGGCTGTGGCACGAGGTGTAACTGTACTCTGGCAAAACCTGTTTCAACCTGACTACCTTGATCCATTCTTGCATGGACCTGAAGTTGCTGAACTGGCAGCCGCCGAAATTGAGCGATTCTATGCAACAGGACTTGCAACAGATGCAGAGCGCATGTTCTTTGACAATGCATTAAACACTTATCGTAATGTTAAACAAGAACGCCCAGGCATCACCGCCAAATTTAAACAACACATTGCAGAAATTGAAACAAAATATCATCCAGACAAGTCAGGTGAGTTTGTGAGATGCTGGCCTGAACTTGCGGCATTATTAGATAATTAATAGCATGGCTATCAGTCCAGAAACAGTACTAGTCAAAGCACCACACCGCAGAGAAACATTCACTGAAGACCAGTTAATGGAGTTCATGCAGTGTGCTGATTCTGTGGATGGCCCGTTGTTCTTCATGGACAACTTCTTTTATATCCAGCACCCCACACGCGGTAAGATGTTGTACCATCCGTTTGATTATCAGAAAAAGTTAATTTACACCTACCACAACTATCGCTATTCAATTTCGTTAATGCCTCGACAAACTGGCAAGTCAACTTCGGCAGCTGGTTACTTGTTATGGTATGCAATGTTTGTACCAGACTCAACTATTCTAATCGCCGCTCACAAGTATACAGGTGCACAGGAAATTATGCAACGTATTCGCTATGCCTATGAGCTGTGCCCTAACCATATACGAGCAGGTGTAACCAGTTACAACAAAGGATCTATAGACTTTGACAACGGGTCACGTATTGTATCGCAAACAACAACAGAAACAACAGGCCGAGGTATGTCTATCTCGCTACTATACTCGGATGAGTTTGCATTCGTACGCCCTACCATTGCCAAAGAGTTTTGGACTTCCATCAGCCCCACATTAGCAACTGGTGGTAAAGCCATTATTACAAGTACCCCCAACTCAGACGAAGATCAGTTTGCTTACCTGTGGAAAGGTGCCAACAAGACCGAAGATGAATTTGGCAACCAACGACCAAATGGCCTGGGCATAAACGGTTTCAAAGCATATCGTAGTTACTGGCGTGATCATCCTGATCGTGACGAGTCCTGGGGAGATCAGCAACGAGCACAGCTAGGTGAAGAACGTTTCCGTCGAGAGATGGATTGTGAATTTGTTATCAATGACGAAACATTGATATCTCCTATCAAACTGTTGGATATTGAAGGAGTTGAGCCCACGAGGAAAACTGGCCAAGTACGCTGGTATGCACCCATACACGCAGACAAAATATACATTGTGGCACTGGATCCCAGTTTGGGCACAGGCAGCGACCCTGCAGCCATACAAGTGTTTGAAGCAGACACCACAACACAGGTAGCTGAGTGGAGACACAATCGCACTGATGTGCCAACACAGGTTAAAATTCTAGCAGATATTGTAAAAGAAATCAATGCAGTGGTCAAAGATGAAAGAAAAGTCTACTATTCTGTGGAGAATAACACCCTTGGCGAAGCCGCACTAATTTCCATTGCAGAGTATGGAGAAGAAAACATTCCAGGATACTTCCTTAGCGACAACTCTGTGCAGGGCACAGCAGGACGTAGAATACGCAAAGGATTCACAACCACAAACAAAAGCAAAATTGTGGCCTGCAACAAGTTCAAGATACTTGTGGAATCAGATCGCATGAAACTACACTCAAAGCCCTTGATTTCTGAACTCAAAACATTTGTAGCCATGGGCTCAAGCTACGCCGCCAAACCAGGAGAGACAGATGATCTTGTAATGAGCAGTTTGCTAGCAGTACGCATGCTCATGCTGTTGCAAACATATCACGCAGACCTAAACACACACCTTAAAGATCACGCAGACAATCAAATTGAACCTATGCCTTTTGTGGCTCTTCTTAGATAATATACTATTTATTGCTATACTATACTATTTATTGCTATGTCTGATAAATACTAGTATGTTCATAGAAAACAAATATACATTGTGGTACTACAATATTATTAACAACGCCCGTGCAAGAAAGGCTACAGGTTATGTTGAGAAGCATCATATTGTTCCTAAGAGTCTTGGTGGAACTAATAGCAATGAAAACCTTGTAGAATTAACAGCAAGAGAACATTTTATATGTCATTATCTTCTGACAAAAATGACAATTGGATTAGAAAAACGGAGTATGTGGCATGCAACATGGGCTATGGCAAATTTACATAATACAACTACACAGCAACGATATAAAATAACATCAAGAATATACGAAGTGATTAAAAAGAATAATGCAACTGCATTGTCTGAATCTAATAGAGGCAAACCGAGCAAGCACAAAGGTAGAAGGCTCACACCCGAATGGAGGGAAAAAATTAGTAAAACTCTTAGTGGCACCAAACCTAGCGCCGAACGCAATCTTAAAGTAAGTCAAGCACTAACTGGAAAGAAAAGGCCACAAAGATCTGCAGAATGGATGAATAATCTAAAGTCATCTATTAATGATAGTAAAACAACTTGTGAGCATTGTGGAAAAACAATTATTAAGGCTGCCTATACACGATGGCACGGAGATAAATGTCATACTAGGCAGACTACAACATTAGACTAAATATACAACTATGGCACAAGAACTCAATTTTGAACAAAAACTAGCCGATTTGCTGGACACCCGCGATTTTCAAGCTGAAACCACAGGAAAAGATGGCCGCCCGTGCGATACCGATAAGGCCAAAGTGTTTACTTTTGACTATGTATCGCAGTCAGGTAAAAATTACGGTACCATGGTTATAGTAGCAGGATCCAAAGACAATCCTACTGAAATGCTGATCATGTATGGTGACAATCTTGGCAAGACCATGGAGAGCCCCGAAGACCGCAACGACTTTTTTGAGTTCCAACAACAGTTAATGGCACTGTGCCACCGAAACAGATGGACCGGCACCATGATGGACATTAGCAAACTACACCAGGTGCGGGCATCCTTAAAGGCCTTGACTGAAGGCTTGTTTGAAGGCTATTACGGAAACAAGCGTACCAGCTACAGTGGTGAGCCCACAGAAGCACGACTGGTAATTAACCATAATCGTGTGCTAGGTGAAAACGACAAACGCTATCGCTATGTGGAAAGTTTGTTTATTGAAACTGCTGATCGTGAACGTTTTAAATTACAATTTACAAATCTAGCAGGCGGCCGTGCCATGCTAGAACATGTGCGACAAGGCGGCAAGCCCTACGATATTCGTGGCAGCCATATTAATAATATGGTAACCGAAATGAAAGTGTTAAACCGTTTCAATCGTGCCAGTCAAGGACGTGTGATGGAAGGTGTCACACAAGAGATTACAGAACAAGCTCAATCATACTATCAAAGTCTACGTGAAAGTGTCAAACGCATGGGCACACCACGTGGGTATGCCCACTACTTTGAGTCTTGGCATCCTGCTGAAATTGGTGCGCAAGAAGAACTGGTAGAAAACATCAAAACAATGTTTATTGAACAAACATTGGACTCACGAATCGAAGAGGCTCTGCCACTATTGGCTCGTATACAACAACAAGGAAATGCTATGAGAGAAGCAGATATATTTGAATCGTGGATCAACAACTTGGCCGAAGGCACGTGGGAATTACCCGAAACGTCCAAACAAGTAAACAAGCTCAAAGAGTTGCTGAGCAAAGACTTGATTGTAGGTCCAGATGCAACCAATGCCAGAGAACTGTTAGGCGGCATAGTTGGCGATGACATCTTGTTTGATCGTTTAGATGCATTAGCCAAGCAAGATGCTGATGCTAATGCCTGGAATGATACCGAAGTTATGGCTCGTTTGGAAGAACTAGGCATTGACACAAGCCCACAAGAGCCAGCTGGTGTATTACCAGATGATGGCACAGAACCAGGTATCCAGCCTGAACAACCAGTGGCACCCACACAGGACATGCCTGAAGAACCTGAAATGGCTCCTGTAAGCGAAGCAGTTGAAAGTCTCAATGCCATGCGCAAGGCAGCCGGATTGCCTGTTGCAGAAAGTCGTGACCACGCAGGCAGTGAATACATTGACGAACTAGTGGGCAAGATTCTGGCACTAGAAAAGCCAGGTATGAGCACCAACAGCGACAACGATGATTTCTACAAAGCTGTGTACGACGAATTAATTGAAATAGGTATGACTCCAAAAGCAGCTCGTTACAAAATCAACTATGACGAAGACTTTATAAGCGATGTAGCGTCAGCTTACCACCATTTCAGTAGTCATCCCGAAGTTGACGAAGGTGCGGCAGTTGATGCGTTCATGGTAGGTAAAAGCCCAGCGGTTGCACATTTTGCCGACCAATTGGACAAGAGTGCAGAAAAATCAGTAGCTGAATGCAATTACACCATGGAAGGTGAATACTGTCCAGAACATGGACTTGCCGAATGCGGTGGCATGTATGAAATGGGCACTGTGGCAGGCAGCATGGCTCCTGTCATGGGCGAAGGAAATGACGATCCCATGAACAGCAACAGTGCTATTACTGGTGCCTACTATGAAAGCAAGGACGGCGACGCATTGCTAGCCAGAATCAAATCTCTAGCCTTGGTGAAATAATTTACCATTCTCTAAAGAGCCCGGCCTAGTCGGGCTTTTTTATGGCTGACAAGAAAGGCAAAAGTCTTGCCATTTGCTATTGCGATGCTAAATACATTCGTATACAATACAACTTGTATGCACAGGCAACACACATCTAAGTTTTTAGATAGGCATATTACATAGGCAACTTAACAAGGAGAAACACTATGGCATCATTAGCAGAAATCAGAGCACGACTACAGGCAGCAGAAGGCAACAAAGGCGGACAAGGTTCGCAAGGTGGCGGAGACAAATCGATCTATCCACACTGGAACATGGAAGAAGGCCAATCGGCTACACTACGCTTCCTCCCTGATAGTAACACAAAAAACACATTCTTCTGGCAAGAACGAGCAATGATTCGTTTGCCTTTCAACGGTATCAAGGGAGAAATGGAATCTAAACAGGTCATGGTACAAGTACCCTGTGTTGAGATGTGGGGCGACGCTTGCCCAATCTTGGCAGAAGTACGTACATGGTTCAAGGACAAGAGTCTTGAAGACATGGGTCGTAAGTACTGGAAAAAACGCAGTTACATTTTCCAAGGCTTTGTTCGCGAGAACCCAATTGCTGACGACAAGACTCCGGACAATCCTATTCGCCGATTCATCATTGGTCCTCAATTGTTCACGCTTATCAAAGGTGCGTTGATGGATCCTGAATTGGAAGAATTGCCAACAGACGCCATGCGTGGTCTGGACTTCCGTATCACAAAAACACAAAAAGGTGGATACGCTGACTATAATACTTCAAAGTGGGCCCGTAAGGAATCTGCATTGACAGAAACTGAGCAAGCCGCAGTCGAAGCACACGGCTTGTTTGACTTGAGCACATTCTTGCCCAAGCGTCCAACAGACGTGGAGTTGAAGGTTATCAAAGAGATGTTCGAAGCATCGGTAGATGGCCAACCGTACGACACAGAGCGTTGGGGTCAGTACTTCCGTCCAGCAGGTGTTAACGCACCAGCAGGTGGCAACAGTGGAGTAACTGAAGACGATATTGTGGCCGCAAGTGCTCCTGTAGCCAAGGCAGCACCTGCCCCGGTAGCCGCATCACCATTTGATGATGAAGAAGAAGCGCCAGTTGCTACAGCACCAGTTGCCAAACCCGCTGCCGCCAGCGGTAATGCCCAAGATATTTTGGCCATGATTCGTGCTCGTCAGCAAAAATAATTGACACCACATCACGCAAGGGGATAACACCTCTTGCGTTTCTTTCTATACATAGGTGAATTATGGGAAAACCATTTGACGTTTCAAAGTTCCGCAAGGAAATTACAAAAAGCATTGACGGCCTGAGTATTGGCTTCAATGATCCTACAGATTGGATCAGCACAGGCAATTATGCCCTAAACTATTTGATCTCTGGTGACTTCAACCGCGGCATTCCGTTGGGCAAAGTCACTGTGTTTGCTGGTGACTCGGGTGCTGGTAAATCTTACATCTGTAGTGGCAACATTGTTAAACACGCACAAGAGCAAGGCATCTTTGTGGTGTTGATTGACAGTGAGAACGCACTAGATGAAGACTGGCTCAAAGCACTAGGCGTTGACACAGGCCAGGACAAACTGCTTAAATTAAGCATGGCCATGATTGATGATGTTGCCAAAACAATTTCCACATTCATGAGTGATTACAAAGCCTTGCCCGATGGTGAGCGTCCCAAAGTCATGTTTGTTATTGACTCCTTGGGCATGTTGTTAACACCCACAGACGTTAATCAGTTTGATGCAGGTGAAATGAAAGGTGACTTGGGTCGCAAGCCCAAAGCACTCACAGCACTTGTTCGTAACTGTGTTAATATGTTTGGTAGCTACAATGTTGGATTGGTATGTACCAACCACACATACGCATCACAAGACATGTTTGATCCGGATGACAAGATTAGTGGCGGGCAAGGCTTTATCTATGCCAGCTCTATTGTGGTTGCCATGAAGAAGATGAAGCTCAAAGAAGATGAAGATGGCAACAAAGTTTCAGAAGTAAACGGTATCCGTGCTGGTTGCAAAGTTATGAAAACACGTTATGCTAAACCGTTTGAAGGAGTACAAGTCAAGATCCCTTACACAACAGGTATGAGTCCTTACTCAGGGCTAGTTGACTTGATTGAAAAGAAAAACTTACTCAAACGTGAAGGCAACAGCCTTGTGTTCACTACCAGTGCAGGCGAGATTATCAAGAAGTTCCGCAAAGCATGGGAAAAGAACGACGACGGGTGTCTTGATACTGTGATGAAAGACTTTGCAAATCAGAAGGCAGAGGTAACTACAGTCGAGGAGGAAACAGAATGAGCGAAGTAGTAGCAAGCGAAATTTGGGGTGAACTCAAACGTTTTGTAAACACCGTGGATCGTGCAGAAGCCGCAGAAACTGTGGTACAGATCTTGATGGACAATGATTCAGATGTTGATGATATTCGTAGTGCTTTCAAAGGTGATTCAGATATCAAACGTGCGTTGACTGCATACCTTGACAATGACAAAGACTACATCGAAGAAGAAGATGCAGAAGAAGATGAAGACTTTGACGACTTTGACAAGGACGACTGGGAAAATTAATGTCCTTGACATATTTTCCAATCCGAACTGCAACAAGTTGTCAATTAAAATGGAATTGGACGGCATTGTACCTCAATGGCGGGTTCTCTCGAACTTGCCATCGTACTGCTGAAACACAATTAACTCCAGAAAATTTTAGTGATTTTCACAATACTGAAGTTGTGTTAAGCGATCGTACAAGAATGTTGCAAGGCCTATGGCCAGAGAAAAGTTGTTCGTATTGTAAAAATATTGAAGAAGCAGGCGGAACAAGTGATCGATTGCGACAAATTGACAATCCAAATTTATCTCCGCCTGAACTTGTTGATGATCCTTCTGCAATTGTAGTAAGTCCCACGGTACTAGAAGTATTTTTTAATAATACATGCAACCTAGGATGCTTGTACTGCACACCCTCATTGAGTTCTGTGATAAACACTGAAAATCACAAGTTTGGTAACTTTGATCAAAACGGTGTTTCGTTGACTCCTGTAGACATACACTATAAGGATCTATCTCCACATTTTTGGCAATGGTTTCCTGACGGCTTTCCCAAGCTCAAACGATTTGGAGTGCTAGGTGGTGAACCGTTCTATCAAAAAGAGTTTGAAAAACTTTTAGACATGATAGAGCAACATCCCAATCCCAATTGCGAACTCAACATCATAACCAATCTTATGGTATCTCCGGACAGGTTAAGTATGTTTGTTGAACGTTTTAAAAAACTGTTGCTGACAAAAAAAATAAAACGAGTTGATATAACGTGCAGTATAGATTGCTGGGGACCACAACAAGAGTATGTGAGATGGGGAATTGATCTTGAGCAATGGCAACAGAATTTTGAATCTCTAATCAAGCACAAATGGTTGTACATTAGTATAAATCAAACTATAACAGCGTTGACTATCAAGACCATGCCTGATTTGTTGCTAAAGTTAAAAGAATGGAACGCTATACGCCCAGTACATCATCACTTTAGTGGCCCGTCGCCGACTCCGAGCTACTTTGATGCTGGCATATTAGGCGGCGACGAGTTTAAACATGACTTTGATCAAATATTATCCTTGATGCCACAATCTACTGATGAAGATAAAATAACATACAACTACATGTTGGGTATAGCAAATGGCATCGTACAGTCCCGGATTAATCCTGATGAGATTAACAAATTGTTAACTTATCTTGACGAGAAGGATCGCCGACGTGGCACAGATTGGAAAATATTATTTCCGTGGTTAGTGGAGTATAAAAAATATGTGGTATAGTAAAGTTACGTCTAATCTTGGACTCATTCCTGATTTTATATCGCATTACGAAAACGAATTAGATCTGGCCAAACGAGACTGCAAAATTGGTGGTATAGTAGAAAAAAATATCACTGCATTACCGGGTATTACTGAGCACAGGTTTAATCAACTGCAAGAGATTGAAGCAGTATTGAATTTTCTCAACATCCAGTTGCGCAAGATTAGACGCAAGCACTTCCAGAAATATTTAGAAGGCTATGCCAGAGCCTTAACTAGTAGGGATGCGGAGAAATATGTTGATGGTGAGGACGAAGTAATTGATTACGAAACCATCATCAACGAAGTAGCATATTTGCGAAATCGTTGGCTAGGGATCATGAAAGGTCTTGATACCAAACAGTGGCAAATGGGCCACGTGGTACGATTACGTACTGCTGGCATGGAAGATATACAAGTTTAAAGGAATCAATGAGTTATCTATTTACAAGTGAAAGTGTGTCTGAAGGACACCCAGATAAAATAGCAGACGCCATTAGCGATGCTGTATTAGATCTAGTTATGACCAAACAAGACACAGCATTGCGATGCGCATGCGAGACATTGGTTACTACCAATCGTGTCATAGTTGCAGGAGAATACAAAGGCATTTTACACGCCGAGGAAGTTGATTCTGCAGTTCGCAAAGTTATCAAAGATGTTGGGTACAAACAAGCAGGATTTAATTGGCAAACAGTAGAGATTACAAATTTATTGCATGGGCAAAGTGCTGACATTGCATTAGGAACTGACACCTTTGGCGCCGGAGATCAAGGATTGATGTTTGGATATGCTTGCAATGAAACTGATGCACATATGCCTAGTGCAATTTATTGGAGCCACAAGATTGTAGAACAGCTTGCCAAGCTACGCAAAAACAATGACTTGCCTTGGTTAGGTCCAGATGCTAAGAGTCAGGTCACATTTGAATACAATGACGATGGCTCTCCTAAACGTATTGCTAAAGTGGTATGCTCTACGCAACATCACGAGTCAGTGGATATTGAGCAAGTTCAAATGTCTGTTGAAAGTGTGATTCGCAGTGTCTTACCGGAGAAATATGTTGACAATGCTACTGAGTTTTTTATTAATCCTACTGGCCGTTTTGTTATTGGTGGCCCTGATGGTGATACAGGTCTCACCGGTCGTAAGATTATTGTTGATACTTATGGTGGGTATAGCCCTCATGGGGGCGGGGCTTTCTCAGGGAAAGATCCCACAAAGGTGGACCGTAGTGCCGCTTACATGATGCGCTATCTTGCCAAGAACATTGTAGCAAGTGGTCGAGCAGATTGGGCTACAGTACAGATTAGTTATGCTATTGGTCTAGCACAGCCCATGAGCTTCTATGTAGAAACCGCAGACTTACAACAGAGTCGCGATCTAACCAAATGGTTACAAGACAATGTTGATTTAACACCTCGTGGTATTATTGAACGTTTTAATTTGTTTAGGCCAATCTATAGTACAACAACCAATTACGGACACTTTGGCAAAGATTATTTGCCCTGGGAAAAAACAGACCTGTTCTAATACTGTGTTTAAATAGCAGTATGAAAATTGTACTTGTAACAGGTGGGTTCGATCCCATACACTCCGGACACCTTGCCTACTTTCAGGCAGCAAAACAACTAGGTGATAAACTCATAGTTGGACTTAACTCAGATGAATGGCTTACTCGTAAAAAGGGCAAGCCATTCATGCCCATGAGTGAACGCTTTGCACTAGTTAGTGCATTGAGCATTGTGGATCAAGTGATTGTTTACAATGACAACGATAACTCCAGTTGTGATGCAATTCAACTGATAAAAACACGTTACCCTAACGATACTATTGTGTTTGCCAACGGGGGCGATCGCACCAAGGATAACATTCCAGAAATGGTATTTGACGATGTGGAGTTTGTGTTTGGTGTTGGTGGCGAAAACAAGATGAACTCTAGTTCCTGGATATTGGAAGATTGGAAGAAACCCAAGACCTCACGTGCCTGGGGGTATTATCGTGTGTTACACGAAGTTGGGCCAAACACCAAACTCAAAGAACTTACTGTGGCACCCAAGACCTGCTTGAGTATGCAACGACACGATCGACGTGCTGAGTTTTGGTTTGTGGCAGAAGGTGAAGCCGCAGTGTATACCCTGGACAATTCCAGCGATCACGATCTTGTTGGTCATTTCAATGTGCATGACTATATCTGGATCAAGAAAAATCAATGGCACATGCTGTGCAATGAAACTGACCAACCTCTTAAACTGATTGAAATTCAGTATGGTGAAGATTGTGTGGAAGAGGATATTGAGCGTCGATGAAAGCCATACCAGTTTACGTTGGGTATGATCCTAGAGAAGCAATTGCTTTTCATACCTGTGCTAACTCAATCATACGACATGCATCAAAGCCTGTGGCTATTATTCCTGTGGCGCTGAACCTGTTTCGTGACTACGAAGAAACACATACAGATGGCAGCAATCACTTTATCTACACACGATTTCTTGTGCCACACCTGCAAGAATACACAGGATGGGCAATATTCATTGACGGCGACATGATTGTGCGTGATGACATTGTTAAACTATGGGAGTTGAAAAATCCCTACAATGACGTGATGGTAGTCAAGCACGATTACAAAACACGCATGCCTGTAAAATATTTAGGAGCACGAAATGAAGACTATCCTCGAAAAAATTGGTCTAGTGTTATTCTGTGGAATTGTAATAGCTTTCCTAACAGACAGCTTACTCCTGAGTTTGTCCAGCGAGCCACGGGCAGTGAGCTCCACCGCTTCTCGTGGCTAGATGATGCCCGCATAGGTGAACTGCCACCAGAGTGGAATTGGCTGCCAGATGAATATGGTGTCAACAAGGACGCTAAACTATTGCACTACACTCTGGGCACACCGTGCTTTCAAGAGTTTGCTGACACACCACAAGGTGATGAATGGCACAGAGAACGCATACTTACTGAATATTGTTTACAGAGGTCAATAGATGAATGACTGGGAACTCGAAGACGAAACCAATTACGTTCCACCCCTGCCGCCACCGCCGCCGCCGCCGCATGTGCTTGATCAAACTGTACCAGAAATAAGATATTTGTTTGATAATATATTAAAATATCGTGTGGACCCTGCAGGATTGTACTATGGAATTACGTTAGAAGTATTACACCAGCAGTTGGCTGCTATACCAGTCAATCAAGTTGTGGCACTAGATAGTGAATATAGATACGAAAGAAAAGGTCATATGTACGACCCACTACTACAAAGTTTTGTTCAAGGTGCAGGTGGACAACTCAGCACCTGGGAAAAAGAAGAACACTCAATGACCCCGGCTGTGTTGCGCGGCATTACCAAACGCAAGCAAATGGAAGGCTGTCGAGCAGTTGGTAGAGATTTTTACTACATGGACACTGGTTACTTTGGCAATAGCAAGCGAAAGTTATATCATCGCATTACAAAGAACGATGTACAGTATTTTGGTCCAGTTATAGAACGTCCTAGAGATAGACTAGATGCAACAGGTGTAAAGTTTAAAAAGTTTACGTCAGGCACAAACATACTGTTGGCACCACCTAGCCAAAAATTATTAAACCTATATGATATCAATTTAGAAGAGTGGCTTGAAACCACACAAGAAACTTTAAGAAAACACACAAACCGTCCAATTGTAGTACGCACTAAACAAGGGCGTAGTACCAGAGTCAATACCGATACCATGGAAATGGCACTGGATCAAGATGTACATTGCTTGGTAACATATTCAAGTATTGCTGCCACAGAAGCACTATTGTTGGGTAAACCAGCAATCACACTAGGGCCAAACGCTGCCTCACCGTTATGCAGAAAAAATATTGCCGATATTGAAAATCCTTACATACCGAGCCTCGACGAAGTTGATGCATGGGCACGTAGCCTAGCCTATTGCCAATTTACCGAAGTAGAAATGCGAAACGGTACTGCTTGGCGTATTCTAAATGAGCGTTGATGTTGTTGTTTATGTCAGTAGTGTAGCAAATCCTCGAAAACACGCAAGGAAAATTGCCTGCCTAGAAAGTTTTGCCGAAGGTGTTAAAAATACCGGGCATCGAGTTCATGTGGAATGGGATTTTAAGTATCGTCCCAGCAGACTGGCAGTGATGTTGGGTTGGGCAACAACCAACACAGGCGGTCGTAATATCACTTTGCGAAAAGAAATAATTGCCGAACAGCAACGTCGTGGATTTAACACCATGTGCATTGATGCCAGTTGTTGGAAGTATCTTGATGACTCAGGTACCTATTTGCGTTATAGCCTGGGCGGTCCGTTTTACGATCGTGCTGAGTATGCAAATAAAAATAGTAGCCCAGAGAAGTGGACAGAAATTAGTCAACGACTAAACATACATCTGCAACCTGTAAAAAATAACAATAATGGGTATATTTTGATTTGTATGCAACGTGATGGCGGCTTTGCTATGAAGACATTGAGTCCCGTGGCCTGGCTAGAAGATAAAATTAAAACTATTCGTCAATATACAAAAAGACAAATTGTTGTGAGACCACATCCTGGTGCATACCTAATGAAAGATTTTTCACACATACGTCAATTGAATACTAGTGTAATTGATCCTGCGCATAGTAAACTGCTAGATAATTTAATCGATGCGCATTCAGTAGTATTGTTCAACAGTTCAGCCAGTGTGGCTGCTGTGTGCGCAGGCGTTCCAGTGTTTGCAGATGATGCCAGTTGTGTTAGTTGGGCAGTAGCCAACCGAGATATATCACGTATTGAATCTCCGGAAATATTTGATCGGCAGCAATGGATTCAAGATTTATCAGCGGCCCATTGGAGTGATGCCGATGCTTGCCAAGGCCTTGTGTACCAAAAGTTTTTGCCTTATTTGACTTCAACTACCACATCGTAATTGTGTCCTACAATGTCGGACCACTTGTGACTTTTGTCAACCACACTTATATCTTCTTTGACTATAGTAAGTTGCATAACCTTTAGTATGCGATCTCTCCACCATTCGGGAGTCTCTACAATTAGATGAGCATTACGTCCATCGGGCAAGTGCTTTTTAGCTGGATAACAGGCAATTCTAAACCAACCAGCTTTTTGTATTTTACCACGTATCAAGGTCAACGTTTGGTCAAGGTATGCTGGCTCAATATGCTCAAACACATCCGCACTCACAACAACATCAAAATTGCGTTTGGGCATTTGATTATGATCAGTATTGCCGGGGTCGTACCCTTCCACACGCATAGCAGGATATAGTTCTTGTATACTTGCTATTAATGCCCCGTGGCCACAGCCGTAGTCTAATAAACTTGCAGGCCGGTATTGGTCAATAAATGGTTTTACATTTTTTAAAATCTTACTGCCTCTAACAAATTGACCACGCCCATGCATGGTTGCCAACTGTTTTTGATAATTTGGATCTATAATCATCTGTGATTTACCTCTACATATTTGTACTTGCCAGTCCATGTTGCAGGAACATCGGACCACTTGCCTGTGAGTTGATCATCTAACCATCCAGGATAGTACTCGCGATCTTTAAACCACCAAAACAAATCACCACCTGTCCAGTCTTGGTAGTAACTACGAAAGAATTCTCTAGTGCGTGGTTTACAAAAATATGCAGGATCATACATGGTCTTTTTACTCTTGGCTTCACGTTGAAAATTCAATCCAATAAAGCAAAACTTACTGGCATAACTTTCCATCAACTCTCTCACCCAAGTCATGTCATCATCTGGTATGCTGTTTAATACCTGAGTACAAATTACTCCGTCAAACTTGGTTCCTCTCGGAGGCAACTGATCAAATTCAGCAACGCAAGGATCGTAGCAGTATACCTTGACTCCTAGATACTCGTCAAACGTTCTCCAGTCGCTTTCGGGTATGCCCACACTGCCTGTTTGGCTGTAGGGAAGTTTTTCTTTGTATTGTAATCCCTTACCACACCCGTAATCAAGTATGGTCTTTGCACCATAATGATCCACTAGGTCTTTGATCTTCTTTTGATATTTTACAACATCGTACCCGGCCCAGTTTTTATTGCTTTCTTGAAAATTGGTGCCTAGCCGAACTGATTGCGTATAATAAGAACTCACCATCCCATAATCCAGTCATCTTTAACTTGATCTAGTTTGCGCATGCCAAAGGATTCTAGTAATCCAATGGCTGCAAACTGTCCATAGTCTTTTGAATACATATCGTGTGGCTTTTGCTCCACTACCACAACTGGGCGCCATTGTCGAATTGTTTGCTCAGCACCTTGTATCACACGATATTCAAATCCTTCGCAGTCCATTTTGATATAGTCTACATTGTCAATGTACAAGTTATCTAGTTTGACCACAGTGGTATCACCAGATCCAATGCTGGTAGGATCAATATGCGTGTGTCCTGTATTACCAGCAGTTATGTTCATACGTGCTGTGGTATCCTGATCACCTAAGGCCATGGGGCTGATAAAAAAGTTTTTGCCTGTGACATTTTTATGCAAGCATTCTCTAAACATTGGTACAGGCTCAAACGCAATCACACGTTCAAACTTTGACACAAGTGAACGACTCCATAAGCCTACATTGGCACCAATGTCTATGCCAGTTCTAAACTGTTTGACATAGGTCAAACTCTTGTTGCGTACCTGATACTGATATTCAGCAGGTCCACCTTTACTGATACTCTTGTTGAGCATTTGTGGGAAGTGTGTTTCCGTATCTGGAAACCACCATCCGTGGCTTTCATACATTGTAGGTCTCCTTGAGTATGCGTGTGGCAACTCCGTTTTTTAACTCGTCGTTATGGAACTGTCCATACGCAAGATGATGTGCCCAAGCATGTACTTGATCTTGGTCAGCATAAGTGGGGGTGTCTATTTTGGCTAAGTCTGTGTCGGCTACAGGCATGGCCGCGTTACAAGGTGCTAGAACAAACGCTGGCACGCCTGATAAAATACTTTCTGTGGCAGCAATTGAGTTAAAGGTAACCACAGCATGTACATCATCTAGTGCAGATTCAATGTTGTGTTTGACCCTGGCCCGCCTATCAGGATTGCGTTGCCGTATTTCCACCGGACGATCAGTGTGTCGTTTTATAGTAGTCATAGTTTGTGCAATCCATTGCTCAAGATCAATGCCGTAAAATATACAAGGCTTTTCATCTGGCGCCGCAATTAAAATTTTACTGCCTGTGCGCCTCCAAGGCTGTATGTTGATTCTTAATCGCTCCCAGCGATCAGCAGGGCGTGACACAATTTTATCATGCTGTAAGTTGTTGAATACAATACGATGATAGTACTTCCATCCATTGGGATTGGCACTACTGGCACGATTGCCTACATAGCCAGAATCCATGTACAAAAATGGTCTTTGATCCTGCCAACATTGTTTGATAATCTTGTGCTTCATTATGCCACGTACTACAATTGTATTTTGACTGGATTCGTATTGCCAAGTTTCAAGTGGGGTAGACGTTGACCCTGACCCATGAGCCAACATTTCCATGTACTCATCCTGATTGTTCTTGCTTAAAAATATCCAGTTCATTGCCAGTATGCTTCTGTTCTTGTGACTTTAAGGTCCACACGCTTGCTACGTCCAAGGTCTTTTCTTGCACCCTTAAGATGATCTAACCATGCTCCCCACTCACAGTTGATTAAGGGATGTCCTTCGCCGGTGATCAAATGACTTGACCAGTCAAGTTCTATCAACGTACTATTACGACGTACGGCATCAAACACAAATGAGTCGTGCCACTCGTCCAGTTTAAAAATACCATTCTCGGCATCATCGTAGGCCTGCTGAAACTTGCTTAAAAACAAACAAGTAGCAGGGCTTGTTAAATTCATAGCATACAATCCGCATTCGGTATACTTTTGTCTACGTCCCAGGAAGCAAAGGTCCATTCTTGGGGGACACATTTTTTGTAAATCAGCAAGCCTGATCGGGCTATGGCATATGGTATCAGCATCCATCCACAACAACCAATCAGTTGATGTAGTTTTTGCACAGTGAAATACGGCATAAACTTTGTGAGCAAATCGAATTGCATCCCACTTGAAGCCTTTACCGGCATCCTTGCGTTGAGACCGTGCTGGATCAGCACTTACATCACCATTTGCTTTGGGCACACCGCGCCACTTGTGTTTGAATGCAACCAGTTCTGGACTAGCAACCGCAAGGTCATGCACAATCAAGTTAGGTGCCGATTCACTTACCGCACAAGCTTCGGCATACACAACCAATTGAACCTCTTGCGGCCAATTCTGCAAAAAGGTTTGTATCATGCGTCGGCCATACTTCTCATAACCGCCGGCGTTAAAAGTGGTACATACAGTATATTTCATCAAGAATACTTATGATTAAAAACATAGCATATTATCCTTTACAACGTGCTCTAAATGGCGGCCCTCCTATGAATGCCATGCTTACTGCTCTGCACAACGCTGGCATAGAAACACACGATCGTGGACTAGATTCTGACGCTGTGCTCATATGGTCAGCACTATGGTCTGGTAGAATGGCAGCCAACCAAGCAGTATATAGACATTATAGGGCACAAGGCAAGCCAGTAATCATCATTGACATTGGGGCACTAAATCGTGGCACAACATGGAAGGTTGCAGTGAACAACATCAATGCCAATGGTTATTATGGGCACTTAGACAACCTAGATTGGGATCGTCCCCGGAAGATGAATCTAGTACTTGGCACTCCCACAAATACCAAATCTCACATTGTGATTGCGGCACAGCACACGCAAAGCGAACAATTGGCAGGAGTTGATCTTACTATGTGGATACATGCTCAAATACAATTGATAAAAAACAACACGGATAGACCCATACACATTAGACCACATCCCAGATGCAGTCTTAACACTACCAGTTTTGCTGGAGTCAAAATTGAGTCGCCCAGTAGAGTATCCAACACATACGACAGTTTTGATTTGGGATTGAATTGTCATGCCATTGTAAATTACAACTCGGGACCGGGCATACAAGCAGCCATAGCAGGTGTTCGTCCCATAGTTGAAATGAGTAGTTTGGCATATCCTGTTGGGGTTGGCATTGCTGATATAGAAAAACCTTACACAACTGACCGTGAATTGTGGCTCGCACAAATTAGTCATACTGAATACACAGTACCTGAATTAGAACAAGGCTTATGGCTAAAAAGAATAGAATCGGCACTGGCATAACTGATTGTGCCTGTGTGATACACAGCACCGGCTATGACTGGACCTATGTTGAACGACTGTACAACATGCTGGATCGTAACTTGCCCGGTGACATACGCTTTCATGTTTATACCGAACATGATCGTAGTGTGCCTCCTTACATGATCAAACACATACTAGAAGACTGGCCAGGCATTGCTGGTCCAAAGAAGTCATGGTGGCACAAGCTACAGGTGTTTAATCCTGAACATTATGAAGGCAATTTGCTTTACTTTGATCTTGACACAGTGATTGTTCGTGACGTAGGTTGGATTACTCAACTGGATCCCAATTACCTCTGGGGCATTAGAGATTTTAGGCACTTACAAAATCCCAGACTTAACACATTGAACTCCAGTGTAATGTGGTGGAATGTCAAACAGTTTGGATGGGTATGGGACAAGTTTAAAACAGATGACATTGACAAAGTGTCAAGACAGTATCCTGGAGACCAAGATTACCTGTATGCAACACTTGGTCACAACAAAGTTCGGTATTTTGATGATGCACAATTAAAAAGTTGGCGTTGGCAGTGTTTTGATGGCGGATATGACTTTCAGTACAGAAAGCACAGAGCACCGGGACAAGGTACCTTTATTGATGGTAATACTTCTGTTTTAGTATTTCATGGCAACCCTAAACCCCATAAAATTAACGATAAAGTAGTACAAGACCTTTGGAAGTAAACGGTTGACCAATAATTCCCCATTTGCTACAATAGAAGTATTGTAAGAAATAAGGAGTCCAAAATGGGTTACAAGGTTGTTGACACTACAGACATGATGCGTACCAAGTACGAGCCTCGTAAGGGACTGGAAGGTCCGTTTAACTTCTCAGGCCAAGTGTTGTATTATGACAACAAAGAGGGTGCCTACTACGATCCCACTACAGATTTCTACGTTTCCAAAGAGGAAATGGACATTATCAACCAGCGGTTTTACAAAGTGCTTAAAAAATAAGCAGTTTTGTTGTAAAAAAGCCACATTTTACCATTTGACCATTAAATCTCAAACTGCTATAATACTTGTATAGTAATTAAAAAGGAGCCAAAGATGCAAAACTGGACTGACAAGATCATTCATTGGAATCAACTGCCCGGCACAGAAGTCAAACGTCTGTTAGCTACCTGGGGCAAGTCTCCAGTAGAGATTGCCAAGTATGACCGTAAGCACGGCTTTACAAGCTCTGCCCCAAAAGCACAAGTGCCAGTCAAAGCAGAAAAACCAGTACCGGCTGTGACAAAACCCGTTGCTAAAAAAGCAGTGGCCAAACCAGCCGCTCGCCAAAAGCACACAGGTGCCGACGGTGAAATCAAGTTTGTAGCACACAGAAATCTCTATGTGGGATTCCTGGGCGGCCGGGTTGTAGTAACCAAACGTACAGTAGATGCCTGCCGTGCTGTGTTGCTCGAACAGTTTGGAATCGAAGGCGTGCAGGTTGACGCCTAATTCGATATCTGCTATAATTTAATTTTAACGCACAACAAGGAGCCAACCATGAGTGCCATTCGTATTATTAAGGGCGAGTACCGTAACAAGCCCGTCCGCAATATTGCTTTTACTTTAGTGTCAGGCTATGTCACAGGCGCCAAAGGCAATTATGTTACTGTCAAGAATGATGGTAACTTTCCCAACTGCCCAGATACCGTACGTATCAAGGTAGATTCCATCCAAAATTTTGAATATGTCACAGGAGATGCCGTGCAAGACAATACAGTACATTTTGAGAAACCCGCAGTTGTGGAAACAGATGACGAGGCTATGGATCGTATCCGTGAGCGTTTTGACATCCTACACGAGATGACAAAAGCCACTGTGAGCGGTGACATCCGTGCTATGATTGTGAGCGGCCCTCCAGGAGTGGGCAAGAGCTACGGCGTTGAGACAGAGATTGAGAAGGCTTGCTTGTTTGACAAACTAGCAGGCAAACGACTCCGTGCTGAGGTAGTTAAAGGCAGTGCCACTCCCATTGGACTGTACCAAACCCTGTACAAATACAGTGACGCCAACAGTGTCGTGGTATTTGACGACTGTGACAGCATCTTGTTAGATGACGTTGCTCTTAACTTGCTCAAGGGTGCCTTGGACTCAGGCAAGAAGCGTGTGATCTCCTGGTTGTCAGAGAGCAGTGCCTTGCGCCGCGAAGGCATCCCAGACCGTTTTGAGTTCAAAGGCAGTGTCATCTTTATTACAAACTTAAAGTTTGACAAGATGAAGTCGCAAAAATTGCGTGACCACTTGGATGCCTTGCAGTCACGTTGCCACTATTTGGACTTGACACTTGATACCATGCGTGACAAGTTGTTGCGTATCAAACAGATTGCCAAAGATGGTGTGTTGTTTGCAGACTACGACTTTAATGAGTATGCACAAGACGACATCATTGACTTTATGCATGCCAACAAAGATCGTTTGCGTGAGGTATCCTTGCGCATGGCGCTCAAGATTGCAGACTTGCGCAAGAGCTTCCCCAATAACTGGAAGCGCATGAGTGAGACAACATGTATGAAGAGTGCCTAATTATGTATAAAATTTATGATGGTGAGTTGTTTCTGTTTGCTGTGGATACCACGTATGAGGCAGACGAACAACGGCAACAAGGTTTTCGCGTGGTAGTTGATTAGTTCATTTTGTTTCCTTTTTCCCGGGCATTGGTTGGCTCCGGCTCGGGCTTTATGACAGGTACCCTTAAAAAAGGTACCTGTCTTTTTGACTTTGTGACTGTGCTACTGTATAATCTTAAATACATAACATGACTTTTTGCTATTCCCCTTGGTCCAACATTGACATTAGTCCTCAAGGTGACCTCACGCCTTGTTGCAAATTTCAAATGTCCAAGTACAATGAGTCGTTTAATGTGCAAACGCAAACCTTGCCTGAGTATTTTGGCAGTGCCTTTTTGGCAGAAATCAAGCAAGAATTTGCACAAGGACAATGGCCACGTGGATGTGAACGGTGTCGTATTGAGGAAGAGAACAACATTGCCAGCAAGAGACAATTGGATTATGAACGCTGGCAACAACATTACCAACTGTATGATCTTGCCAGCAGTAAGTGTATCACCGCCAGCATTGCATTTGGAAACACCTGTAATCTAAAATGCATAACCTGCAGTCCTTACAGTAGCAGTAAATGGCATCAAGAACATCTAAAAATACACAATGTTGATATTGGACCTGTTAAATTTTACAGGAGTGATTTTGTAGAAAAGTTTATAGACCAGTCACCAGATGTTGTTCATTTGGACATACCCGGAGGCGAACCTTTCCTATCTGGTGTGCAAGAACAAAAACGCTTGTTGAATCATTATATAACAACAGGACAGGCCAAACATATTAGTTTACATTACACTACCAACGTAACGCTATTTCCTGATCAAGAGTGGTGGGATATTTGGCAGCATTTTGAGAACGTCGACATCCAACTCAGCATAGACGGAGTGGGCAACAGATATGAGTACATTAGATATCCGGCCAAATGGGCAGAAGTTGTTGATAACACTGCTCGGTACTTAGAACGGCACCAAGGCAATATCCAGCTTAGTGTAAGTCATACCGTGAGTGCCTACAACATTTATTATCTTGATGAATTTTTTACATGGTGCAAACACATGGGATTGCCTGATCCGTGGCTGGGCCGAGTTCATAATCCCATGCACATGCGACCCACAGTATGGCCTACTGCTGTCAGAAATCACATTGCTGAACATTTACAATCCAGCAGTTACACACATGTGCGCACCTGGGCACAACTGTTACAAAGCCAAGATGACAGCGAGAAGTTTGATAAATTTAAGACTTATCTGCTACAGCATGATCAATATAGAGGATTAAACTTTGCAGAAACGTTTCAGGAACTATCGGAGTTTTTAAATGTCTAGTAGAAAAGACTATCCAATATATCAGGTGCTTGAAGAAAAGAGCAAGTTTTTTTGTCCTGCCAAGTGGACAGAGTTGTTCTTGTATCTCAATCATGGAACCAGTAATAGTTGTCATCATCCTATTCCACACAACATACCACAAGAGTTGCTGAGCAATCCGGCAGTGTTACACAACACCCCGCACAAGTTAAAAATGCAACAGCTCATGATAGACGGAGTCAGGCCAGACGAATGTCACATGTGTTGGCATATAGAAGATGCAGATCCTGACGCTGTGAGTGACCGCATTACCAAAAGTCAGCACTGGCAAGATAGAATTGCAGGACTTGCAGTTGATCCAGAATATGTGCCGCCATTCATTGAAGTGGTATTTGACAACTATTGTAACCTAACCTGTAGCTATTGCGACTCCGGGCAAAGCTCATCCTGGGCTGCCAAAGTACACAAACAACCGTTGCACTTGCTCACCGACTATCGTGAGTTGTATTCCAAAATTCATATTGCACCCGGAACAACCAAGCAACAGTATCTTGATGCCTGGCTAACCTGGTGGCCAACCATACGTGATCAAGTACAGGTACTCAAAATCAGTGGCGGCGAGCCATTGATGAGCAAAAACTTTTGGCGCTTTGTTGATGAACTTGGAACAGCACCCAACTTGTCTATTGCCATCAACAGTAATTTTTCTGTGGACCACGAGTTGGTAAAACGCTTTGCAGCCTATGCACCAAACTTTCGTAAAGTAACAATATCTGCTAGCATTGATGCAACTGAAAGCATTGCAGAATACGCCAGGCAAGGGCTAAACTACCAGCAATTTTTACACAATGTGCATTATTGGTGCTCAAGTACTCCGGACAATTGTTTCCTCAAACTACAAAGCACAGTCAACGTATTAAATGTATGGGGGCTAACTGATAAGTTTGAATTAAACGCACACCTGCGACAACTATATCCTGCTCGTGTGTTGGATTTTTATAGCACAATTGTGCGAGCACCAGAGTTTCAGTCAATCTTGATACTGCCCAATAATGTCAGACACCAACTTGGTATCCAGATTCAAACTTGGATTAAGCACAATAGTCAGCTGTTGTCATCTGCGGAAAAGGTACTGGCAAACAAAACTGCAAGCTACCTGGTAAACAACCCGGAACCCATGCACAAGTTTGAGCAACGCCAATTAGAGCTTGACTTTGTGACATTTTTACTGTATTATAATCAAACAAGCAAACTACAATATCAACATGTATACCCTAAAGAATTCTTAGAATGGATAGAAACAATTGAAACAATGCACAATACAAATACGTGACGAAGTCAACATCAAGTTAGAAGGACTTGATTTGGATGTGCGTAAAAAACTAGTCAACACATTCAAGTATGAAAATCCGGCAGCTAGATATTTGCCTGCGGTTAGGCTTGGCCGCTGGGATGGCAAGATTGCCTACTTCCAACTTGGTGGTAGCACCTACACCAATCTGTTGCCTGAGATCATTCCCATTTTAGAGCAGTACAACTACGACATTGAACTAGATGACCAGCGTGAATACTCAACCACATTTGAGTTTGCATTGATGCAGGAAGATACCTTTGCTGGCACATTATGGCCCAAAGGACATCCACAAGAAGGACAGCCTATTGTGTTGCGTGACTATCAAGTGGAAATCATCAACAACTACTTGCAAAATCCGCAATGCATACAAGAAGTGGCCACAGGTGCAGGCAAGACTATTATGACAGCGGCCTTGAGTTGGAACGTACAGCCGTATGGTAGATCAATTGTGATTGTGCCCAACAAGAGCTTGGTAACACAAACAGAAAAGGACTATGCAAACCTGGGTCTGGATGTGGGTGTGTACTTTGGTGATCGTAAAGACTACGGCAAGACACATACTATCTGTACTTGGCAGAGTCTAAATAACTTGCTTAAAGATAGCAAGGACGGTACAGCAAAATTCACCATACAAGACTTTATGGAAGATGTAGTATGTGTTATTGTAGATGAAGTACACATGGCCAAAGCAGATGCACTCAAAACTCTGCTGACCGGCATCATGGCTAGAGTGCCAATTCGATGGGGGCTGACAGGTACAATCCCCAAAGAGAAGTTTGAAAGTCAAGCATTATTGGTGGGACTAGGTCCTGTTGTTAGCAAACTATCAGCAAGTGAACTACAGGACCGTGGTGTGCTGGCTCAGTGTCACGTTAACATTGTGCAGTTGGTAGACCATGTGGAATATTCTAACTATCAAAGTGAGCTCAAATACTTGCTGGAAGAATCCGGACGCCTCGATACCATGGCAGACCTTGTGCGCAGAGTCAACGAAACAGGCAACACACTTGTGTTGGTAGACAGAACCGAATGTGGCAGACAACTAGTAGAACGACTAGGTGACGGAGCAGTATTTGTATCCGGAGCCACAAAAGCAAAGGCTAGACAAGATGAATATGATGAAGTGGCTGATGCAACAGGCAAAATTATTGTGGCCACATATGGAGTGGCTGCTGTTGGCATTAACATTCCCCGCATTTTTAATCTGGTGCTTATTGAACCTGGCAAGAGTTTTGTGCGTGTTATACAGTCAATTGGTCGTGGCATACGTAAAGCAGAAGACAAAGATCATGTTCAGATCTGGGACATAACGTCAACATGCAAGTTTGCAAAACGCCACTTGACCAAACGCAAACAGTTTTACCGCGAAGCCAACTATCCGTTCTCTGCAGAGAAATTAGAGTGGATGAAGATCAAATAAATTTGACTTTTACTACAAAATACTGTAATATACAATTATGCGAATACTAACACTAGATAACCAACACTATGACCTTGATCACTTGCCTGAAGAGGTGGATGACATGAGGTTTGCCATACTAGATAACTCTAATCCAGCAGATCCTGACTATCACTTTATTCCTTTGATCTTCTTGGAAAGTTTTAACTCACCGGCCTTGGTGTTGCGCATAGGCGATAACACAATCAAGATGCCCATGGACTGGCAAGTGTTAATTGGAGAACCCGAGATTGGCGACCTAGAAGTACTGCCCTTGACCAGCATCAATGATCGTGGATTCAAGGTATTCCAGTTTAACCCTTTAACTAGTTTCCGTCCCAGTTTTCCTGACATTGAGATCCTGGATGTGTATCATGAAGTATCTTGGTATGCCCCCAAACTCAAGAATGGACAAATGCTTGCGGTGCCAATCACAGATGGTGACGAACCAGAATGTGTGTACTTTGTCAAAGACATCAGTCGCAACTGCGAGATTGTGGATTATAACAAGGCTTGGTAAGACATTATGGGCAGCCTCAAACCCAACGCAACTTACATATATGAGCGTGTCGGAGACACAGTGTTTAGACGCGAAAGTGGCCAAACAGAACGAGAAGTAGTGGGTTACGATTACCGCACGTCAGATGGTCGCCCACTAGTTGACCACATGAAAGAAGACCAGCTGTGGGGCAATATCAGGAGAGAGGCTCAAACCAATCCTGCTTTACAAGATGCCCTGGATCGTGCTATAATAATCTACAATTTGAGCAAAACAAATGACTGATAAACTAAGCATTGCCAACGAAATGAAAATGTTTGACCACAAGGTTAGAGATTTCTACGACGAGTTAACAGACGAAGAGCGCAAAAAGTTTGCCCCATTCCTAATGATACGCTGGGGTAGTGCAGTAGAAGGCTCTAGAGACCTTCAAGAGTTTTATGTAATTTCCACAAACGAACGACTGAACAAAAACTTCTTTAACATCAGTTCATCTAAACATCGTAAACTGCAATGGCTAATGGCCACAACTGTGAGTCCAGGCATGGGCTCGCTACGACACAACTGGATTGCACCCAAGAAAAAAGAAGCAGGGGCAGGTTCAATGAAAAAGCAATTGACCGAACTGTTCCCGCACTACAAGCCAGACGAAATAGATGTCATGGCAGCAATCACAACCAAAAAAGAACTTGACCAATACATTAGACAGCATGGACGAGACACCAAGTAAGTTTACCTGTGAGTTTTGTAAAAAAGAGTTTGCACGTGAAAGCTCCATTGCAGTACACATGTGCGAGCCCAAGCGCAGGCGCATGGAACAAAGTGAACGTGGGGTACAACTGGGCTTTCAAGCCTACATCAAGTTTTACGAACTGGCACAAGGTAGTGCCAAACTAAAAACATTTGAGGACTTTTGTGACTCACCTTACTACCGAGCATTTGTCAAGTTTGGCCGCTATTGTGTAAACACACGAGTCATTAATCCTGCACAGTTTATGTCATGGTTATTGAAAAACAACAAGAAAATTGACCACTGGTGCAGTGACAAAATCTACACTGAGTACTTGTTGTTTTATCTACGAGTAGAAGCTGTAGCAGATGCCCTGGCTCGTGCAATAGAGTACAGTATTGACTGGAGTGAAAAGACCACGCACCCTGCATATGATTGCATGCGTTATGGTAATATCAATTTGCTATGTCATGCTGTGACAACAGGACGTATATCGCCCTGGGTGATTTATAATTCAGCATCTGGACAAGAGTTCTTGAACAACCTGGACTCTTCTCAGATTGCAATGATCTGGCCCTACATTGATAGTGATGCGTGGCAAAAGAAATTCCATGACTACTCAGCGGATCAAGAGTATGCCAAAGAGATTTTGAGGCAAGCAGGATGGTGACTAGAAAACTTTGCCTTGGCAACAATACCGAACTTACTGATCAACAGACAAGAAAACTAGCAGCCGAGCAAGGCACAATTTGTCACGGGCTGTTGAGCGAGCTAGACGGTGAAATCGCAAACTACTCAGTTGACGGGTTTTATCATAGTAGCGTGTATGATATAATGCCAGGAAGATTGCGAGAAATTTGTTTAGATATTGGGCATGTAATAGTATTGCCGCAAACAAAGTCAGATTATCAAGATCCAGAATCATTTTATCAAACAGTTCAATTGTGTAAACAGCTAGAGACAACCATCACTGTGGAATGGTTAGATCCAGAAATTAAAAATACAAATCAATTTTTTGAACAGCTGGTCAATACCAATAGCAGTTTTTGCATCTATCCCTTTATTGAGTTATTGGTACAGAATGGTTCTACTACTGTATGTTGTAGATCATCTAATCCGGTAACAGAACTAAGTCAACTGAAAGACTACGGAACTGATCCAGGGTACACTGCTATTAGAGATAAAATGTTACAAGGTGTACGTGTTCCAGAACATTGTTCTGCATGCTATAAACTAGAAAATGTTGGGATCACGAGTCCCAGGAAACAAGAAACAATTGAATGGGCAAACAGATTAGGACTCAATGGCCTAGAAGATTTGCAACAAATTACACAACCTGTGTATTACGAAATTAGACCAAGCAACATATGCAATTTGCAATGCAGGATGTGCTCTCCGACTTACAGTCATCTTATTGATCAAGAATACCAACAGTTGGGATTATCGGCACCTATAAAGATCGACCACACTGGATTTGATATTGTGGATATCAACAATGTTAACAAACTCTATGTGGCTGGAGGAGAACCAATGGCCATGCCTGATTTTTATGAATTTGTAGACCAATGTATTGATACTCATAACACTGATTTTGAATTTGTTATAAACACAAATGGTACCAAGTTAAGCGATCGGTTTAAACGTCAACTACAGCACTTCTCTCGAATGCAGTTTATTGTAAGCATTGACGGGGCTGATCGACTAAATCACTATATTAGATGGCCCAGTAACTGGAGCACAATAGTAGACAATGTCACTTACTTGGTCACAAACAATTACTATGTGACATTCAACGTTACTGTGAGCATGTACAATGTACTGGATTTAAATAATCTGTTTAGATTTTTTGAACAACATTGGCCGAGGCAGGCAGTGCATTTACAATTGGCGGGATCTCGAGATGATTATCTGTCAGCATTTAACCACCCGTCAAGCGACTTGGTAGTACATATGTTGACACAATCTCAACAGACTGCCACCTATCGTGACAATGCATTGGTAGCAAACTTTGTTGACACAATGCTAGCCCATTACAAAAATAACCATCAATGTGATTTGGTAAAACTTAAAAAATTCTTTGAGATAAATGACAAGTTAGATCAATCAAGGAACATATATCTTGAGGACTACTTGCCCGATCTGTCTAACGCCAGGAGCATGATATGACTTCAAATAAGTTGACTAATAGTCATGGCCAAATGTACAATCTATGCTAAAGGACATAAAATTATGATTAAAACAATCAACGCTGGAGCAGGAATTAGAATTCAGAATGGGTATACTTCTACAACTTATGTTAGTATGAGCAATTCCAGTGCTGGCATGGTTAGGTACAATGGAAATTCAAACAACATGGAAGTGTATGACGGATCATCGTGGTTGACACTAAACGCCGCATACCCCATTGTAGAACTTGATGGTGATGTACTGGCTGTGGTAAACTGGGCCAAAGAAAAAATGAACAAAGAAGCCCGGATTCAAGAGTTAGCACAGCAAAATAAAACTGTAGCAGATGCATTAGAGGCTGTGGAAAAAGCACAACAGCAATTGGACATTGTTGCAAAGTTGGTCACTGTATGAGTACTTTTCACCAGTTCTTTGACGGTGTTGAGGAAAAAACAAAAGTATGTGGGATATGCTCAATAAAAAAACCACTTGGAAGTTTTGGCAACGATGGCGGAGCAAACTACAAAAGATACGAGTGCAAAGAATGTGCCCGAAAACAAGCCAAGATAATTGCTAAGATAAAAAAATCAGTGCAGAAGCCATCACATGATTATCGATGTCCAATATGCAATCGAACAGCTGATGAAGCACAAGGTCATAGCATAAAAAAGAAACAAGTTTGGTGCGCCGATCACGATCACGAAACAGGACAATTTAGAGGATGGTTGTGTCATAAGTGCAATTTAGGGTTAGGAAACTTTGGGGATGATCGAAAGAGATTACAGGCTGCTGACAAATATTTGGAAAAACATGAGCGCGGACATTGACATTGACTTTGCTGACAGAGATCTTGTGTTGAAGTTGATTCAGCATACTCCGGCACGACAATGGCACCAAGGACAAGTGCGCCGACACAATTCAGGAGTGTATGTTACAGACATTCCGTACGATCCCATACACAACTGTGCGGCATTGGATTACGAAGAAGCTGAACAGCGTGGGTATTTTAAAATAGACTTTTTGAACATGGGTGTGTATCAGTTGGTCAAGAGCCCCGAACACTATGAACAGATGTTATCAGCTACTCCGCCTTGGGATAGACTTTGGCAAGATACAGAATGGGCTCGACAGTTGGTTCACGTGGGCAACTACACAGACCTGCTAAAGAACATGCGTCCTGCAACCATACCACAGATGGCAGCATTTATTTCAATTATTAGGCCTGGCAAAGCACACTTACAGAACCAGTCTTGGGCAGATGTGTTTGCAAGTGTATGGGACGGTGATGACTCACAGGGATACACGTTTAAAAAGTCACACAGTTTGTCTTATGCAATGTTGGTTGTGTTGCACATGAACTTGCTCAATCAAGACGCCGAACCAGTGTAATTGACTTGCGTTTGCTTTTCTTGCGAGATATATCCAGTAGACTGCAAGCAGGGCCATGTAATATTTCTAAATCTTTGTTGACAAAAGTGCGTAGTGTGTAGCGGAAAGGTTCCCACTCTGTGCGCAAAAATATGTTGATAGGAATAGATCTGTTGCTCTCCCACCACCAGGTTGTGGCCAGCTCTAAGAATTTCATCTTGTTTTCCGGCAATAGTATGCTACCAAAGTCGTAGATAGTTGTGACTGTGTCGTCCCTGTTCTGTACAATGCCCACATACTCAGCGTTTGCATACACGCACAGCGTGATAAACGGATACTTTTCCGTCAGTTTGTCAAAGATATTGTTGCCCATAAATATTGTTCTATGTATTCCACTACAGCATACTTATATCAGCAAATCACCAGAGTGTTATTGATTGACACCAGCGGTGGCTATTTCACAGCGAGGTACGATCCAGTGTACGCAAAACAACTAACAGTAAACAAAGGTGTTGACAACGTTCTACTCTTTGAATTTATCAATCAGGAACAAAAACCTGTAAACATCACCGGCAGCACTTTTGTGTTCCGTATGATCAGCCAAAACGGCGATGTACTACTACTCAGCAAACGGATGGAAACACTCAGTGCCGCACTTGGCAGAGTCAAGGTAGTGCTAACAACTGAAGACACTATTGATTTAACAGCACAACCTGCCAGTTACAGTATCCAACGCACATCGGGTGATTATGTTCAAGCTGTGTACACAGATGCCAATTCGCAAGCTCGAGCAGACTGCAACATTGTGGATTCAATACTGCCCGAATTTCAAGACAGTGCCAATTTAACTATTCCCACAATTTATGGACCAAATGCATGGCCACAAAGTCCACCAAGTAGTTGGCCTGATTGGGCACTTACACCGCAGCCATTGAACGCCGCACATGCAACAGAATTTTATTCAAGCCAAATTCCCACACATGGTGCCAGCTTGACCACAATCAAAATGGATCTAACACATTACACAGGCACAATCAAAGCACAAGCCGCACAGGACTATGAAGCACCATGGTATGATGTAACAGATTCAACACAGTACATGGATGCAACAGAAAGCATTTATCTTAATGTGGTTGGGTTCCATCCCTTGATACGTGTGGCATTTAACCAAAGTCAAGGATGGGGCGCCACTGCCACTGCCACTGTGGTCAATGGAGTGGTCACAGGTATCACGGTCAACAACACCGGACAACGCTATATTGCCGCACCAAATGTAATGATTATTGGCAACGGTGCAGGAGCCCGAGCAATAGGCAGCGTGGGGGCAGATGGCGGAATTGGTCCAATCACCGTGACTGATGGCGGCAACGGTTATCTACCTGTGACGTTTGGCAATCCGGTCTACGCTAGTGTTGTCATAAACAACGGCACTGTTACCAATTTGATGTATCGTTGATTGATCTTTGTTGAGCAATCTGTTATACTATACAGATGCTAGACATTGTTTCCTACTTACCCGGCAAACGCAAACACACTCCATCTGGGTGGATCAGCTTCAATGCAGTTTGTTGCAGTCACAATGGGAATAGTCCAGACAAACGACAGCGTGGCGGACTCAAAGCAACAGAACAGGGTTGGAGTTATCACTGCTTTAACTGCGGATACACCGCCAGCTTTATCCTTGGCCGCACTGTAAGCTTCAAAGCCCGCAGGCTCTTGAGTTGGATGGGTGTACCAGATGCTGAAATTGATCATCTCAATTTGGAAAGTTTGCGACACAGATCAATCAACGGCATATTAGAAGATCGACAAAAGATAGTCAATGTATTAAGTTCAATTGAGTTTGATGAACGAGACTTGCCGCCATATGCTGAATTGTTGACTGATGAAGGCAATTACAGAGATTATGTGCGACGTCGTTGTGTGCCAGAAGACTTTCCTGTAATGGTACAGTTACATAACGATGGTATTCATTGGACACGCCCACATGTGATAATTCCATTTACCCATAATGATCAAGTTGTGGGTTATACATGTAGATTTCTCGACAACAAAACGCCTAAGTACATATCCGACAGCCAACCTAACTATGTGTTTGGCACAGATCTACAAAACAAAGCCTGGGACCATGCGTTAGTAATGGAAGGTATCTTTGATGCACTCAGCATCGGAGGTCTTGCCGTGATGCACAACACCATCAGCGATGGACAGGCTAGACTCATACGCAGTCTAGGAAAACAAATAACAGTAGTGCCAGACCAAGATGTGCCTGGCCTAGAACTAATTGATCGTGCTGTAGAACTAGGATGGGCTGTGAGCATACCCAACTGGCCCGCACACATTAAAGATGTAAATGATGCTGTGATAGAGTTGGGTCGACTTGGCACCTTGCTGACTATTATGCAGGCTAGAGAAACAAGTCGAATCAAGATAGAAATAAGGAAGAAACAACTTGCTAAAAGAATACGGACTTGACGTCCAAAGACTATTTTTAGAGATGATGTTGGAAGATGCGTCTAGCTATGTGCGCATTCAAAATATCTACAACCCAGAGAACTTTGACAAGAGCTTGCGCAAAGCCGCAGAGTTTATTAAAGAACACTCAGACAAACACAAAACCATGCCTGACAGGTTGCAGATTAGTGCCACCACAGGAGTTAAACTGCAACCGGTGCCAGACTTAAACGAAGGTCACTATGACTGGTTCATGCAGGAGTTTGAATCATTTACCAAGCGTCAAGAACTTGAACGTGCTATCTTAAAGGCAGCAGACTTGCTGGAAAAGGGCGACTTTGATCCTGTGGAAAAACTCATCAAAGATGCTGTACAAATCTCACTTACCAAAGACATGGGCACAGACTACTTTGCTGATCCGGCTGCCAGGATCAACAAATATTTCAACTCAGGTGGGCAAGTATCAACAGGCTGGCCACAGATGGATCGATTGTTGTATGGTGGATTCTCAAGAGGAGAACTAAACATCTTTGCAGGTGGATCGGGTTCGGGCAAGAGCTTGGTCATGATGAACATTGCGTTAAACTGGTTACAGCAAGGACTAAGTGGTGTTTATATCTCACTAGAACTTTCAGAAGAACTCACAAGTTTGCGCACAGATGCCATGTTAACACAAACCAGTACCAAAGACATTCGAAAAGATATTGACACAACCACAATGAAAGTCATACTGGTGGGCAAGAAGTCGGGAAATTATCAAGTTAAAGGATTACCGGCACAGAGCAATATCAATGATATTCGCGCTTATTTAAAAGAGTATCAAATTCAAACAGGCAAGAAAGTGGACTTTGTGATGATTGACTACTTGGATTTGTTGATGCCAGTAAGTGCTAAGGTCAGTCCCAACGACTTGTTTGTGAAAGACAAGTATGTGAGTGAGGAATTGCGCAACTTGTCCAAAGAACTGGGAGTGTTAATGGTCACCGCATCACAGTTGAATCGATCAGCTGTGGAAGAAGTTGTGTTTGATCACTCACACATTTCAGGTGGTATTTCCAAGATCAACACAGCAGACAATGTGTTTGGTATCTTTACCAGTCGGTCAATGAAAGAGCGTGGCAAGTATCAAATACAATGTATGAAATCACGTAGTTCAACAGGTGTGGGACAAAATATCGATCTGGAATACAACATTGAAACCATGCGTATTACTGATGAGGGCGGTGACGAAGGAACTGGTTACAACAAACCACAGAGCAGTATCATGGACACAATCAAAGCACGTAGCCAAATAACCACTGTTGATAGTGAAAGTACCAAGTCTACCAAGTGGGAGAAGCCAACCGGTAAACACGCATGGGAATATCAAACTGGCAGTACAGATCAGAAATCAGACGATACAGAAAAAGTCACAGCAGATGTGCAAAGTGCAAAACTTAAACAAATGCTTGCAGGTATTAAAAAGGGTTAGGCAAACACGCAACCGTTGTTGCCTATGCAATACCATTTGTTGTTGATGTACTGTAGTGTGCAACCGTCACCAATGTCGTTGAGAGTGATAGTACCGGTGCCGGATGATTTCCATCCTGCATTGGTCACTGTGATAACCATGTCGCCAAGATCTGCAACCATCATAAAGGTTTTGATTTGACCATTGGTACCAGCAGCCAATGTAGCAGTTTCTGCTGAGGAAGTAGAAATATAGCTGGCAGTTGTTGCTAGGCTTACCGCTGCCGATGCGGCTAGATCTTCACTGCTGGCCAACAACAATGGATTTGTGTACAACCTCAAAGGACGATTTAAATCAAACATGGTAACAGTTGTACCACCATTCTTGGTTTGGAATGCAAACTCGTATGTGCCCGCGGCAGCAAAGGTAATGGTATTGCCTGAAATGCCCTGTACGCCAGTTGTGCCGTACAGTGTGGTCATGCCCGAGAATGTGACAGTTCTACCTGCAATGTCTATGACAAGTTGTAATTTAATATAGCCAAAAGTAGGAGCAATTGGCCAATTATTAATGCTGACATTGATATTGCCCGTAGTTGTGATACTTTGATAATGACCGGCTGCGTAATCCACTGCAATTGATCCTGCTGTGGCAGTGATGTTGACTGCTGTGGCTGAAAAATCTTGAATTTTGGCCGCATAAATTAGCGCATCATTCATGTTGTTGTCCAAGGTGGTGCCATTCAGTGCAGCCTTTAATACAGCTTTGTTTTCTAGATCGTTTATTTCGTTTTCTGCGTATTGAAAATTTGTTTGAATTGCTGTAAAATTATCACGAAATCCCTGTGTATTGTTAGGTTGTCCGGCCACAGGATATGCGGTATCTATATTGTTTGGGTTGATCTGACTGGTCATTATTATTCCTTTGCTTTGCAAGCAGTATAGATATTTATTAGAATTCAAAAAGCACTAAATAATCCAAAGGTTCTTGAGTAATGCAAAAAAAGACACGTAGTTTGTTGGAAGAATTAGACTCAATGTATGTTGAGCGAGATCGTCGCCTCATCATTGAATCACGTGCAGATAATATAATTGCCAGTGCAATCAGGCTGGTTGAACAAATTGAACACGAGTTTGGCACTGAGCAAGCAGAGAATCTCACAAGAAAATTGCTCAATGCCATACGAACAAAGGATGCTGGAAAGTTTTCTAGATCCGTTAGGAAAACCAATGCAGATTCATGAAATAACACGCAAACAAATAGCCGAAGCTGTTGGCGATAAAATATTAGGTGGCTTGACCAACATGCTGTACAAATCAGCAGGTGCTACCAATCCACATGATCAAAATGGTCTTCAAGGCCCTGCCACAGCTGGCAATCTAAGACAAGGTGCCGCTGGTGAAATGAATAAGACATTGCTAGCACCACTTGCAAAAGAAATGCAAAAACGTTGGGCACAAACAGTGCAACAACTGTTGATAAAATCAGTTGATAAAACCACAGGTGCCCCTGCCACCAGTGCGGCGGGAATTGATAGCACGGCATTAGAAAAAGAAATGTATACGTTTATAAATACATTGGTTGGGTTTGACGTGGGCACATTGCCCAGCATGGATGATGGTTCAGGGCAGGCCAAGCAACTGGATTCAGAACTAAAGCCACAGATCACAGCGGCCATTGCCAACACACAAAAGCCCACAACTGGAGCAGATGTTTGGCTGCCATTGGCCACTAGTATACAACGTGCAAAAAGCATAAAGAATTTTGCTAGTGGCGGTAAAGCTGCCGGAGGCCCCAGCAAGTTCTTACCTATTACACCAACAGGAGTAGCAGGCAAAGTACTAGTAGATGGCCAGCCATACAACCGAACTAATCCAATTCATATAGCATCAGTCAAGGCGGCGGGAATTGACCCTGCCACACTCAAATAATGAAATATCTAACAAAACTACTAGAAGGCGGCAATGTGTTCAAGGACAAACAAGGCCAGCCACTCACACAACGCATCAATCAAGCTGATGTGCCTGCCACCATCAAATACATTGAAAATATTTTGGGAATTGAATTCCCGCCCGAACGCTGGTTGGGATCTACGGGCCGCAAGCCCACATCAGGCGACTTGGATCTTGGTGTGGACCTAAATGAAATTGACAAAGATCAATTGGCTGCTGCACTACAGCAAATTGTAACTGGCCAGGGACTGGATCCACGTGAATGGGTTGTTAAAAAGGGCGAAGTACACTTTAGAACCCCCATTGCTGGAGATCCCAACAAAGGTTATGTACAAACAGACTTTATGTTTTTCCCCAATTTGGACTGGGGCACATTCTATTATGGTGGCGCAGAAGGGTCTGCATACAAAGGCATGAACCGCAATGTGCTAATGTCAAGTATGGCCAAGGCCTTGGGCTTTAAAGTGGGTGCAAATGGCATGTTCAGCAGATCAACTGAGCAACTGGTTCCTGGCGGAATGGATCCCAATCATGTGGCTCAAGTGTTATTGGGCCCAGCATTCACAAAAGAAAATCTAAAGAATGTGGAAAGCATCTACGCCGCATTGAGTAATGATCCCAATAAAGATGCCAAGCTAAAAGATTTCCGTGAATATCTAGCACGTGAAGGATTCAAAGAGCCACAACTGTCGGTGTCTGAAGATGATGTGGGCTTTTTGGGACGCCTGCGTGATCGTATTGTTAACAAGGGCTATGTGGCACTGGTAGAAGCCGAGGAACCTGGAGTAGGCGGCCGAGCCAAGGGCATTGAACACCTGGAAGATCTAGTGTTCCGTCGTGGCACACAAGGTATTCAAGACGCCTTGGACATTGTGCAACATGCTACAGAGAATCCCCGAACAACCACTGCCAAGTGGGACGGTAAGCCAGCTGTGATTTGGGGTCGCAAACCCAGCACAGGCGAGTTTGTGTTGACTGATGGATCCGGCTTTGAAGCCAAGGGCTACGACGGTCTTGCTACCAGTCCACAAATGATGGCTGCTATCCAACGCACACGGTCAGGCAATCGCGATGAATTGATCAACTTGTATGCACAGCTATTCCCTGTGCTAGAAGCCACACTGCCAGCCAACTTCCGCGGCTACGTCAAAGGTGATCTGTTGTACATGTCAACCCCGCCAGAAATTGCCGGTAACTATGTGTTCCGCCCCAACACTATTGAGTATAAAATTCCAGCTCGAAGTAAATTGGGACAACGCATCGGAAACAGTGACATTGGTATTGCTGTACACTCAATGTATTCGGATGTGGGCGATGCACGTCAACCACTTAAAGGTGTGACATTTAATGAAGTACCTGGCCTAATGCTAGAGCGTCCAGCAACACCATCAGCATTGGTAACAGAACCTGCCAAAGTCAAACAACTCAAGCAATTGATACGCACAGATGGTGCAGACATTGCCACATTGTTTAATCCTGCCGAACTGCGAGCACACAAGATCACAGACCTTGCCAAACTATGCGTGGACTATATCAACACCAAGGTTGGTGCACCACTGAACCCGCAAACACTATTGCCCGAGTTTGGCCACTGGTTGCAAAGCCGAGTAACACCCAGCAAGTTCCGTAATATTGTGGAGTATCTGGAAAGCCCCAGTAGCAATACCCCTGCGCTGGCCGCTGCCTTTACTGCGTTTATACTGTTGCATGATTTGAAGATGGACATTCTAAAACAAGCAGATCTAGAGCATCCAGGACAAGAAGGCTGGGTCATGGCCACCCCTGCAGGTTATGCCAAGGCTGTAAATCGCTTTGATCCCAATGCTTTTGCTGCTCAAAATCGGCAGAGAAATAACCCTCAACCCACGTGATTTTTGCCAAAAGGCTAAATAAAAGCAGACCCACTGTGGTCACAAACTTAAAGGAAATTCATCATGGCATATTTAATCCCCGTAAATGGCGATTCACAACCAGTATTCGCAATCGACGTACTGAACGGCCCTGTAAGCGCATCAGCTTCCACAGCCGCTACACCAGTTAACCTAGCTGGTCCTAAACTAGACTTCTTCCGTGCTGTCGCCAACACCACTGTTGTTTCACAACAAGGTGTGCAAGAGTATGTTGGAAACGTTATTCAAGCTATCCAACAAACTGCTACAGTTGCAATGTATCAAGTTGACGGCACAGTGTTGAGCTTTGCTACGTACCCAACAGGTGCGTTTGCTAATGCTACAACAAACACCAGCGCCGCTACCTTCTTGGCCGCTGCCAACGTAACCTACACAGGTTACCAGTTAGACAGTTGCACCAGCGTTGGCTTCAAGCTATCGACCTAATCAATCTTTGATTAACAACAAGCCCGGCTTAGAAATATCCCGGGCTTTTTGTTGGCCGTTAAATACTCCTATAATGCGAATACTCTGTAGAACTCTTTTTGATTGCTCGGCCACTGGCATCACTGGTCATTATAGACCCAGCCAGATACCATTTACGGATGGTGCTGGCAACACAATTAAAAATCAGCACGACTGGACATTTGCCAGGAATCAGCAACGCAATTGGGAAACTCTGAATCAACTGATCAGCTTGCGTACACAACCAGTGGATGTTGTGCCCTTGGGATGTGATTCGGGCATTTGGCATTTTGAATTTGAAGTTGAACACGGAGAAGTATACAGCACTACTGGATATGTAGGTGACTTGACTGGCTTGGTAAATGAATGTGCTGGTGTGCCTATGTTGACAGGACTGACAGAAAAGTTAACTGAGCAAGCTGTATTAGTAACCCAAGGCGCAGATCAGAACATTTGGTTTGAACCCATAAATAAATGATGGGAACCCATTATGGACACAACTGATATTGAAAAAAAGAGTCTTGAAGCGCACGTGGAATTATGTGCCGAGCGATATAAATTGCTAGAACTCAAATTAGAGACTGTGGAGTCCACAGTGGACAGTCTCAGAGACACCATTGACCAAGTACACAATATAGTGCAAGGAATGGCAGCCAAACGCAATGATCAATTGATCCACTGGGGATCGGGCGTCATTGGTGTGCTGTTAGGCACCATTGGATGGCTGGTTTCGCATTACATACTCAAATGAACAAACAACACAAGCTAGAAGCTTTTGCCGCAAAAGAAATACTCAATCTGACTGATAAATTGATTGTGGGTGATGGCCGCGGCGGCATCTTGGCTTTTGGAAAATACAATATAGTTCCTACAGATTACAAGTTTGTGGTCAATATAAAAAATCAAGATTCTGTCACATTTGGCAGCAAACGCAGTGCAATCAGCTGGTGTATTGCAGATCAACACAATCAACTCACACTGGCACGTATTATACACACGCTAGACACTAAAAAACACACACTGGCAGCGGATATACACTGCCGCAAGACCCTTGCAGAACGTAGCAAGCACGAAGATTTTTACGAAGGTGTTTCCATCAAACTTCAACGCAAGATTGATCATATGGAAGCAGTTGATGCCGAATTAGAGAAATGTTTAATTTCGGCTAAATATATGCAAATTAGAGGATTCTCAAATGAAACTGCAAGAACTGGCCGCCCCGTCGCCAACAAAACAAATCGCTAAAGTTTTCGAAAGTTACTTTGGTTCCAACATTGAATTTGACCGTTTGACTCAGCGTCAGACTCAACACCTGTTGCAACGTGTGCAAGGGTTGTTGCGTGAACATCGTTCAGGTTCAGACAGATATCAAAGCCAACAAAATCCAGGTTACCTTAAACTGGTAATGATGGAGCAGGCATTGACCACACGCATGGCCGAAGAAGCTATTCCTGTTGCTCCAGCCGCTGGTGTTGGTGCCGCACCCGGTGCCAAGCCTGCACAACCAAGCACTGTGCAAGTTAAAGATCCTAAATTGGCTGCCGCATTAAAGAAAAGCACAGCTGGTCAGGCATTGAATCCTGAAGAACAAAAGCTAGTGGCTGGTGCTGCCATGATGCAGGCTGAAAGCCGTTTGCGTCGTGCAATGACTCGATTGAACGAATCAGAAGTACAACAAGCCCAAGTGGTGTTGGCCGCACAAGACATGGTTGACAAGATGCAAGGCATGTTGGAAGATGTTACTGAGTTGCAGTTCAAAGAATTGCCAGCTCTGGTTGACTCAATCAAGAATCAAGTGGGTATTGACCAAGCCACACAATTCAACACAGATGCCACAGCCGCTCTTGCTGGCCTGGTACAGAATCTACAAGGCGCCAAAGCCGCATTGGATCAAGCACTTGGTGTGGTAACCGGTCAAGCACCTCCACCGGATGCTGGCATGGCAGCACCTGCTCCTGGCGCAGTTGATCCAGCAGCCGGTATGGCGCCACCTGCACCCGAAATGGGCGGCGAAATGCCTCCTGAGATGCCTGCTGATCCAGAAGCAGCCGCAGGCGGCCCTGCCCTAGGCAGAGCACGTAGATAATGCGATTCCGTGAATTCATAACAGAATCCACAACACCCAGCCCCGACGAACTGTTAGGGCTGGTCAACTTTCTTGCCGGACGTGCCGATGACGAAGGCGCACAAAAACAGATTTCTCGAGGTGCATTTATTAGTCTTGCACAAAGTCTAAACATCAATGTTACCGAAGACAACATTGAAGAAATTGTAGGACAACCTCCACTGAGTTCGGTGCTGGAACCCATGACTCCAGAATCACAAGAAATCATATTCAAAGGCGCAGGCGAACCCGAAGCGCCTGCCACAATGCCTGTGAACAAAGCACAAGACATAGTTGCCAATGCCGCTAAATCGGCAATGAATAAACCACGAGGCGTTTAATCAAAACTGTCAACATTTGGTTGACGGTAGGCGTTATATATAGTATAATAACTCAAAGGAGATCGCGATGAAAAAGATCTTAATCACACTCATTTTAGCGGCAGCTGCCGTTCCTGCCTTGGCACAGCACTGGCAACATCACGGTTATAGACCCTACAGACCTTATGGACCTCCTGTATACAGTGGCGGTGGTTGGGTGGCACCACTCATAATTGGTGGTGTAGTGGGTGCGGCAATTGCCAATCGTCCTGTGCCGGCAGAAACTGTGATTGTGCAGAGACAACCCGTAATTGTGCAACAGCAAGAATCATGCACAGCTTGGAAAGAAATACAAACATCGGATGGTAACACCTACCGAGAAAGAACCTGTACACAATAATATGGCATACTCACAAAAAGTTGTAGACCACTACGAAAACCCACGCAACGTGGGTTCCTTCTCCAAGGACGACACTGACATTGGCACAGGCATGGTAGGTGCTCCTGCCTGCGGTGATGTAATGAAATTGCAGATCAAAGTTGTAGATGGAATAATTACAGATGCACGATTTAAAACATATGGCTGCGGGTCAGCCATTGCATCAAGTTCATTGATCACTGAAATGGTCAAAGGCATGACACTAGATAATGCTTCACAAATTAAAAACTCAGAAATTGCTGAAGAACTAGCACTACCTCCTGTAAAAATACACTGTAGTATTCTTGCAGAAGATGCTATCAAAGCCGCAGTTGAAGACTACAGAAAGAAACATGACACAACGCATCTTAATTGACAAACTGGAATTTTATGTTACAAACGTTTGTAACTTGACCTGCAACGGGTGTAACCGCTACAATAATTATAAATTTGCCGGATGGCAAAGTTGGGACGAATATGGCCCCATACTAGAACGCTGGGCAGAAAAAATTGATATCCGCCATCCTGTTATTCTTGGCGGCGAGCCATTGCTCAATCCAGAAATCAACAAGTGGGTGGAAGGACTAAAACGCTTGTGGCCCGACCATTCCGGCGTACAAATTCAGAGCAACGGCACACGAATTGACAAGGTCAAGGGTTTGTATGAAGCTCTGGGCAACGGGCAAGGACACTGGATTGGTATCAGCATACACAATCCCGACGACAAAGAAGAAATCTTTTCACGCATTAGAAACTTCTTGACAGCACCCATTACAGAAACCAGTGATCCCAATCATCCCATTGGTTCAGACTTTCAGTTTACTGACGTAAACAAAAACTATGTGCATGCCTGGATGAGCAACAAGTTTGTACAAAGTAATATTTTAGAATTGCCCAATGGAAGATTTGGACTGTACAACAGCGATCCTGTCAAGGCACATGACAATTGTGCCTTTGCTAGATTTAAAAACTATCACATGATCCGTGGCAAGATCTACAAGTGCGGCCCTGCTGCCTTGATGCCAGAATTTGATGAGCAGTATCAATTTGATATCTCGGACGAAGATCGATTGTTGATGAAAGGTTACAAGCCCTTGGCCATTGACGAGTTTGACACACGTGGTGCTGAGTTCTTGGGCAATATTGACAATGTGATTGATCAATGCAAATTTTGCCCAGAATCATATGACTACAAACCTATTACTTTCACCAACTTGAAAAAGAACTGGAAGAAAGATGATGTTGTAGCATGATCTCTGTAACAGATATTGCAGCCAATAAAATCTTAAAGAGCATTGCCAAACGCGGCCGAGGGCAAGGCATTCAAGTAGGTGTTAGAACTACAGGTTGCTCAGGCCTGGCCTACGTGCTAGAATATGTAGACAACCCCAACTTACATTGTGTTAGACACTACGATAGCAATGGGGTTAGGATATTTGTAGATCCCAAGAACATACCTTATCTTGACGGCATGATTATCGATTTCAAAAGAAATGGCCTCAATGAAGGCTTTGAATTTATCAACAAAAATGAACGTGACCGCTGTGGTTGCGGAGAATCTTTTCGAGTGTAACTTTGTACAATCCAAAATTTGACTATAAGCCTATCCCACGAGTTGTGTTAGAAGGCAAACGTTTCTATGCCACCCCAGATGGACGAAACCTTCCTAGTGTAACTACTATACTTGACAAAACCAAAAGTCCAGACAAAATTGAAGCTCTTAATCGTTGGCGTCGAAGTGTAGGTGTAGAAAAAGCACAGCAGATTACCACTGAAGCGGCCAATCGTGGCACACGTATGCACACCTATCTTGAACAGTATGTGCGTGACGGTGCTATCAAAGAACCAGGATCGAACCCTTATTCATGGCCCAGCCATGCCATGGCTCAGGTTGTTGTGGACAAAGGCCTAAAGAATGTCAGTGAGTTCTGGGGCATTGAAGTGCCCTTGTACTTTCCCGGCATCTATGCAGGCACAACAGATGGTGCAGGGATACACCTAGATGAACAAGCCATTCTGGACTACAAGCAAACCAACAAGCCCAAAAAACGTGAATGGATCGAAGACTACTTTGTGCAGTTGTGTGCCTACGCAGAAGCACATAATGAATTGCACGGCACAAACATACGCAAGGGCGTTATTCTCATGTGTGTAAAACCTGATCTTGACGAACAATTCAATATCATTAAACCCCCAGAATATCAGGAGTTTGTGCTAGAGGGTGCAGAGTTTGACCGATACAGAGATTTATGGTGGCGCAAGGTTGAACAGTATTATCTGCTAAATACGTGATCAATTGAGGAATCATCGTGGCCATTTTACAAATATCTAGAATTACACAACGAAAAGGTCTTAAAACAGACTTACCTGAGCCATTGGCCTCAGCAGAACTAGGTTGGGCAGTTGATACCAGACAACTTTACATCGGCAATGGAGAACTGGCCGAAGGTGCTCCTGCTGTGGGAAACACTGAGGTTTTAACAGAATTTTCTGATTTATTAAGCTACGTTACAGCCTATACCTATCAAGGCAATGCAGGTGGGTATACTGTGCAAACAGGTGCCACATCAGGTAGTCCGGTAACACAAAGTATTCAAAGTAGACTGGACAGTTATGCTATTGTCACAGACTTTGGGGCCACCGGTGACGGTGTTACTGATGACACAGCGGCCATCAATCGAGCACTTTATCAATTGTACTGCCGACAGTCAAATCCACAAGTACGCAGAAGTTTGTTTTTTCCTGCAGGAACTTATTTGGTAACCGACACAATATTGGTGCCGCCTTATGCAAAACTATATGGCGAAGGCGCTGATTCCAGTATCATATACTTTGAAGTAAATGACTGGGTACCACTCACTGCGTATGCACAAGGAGTATTGGTTCGTTATAATGTGACCGGTAGTTATTATCGAGCATTGTCTAATGTGCCAGCAGAAGATCCGGCCAGTGCAGGAAGTTCTATTGCGCCAACCAACACTACATATTGGCAACTGAATCAGAGTTCAGTTATACCGGGCAATTTGCCTGAGTATGTGGTTAGAACCGCAGATAGTCTACAACAAACAGGGGTAGACATTGGTACAAATGGTGCCACACCCCCGCAGAACGTTGAAATATCCAGCATGGGATTTGCCACAGCTAATTCTGCCAACGATAGCAGTAGCAGTCACAATATCTGTCTGATTGAAGATATTGATACCATGGCCATAACTGATGTTAACTTTACTGGGCCTTTTACACTGGCAAACTCAAGCACTGCCAGTGATAACTTGTCTTGTGTGACATTTGCCAGTACAGGAAGTTTACCATGTACACAAATCAACATGGATAGATGTAAATTTAACGGCGCAACATACGGTATACTTGCTGAGCAGGTCATCAATGGTTGCACAGTTAGTAATGGGTATTTTAATGTATTGTATCAGGGAGTGGTACTAGATACCAACCCCACTGGTGTGAGAATTGTTGAAAATATTTTTGATAATATCTATCATGAAGGCATAGTGATCTCAGGTGCCACATTGAATGCATCTGCTTATAATATTTTCTATGATGTTGGCAACATATTCTTGGGTGTGGTTACTACACCAGTGATTGACATTGACACTGACAACAATATCAGTATTGGTGACTTGTTTGAACGTAATACTGTTGAATCAACCAGTCATCCCCGAGTGGCGCTGAACAACACAGGATCTATTGTGTTGGGTATGAACATTCGTGGAGTGAGTTATCAGACCAATGGTGTTGCTAATACCACTATTGCCAATCAAATGCAATTGGGTGAGTATACTCGCACCACAGGTGTAGCAGACGTACTGGCAGACAACTCATCTAAAAATTTGTTTGTGGTCAATACTGGATTGAGTGATCCTATTACTGCATTTAAAGTTGACTATACTATCACAAGGAATTCCGCATTTAGAAGTGGCACCATGAATATTGTGTCTGGCACTGCGTTTACCTATTCAGATGACTATGCAGAAAATTCATCAACCGGAATCACCATGATAGCATCGCAGGCAGGTGGCAACGTGACAGTGTCTTACACTTCGACCAGCACTGGTACCGCCGGCGCAATTAAATATTCAATCACTCACTTATCTTGATGTGGCCCAAGACTTTTGGCGAGAGACTCGCTGCCTGGACTGAACTTCGTCGCCGCTGTGAAACCGGAGATGTTGAGTCTGTGGTAAAAAACATCAACTTCTGGTGGTTTAGCACTCCATGGCAACCATATCATTTACATTGGGATGATCGAACAAATTGGCCCGATCCCTGGCAACTACTTGAAGATAACTTGTACTGCGGCCTTGCTCGCGGACTAGGAATCATGTATACTATAGCTATAGTTGACAGACCAGACCTGCAAGACGCAGTGCTTGTAGAGGTGGATAGCGACAATTTAGTCCTCGTGAGCCAAGGAAAATATATATTGAATTGGGACCGAGACACTGTCGTAAATATCAACCAGAGTCCCAAAAAGACTAGACATCAGATAACACAAAACCAAATAAAACTACAGATAAAGTAGGAGTAGAATGAAAATAATAACAGTTGTAAAACGCTCAGGGCGTAGAGAGCCATTGGCATTGGAAAAATGGCAGACACAGATTGCTAAAATTTGTGCAGGCACAGCAGACGTAAGTCAAAGCATGGTAGAGATCAAAGCACAATTGCATTTTTATGATGGAATTACCACCAAAGAGATTGATGAAATCACGTTGCGGGCCATAGTTGACCTAATTGACGTGGAGTCAAATCCTGATGTGGGGCATACCAATTATCAGTTTGTTGCGGGCAAGCAACGGCTCAGCATGTTGCGTAAAGATGTGTACGGAAGCTACACACCACCACACTTGTATGAAATAGTAAAAACCAATGTGGCCACTGGACTATACACTCCTGAGTTGTTGGAGTGGTATTCAGAGGATGATTGGAACCGCATGAACGATATGCTGGATCACTCCAAGGACGAAACATATTCATATGCGGCAATTGAACAACTAATAGAAAAGTACTTGGTTAAGAACCGTAGTACCAAACAAATATATGAAACTCCACAAATTAGATACATGGTCGCGGCCGCCACTGTATTTCACTCAGAAGAACCGAATTCAGCGAGAATGCGATACATCAAAGAGTACTACACAGCCGCAAGTGACGGGCTATTTACATTGGCCACACCGGTGTTGGCAGGGCTTGGTACACCTACTAAACAGTTTAGTAGTTGCGTTCTTATTCGCTCGGATGATGATTTGGACAGTATTTTCGCGTCCGGGGAAATGATGGCCAAGTATGCCAGCAAACGTGCTGGCATTGGCTTGGAGATTGGACGACTACGTCCATTAGGCTCGCCCATTCGTGGTGGCGAGATCATGCACACAGGCATGATACCCTTCTTGAAGAAGTGGTTTGGCGACTTAAGAAGTTGCTCACAAGGAGGCATTCGTAATGCAAGTGCTACTGTATTTTATCCCATTTGGCATCATCAGTTTGATGATCTTATCGTACTTAAAAACAATCAAGGAACAGACGAAACCCGTGTCAGGTTCATGGACTATGGGGTTGTTCTTAGTGCATTCTTCTGGAGAAGATTCAAAAACAAAGAAAACATAACATTCTTTGATCCCAACCAAGTACCAGACTTGTATGAAGCATTCTATCAAAATACAGAACTCTTTGAAAAACTCTATTGTGAATACGAAAAGCGCAAAGACTTGCGCACAAAAACAATGAGCGCCGAAGAAGTATTCAAAGGAGGCATCTTGAAAGAACGCACAGACACAGGCCGTATCTATCTTGTGTTTGTTGACAACGTGATGAAACAAGGACCATTTGATCCTGAGTATCACCCCATTTACCAGAGTAACCTTTGCTGTGAAATTCTTTTACCTACTAAATCCTTTAAACGTTTGGATGACAGCGATGGTCGTATCGCTTTGTGTACCTTGGGCTCAATCAATTGGGGTGCGTTCCGCAATCCAGAAGACATGCGCCGTGCTTGCCGCATACTGCATCGTAGCCTCAATAACATTCTTGACTATCAAGACTTCTTGTCAATTCAGTCTAAGTTGTCAAACGACGAAATTCGACCTCTCGGAATCGGAGTCACCAATCTTGCCTACTGGCACGCCAAGCGAAGCTTCCGCTACGGAGAACGAGATTCCTTGGCTGAAGTCAAGACGTGGATGGAACATCAAGCCTACTACCTAACTGAAGCATCAGTTGAACTGGCCAAGGAACGTGGTCGTTGCAAAGACTCGGATAAAACACGCTACGGCAAAGGCATCTTCCCTTGGGAATTGCGAGCCAAGGGTGTCAACGACTTGACAGACTTCACACCTGAACTGAACTGGGAAGGCCTACGTGCAGAAATGCGCAGTTACGGTGTTCGCAATGCCACACAAATGGCCATCGCTCCTGTAGAGTCCAGCTCGGTAGTGATCAACTCAACCAATGGTATTGAAATGCCCATGAGCTTGATCTCTGTAAAAGAATCCAAAGCAGGAAGCCTAACACAAGTGGTGCCCGAATATCACAAGTTGAAAAACAAATATCAACAGATGTGGGCACAGAAAGACTGTGACGGTTACTTGAAGACCGCGGCTGTGTTAGCGGCCTATATTGATCAAAGCATTAGTACCAACACATTCTACAATCCCGCACACTTTGCTGACCGTAAGGTGCCCACAACCTTGATTGCCAAGAACTTGATGCAGGCACATTACTGGGGATTGAAAACATTCTACTACAGCTTGATCAACAAAGCAGGATCAAAACAAAAGGCCGACGAGGCAGCTCCTTTGGAGGAAATTGATTTTGATCTTGAAGAAGACTGCGAAGCATGTAAGCTATGAAAATGTATTGGAGAGGAATTGTTACTGGCATATTAATATATTACATAGCTGGTATATTAATGTCATGTGTAACTGACCTTTACTATTACTATTTGCAGTGGGGTGCTAGTACTAAGGATTCAATTGAGGCCGGGCCTATTAAATTAACATTAAGTAATGCCACAGATTGGATCACAATATTTAAAATGATGTTCACATTGTTAGGAACATACGCAGGTATTAAAATAATTAACAAAGTAATAAAATGAGTAAAGCACAATACAATTTAAAAACAAAAACAGATTACTTGAACCGCAAGATGTTTCTGGACCCTGCAGGTCCTGTGACTATTCAACGCTTTGAAGAAGTCAAATATCAGAAACTAGCCAAATATGAGCAAGAGGCACGTGGATTCTTTTGGGTACCAGAAGAAATCTCTCTAACCAAAGACTCGCAAGACTTTAAAGATGCATCAGATACTGTCAAGCATATCTTTACATCAAATCTGCTTCGACAAACAGCTTTGGACAGTTTGCAAGGACGTGGACCCACCCAGGTGTTCACTCCTGTATGCTCAATTCCTGAACTAGAAAGTTTGATGTACAACTGGGGATTCTTTGAAACTAACATTCACAGCCGCAGTTATAGTCACATCATTCGCAATATCTACAATGTGCCCAAGGATGTGTTTAACACTATCCATGACACACAAGAAATTGTTAGCATGGCGTCAAGCGTGGGCAAGTACTACGACGACCTACATCAATTTAATTGTATCAAAGAAGTCGACAGCGATCCAAATAACAGCCCGGAAGAAGGCCACATCAAAGCAATTTATATGGCACTACATGCCTCCTACGCACTGGAAGCATTCCGCTTTATGGTTAGTTTTGCCACTTCATTGGCCATGGTAGAAAACAAGATCTTCATTGGCAACGGCAATATCATTCAACTAATCTTGCAAGACGAACTGCTACACAAAGAGTGGACTGCATTTTTGATCAATCAAGTTGTGAAAGAAGATCCACGCTTTGCTGCCGCCAAAGCAGAATGCGAAGCAGAAGTATATCAACTGTACTTGGATGTGATCCGTGAAGAAAAAGAGTGGGCCGACTACTTGTTTAAACATGGCCCTGTGATTGGACTCAACGCCAACATCTTGAGAGACTTTGTGGACTACACTGCCAAGAACGCACTCAACGAAATTGGTATCAAGTACCAGGAACCTGCACCCAAGAGCACGCCTATCCCTTGGTTTAACAAACACGTTGACACCAGCAAGAAACAAACTGCACTGCAGGAGAACGAATCGACTAATTATGTTATCGGCATAATGAGCGACAGCATTGACTATGAGGAGTTACCAGACCTATGATGCAACAAGATATTAGAAAACATTTAGACAAAATTAACGAGATGATGCAAATCAACGAAGATCCTATCACACAATTTGCCAGTTCAGCACACGAAGAATGGCGTCGTAACTTTGATCCTACAGGAACAAAGCCCAGAATCAAAAAGAACAGCGACGGATCTGAAGGCGATATCAATCAGCCATTTGATAAGATTCACCCAGACTGGCAAAGAGAAAATCTGGCTGCAGGTAAAGCTGCCGCCGACGCTGTGGCCAAATTCCCTACTGACATGGAAAAAGCCGCAGAGTACATTCACATTGAATGGATGAAACGCAATCCCAAGGCTGACTATAATGCGGCACAACATGTGCCATACGATCAACTGCCAGAAGATGAAAAAGAAAAAGATCGTGTGCATGTACGCACCATGATGAAACTATTAGGAAAATAAAATGCAAGCTATTATATGGAGCAAATATCACTGTCCCTATTGCGATCAAGCAAAGGCACTGTTAAAACAAAAGGGTATCCCATTTGAAGAGAAGAAAATTGGAGATGGATATACCCGAGAAGAATTGCTAGAAGCAATCCCTTCAGCACGAACGGTACCACAAATTATCCTAGACGGAGAATTGATTGGTGGGTTTACAGAACTCAAAGAAAAATTAACAGAAAGCACATGATGTCATCACAACTAGCACTAGAACCCAACCAGGTATACACGTTCAAAATGAACTCGGGCGAAGAAATGGTTGCCAAAGTCAAGCAATCTGGCGGGGACTGGATTGTTTTAGAAGAACCAGTAAGCATTGCCCCTGGCCCGCAAGGTATGGGTCTAGTGCCTAGCTTGTTTACCGCAGATCCCAAGGAAGAAATTAAGTTAAATAGTAATAGTATTTCATTGGTATCAAAGACTGATGATTCGGTTAGAATGAAATATCTAGAAGCAACAACTGGTATTAAGGTACCAGAGAAGAAACTTATACTAGGATAATATGCCAGCAGTACAGCGACAAGGTGATTCAGACACAGGCGGCGGGAAAATACTTTCAGGAGTAGGTTCAGTACGAACCAATGGAATCCCTACTGCCACAATCAACTTGGCTGTTAGTTGGCATGGTAAACGAGCGCATTCAGCGGCAAAAACCACCACAGGTGTAAGCAGTGTACGAGTTGAAGGACAACCCATCAGTGTTGCCGGTAATCCCGACACCTGCGGACACTCTCGTACTGGTGGCAGTGGCGATGTGAGGGCAGGATAATGGCAGGCGCAGGGTTTGGACAACCGGGCACATACACGCCATTGCAATTGATTGCCTGTGCCGGACTACTACAAAATCAAGGTATCAGTGTTCCTACCACATTGACTAATGCAGTGAGTTCTTACAACTCCTTGACCTTTGTTCAAGATCTAATGAGCACAATTTCTCTTGGACCTGGGTTTGGGTTGAATGCCGGAGTTATTGCAAGTTTAAAAACACTGGGCAATACTGCATGTCCTGCACTTGGTGCCAGTATCCCTTCGGCTTATGCCGGAGTCAATCCTTTGATCCCTACAACACAGACTGGTGGGTTTGGTAACCTGGTTGCAGATAATGCCGCACTGTATCTTGGTAATGGTGAAGTTGATCGTTTTTGTCAAGCATACCAAATTGTTGCAGGTTACCGTGGCACAGCGAACGAGCTGATACAAAGTGCTGTGAATGCTACCACATATCTTGGACCCACATTTACCACAATGAATGATTTGATCACCGGTCAATTTACCAGTGTGAATTTGGCGTTAAAATGTCTAGGCAGGGACCTTGCACAATTAGGCAATGCAATCAATCTAGCCAGGCTAGATGATTTTGGTACACCAGCCGCTATGTTACAGCAATTGAGTGATGAGGCAAAAATCACAGCAGGTACATTGAGTTGTGTGGCATTAAAATTAGCAGAGTATGGATTGACTGAAAGCGATATTGTGTTGTTGTGTACACCTGGTGCAAGTACCAGAACCCCTTCAATGAATGAATTCAACACTCTCCAGAAGAAAGCATATCAAGCAATGACCGCAATTGACTCGGACTGTTTGAGTTATGTGCTAGATGTTCTAGGGGTAGTAACTCCCAACATTGGCACCATGGCTGACCTGTTGGATTTGAAAAAAATCTTGCCTGAAAGTTGGATTTCTCTCACTGTACAGTCAACAGCACCGCCAGCACCGCCTCCTAGTCCAGGATCACCACCAGCATCGGAGTTGACAACTAATCCATTAGCAAGCTCAATATTGATATTCAACACCGACGGTTCAGTAAACCCAGCTTTACAAACTTCACTGGAATTGACAGCATCGTCTTCGGCATCGGTATCACCATCGTCGTCAGCATCGTCGTCGGGACAACTCCCCCCAACATTTACCAACAGTCTAGCAATTACCTTGCCAGGCGGCTGTGACGAATTGGCCAAAATAATACCTCCAGACCAAGCAATAGCAAACAAGGCATTTCAGGCAGGATTACAAAGTGTGGGCGGAATTTCCACTACCACTTTGCCTAGAGTGGCAACAGCACTGTTAGGATAACACATGGAAACACTCAAAGGTCTACCTCTAGTTGAAAATGTTACAAAACCTGTGCCAGACACAGTGACAACTTATTACAAAGATACATTTGCCAAAGGCACAGGAGAGTTTGGTACATTTACCATGCAAGACTTTTTAGGCTCGGCTATAGGTACAGTAACAACACCAACAATGCAAAATATAGTGGCCACACTGCGCAACATGAATATCACTGCTTTGACAAGTCTATATCACCAGATGTTGCTGACCGTGCAAGGTGCGTACAATGATCCGTTGTATCCTCCGCAGATAATTATACCTTCAGGACCAGCAGCAGGAACATATGCCAATGGCAATGCCGCATTTACTTCTGGACTTATACCAGCGGCAAACACATTGATATCAAGTTTGATCTCTACATATCCTTCTGCTACCAGTTCGTTGAACAATAGCACATCTGCCATTTGTGAACAATATGTATATGAATATACCAATCAGACCAAAGCAGGGCTAGCATTTGCTGATCTTGTGTCTGGAAGTCAGCAGGCTACCATCAGTTTTGCAAGCGGACTAGCATCAGCAGGATTAGACACACAGATTGGCGGACAAAGCAGTTACCTTTCAACTGTGGCAAATACAGCGACTCAGACTGGACAAGCAATTCTTGGAGCATTGCGAGAAGGTCGGAACAACACATTAATGGACAAAACATGAGCATCAAACATGATAATGTTGTTCCCAGCAATTGGCCCGGAGTACAAGAGTCTACTGGAATTCCGTCGGCTATTGTATCGTCAGTTGATCCTGCCACACGAGGCACTGTTAGGTATCTTAATTCACGTGGCCAAGGGCAACAAGCACTGCTAGTAAATAATACATTGCCACCTCAAGCATTGCCTCCGGTGGCCAAGTATCAAGTGCCTGGTAATGCAAACTCTACAGACTATTCATGTGGCAACGAAGCAAGAGAAAAAATATTAAATGAACCGATCCCAGCTCCACCAGTTATTGTTGAAGTACTGGGATTTTATGCAAATGACGACTCTATGCCCCTGGGATATGATCCCACACTACCAGCAAGTCAGTTGATAGTCAACACTGACTTCTGGGTAAATCTAAGGATACAGCCCAGTGTCGGATTGGATGGATTTGATCCCACTATTATATTCTTAAACAACAACATTGACGGCACCGCTTATCCTAGCCCCGCTGGGTATCCAGGTACTTTTGCTGGTAATGGCGCATCAGACTTTGGCGGAGCAGTTTATAAAGTCCCTAGCTTTTATATAGGTCAAGTGGGCCTGGCCACAATGACATTCACTGCCGGACAGCCAACAGTTAATACAACATTTGGTACTGCAACAGGAGCGATTCCAATTGTGTCTGTGCCCACAGTGGTAGTAGCCACCGTTGAACAACAAGGATGGTTTCCTGGGATACCGGCACCCTTACCTGAAGATCCTACACCTCCTGCGGCGACTGTTCCTGAAACAGCCGATGCAAATGTTGATTCGGTGTATGTTGGCCAGGCATTGCAACTGGCAATAGTTGGTCCTCCATCTGCAACATATTCTTACACTCTGCCCTGGGCATCAGGAACCAGCACTACTGACTCAAATGGTAGAGGCATCATACCTGGCATTGCCATGCAAGCCGGCACCTGGCCGTTTACCGTGATATTCTCAGGAATTGCACCTGTGTCCAAAACATTCTTAGTGATGGATAGTTACACTGCACCTGACGGATTCAATGGCAGTGATGCCGACGGCAATGCAGCCTCTGCCGATGGTGACGGTGACGGAGGTGATGGGGATGGTGGAGATGGCGGTGGCGGCGACGGTGGTGGTGGTGGCGGGGGCGGGGGCGCCATGTAAAATAGCCCAAAAATTCACTCAAAAATGTGGCTTTTTAGCCACATTTTTTTGGTTGACCAATAATTCCCCATTTGCTATAATACTTGTATAGTAATTAAAAAGGAGTTAGCAATGCGAGCACTTTCTACATTTATTGACAACAAAAACCGTTATGCCAGTCTGTTCCGAGGCCAGCGTACAGAACCCTTGTACGAAGTTCAAACAGTCGCTGGTCGCATGCGTGTGGCCAAAATGATTGATTCAGACCTGAGCCCAGAGAATCTTTCTTGCGATGGTGAATTGCCCAGAGCAGAAGTTAACAGACGCTACCGCGAACTCACAGCGGCCGCCCGAGATCTTATTAAATTAGACCCTTCAATGGCTCAACACATGTACGAATTTGGTTGACCAATAAATCCCAATTTGTTATAATACTTGTATAGTAACTAAAAGGAGTCCTGAATGAACGTCAAAGAAATTAATTCTGCTATTATGTTTGGTAATCTCACCAATGACGAACTGTCTACAGTAATTGATGCTGTGAAGTTTGCTCGTTCTCAACTTACTCAACAAAAGAAACGTATTTTTTCAATTGGTGATTCCGTAAAGTTCACCAGCAATCGCAACGGCCTAACCTACGTGGGCACCGTGCGCAAGGTCAAAATCAAATTTGTTCTGGTTAACACACCTGGCGGCCTGTTCAATGTACCGGCCAACATGTTGGAGGCAGCATGACCATCAAGCCCTTTCGCATCTGGCTTACCGATGTATGGCGAGACAATTGTGAAGAGAACGATGGCTGGGGTCAGCCTAGAATGACCATGCCAGAATATTTTGCAAAATACAAGTGGTGGCTCAAACGTGAGTACCAGTATCAAAAAGGAGTTAGACGTGGGTCTTGATATGTATGCATATGTGGCCGCTAGAGCAGACCAGCAACGTGAATTCTACGATGGGTGTGAGCTCAAGGACGGTGAATACACCAATCCCAATGTAACACAACCACGTGAGATCGCTTACTGGCGTAAACATCCTAACCTGCATGGCTGGATGCAAAAACTTTGGGAATCACGTGGTAACTCTGGCGACTTTAATGGTGATGAACTTGAGCTAACATACGACGATCTTGAAATATTAGAACTTGATGTTATTGCTGGCACACTGCCTGGCACCACAGGATTCTTTTTTGGTAATGACGCCGATGACCACTACAGGGAACAGGATCTTGAGTTCATTAAGAATGCTCGAGCAGAGTTGTTTATGGGTTTAAAAGTGTTTTATAATAGTTCCTGGTAATCAAGTAAATATATGAATGAAACAAACTTCTCAGACCCAAGGTTCAGCGGGATAATGGCGGCAGGTTGGATCCGCGATCTCGAAAGCTCGGACAGCCGTATACACAAAGAAAAAACAATTGAAAAGGCCTTGATGGCAGCCAAACTAGGCAGTGCCGATGCACAGGCCTTCTTGTTCAACTGTTACCAAGCCTACAATCCTTTCTATGTGTTTGGCGTTCGACAAGTGCCAGAAACTCAAGGGTTGACTGGCCAACCAAACCATTGGCCTGGATTTTGGGCCTTGCTAGAAAGTCTGCGTACTCGTAGTATCACTGGCAATCGCGCAAGAGAAGCAATCGAAACTTGCAGTCAGATGTTTGACTCAGAAGAGTGGAATGGACTGGCTCGACGTGTGTTAATCAAAGACTTGCGATGCGGTATCACAGACAAAACGCTCAACAAAGTACTGAGCAAAACAGAATACAAAATTCCCGTGTTCAGTTGCCAACTAGCACAAGACTCTACGGACCATCCCAAAAAGCTCAAAGGCATCAAGCGCCTTGAGTGCAAGCTAGATGGTGTACGTGTGTTGGCAGTGGTGTCAGGTGATGCGTGTACCTTGTACAGTCGCAATGGCAAAGAGTTTGAGAACTTCCCACAGATTGCTGACTTCATTGAAGAGCATCGTAAATCTTTTCAACACAGCTCGGGGTTCGGTGGACAGTTTGTGTTAGATGGTGAGATTGTGGGCAAGAATTTTCAAGACTTGATGAAACAGGCTCAACGCAAGAGCAATGCCAAAACAACCAACATGGTTTATCATGTGTTTGACATCTTGCCTCTGACCGAGTTCCGTGAAGGCTTTTGTAATTTGCAACAGCACAAACGTATTGATTTGCTGAAACGTGCTCAAGCAACGTTGCCGGAAAAAGGTTGTGTGCAGATCATGCCTGGAATGGATGTGGACCTGGACACCGCAGAAGGACATGATGTCATGCGCAGATTTGCCGAAGCTTCAGTAGAAGAAGGTTACGAAGGCATCATGATCAAGAGCATGGATGCACCTTATGAATGCAAACGCAGTGACTTTTGGATGAAATGGAAACCCACTATCACAGTTGATCTCGATATTGTGGGTTTTGAAGAAGGTACTGGTCGCAATGCAGGCCGGTTGGGTGCTATAATATGTGAAGGGGAAGACAGTGGGCGAAAAATTCGTGTTAATGTTGGCAGCGGCTTCAGCGATAGCGATCGTGATGAGTATTGGCTCAACCGGGATACACTTCTTGGTAACGTGGTTGAAGTCGAAGCTGACGTTGTTACCCAAAATCAAGACGGATCATATAGCCTGAGATTCCCTCGCTTTATGAGATTTCGTGGATTTGAACCAGGAGAAAAACTTTGAAAATTGGACTCAGTTATAGTCGGTGTGTGCGAGACATTGTTGATGGTCGAGTAGACATTGATGATGTGCTGGTTATCATTGCTCGCACTGATTTTGATCCCAACAATGACGAGCAATGGCAGGGTATCTGGGAAGGATACGGAGGAGGTCAAACCTTTGGCAATCCATTTGGAGGCCACGAGTGGATGGACTACTCAGCTGAACACGAACACAAGTTTCGACAGGTCACAATTGACTTGTGGAATCAAGGCAAGTTTCACCAGCCACGTAAGTTTGGTGCACAACCTGCTCGCCGACCTGAATTTTGGTTGGAAGCGGTGTTACCCAGCGAAGAGCTGGAACACAATGCCGCGGCAAAAGATGCATGGAACAAGTTTCAAATGGTGGCCAGCCTAACCAATGTTAAATTAAACAAGGACTATCAATGAGTAGACGTATTGGACCTATCACACTAGACGGCGACACCGCCGATCGTATTACCTTACTTACTTTAAAAGAGTACCGGGCGTATCTCAAGAAAGAACTTACAGAGTGGAAAAAGAATCCCAAGACTGATACCAACCCAGGAGGTGTTTGGTTGCACTCTGAAGATGTTGTGACCAACACTCAGGTAATTGAAGCACTGACCACAGTTATAAAGCAATACGAATGAAAGCACAATCAGCAAACGGTGTAACCGGACACCTAATACAGATATTCACAGGACAAACTGTGTTTCGAGTGTACGATGACAATCAAAACTTTGTTGACTACGACTTGCGACACAGCGATTTAACTGTTACAATTACAGATGAAGATGCATATTTTTATCGTGACGAATACAACGATGTGCTAGATCACGCACCAGAAACATTAGGAAAATACGATGGCAAAAACTAAAGCAGTAAATAAAATCAGTGACAAGTTGGCCAAGGTCAACGAGTCATTCACAGTATACATGTATGACAATGCATACATGATTGAAGTATCAGGGCGCGACAGCGAGAATGAATATAAAACGGTCAAGCTCATGGTTCCTACCTTGGACCAGCTACAGGCCTTGATCAAAGAAACTACAGAAATGGAAAAGGACGATTAATTATGACACAGAACAAAATACCCAGTGTAACATTTGCGTTTCGTGAGGGCGACGAAGAACCCAAAGGCGGTGGCTGCCCAATTGGCGGAGCATTTGTTTTTAAAACAACCGATGAGTTGTTTGCCAAAAAGAAAGTGATACTGTTTAGCTTGCCCGGTGCATTCACACCCACTTGCTCAACATATCAGTTGCCCGGGTTTGAAAAACAATACAAGAACTTCCAGGCTCGCGGCATTGATGAGATCTACTGCATCAGCGTCAACGACGGGTTTGTTATGAATGAATGGGCACGTTCGCTAAAAATCAAGAATGTCAAGGTCATTCCTGATGGTGCTGGCTTGTTTACAGACGCCATGGGCATGTTGGTTGACATGAGTGCCATTGGATTTGCCTGGCGCAGTCGCCGATATGCAGCCGTGATCAACGACGGTGTAATTGAGCACATGTTTTTAGAACCTGATTCAAGCGAAACAGATCCTGATCCATATGGTGTTTCCAGTCCTGAAAATTTGATGAAGCACCTTTAAGGAAACGTCATGTTCAGTGTTTTGAAGTTTATTTACATTGTGTTCAAGGCCTTTAGAGACGGATTAAACCCCAATCTTAACAGCCTGCGGTATGCACCAACATATGTAAAATATCTAACCAGCATTTTGCTAGCCTGTTTTTGGTGTCTAGCATTTGGTATCTATATTGGCGAACTATTGATCATTGGTTATAACATGATTGGACACATTGCTCTCATCAGCATGGCCTTTGCCACAGGCATTGTCATGCAGGTGTTTAAACGCACATACGGCCCTAGGCTAGGAACTGAAGATTATCTCCGCCAGCCTGACAGAAGCAGTCGGTGTGATGAACTCACAGATGAACAACGTAGAGAACTGGCCACACGAATATGAACGATTTGAAATTTACCACTGCTGGTGAGTACATGAAGGACGACAGGTGCGATGGTACCTGTATCATTGACACAGAAGATGAATGTTGGTGCGGACGCAAATGGGATGGACAAAAGATGTGTTTACCAACAGCAAATGACAATGTGTACTATGGAGCATAACTGTGTTAGAAACCATTTGTGATACTCTAGTCGAAGCATACAAACGCAACTGGATTACCAGTCGTGACGGTAATGTTTCAATTCGTCATCATGACCGTGACCACTTTTATATCACGCCCAGCGGTGTGCGTAAACAGACCATGCAACCAGATCAATTTAAAAAGATCAGTATTCATGGTCTATTATGGCAAGAAGAATTCTACACAGACATCAGTGCCAATCTAAGGCCTAGTGGAGAGATTCCCTTGCACTTTGGTCTACAACGAGCAATGGGCCAGCACAGTGCTGATGTTAGAGTTGTAGTACATCTACATCCTACATATTGTGTAGCGGCTATGCATCGTGGCATTGAATTAAGCAGTCTTGCCAATGACTTTCCAGAGTTAAGCAGGTACACTAAGGTGGCACCAAATGTAGGAGATGTAGCACCAATCAGTCAAGAGCTGGCCGATCATTGCCATGAGAATTTGCAGTTAGATGACTCAGGTAACATTGCTTACGATATTGTAGGTATTAAAGGTCATGGAGTAGTTGCTATAGATACAAGTCCATGGAGGGCTTTTGAACACATTGAACGATTGGAACATATTTGTCAAATTGTATTAGCATCAGGAAAATTTTAAGGAGAAAATTATGTTTGAAACAACTTATGAAAATGGAATGTCATATCGTTCCGCAAGTGAGATTAATTCAGCAATGGGCCGTGTATATGGACACATGAGCCTTGCTGTCGTTGTATCAATGATTGTCAGTTACTTTGTGGGCACTAGTCCAGAGTTGTTGGCATTCTTTTTTACAGGATGGATGAAGTGGATTGTAATTTTTGCACCACTAGTGGCTATTTTTGGTGTTAGCATGGTACTAAGTAATAATCCTAGTAAAGGCGTAGCACAGTTATGTTTACACGGCTTTGCGGCTTTGATGGGATTGAGCTTTGCCACAATTTTTGCTGTGTTTAACATGGGCAGTATTGTGTCGGCCTTTATGGGCGCGGCCATCTTGTTTGGTGTCATGAGTGGCTATGGCTACTTTACCAAACAGAGTCTAGACAGTATGGGTAAGTTTATGATTGTGGGTTTGATTGCCATCTGCATTGCCAGTATCGTTAATATCTTTATTGGCAGCACCGTGATGCAGATGGTGATCTCCGCATTGGCCATCATCATCTTCTTAGGCTTAACAGCCTATGACACACAAAAGATTCGTGAAGAACTTTCGGTAGAGACTGGAGATGCCGTCGAAGTAACTGGGGCATTGACTCTGTACATGGACTTTATCAACTTGTTCCTAAATCTGTTACAGTTATTTGGTGATAGGAAGTAACATGGCAAACTGGACACTAAAAACACTGCACAAAAAGTCTGCTATTGAAAAACAGTTCTGGTGCAAAGACGGCAAAGTCATCATTCGTGAAGAAGGATATCGCTGGGGAGAATTCTATTGCGAAAGCGATGAACAACCTGTTATCGAATCCATTGATGGAGAATACAATCTAAGCGAAAGCGAATACGATTGGGAACTTTCAAGTCTTGATGACGGGTGTTGGTCTGAATGGATATTTCCTGAAGACATGACGGAAGAAGAGCAATCAGAAATTGAAACAGCCTGGGATGAAGATTACTTTGATGGCATGGAAGAATTGGGCTGGACCAATGATGACACAGACTACATCTTGCAAGGTCCGTTGGAATTAACCGACGAAGAAGGTAATGTAGTATACGAGGGCAAAGATGAGTAAAGTATACGTAATCAAACCTCTGGAAAAGAAAAGCATTGTTTATCATGTAGAGATGTTTCGTGATAATCCGGATGGTAGTACCAGTTGGTTCAACATTGACGAAACCTATCGCTGGGGACAAGGATTTATTGAAGCTGACATGGATGTAAATCTTCCGTACAAAGATGACAAGATTGCCTATGCCAAAACTGATGCGGGGTGGGGCTCAGAGTTTGATGACAGCATCAGCATTGATTGGGAATTCAGTGACGATATTACAGAACTTGAACAACAAGAACTTAAAGAACTCTACTACGAAGGTGGAGCAGCCTGGCTCTATGACGGAGAGCATGAATGGCAGGAAGAAGACAGTGCTGTGCATATATACGGACCTTTCCAAGTTAGCCTATGCGAAGATGACGGTACTGTCATTGAAGAAAATGTTAAATTAAAACCTCGACCCGCTGCCAGCAATAACTGGCCTTTTCCAACGTAATTAGCCAGACTCATTGACAATCCTGGATCATGTTGTTATAATTGTAGAGCATGATCAGGGAGATGGTGCTGTTCAATGGTATGGTGGGGTTCCTAGGCCTGCTGTTACCGTGGCATGTGAACGTTAGTCACATAGGTTGCGACACTGTCCCTGGATTCGTCCAAACCCCGGCTGATACCCGGGAGTATGCTCATAGGGATTAACACAGTGAAAGGATATTTCTAATGTCTGTTGAAACAGAGACCTCTGCGTCGAGCATGTCTGCGTCACTCAGCTCGCTTGAATCAACGCCCTTGGTCATGCACCGTATTTGGTTTGATTTGCGTGATACCCGAACTTGGTACGCAATCATGAAAGAAGCTAATGCACTATATGGTCGGGACGGCTGGCGCAGTCAGCCCAGAGTCAAACGTAGACTAGATAAGTTTGTGTGGGAAAGAACTCGGGTGGAAAATCATGTTTGGTTTGAAGTGCCAGATCCGTCATTTGCAACATGGTGTGCAGTTAAACACGCTGTGATTGTAGTAAAAAATCCCGGTAAATAAACACTATGATATTTGGTTTCGGCATATTAGCCACAGCTCTGCTACTGAGCCTGGTGGCCGCTTATTACTCAGTAGCAGGCCTTACCGCCATATTTTCTGCGGCAGTTGTTCCTGTTGTTATCATGGGTGGCAGCTTGGAACTTGGCAAGATTGTGGCCACAGTATGGTTGCATAACAATTGGAAACGAGCCGGCTGGGCATTCAAAGCATATTTGATTCCGGCAGTGGCATTCCTTATGATATTGACATCAATGGGCATCTTTGGATACTTGTCAAAAGCTCATAGTGATCAAAGTCTAGTGTCCGGTGACTCTATGAGCAAGGTCGCTATCTATGATGAAAAAATTAAGATTGCAAAGGAAAATATCGATGCGAACCGTAAGGCGCTTAAACAGATGGATGAAGCTGTTGACCAAGTCATGGGCCGAAGTACATCAGAAACGGGGGCAGATAAAGCCGTGGCTGTCCGTAGGGCTCAACAAAAGGAACGTGGGCGTCTCATTGCTGAAATCTCGGCCGAACAGAAAACAATTACTAGCCTTAGTGAAGAAAGAGCGCCGTTGGCGGCAGAATTCCGCAAGGTCGAAGCCGAGGTTGGTCCTATAAAATATATTGCGGCATTGGTATACGGAGATAATCCCGATGCCAATGTGTTAGAAAAAGCAGTGCGTCTTGTGATCATCCTGATTGTGCTGGTGTTTGATCCCTTGGCTCTCACACTTATTCTGGCTGCCAACAAACAGTTTGAATGGGCGCGACAGGGCCGGGGCGGATTTGTGCATGATGAACCGGCATATCCTCCAGATGACGGCCCACTAACTGATGAACAGATTGAACAGATAAAACAAACAGCAGACAAACCCAGTTGGGCGACACATGCAGATCCGTCACCACCGGGTTGGATGTACAACACTACCACAACAACATACCCTTCTACTGAACAAGAAGTTGAAGAATTAACGTCCGAGTTTGATCGTAGCCGCCATGCATATCTGGACAAACCATTTGTGCATTTTGAAAATCTCAAACCAATGGTTGCCAAAACTGAATCAATCTTGTCACCGGTTGCCACAGAACCTATTAACCCAGCACCTGTGCCACAGCAGGTGATTGATTTTGATCCGTTTGATCCCGAAGACACTCCAGAAATGAAAGCAGCCAAAGGACAATGGAAAGAATTAAATCCCAACGATACTTTAAAGAATCAACGTATCATGATGGCCAAGGGTATGATTGCTGAGTTGCCTTGGATAAAGTACTTGAAACCTGTGCCCAACTCCAGCTTTGGTCCTACGTTCCCAGCCACTCCCGAGCGTGGCGATAGCTTTGTCAAAACAGATGTCATACCCAATCAACTGTATAAATTCAACGGCAATACCTGGATTTTAGTTGACAAATCCACAATAGATAACTATACTTACGACACAGCATACATTGATCATTTGATTGATAAAATTGCCACTGGTGAATATGATCCTGATTTACTAAATCCAGGTGAACAAGAACAAGTAGCACAACGTTTACAAACCAAAACAAAATAACACATGAAATCAACTGAAAATATCAGCACCTGCAGTTTTTGCAACAAACACAAAGATGCAGTAACCAAACTTATTGTAGGTGAAGAAGTTGCAATTTGCAACGAATGCGTGGACTTGTGCCAAACATTATTGGTAGATCAACCTGAGGCAAAATCCGAAGAAGCTAGTCTTGACCCTAGAGAGATTAAAAATCATCTTGACCAATATGTAATTGGGCAGGACAATGCCAAGGTCATGCTGAGTGTGGCCATTGCCAACCACTACAAACGCATTAGAAACAAAGATGTCAACACTGAAATTGAAAAAGCCAACATTCTCATGCTTGGCCCCACAGGTTCGGGCAAAACATTGTTGGCTCGCACAGTGGCACGTTACCTAGATGTACCATTTGTGATTGCCGATGCTACTAGTCTAACCGAAGCAGGTTATGTGGGCGATGATGTGGAAAGTTTGATCAGTCGCTTGTATGCTGCCGCTGGGGGAGATGTTGAAAAAACACAACGCGGTATTGTGTTTGTAGACGAAATTGATAAAATCAGCCGCAAAAGCGAAAGCACCAGTATCACACGAGATGTATCCGGTGAAGGCGTACAGCAAGCCTTGTTAAAACTAGTAGAAGGCACCAAGTGTCGCATCGTGCCACAAGGTGGCCGCAAACATCCAGGCGGCGACAACATAGAAATTGACACACGCAACATTTTGTTCATTGCCGGTGGCGCATTTGTTGGGCTAGACAACATTGTTAAAAGTCGTGTTCAAGGCACAGGCATTGGGTTTGGTGCAGAAGTAAACAGCAAAACAGCCGGAGATCTACACATTGACAAAACCACTCCTGACGATCTTGTGAGATTTGGACTTATTCCTGAGTTTGTGGGAAGGTTTCCTGCTTGGGTCGCACTACGAGAACTAGACAAAAAAGATCTTGTGAGAATCCTTAAAGATGTCAAACATAACTATGTGAGTCAATATCAATGGTTGTTCAAACAGGACAATGTTGAACTTGAATTTACATCTGACAGCTTGGAGTTGATTGCAGAACGCACACTCAAAAACAAAACAGGCGCACGTGGATTACACAGTGAACTAGAGCGTGTGCTAATGCCACACATGTACAACCTAACACGCTATCGTACCAGCGGCATTAGCCATGTGGACATTGATCAGAATTTGGTAAATATTCCCAAGGAGCTTTAATGCATTTATGGAAAAATTACACGGCAGATCAGTACTAGTCACGGACGGAAATGTTGATAGGGCATTGCGTAAATTCAAAAAGAAAATACAAGAAACAGGTTTGTTAAACGAACTTAGAGATCGAGAATTCTACACCAAGCCCACAACTCAACGCAAACTCAACGCCAGTGCTGCCAAAAATCGCTGGAAGAAAAAACTTCGAGACCAACAGTTACCTAAAAAACAGTTCTAATGTACATAGAGTTTTGTATCCCCAGTGGCGGAGGCGGCATGCCAGCACAATATGTCAACTACTGGTTGAAACAAAATTTAGAATCTTGGGCCAAACGCTACAACGTTGAATACCAAACCAAGCATATCAAATACACTGTACGAGTAACGTTTGATGATGACAAATTGTATGATTTTTTTGCCATGACCTGGCACCCAAAAAGCCAACACATGCAATCTGCTCTTGAACAATATCGCCTAATTGAACCAATGAAACTTGACAGAAGTTGAGATTTCCTGTATAAATATGTTTGTAGATGCCGATGGTCGGGTCTACATTTAACTAGTCATCTTGCTTAATAAAGGAGAAAACAAATGACAAAAACTCTCACCCTTCGTTCTTTCGATATTCCCGCAATTCACAAATTTGGTATCGGGTTCGATAACATGTTTGATGAACTCATGCGTGTGAGTGCCCAACAAGGCAGCACCAACTACCCACCTTATGATATTGTACAAGTCAACGATGACGAATACATGATCAGTGTGGCTGTGGCTGGATTTGGGTACGATGATCTCTCAGTGACCAAGGATAAAAAGATTTTAGTTATCGAAGGCACACACAGTCGTGAAACTGTGGAAAATGAAGATTCAACTGCAAAATACCTGCACAAAGGAATCAGTGAGCGTAGTTTCCGTAGAGAATTTCAATTGGCGGATCATGTGGAAATTACCGGAGCACACCTTGAACTTGGTATCCTAAGTGTTCACTTAAAACGTGAAATACCTGAAGAAGCCAAGCCAAAGACCATTGCTATCACATACACTTCCTAATATAATAGTGTAAATACAGTGACGGCACTGTGTCGTCACTGCAACAGGGAAAATCATGTCACAATCAGAAACACGTACAAAAATTAAACCAAGTGAACAACTCAAAGAGCCACCAATGTACAAGGTCATCTATCTAAATGATAACCAAACCACAATGGAATTTGTGATCGAAACCTTGATTGAATTTTTTAATTACAACACAGACACAGCGTTTACCATCACAGAAGACATTCACAATGCTGGATCAGCATGTGTTGCGGTGTTGCCATACGAGATTGCCGAACAAAAAGGTATTGAAGTAACCCTGGCAGCCAGAAATAATCAGTATCCTTTGCAGATCAAACTTGAGCCTGATCAGGCCTAAAACTCCACAGTGATTCGGCGAGGGTAGTACACATGCTGTCCGTACTCGGTATTGCCGCGGCCACGACAATGATTGAGATATCGGATGTTGTCGCGAATCTGATCAATAGGACTATGATAGTGCCCAAAACACCAGGTGTGTATTTTTCTTTCGGTATCTACCATGTGCGCCTGGCGCATGAGTTGGTTGCCCATGGTGTTGCATCTCCAGGTGCCTGCTAGATTGATGTCGTGACTGATCAGCACAGGATCAGGCACAGTGTGTGTTATCATTACAATTTTTTTAACATCCTGGTGTGTTTGTAATCGTTTCACAGAGTTGATCATGTACATGGCATCAGTTGTGGCCATCCTACCAATGGTTTTTACAGTGTCGCCGGTTAATTTGAATTTGTCTTGATACCACTGAGCACTTTGTGTGGGATCAATGGTTGGGTCAAAATCAAAACCAAACCAGCCATTGGTTCCCAGTATAGCAACACCGTCAATCACAACCACATTGTCCTGTAGGTAAACCAAATTGGGGATCTTTTCAAGTCGTGTTACCAAATCAGCATAACTGTAGGTCAGGTTGTTGAGATAATTGGTATGTTCATCATTGCCATCAATGTAGAAAACAGCCTGGTAATTTTTGCCCAGATGTGTAAGAACCTCCACTAGATCATTACGATCCATGGCTATGTCCCCTGCAACCACAGCAACAGGGCTAGTGGCAATACCCGTCCAGTCAAATCGTGGCCAGGTATCAACGTGTAAATCAGAAATTAAATCAAAGCTAAATGTCATCATACATATTTAAAAGGATTTAACATGCACATTATTTTTGGAGACGCTGTCAAAGAAATACCTGACAGCTATACTGTGTTAGAGCTCGACACAATAAACACCAACGGAACTGTGGTCACAGCCTATTGTGTGGTAGAAAAAATACCATTGCAAGAGTTTCCCTTGATTGATGCTCATATCAAACTACATGAAGATGTGATCAAAAACTACCGCCTGCAACACTGGGATTACTGTGAAAAAGCCATTGATGCGCTACAAGGCAAGTGGAACGGAGAAGTTGACAGCTTTTATCAAACGCTACTAGAGCGTATAAAAACTCTTAAAGAATCTGTGTTGCCTGATAACTGGGATGGCGTTGTAATCAAAAACACCTAGTAAATAAAACTTCCGGGCAAATGTAAATACCCAGGAGGAAAATATATGAGTTGGTTCAAAAGAAAACCGCATTTAAAAGCGCCGCCACAACAGCACCCGCATCACATCAGTCCAGCCACTGCAAAAGCACTGGAAAAAGCCAAAGAATCTGCGCCAAAAAAACAACCCGCCCCACCCGCTAAATAATTGATTAACAGGGGTCCAGAGTGAAAATAGCACGAGTTTTAATGGTCGGGGCACACCGCATTGGTGCCGCATGTTTGAGTCTGCAGTTTGATCATAATCTTAATAAATTTGACAAGACTTATGTGGTATGTCCACTTCCTGGCGATCGACTACAAAAAGTATTTGAAAAATACAACATTGACACCCAAGGATTTGAATATATCAATGACTATGACCTAGTGAAAGAATTTCCTTTGATTTCCAATTGGTATCTCACAGGAGAGTATCGTGGCACTTGGTTGATACAGCAGGCCATGAAGTTTTACATGCTTGATAAAATTGATGCAGATGTGGTATTCATCCACGATGCTGATAGTTTTTGTGTTGAGCCCTATGAGTGCGTGGTAGATGATAAATTAAATTTGTTTTATCTGCCAGAAACCACACATGCCTGGGAATACTACCGAGCATTTGAGAATGTAACAGGATTGTCGAGACAGAGTACGGACTGTTATATTACAGAAATGATGCCAGTTTTTAAACATGACTGGAACAATTTAAAAACACTGATTGCCAGCAAGTTTGACCAACCTTGGTCCAATGTGTTGATTGAGCAAACCCCTTGGGATCATGTGGGCAACATCAAATGGTTCAGCGAGTATGAATTCTTGGGCAACTGGACCACTAGTCAACACAGCGATTATATTCGAACTCAACAACACAGATACGATTATAAAAAGCTAGAAGATCTTACCTATCAAGATTTCCCTACCGGCATCAACTGTGTGAGTGATAAAAACCCATTTGGTAATATATTACCTTTTGATTATGGCACCGATTCAGTGATGAACTTGGATACCGTGCTGGATCGTTTACAGCGCCTGGGCATATTACCTGATTAACTGCTCAACCTCGTCCTGGTGTTGCATGCTTTCAAGTAATATTGCATCAGCCAATTTGAATTTTTCTGGACTATGAGTCCATGCCTGCCGAAACTCCAGCCAGTAACGCCCAGTTTTGTATTGTTCAATGATACTCAGTCCACGATTCAGGTTGTTGATAAATTCATCAAATATACTCTGTTGCCATCGATCACTGAAAAATAATTTTTTATTGTAATCAGCAATCTCATACAGGCGGTGCCACAGCTGATGTTTTTGCTCTAGCGGCAACTGACTAATTCTTTTCATTTCGGCACATATGCTGGCTAACCGTTTTGCAGGATCTTGAATGGCATCGTAGCTTTCGTCAATCATGCCAGCAAATGTTTTAAATCCATAGTTTCTAAGATATTGCAAACTACCTGCTGTGGCAGCCAATATAAATGGTCGTCCACATGCAATTGGCCGCAAGGACTTTTCGGTCAGGTGCCATCGTGCATCGTCAAACAATGTTTCTAGTACTACTTCTATAGCAGTAGTGCTATAGTCCAGAGTGGTGTAATCTGCGCTGGCAGTGGCGTCAACTTTGCATGGTTCAAAATAATTTTCCAAGTCTCTAGATTGTACAGTGAAGTCTGAGTTTTTGGGCTGAAAGGTAGTATAGTGCCCACTCTCACAATGTGAATTAAATGTCATTTGACATTGATGTTGTAAATTGTGTTCTACCAACAGTTCGGTAAATTTCAGTCTATATTCCCGGGTACCGGACCAGGCACGATTGTACACTAAAAAATCTTTTTTGATTTGATTAAAGTTTGGCACCAGTCCGTAATCATTGGGTGCGTATCGATACCAGTCTGCGGCAATGGCAGCATGTGCCCACCAATATACTCCGACAAAATCTGCATTTTCGTACTGTGTTAGATTACTACTGTTCTGTTCACTGTGTACCAGCAACGTTTTATCATACACACTGTGTCTGGTGCCAATGATTGAACGGAGATTTTGGTCAGTGACTAGTTTTTTTATTCTAGTCATGTTGTCCGGGTTATTGGCTATAGAGGGTGCATGCTTGACAAAATAATCCATCATGATGTCATGTGTGTATTGATCAAAAAACAGCGGCTCTTGATCATGACACAATGCACCAGGCTTTTCAATCTGATGCCGCCATCCGTGCTGTTTAAAATTGTACAAGGGCAACAGATCTACCAGATTTTTTGAGCCATGGGGATAGAAGCGATAAATTAATATGTCATGGTTGCATAAACCGTCTAAGTGATTGTATAATCTATCTAAAGGAACACTCATAGTATGAAAAAAATTGGATTTATTGGTATTGGTAAACTTGGCCTTGATTGCGCTGAAGTTATGGCAGAGAAGCACATGGTGCGGGGTTATGATATTTACCCACGTACCAGTGACACTGTAAAAGTTTGTGGCATTGACGAGCTGGTAAAAATGAGCGAATGGATCTTTATTGCTGTGCCAACCCCGCATGCAGAAGGATACGATGGATCCGTGCCATCAAGCCACATGACTCCCCGAGACTTTGGACATGATGCTGTGATTGATGCCATCAATAAAATCAATCAACATGCTCAGACCAGCAAGAAGGTTGTGCTTATCTCTACTGTGCTACCAGGCACCACACGTGCCAAGTTTGTTACATTGCTGGACAAGAAACATCAGTTCCTGTATAACCCTTATCTAATTGCCATGGGCAGTGTGAAGTGGGATATGGCCAATCCAGAGATGGTCATCATTGGCACCGAAGATGGTGAACTCACAGGCATTGCTGGCGAACTGATTGAATTGTACAAGACCATCATGAACAACGATCCTCGTTATGAGATTGGCACATGGGACGAATGTGAAGCCATCAAGATCTTCTATAACACATACATTTCTGCCAAGGTTGGCATTGTGAACATGATCCAGGACTTTGCCATGAAGATTGGCAACATCAATGTTGATGTTGTTACCAATGCCCTGGCACGAAGCACCATGCGATTGCAAGGTCCCAAATACATGACAGCAGGCATGGGAGATGCAGGTGCATGCCATCCACGAGATAATATTGCCCTGCGTTGGTTGGCAGAACACTACGAAGTGGGCTATGACCTGTTTGACACAATCATGCATGCTCGTGAAATACAGGCCAAGAATCTGGGCTTGTTCTTGGTTGAACAAGCCCGAGCCACAGGATTACCAATTGTGATTCATGGCAAAGCCTACAAGCCCGACGTTGAATACTGTATTGGTTCATACTCTACCTTGGTTGGACACTATGTAAAAGAAGCAGGCATGCCTGTGGTATATGTTGATCCGCTGGCAGACAACCAGGATGAAGTGGTTGCGGAAGTCACAGGACCTGCTGTGTTTTTATGGGCACACAACCGCAAGATCACCTACGAGTACACAGGCGAACAACAAGACACACAGGCCTATTGTGATATCAAACCAGGTTCGGTTATTGTTGATCCTTGGCGTAAACTGGCATCTACCGCAGATTACCGAGTAGTACACTATGGCAACACACGTGGTCAGTAAATACAATCTTCCAGTATTCTGGAACGATGAGTACAAGACTCTTGACTATGTTCAAGAGCCTTTTAATGACCCTGTTAGTGTAGAACGTTGGCTTGAACAGGGCTACACCAACAAAATCACAGGCGATCTGTGCGACATGCGTCACCGTTTGCCCGTATGGACAGAAAGATTTATCAAAATTTATACTGAACTGGGATGGAAGGACATTGGACTTGCATTCTATCGCATGCCCACAGGAACAGTGATGCCGGTTCACAGTGACTTGTACAAACGCTATGTTGAACTGTTTGACTTGAAAGGCAAGGAACAGTCAATTCGCCGTGCGTTGGTTCTGATGGAAGACTGGAAGTCGGGGCACTATCTTGAAGTCAATGGGCATCCTTATGTGAATTGGCAAGCAGGAACCACAGTGGAGTGGCAATATGATACTCCGCACTCTGCAGCCAATATTGGTCTAGAAGATCGTTATACATTGCAAATTACTGGACACATATGATAAGTTCACACAATGAATGGGACCCATTAAAAAAGATTGTGGTAGGCACAGCTGATTATGCCAACTGGCCATTACACGATCCTGTTTTTTCAAAGGAAAGTGAAAAGACCAGCTGGAAAGAAACTCCAGTACCCAGTGGCCCTGTGCCACAATGGATCATTGATGAAGCCAACGAAGACCTTGACGGCCTGGCCAAGATTTTAACAGATCAGGGTGTGGAAGTTGTGCGCCCAGAACCCTTGAACTTTCAAACACACGATGGCATGTACAATTACTGTCCCAGAGATAGATTGTTGATTGTTGGGGACAAGGTCATTGATACTGCCATGATGTATCCCTGCAGAGACATGGAACTACAATGCTATCACGAAATACTTGGAGATGCAGAAGTAATCACCATGCCTAGAGATCAAGGTCTTGTGCTAGATGCAGCCAACATACTACGTCTTGGACCCAATAAGATGTTGTACTTGGAAAGCGCAAGCGGCAACAAAGCTGCCTACTATTGGTTGTTGGCCAACTTACCTCCCACCACCAGCATTGAGCTGTGTAATTTTTACGCTGGAGTACACATTGATTCGACCATTGTGCCCTTGCGTGAAGGTGTTGTCATGTTGAATGCCAGCCGTGTGAGTTTTGACAACGTTCCTCGAGCATTTGACGGCTGGCAAAAGATCTGGGTTCGTGACGTGGTAGCACAAGGATTTCATGAATACCCTTATGCATCAAAATGGATTGCAATGAACCTGTTGGTAGTGGACCCAGAAACTGTTATAGTGGACCGGCACCAAACCGAATTGATCAAAACCTTGGAAAGTTACCGATTCCGAGTAATTCCGCACGAATTACGTCATAGTAGGACCTTGGGCGGTGGATTTCATTGTGTTACATTAGACCTAATTCGGCAAGCAAGAAGTTGACTTTTTGCACAATTGAGTATATAATACTCATATGAACACACGAATTGGCTTTTGTTGCAAGTGGCTTAATGATCCGTACGAATGTGGCGGCATGAAAGTTAACGCAGTGGACCGTGACCTAAACGGCAGATCAACTACCATGAGATGGCTTCGCGAACATGCGTCCGAAGCCGACCAGCGTCAATGGGACATCATGAATCACAATGCGTCAGCGGCTGTGAGAATGATTGAACGTGTGGCCACACTACCGCCTGAACGTAGAATGGTACGACTTGGCTCAGAAATGCTACAAGGCTACACCGAACCCAACTGGATTGCTTGGTGGCAACGTCAGGAAATACAAGATCACTGTGCAAAGATCTTTGCTCCAATTGGTGAAGCCGCACGTAAATATGGTGTGCGTTTGAGCTTTCATCCTGGCCAGTTTTGTGTGCTAGCAAGCGAAGCAGATGAAATTGTAGAACGTAGCATACTGGAATTTGAATATCACGTGGATATGGCACGTTGGATGGGTTATGGTAGCACATGGCATGACAACGGGTTCAAGATCAACGTACACTTGAGCGGTAAAGGTGGACCCGCTAAATTCTTGCGTACCTTGGGTAGACTCAGTCCCGAAGCAAGAAACTTAATTACCATCGAGAATGATGAGATGACAAATGGACTTGACACTACTTTGGCTGTGGCTCAGCATGTGGCTCTTGTATTGGACCTACACCACCACTGGATTAACTCGGGGGAATACATCTCCGCGCAGGACAGTCGTGTCCAGCGGGTTATTGACTCTTGGCGCGGCGCTCGTCCTGCACTTCATTACAGTGTTAGTCGCGAGGACCTTTTGGTTGACCATGACCGAGGAACTAGACCCGATCTTGCTGAACTTCTTGCTAGAGGTTATAAGAAACAGAAACTTCGAGCACACAGCGACTTCTATTGGAATGACGCTGTGACCGACTGGGCATTGACTTTTGCTGATGCATTTGATATTCAATGCGAAGCCAAAGGCAAAAACCTTGCCAGTGAACAAGTTTATGAACAATATATTTCTCAGCACTCTTGAATGGATACGTGATGATTTTAAGTCTCACCCAGTTCGCTTTGTTGTTGAGCTTGTTGCTTGGGCTACTAGTGTTGGTTGCAGTATTACTATGGCACTCACAGTCCCCAATCCACCGCTTCTTGCTATGTATCCTGTTTGGATCTCTGGCTGTGCCATGTATGCTTGGGCTAGTTGGTCTAGGAAATCTTTTGGCATGCTGGCTAACTATCTACTGTTGACCACCATTGACAGTGTGGGCTTGGCACGAATGTTAACCTAGCATGCAATAAATAGGTGTAATGAAAACCATTGCCCTATTTGTACACCAACCCAAATGCTCTGTACAAAGTGCTAACGGAATTATCGAAGCATTGAGCCCGCACTATCGATTCAAAATCTTTACCCGCCACGAAGTTGAGCGGGATTTTTTTGACGATGTGGATGCTGTTTGTTTCCCCGGTGGCATAGGCGATGCCAGCAGTTTTGATTACTTGACGCGAGAGAATATCACCAAGATTCAAGCCTTTGTGAGCACAGGCGGAGCATATATTGGCATCTGCATGGGTGCGTATTGGGCCAGCAGCAACTACTTTGACATACTCAAGCATGTTGATGCCAAACAGTACATGCGCAGACCCGGTACAGACACACGCCGACCACATGCTAAAAACATTGACATAACCTGGAACAATGATCCAATGAAGATGTTTTGGTATGATGGGTGTGCTCTGGTTGGCGATGAGTCAAAGTTTACAACTGTGGCCCGCTATACAGGAAACAACGACCCAATGGCCATCATACAAAACCGCATAGGACTAATAGGGTGTCATCCTGAAAGCACACCGCATTGGTATGAATCTTACAGTTGGATGCGTAGTCGATATCATGATGGTTACCATCACGCATTATTATTAAATTTTGTCAACAGTTTATTAGTGTAACAAAATTGTAATAGTCTTCGTCTTAAATACTTGATGAAGACATATCGCTCAATCTTTGTTAGTGATGTCCACCTTGGAACCAAAGATTGTCAAGCCGATCGTCTCAACAACTTTCTCAAACACAACTCCTGTGATACCTTATACCTAGTAGGTGATATCATTGACGCCTGGCGCATACAACAAAACCGCTGGCGTTGGAAGCAGAGCCACACCAACGTTGTTCGTCGGGTGTTAGGTCATGCCAAGCGTGGTACTAGAGTTGTTTATGTAGCAGGCAACCATGACGAGTTCCTGAGACCAATGATACCATATGGTTTCAGTTTTGGACTTGTAGAAATACACAATCAAATTGAACATATAGGTGCCGACGGCAAGCACTATCTAGTCACTCACGGCGACTTGTTTGATGGTATAACAAGACTGGCACCATGGATAGCATTCTTAGGAGACAAAGCGTATGACATCGTTCTTACTATCAACTCTAAGTACAATTGGTTACGTCATCGCATGGGTTTTGGGTACTTTAGCATTAGCCAGTTTCTTAAGCACCGAGTTAAAAAAGCTGTAGACTTTATGTTCAAGTTTGAAGAAAATCTAGCAAACTATTGCAAGAAGCGTGGGTACGATGGAGTAATCTGTGGACACATACATCATGCAGAAATAAAAGAAATCAACGGTGTTATGTATATGAACGACGGAGACTGGGTTGAATCGTGTACTGCCTTAGTAGAACACTGGGACGGACATTGGGAAATAATTACCTGGACCAAGGAGACAGACAATGTGGGTATTGATACTACTGGCAGTTCACTTAAACGACTCAAAAGACGTGCCGGGCCGAATTGAATTGCTATTTCAGGATCGCGCCACATGTGAACAAAGTCTGCAGAGCATGACATATTGGTTGAAGTTTAACCAATTCAAAATTGAAGGAAGGTGTGTGAAAAAATGAAACTCAGCGATAAAATTACTATTGTAGTACCTTGCAAGAATGAAGAAAACTATATTCATCATTTGTTGGATGCCTTGCGTGGCCAAGACATTGGCAACACCAGAATCATCATAGCTGACTGTTCCACTGACGCAACTAGACAAGTGATACAAGATAATAGTGCAGGACTGAATGTTGAAATCATTGATGGTGGTCCCGTGAGTATAGCCAAGAACCGCGGAGCAAGATTAGCAACCACTCCATACATCTTGTTTATTGATGCCGATGTACGCTTCTTTAAACCCACAGTTATTCAAGATGCTGTCAACGCCATTGAACAAAAGAACTTGGATTTAATAGGATTGAAAATTAAATGTTATGACCAAGATCCAAGAGCAAAGATAGGGTTTATTATTTTTAATACTATAAATCAAGCATTGAAATATTTCTCACCTTTTGCAGTTGGTGCATTCATGCTCACACGCAAAGATCGGTTTGAAGAATTTGGCGGTTTCCCTGAACAGCTTAGTACCTCTGAGGACTACTTCCTATCAAAGAAATACAATCCCAGAAAGTTTAAAATCATCCGACACCACCTTGGGCAAGACTCGCGCAGATTCAAGAAGATGGGATATTTAGGTATGGCCAAGTATTTGGTGAAAAATTTTGTCAATCGTAATAATCAAGCATATTGGCACAAATCAGATCATAATCGTTACTGGATGTAACATTACTGTAACTATCAATCACGTAAATAACACTGTACCATGTCGGTACGCACTCATAACACCTTAAGGAGAACCCATGAGATTAGAAGACCTAGCCACAAGATTATCGGCTGTTGAAGCCAAGTTAGCTACCCTAACTGGAACCACAGTTAACACAGACAGTGCCACAAGCATTGAAGAACTAGACACAAGACTATCCATTGTTGAAATTCAAATTGAGCAGTTAATTGCTGTAAAAACACAACAACACGTTGACGCTATTGTTGCCGCAGCCGCACAAGCAGTTGAAAGCATCCAGGACGCTGTTGCAGAAGTAGTTGCACTTTCTCCAAGTGCAGAAGTACCAGCAGCCGCTGACATTGTGGCTGACGTTGTTCAAACTCAAGCAGAAGCACCGGCTGTAGAGCACTCAGAAGTTGCTGACATTGTTTCAGCCGCTGTTCAAGCAGTTGTTGCTGCCGAGCCAGAAGTTGTCATTGATACAGTGGCAATTACAGAAGCTATTATAGCCGCTGTTGCTGATGCACCTTTGCCAACCAAAGCAGGAAATTCCATAGCAAATCAAAATATCTGCGCACCTGGCAATGAGCGAGTATGGTTATACCAAGGCAACATGAGCTCTACTCAGTGGGAAGATACACTGTTGATCAAGAGTGGTTACACTTGGTTTGCTCCAGAAGCAGACGTGACTTCTGGTGTTGTTATTGATGGTGATAGCCATGATGGAATCTATCACATTACTGTGGCCGATGCTGGTGGTAATGTTGTCATTCCAACTTCTGGCAAAGTATATACTTTTGTTCCACCAGCATCTGCAACAGAACCAGCACCAGAAGTGGTGCAACAGGTTGTTGACGCAGTTGTTGAAATCATTGCTGCCGCAACAGGTGTTGACACAGTTGCTCCTGAAATTGTACAACAAGTTGCTGATGCAATTGCAACTCCAGCAGATCCAGCACTAGACGCTATTGAAGCACGTTTAAATGTTGCTGAAGCCAAAGTTGATACCTTATTGGGCAAGTGATCAACAGTATTTTTAAACCGGGCACAAAATAGCGTGCCGCTGGATTTGCGTAACCAGCACTAGCACCTTCGGGTGCTTTTTTATACTCACTAAATCTTTGTTCTAGTGCAATAAATATTAACATAATAATAACTATAAGGTGAGTAAGATGATAAAAAGAATTGCCCTAGGTCTGGCCAGCCTTGTGCTGGTAGCAGTTGCCACTGCACAAACTACCACTACGTCGGGTACAACTGGTGGAACAACCACAGGTACTAGTACGCTGATCAATCAAAATTCATCATTGACCGGCGGATACTCTTCAACCAGTCTAGTAGACACCAACAGCACCAGCAACAGCACCAGCTTGGTTAACTCAAACAGCAATACCACCAGCAACAGCAACAGTACCAGCAACAGCACAATCAACAGTACCAGCACAAACAACAACAATAACAACAGCACCAGTACCAGTGTAAACACCAACAACAATATTCAAAGCGGTACGGTGACCAACAACAACAACAATGTCAACAGCGGCACAATGACCTACAACAACAACAATGTGAACTCTGGTACAATGACCTACAACAACAACAATGTCAATACTAGCACCAGTGTAAACACCAACAACAACAACAATGTCAACACTGGCACGATGACCTACAACAACAACAATGTGAGCACAAGTAACAGCACCAGTGTAAACACCAACAACAATATCAACACTGGTGACATGACCTATAGAAACATCAACACAAGTACCAGCACAAGTACTGCCACCAACAACAACAACAATGTGAACACAGGCACGATGACCTACAACAACAACAATGTGAGTACCAGTGCTGCCACAGTTAACAATAACAATGTCAGCTCCAGCACTGCCACCAACAACAATGTCAACACTGGTGACATGACCAATAGAAACATCAGCACTTCATCTAGTACTGCCACAAACACCAATATCAATCAAAATGCAAACGTAAACACCAACATTCAAGCAGGTGAGTTGACCAACAAGAACATCAACACCACTGAGATTACACAGCGAGTTATTCAACCACCTCCAACAGCAGTAGCACCAGCTATGTTGAGTGGCGGCAACGCTGACCTATGCTCAACTGGTAGTAGTGGCAGTATACAAACACAGGTATTTGGCATAAGTTCAGGTGGTACCATGCGTGATATGAATTGCGAACGTCTAAAGCTATCCAAGACTCTGTACGACATGGGCATGAAGGTTGCCGCAGTTGCCACAATGTGTCAAGACCGTCGCGTGTTTGATGCCATGTTGGCTGCTGGAACACCTTGTCCATACGAAGGCAAAATTGGTGAGCAGGCCCGAGCACAATGGGATGCAAATCCAGACAAGATCCCAAAGATGCCAGAGGAAAAAATAGATGACACTTATAAGAAAATTGGTATTGGCGCTTTGCTTGGCGTTATTGTCAACAAGTTATTCTAACAGCCAACAAGTTGATACAACAGGTAACCTGACTAACTTTACTAATCAGGCCAACAGTACAACCTCTACTTGGCAAAATGCCGGCACAATTGGTCAGCAGTTGACCTGCTGGGAAGCTGGCGGCCCGGGCTATTGTGGACCATTGCCCAGAGTTGCGGCCTGGGGTGCAGGGTCAAATGTCATCAACTTCTCCTATGGGTTAACTGACTTGAATCAAGTGGTCAATATTAAAAACGCATTGCCCAATTCAGGCACAGGACTACAAGTAAACGGATTTAATTTTACGTTCCAGGCCAAAAACGGCAACGGCTGGGACAATGGAATGACCGACACCTTGAGTGCTTATGTAAACATCTACAACAACACAAACTCAAAAGTATTGGAGAACTACAACTGGAATTTATCCTACAACACACAGGGGTGGAGAAACTTTGATCTCAGCAAGACTTTCACAAGCCCATATGGTGCTCCTGATTTAGGCAACGCCCAGTATGGATTTGTGGGCAAGGACAATAACTTTTGGGTTGGCCCTTATGGCCCTGAAATTATAAATGTTAATTTTGGTTTGAAGTATAGTGTTGATCCATGTGCCACCAATCCCTTGTACTCGCCTAGCTGTAAAGGATATGCAGACGCTCTTGCTAAATTGGCCCCAACACCGGTGGCTATAGCTACTGATGCACTACCACCCCCGCCCCCAGAATCTGGCCCACCACCACCAGGATCTCCACCACCTCCTGGCAGTCCTCCACCGTCAGATGCACCCATGGCAGGTCCGCCTCCACCCCCAGGAGCACCTGGCGCAGGCAATAATCCCAATGCACCACCTCCAGCAAATCAACCACCACCCGGTGGAGGACAACCGGCTCGTCCTGGTGAAACAAAAACAGCCAATGACAGCAAAGCGGGTCCCAGTCTTGGCAATGTACTAAGCATGATCAGCAGTAATCAAGCCAGAATTGGCAACGAAACAAAAGCAGTAGTTCAAGCCGCAGAGTCGGCTGCTGCCAAAGATGCACAACAGGCACAGTCGCAAGCCGAATCTGTGGCTGCCACAGCAGTGATGCAAAGTCAGTCAGATACTGCAACCACTAATAACAATAGCACCACAGCTAAATCTACCAGCAGTCAGACTCAGAATTCATCAATTGCATTGGCGTCGGCCACACAAACCACAGTGGGCAAAGTTGAAACATTGAAATCTGGCACCACTGCTCAAGAAGCAACCGCTGCATCTCAAGCGCCTGCAGGACAAATTGAAACACTAAAAGGTGCAACTCCTCCGGTGGTCACAACTGATGTGGCCACTGTGGCTTCTGCGCCAGCAACTAACACAGGCCCTGCACCACAGTCTGCGGTCAACACAGCAACTGTCCAACCCACTACTGGTGCAGTTGAATCTTCACGTTATGAGTTGTTTACATTGCGTGGCCCAACCAACACTGTTGAATTTGAAATACCGCAACTGGAAGGCATCAAGATAGGCACACGATCAGCACTGATGGATGCAATAGAACAGCAGCCGATGGTTCAACAAACCGCAACACAAACACAGTCAACTTCTGCGGTGAATCGCAATGTGCAGGCCAATGAACTAGCCGGAGGTGTTGACATTGCCAACATAGCACGTCAGCCTGCAGGCTATCAAGCATACTCAACTGCCATGCCTGATGTGGCATTTTATGCACCACGTGAAATATATCGTAATCAAGTCAACGTGGACAACGCAAGATTATTGCGTGGCTTGGGTAGTGATAGACTGCACCAAGAAATGGTTAACCAGCAGTATAAACTGGGAGAATAATATGAACGGCGAACGCATCTACAATTTAGTGTGTGAAGCGATAATAGTCGTGGGATTTGCTGTAGTAGGGTGGTATCTAATTTTAGGAGAATGAAATGACGGAAGAAATAAAAGACGTAAATGCCAAGGTTGATGAACTAGAAGCAGCCGCAAAGAAGTATGCCAGCAAAGACACAGTGATCTCAATTGGCGGGTACGAGTTTACACCAGCCAAGCTGATGGTGGCATTTACCATTGTGAGCTCCACACTGGGCGGGCTGTATGGCACATTTGAAGTGTACAAAGATTACATGGGTATGAAGAAAAAGATTGCCGAATACACTGCTCCGGACTTGAGTGGTTTTGACAAGCGACTGGCAGTGATTGAAGAAAACAGCCAAAAGACCAGCGACTATACTCGTGACATCAAGACGGATTTGAAGAACGATTTGCGTCGTAATGAATCAGTAACTGAGCAAGTAGAACGCAGTGTCAAGACAGCACAACGTGAAACTGAAAGTGAAATGCGTGACATGCGTCGAGCTGTGCGTGAAGATCTAGAAAAAGCTCGTAACGAAGCCAGTGTTATCCGCAAGGAAATGGCTGATGCTCGCAGAGAAATTGAGCGTGAAGTTGTTCAGCTAAAGAAAGAAGTTGATGGCAAGATACAACGAGCCATCGATAATCCATTGGCCAACAAGTGATCACACGCCTGTAAATGAATACGCAGAGCCACTGACAAACACGCCGCCTGTGATAGTGACTGTTTGACTTGGTGCATTTGTGCTGACCACTGTGGCACCTGGCAACCCAACCACAGTCCACCCGGCCTGGATATCATAATAACTTGGTGATGGAGTAGTTGCCCAACTGCCACCTTGAAAGAAGAATCCAACAGTGCCGTTGCTGCCTGCCACGTTCTGAAAACTTTGTGTTGTTTGTCCGGCATAGTTGCCTGGACCGATAGTCCATCCGCCTTGAATTGACCATCCGGGTCCAATTGATACTGGCATAATTTTTCCTTTGTGTAAAAGACTTACAGGGGAAAAATGCTACCACTTCCAGTGTTAATGTTTGTTTTATTTATGCTGATTTTTTAATTACCGCTTGAACAAGGCTGTCTATGCTGTTCACAATGGGCACACCTTGTTCACTAGCAATACCGATGCTTAGGGGCAATTCAGTACAGCCCAGCACAATAGCTTGAGCTCCATGTGTGATCAGGCTGTGAATCACCTGCATCAGCAATACCTGAGATTCCCCAATCTTGCCAGCCTTGATAAAGTCAATTGCAGGTTGTACAAAAAAGTCCATTTCAGCACGGTCAGGAACAATACATTTCCATCCCTGTTGCTCTAGTTTGTGTTGATAGATACCGTTGTCTATTGTGCCTTGTGTGCCCATGATGCCAATGGTGGTGTTGGCAAGTCCTAGTTCACGCAGTTGATCTGCTATGCTGTCCACTATGTGAGTGATGGGCACACCCATTTTTGCCATGTCATCATACCAATAGTGTGCAGAGTTGCAAGGGATCACAACATGATCACAGCCCACAGTTTTCAGTGCCTGTATGCCCTGCAACAACCACAGCATGGGTTGATTGTCACCGGCTTGCATGGCTCGGCTACGGTCAGGTATTCTTGGCTCGTTCCACAACACAAAAGGTATGTGTTCTTGATCGGTTGTGGCAGGCGTTTGTTTTATGAGTCTAGTCACAAACTCTGCTGATGCCGCAGGACCCATGCCACCTAGTATGCCCAATCGTTTCATACTTTGCTGTGTTGCAACAACAACACAGTGTTGTTGTGTTGATTGGGATGAAAATCTCTGCGCATGAAGCTCAACCAAGGTCCGACCAACCCAGTCACAAATCCATTTTTCCAGTTGAACAACACAATCACAGCATCTTTTGCTGTGCGCCATTTCCACAGTTGACGATCTGCACGTAGCAACACCAGGGTATTTCTGGCAATATCCCACACAAAGTTTGCAGTGGTCAACAGCATGCTGAGTCGCAGTTTACCGCCGCCAATGGCGTTGATAGTGTCCATGGCAACTGCTTTGTGTTCTATTTCTTCCACAGCATGCCAAGTCCACAACTGACGAAAGTGAGGATGCATGCTGTCCAACAGTTCAGGATGTGTCAACAAGTGTTCGGCAAAGATGGCAGTGATGTGCTCTAGACTCACTGTGCTGGCCAGTTGACCTTTTTTGCTGATTTTGGTTTTGATGTATTCTAGTTTGGCCAGTGCCAGTGCTTCCAAACGTTCAGCAGGCAAGCCTTGCTTGGTCAGCCAAAGATTGTATTGTTGGTGAGCATAACGATGCCAGTTTTCTTGTTTGACAAATGTGGCAATTGCTTGTTGTTGGTCAGCATCGGTGATTCTGTGTTGATAGTTTTTCACGCTGTCAATAAAGAAACGTTCACCATGTGGGAATGTGATGCTCAAGGCATTTAAAAAATGTGTTTTGAACGCACTGTTATCAAAATAGTATTTTGGTAATTCCTGTGTCCAGTCTTGCTTTAGTGGTTGTTCTTTGAACATATTAGTTAGAAGGTAATTGATCCTGACCCCACAGTGGTCCACTTGTACACTCTATAGCCACCGGCAACTGTGACAGTTGGGCTACCAGTAGTGGCAGTTGCGGCTGCATATGAGTCTGGGTAACGAATGATCACGATACCTGATCCGCCACCTGCGCCAGACCCGTCGTTTCCCGGAGTCCCGCCGCCTGAGCCACCGCCGCCTCCACCAGTGTTTGGAGTTCCGGCAGTTGCAGTGGTTGCTCCTGTTGCTCCTGCACCACCGCCACCTGCACCACCAGATCCAGCTGTACCACTGCCACCGCCACCAGCGTATCCACCGCCACCACCGCCACCTGCATAGGTTACAGATGTTCCAGATATTGAACTTGCTGTGCCTCCTCCACCATTTCCACCATTAGCTCCAGCATTGCCACCAACCGCACTGGCGCCGCCACCGCCACCAGCATGATAAGGAGGAGAAGTTGAACCTGATCCCCCGGAATTTCCTTGGCTTCCTGTCCCAGAACCACCCGATCCCGGCGCCGACACGCCGTACCCACCACCGCCACCAGATCCACCTGTTCCGCCGCCACTGGTACTACTGGTATATGAATACGCACCGGCGCCACCACCAATAGATGTTATAGTGCTAAAAATAGAATCACCACCAGATGCACCTGCTTGTGTGCTTGAGTTTGGTGCGCCACCTGCGCCAACAGTGACCGTGATGGGTGTACCACTGGCTACTGCAAATCCTGTTGCGGTTCTAAATCCACCTGCACCCCCGCCCCCGCCATGTCGTGTACCACCTGCCCCGCCACCGCCAACCACAAGATATTCAACTGTGGGCGTAACTGACGGGCCACCACCTGTGGTATCGCCAATGGCCCATGCACCTGTAATTGCCCATCCGGGCCCGATTGTGAATCCCATGCTTGTGTCCTTATTAGACTCTTATTTATTTTTTAAACAACAATGATGAAGCGATGACCAAGGCAGTCTGTGCAGCCTCTACGTCATCAGGCTGTTGTTTCCAACCCACGCTGATTTGTCCTATAAACACCCCGGGCTCGGCAGGCACACTGATACGGCACATGTAATTCACACCGTTTTCTCTGTAGGCAAATCCAATTAGACTTTGTGGTTTGAGATAGGGACTGCACGGTATTTTACCAGACATGAGTCCAATCACATCATTGTTGTTGTCGTAGTTTTTGCTGAACAAGCCCACATCCAGGCCGTCGTACTGCTTGATTCTGCCACCATTGCGTGTGGACACAAACACAATTTTTCTTGTGTTTACCAGGGTATTGACCTCCATGATAGACACCAGTTCTACATCGGTGTTTTTCAACAAGAAATTGTAGGCTTCTTCATATCGGCCATTCATCTTGGGCAGGGCCTGTTGGGCACGATATGTGGCCATCATGGCATCTTTTTCGCTGTAAACAAACCAGCCCACAAAGCCCAGCACACACAGTAATATTACTGTGAATAATCTAAAAGGACTTTGCCCGATCCAGTTTAGTATTTCAAGCAGGGCTTCTTTGATCTTGTCCATGTGCCTGTTCTTTGTCACAAACAAATGCTGTCACTGCTACGTTACCATGCACATGACTTGCTGTGCGAATCATGTCCATCAGAGGATCAACTGCAATCAACAGTACCAACACAGCTTCGCTGGGCAGTTTCAACAAGTCACAAACAACTGCTACAGTGGCCACTGTGAGAATACCTGTTGTACCTGCTGATGCAAGCCCTGCCAAGATACTACCAAATAGCACAACTAGTAATCCTGTTAAGCCTAGTGGTGCATCATAAATGTTGGCAATGAATACTGTGGCAATGGCATAGTAAACGATACTACCAATGCGATTAACAGTGAAGCTGAGTGGCACAGTTAGTTCAACGCCGCCCTTGTCAAAGTGTAGTTTGTGCAGGGCTTCTTGTGCGTATGGGATACAGGCCAAACTTGAGCGTGAACTCACAGCAACAATCAGTGTTTCTTTGGTTTCTCGGATCACGGTAGCAAGGCTTAGACCTGAACGTGCCCAGATCACAGCAGTACCTGCCGCAACAACCAACACCCCCCCAACAAACTGCTGGAACACAAAGTCAAACATGGTCATGAAGATGCCCACACCAACCTTGCCAACCTGCGATGAAATCATGGCCAACAGCGCAATTGGCAAGAAATAGTTTAGGAACTTGAAGATGCTGATACTGGCCTGTTGAATACTCTTTAGCACTTCCACCAACATCTTTTGACCTTCTGTTTTCAGGTGCCCCAGTGCCACACCAAAGATCAAACAAAAGATCACAATCTTTAAGCTCTCACCATTGTTTAGTGTGTTGAAGATGTTTTCAGGAATGAACTTTTCTGCCATCTTGCCTGCATTGACAGGTGGTGCAACAGGCATGGGCTCGTGTAAAGTGATATTCAAATCAGTACCACTGTCTTTGTTGTTGACCAGCACACCCAGTTGTGTTTTCTTCTCTGGTGTCATTTCTGTACCTGTGACCAGCACAGTGCCCACACCAATCACAGCGGCCAGGAACATACTGCCCACAAAGCCAATGATGATTTTGCGTATCAATTCTTGACTGCCTTCTTTCTGCAGTAGGCCAATGATACCCACCAGGATAGTGGCCAACAAGAATGGTAACACAACAACTTTGAGCAGGCTGATGTAGATGCTGCCAATGCTGTCAAGACCTGTGCTGAACTCTGGAGCATACACACCAGCTAGAATGCCCACAATGATTGAACCAAGTATGGTCCAGGGGCTGATCAAAAATGTTTTTAAATGTGCAGTTGTCATGGGGTGTCCTTATTTCTTTTCAGCTTTGTAGCGATCCATCAACTTCTTGGTGTCGATGTTGTTGTATTCATTTTTAATCACGTAGTTGACCACGCTCAACAGTTGAATAGCCCGGGGATTCACTGCCACAGCAATGTTGTCTACACTGTCAGAGATGGTGATTGACTTGGTAGTAATTGCCGCATCTGGCTTTTCAAATGCAATTTTCTTGATTTCAAATTCATCACGGTAAGCGGCAGCGATGTCGCCACGTGTGACTTTGTCAATGATCACATCCCACTTGTCTTCAGGCAGGAATTGTGCATTGGGAAAGTTAATTCTAGCAAATGTGTCATAACTGGAGTTGCGGATAAAACTTATCTTGCCGTTGAATTCTCTAATCACTTGATACACTTCTCTGCCCTGAGTATTCTGGCTCAACCATAGTCGATTCACAACTAAACTTTGGCGCAGTTTGATATAGGGATCACTGAATCTAACTACTTGTAACCGTGGACCAGTTACGGATAGTTTACTAACAGCAATATCTGCTCTGCCATCTCTGACCTGTTCTACAACTTCTGCGAAGCTTTCTGCGTCTCGTCTAAACTGTACAGGAACTCCAAGTAACACCCCAATGCGTCGAGCGATCTCAACGTCAAGGCCGTGTATGGTATCCTCGTCTCCGGAAAAGAATGGAGGATTGTCTTTTTTGGTCATTGCCACCACAAGCACATTGGCTTTTTTGATTGCGGCAATATCTGCGGGTAGTGGTACAGTTGATGTTGGTAACTGTGCAGAAGCAACAGTGGCCAACACAAGTAATACGGTGGCGAATAGTTTTTTCATTTGTATGTGTCCATAATGTAGGTATTTAATACCCAACGTTATTTATGTTTTTAGATGTTACAAAAAAAAGTCCCTTGCGGGACTCTTTTTATTTTGCCGCTGGCTTGGGTGCTTTTGGCTTGGGTTCTGCTTTGGGTTTTGCAGGTGCCCGGGGTTTTGGTGTTGCCTTGGGTTTTGCAGGTGCTTTGGGGACAGGAGCGGCAATTGTTGCCTCAGTCCCTGCTGGCACAACTTCAACCTTGGTTTCAACCACGGGTGCTGATTCAACCTTGGTTTCAGGTGCTGGTGCTTCGACTTTGTATGGTGCTTCGGGAATTGAAGGCTTGCCAAACAAGAATTCTTTGATTTTTGCTAACATAATGTTCTCCTATACAATTATTTATTAGTGATTGTTCACTAGAAAAAATTAAGATAATTGTTGCAGTGCAAGGTAAATAATGTTACAATAGAACATAGGGTGCTGAATAGGTCGGGCCTTATAGTAAACTCGCTTAAATTAGGAGAAAATTATGTTTACATTAGACGCAACAATCGACGCCGTTCAAACCGGTAAAAAACAATTTGTCAAGACATTTGTGCAAAACGAAAAAATTGCCGACGCAATGAACACTTTCATTGATGAGCAAGCCGCTTACACAAAGAAAGCTGCCAAAGTTGGCACAGACACATTTGCCACTTTGACCAGCGAAATGGTCAAAGCTTCACAAGAAGCCATGAAGTTTGACTACACCAAGTTTGGTGAAGGTATCATGAAGGCCTACTCTGCTACTACTTCTAAAAAGTAATTGCCCTGTACTTTTAACAAGTACTTGACATCTAATCCGGTTCGTGCTATAATAACGCATGTACCGGATTTTTTTATGGAGCAATTGTGAAACCTATAACTTTTGTATTACAAATACCCAGACTGCGTAGACGTGCTGTGGAGTTGTATAGCCGCGACACCCCGTTCAAATCACGTGCAGAAAAATCTAAAATAGTGTACAATCGCAAGATCAAACATCGCAACAAGGACAAAACATAATGGGCGGTAAAGCAAAATCAATCTATCTCACTGTACTCCCGAAAGGATCACACATGAGCGTGTTTAAAAAAATGTTCTTTGAGGCCAAGAGCTACAACGAATATGTCAAGTCGGAAGAGTTCAAGACCAAATATCCCCGAGAACAGTTTGATATTGTAAAAGAAACCTACTGACATGCACAAACGAATTCAAGAGCTTGCTCAAGAGGCAGGCATGTATGTTGACCTTGATGGCAAGCCTTGGCCCAAATGGATGGGTGCCGAAGAATGTGAACTAGCATACCAAAAGTTTGCCGAGTTGATTGTGGAAGAATGCACCACAGTGATTGACCGAAACCTGTTCCAAAACATTGGATGGAACACCAGCCGGGCTGTTAGACGTCATTTTGGTATTGATCAAGTTGACGAATAAATCGTTTTGCGTTACAATACACTATCTTAACCTTTTTGGAGATTGAAATGAAGTTCACAGCACTAGCCCTGGTATCCGCATTGACCATTGCAGGATGTTCTACCACAGCAGTTACCAACAGTAACGAGCAGATTCGAAATCAGAAGTTGTCCACAAGTTTTGTTGGTGAAGGTATCCGAATTGAAACTGACTGCAAGTGGTACAAGCCCTGGAAAGAAGACTGCGAGATTGTGAGCATTGAAGCAGTGGCAACTGCACCCACTTTTGGTAATACAGTGCCCAATCGTAAAAATGCACTCACAGTGGCCGAGATGAACGCCGGTGCCAATGTGTCGCACTTTATCAAACAAAACATCACCAGTTCAAGAGTCACATCTACCATTGCCAAAAACGTAGAGAAAGCCCGAGACAAGCTGAACACCAATCATGGCGACCATGATGTGGTTGAAATGTCAGACAAAGAAGCCCGGGCCACCAATGTGAGTGTGCGTGAAAACAGCAACGACACAGCCGTGCAATTGACTACTACTGTGCAGGCCAACAGTGCCGCAATCCTGCGTGGCTTCAAAGTGATCAAACAAGAAGTCATTGGCGCTCAAGAAGTGGCAGTGACTATTCGTTGGGACAAGAACAGCGAACGCACCGCCAAGCTGTTAGAAAGCAAATTTGGTGCTGGTCGTTGATTGGCCATGAAAAAGTTAATTATGGCAGCCGCCATGTTGTTGTCAACTGCGGCACAGGCACTGAATCCCAGCATTGTGCTCACAGTAGGCCAATGGGTACTCAAGAATTCAGATCGTGTGTACTACGTGCAAGTGGAAGGCCGCGGCTACACTGAAGCTGAAGCCAGACGCAATGGATTTGCACTGGCAGTGGAGCAGGCCGTGGGTACTCTGGTGCTAAGTGAACGAGAAGCGGTACAACAACGGCTGGCCAGAAATGAAATCACCAACTATAGCAGTGGCTACGTTGATAACTTTCAAATTCTAGACAAAACCATGCGTCACAACGAAGTCACAGTGACCATGGATGTGTGGGTGGCTCACAGTGCTATTGCTAACAGACTGTTTGGTCGATCAGAAGTAGCAGGCCAAGTTGATGGCGCAAGAATCGGGGCACAGGTGCAAACCATGCAACAGAGCTTGTCAGATGGTGATCAAATTGTGTCCCGGGTGTTGAAAGACTTTCCTCGACGTGCATTTGACATCTCCCTGAGCAATGCTCGGTTTAGAATGGATGCGGACCGGCGCACCCTACTTGAAATACCATTCGTGCTGAAATGGAACTACAACTACATTGTGAGCCTGCACGAAGCACTACAAGCTACATCGCAAAATCCGCGAGCAAAAAACTGTTGGAACTACAATCAGGACTGCGCCAATCAGACCTACATTAGAGTAGTGGCCAAAGACCCTGCAAGATTTGCCAAATGGGACAATACTCTGGGATTCAATGACTACCAAAAACACCACTTGGTTAATGACGCATTCATTAACTCAGTGCCAGTTATGCACTTGGTGATCCGGGATCCGCACAATCGCATTGTATTTCGGGACTGTTACAGATGGTCAAACATGACTTGGTCCAGCACCGAATCCTTTGTGGAAACACGCAACAACCAAATTGGGGTGTACGGCGATCTGGTGCGTAGCAGTAGAATTGTGGTGGATTTAGGGTGGGATTCCCGTGGAATAGACGCATTAAGCAACATTGAATTGTCAGTTGTCAAAGCTGACTCGTGCAAGGCATAAGTAATTATCTAAGCAGTTTATTGTTTAGATAATCATTTGTACATTATGGCACTAGATACTACCACAACCGAAAACTCTCACAGTCAAGACCTAGCCGATAACGGCATGTATGTTTTCATGGGCGAAGTAGACAATGAAAGCATCCGACCCATTATTGAATGGATCTTGCACGAAAACTTTGTTGTAAAGAAAAAGCGCAAAGAACTCCTGCTGATGATCTGTAGTGAGGGTGGCGATATGAGTGCCGCCTTTGCCTTAATAGATGTGATGAAGAGTTCCAACATCTTTATTAAAACCGTGGGCCTGGGGCAAATTGCATCAGCAGGCCTGTTGATCTTTCTAGCAGGATCACCGGGACGCAGAACACTCACACCTAATACTTCAATCATGAGTCATCAATATGCCTGGGGCAGTGACGGAAAACATCATGAGTTGTTGGCTACCATTAGAGAATTTGAACTCACGCAACGTCGCATGGTTCAGCATTACATAACCTGTACAGGATTGAGTGAAGAAGATATCAAGCAACACCTGTTGCCACCACATGATGTTTACTTGAGTGCCGAAGATGCCCTGAGACTAGGCATCTGTGATCATATCAGCCAGCTGGCTCGTTAACGTTTTCTACGCCCTGTAGTTTTTTCGTCAAAGTCAGGTTCTTTACCACGTGCGGCTCGGGCACCAGGGCCGCTGAGTCTAGGTGCTCGGCCAACCTGATCCAGTTGCTCAGTATCATCACCTGGGCCCATAAAATCACCCAGTTCGCCGGCCTCGCTGTCACCGGGTGCATCAGTAGTGGAACTGTTTTCTACGTTGGGAATGGCTCGGGGTTCTTTGTTGATGTTGAACACCAACTTGCCGCCTGAACTAGCAGTTGAGCTATAACTCTTTTGTGCTTCAAGTGTTACTTGAGTAAACAACTTACTGGGCCAAACTGTGTTGAATTCTAATACAAATTCGCCATCTTTGGTCTTGGTAGCATTGGTATACATTTGCACAAATGCCGAGTTGTTGAGAATGTCTGCTGCCGCTTCTGAGAAGTTGGTTTTTAAATTGATCTCGTTACACACCTTGTAGGCAATTGAACTAACCAGGTGGTTTAGTGGCACCACTTTGCTGGGGTCGTCTGCTGTGCGATCTTTGTAGAGTTTTTTGAGGTTGGGCGATATTTTGGTTTTGTCAATGTCAAAATTCTTGTCTCCGGCATACTGTTTAAGACTCATCACCTGTGGAATTTCGTCAGGGGTGATGATGCCAAATTGCACGCCAAGATCCAGCGGGCCAGAGTCGTGATTGCCTTTGTCAATGGTTTTGAGAATGTCAATAACATCACTATAGTTGGCAGCAAACTCCGTCATACCGGCTGCTTCTAGTTCACGTACTGCCACCAACAAATTGATCGAGCTGGCCATGGCGCCCTTGGCGCCCTTGCTTGACAACTTGATTTGTTTGCCTTCAGGACTGACCAACAACGAGTCATACAGTCCACCGGACACGTTTTGATTAAAACTTACAACACAATCAGAGAATCCATTTCTACCCATGAACAACTCAGCTGCCTTGGCAGCATTGCCCTTGACCTGACCACCGTTGATCAACACACATGGTTGTAGCATTTCACAGAAGTAATCTCGAAATCCTTTGAAGTCCATGTTGCCACCATCTACTGCGGTAGGGAAACGAGCAGAATTCATCACAGTGGCAGCCGCTTGATATTCAGTGCTTTGGTTGCCAAATTTAGCACCAATCTGTGCCAGGATGCTTTCGGGCGTTTGACTTTTGAAATTGGTCAATACATCACTGGGTTTGTACCCTGCCTTCTCTTTTGATCCACGAGCATCAGTCTGGCTGAAGTTGCCGGGAATGTCCTTGGTCTGGAAAAAGGTATTTTGTGTTTTTACTGGCTTGATCTCTTTGGTAAATTTTGCTAGATATCTAGTGCCCACAGCAGTATCAAATGCCGCAATACCAAATGCTCGCATGCCAGCATTGGGTTGATTGACCTTTTCAATTGGGTGTCCGGCAGCTTGCTCCACTTCAGACCAGGCTGCCATAAATTCATCGGGTGTGGCATAACTGCCAACTTCCGGGTAGAATGTTAAAGATTTAAACACAATCTTGTCGTCGGCAGTGTCACCTCTGGAATAGGTCTCGCCAGGTGCTCGGCCACTAAGCCCACGGGCTTCGGTTAATGAATCGAGTAAATCAAGTAGGTCTCTCATTGTATTTCCGTAAGAATTATGTTATACTTATGCAAGAGCATTACATAACACAGGAGAATTTATGCCCAGTTTGATCCCAATGGTTGTAGAACAAACCTCAAAAGGCGAGCGCAGTTACGACATTTACAGTCGGCTGCTTCGAGACCGTGTCATCATGTTGGACACCGAAGTAAGCGAACACATAGCCAGTTTGATTGTGAGTCAATTGTTGTACCTTGAAAGTGAAGACCCTGACAAGGATATTTCGCTATATATAAACAGTCCCGGCGGTAGTGTCACTGCTGGACTTGCAATCTACGATACCATGCAGTTTATCAAACCAGACGTTCATACCATTGTTATAGGACAAGCTGCCAGCATGGGCAGTTTCTTGGCACAAGCAGGTGCACCGGGCAAGCGTTTTGTGCTGCCTGAAAGTCGCACCATGATTCACCGTGTGAGTTCAGGTACTCCCAGCACACGTGGCTCAATCCATGTGCAGGAACTGGAGTTTGAAGATGCTCGCAGAATGTTTGAAGAATCAAAACGCATCAACCAACGTCTTACTGAATTGTATGTCAAACACAACACAGCAGGCAAAACCTATGAAGAACTGTACGAGGCCATGAAGTTTGACACCTTCTTGAGCGCCGAGCAAGCAGTGGCATATGGACTTGCTGACAAAATTGTAACCAAACGAGTCTAATGTTTTTTTCAATCACACACCACCCTGACACAAATTTTTCACATCAATGGCACAGCCCATCTCTAGTTGTCAACACTGACGCAGGATGGAATCATGTTGTGATTGATGATCAAATGGTGGTGTACAAAGGTTATGCTGAATCGGGTGTGTTGATTGATCTGTTGCCACAAATACTGCAACAGTCTGAGCCAATGATGTTGGGCAATTTTTGTGCAATTGTGATTGGTAAAGATACATTAAAAATCAAAACAGACAGGTATCGTAGTTTTCCAATCTGGGTCAATGCCGGCAAAGAAATTACCAATTTGCAGGCATTGTCTCACACTGTGTGGACTGACATATACATTGAGTCAGATTTGGATCTAAACATTGTTCAGCACAAGTTCAATGTGATTGGCAAAATTGACACCACCCCAATTTCTGAATCAGATGCCTTGGAGCAGATAGATCAAATATTGCTGACTCGCACTGCTGACTTTGTCAAGTACAACACTCTGCCCATACGTTCTTTTCTAACAGGCGGGGTTGATTCGTTGCTGGTGTACAGTTATCTTGTGAGAGTCGGTGCACCAGTTGAAGTAATAGATTACTTGCATATTGACTATGATCACTTTTGGAAATCAAACTCTCATTATCTAAAAAAGTTCTGGGGGTACAGTCAGATACATCACTGGAACGACCCCACAGTTCTTGCCAGCGGCGCACCTGGTGATGAGTTTATGTTGCGCAGTCCCACAACTGCGTCAATGTATTTGCAGTTTCACCAATTGAACATGACGGATCTGTTGGAGGCCAATCCCACCTGTTTGCATTACTCGTATTTTAATCAAGCCAAAAATCTTGATGCCATACGACGACCTTATGCTGTGACACGTCCGCAACAAATGGCCTGGGATATATGCAACATCCTGGTGAATGATTGGCAGCACTGGCACATTGGCAATACTTTGACCTGGACCTTGTTGCGTGACATTGAAGTACTAAAACTATTGCTTAGAGTACCGGTAGAATCTGCTGTTGGTCAGATTCTCAACAGTGATCTTTCAAACCAGCTGACTGAACGTAATCTTCCAGGGTCAACTGTTTGGATCAGTGACCAAAAGAACACAGGTGCTATGCGGAAAAATCTAACACGCCCGCTAAAAATTCGCAATGATCTTTGACAGACACATGTTTTACTTGATCCATCCGGCTCACAAATTCCGTTAGCGTCTGATGACTTGGCTGGTCCCACGGGTATGTTTTTAAATTTGCAATGATGGACCGTAATGCATTGATAGCATTGCTTTTTTGATCTGGCAGTATATCAGCCTTTAAAAGTTGTACACATGCTTGATACAGTTTTTGAATCACTACATCTCTTTGAGCAACAGGCACAACACCTTCCAACAGGTGCGGCGCCCCTGGACTGCCAAACGTTACCACACTGGGCCAATTCTGCGCCAACAGCTCTATCACTTGATCCAGATGATAATAGTTGTAGATTGAAGTTGTGATGTTTACCCGCAAACTTATCTTGGGATTGGCTCTTGCTTGTTCAAAGTTTTTCAACACCACAGGCCAGTTGGTGCCAAATCTCACATACTCTGCTGCCTTGCCCACAGCGTCAATGCTGAACACCATGGTGATCTTGCCGGCATAACTTTCTACCCATGCCCAATCCACTGTGCTGCCATTGGTAAACATTGTGATATTGCTGTGTAGGTTTGCATGTGCCCAGGCCAGAAACTGTTTGCAATTGGGATCATAAAACGGTTCTCCACCCAACAACACCACGTCCCGTATGCGGTCAGCAATGGGCAACAAAAAATCAAAGTTGTCTATTCGAGTGCTGTTGATAGATTTTATATCGATCAATCCGGCCTGTGCATGATGCTGGCTCACACGGCTACTGGCTTCGGGCCAACAAGTTTGACAGCTGAAGTTGCACACATTGCCTGGGCGTATCTCCAGGGTAATATCGTCATTGGCATAGTGAGCATAGGCATGTTCGCCACCCAGCCGAGTGCTGTCGTTGCGTTGCTGAAGTTCTCTACGCTCACAACGAGTGCAGGCCGCGGGCCACACACCATTGGCCAACTGCTGTTCAAATGGGATATTTTGTTGATGCCAAGTTGTCAGATTTACTTGACTGATGTGATTTTGGGTTGAGTAATTGGAATCCTGCTGCCATTCGCAACAGGGTTTGACCACATGGTCATAACTGATAGCCAGGCCATGCTTTAGAAATTTACATTGCATGGTCTATTTAATGTGTAGACCTAGAACAAAATTTAAAACCAGCCGTCAAAGTCGCTGTCAATTATGGGATGCACTTCCCATCCTTGTTGTTTCCATCGCAACAACATCACAAGAGTTTCTATAAATGTCATTCGTTAAACTCCTCAGCCATATACACTAGAATTATTATTCCAAATATTATAATCTGAATTGCCGCTAGTTCTATGGGCATGATTATTTCCAATAATTGTACTTGCTGGCAGGGCTCTGACGATACTGGTGAATCATTTCGGCCCAGTTGATTAGACCTTGGTAAATTGTGTTGATGATGTTTTTCATAGATAGCTTTCCTTTTGAGAGTTAAATTGCTTAATGTAGTTTTCAAGCTGGGCGGCATCGGTAATGCCTTTAGTGCTTAGATATGCATCCAAGCGGCTTTGGTAATCAGATCCCGGAAACATTTCACCTAAACGTTCCAGTAATCGTGCTATGGTTTGTGTCATGATTTTATTTCCTTCTCAGTATTTACCATTAGAGTCTGTTGCACTGCAAAAAACTAGTGGTTTTCACTGATTTTTATCAGTTGACCATTAAATCACAATTTGCTATAATACTTGTATGCTATATTTTTCTTATGGAATGAACACAAATCAGGCCGAAATGGCCGCACGGTGCCCAGGCGCTCAGGCGCTAGGACATGCCCGTTTGATTGATCATGTGTTTCGGTTTGCTACTCATGCTGATGTTGTAAAATGTCGCGGGTCTTTTGTGGACGGAGTACTGTGGGAAATCAACAACAGTGATTTGCGAGCTCTTGACAGCCTTGAAGGCTTCCCTTACTATTACAATCGTCGTGCTCTAAGAGTGGCGTTTGAGGGCAGGACTGTGTTGGCCGAAACTTACTACATGCAACCGGGGCACTTGGACTCAGAACCCAGCCGTGGTTATTTTGCAACAGTTTTAGAGGGCTATCGTCAGCACAATATACCCCTGGATCAGCTGTACAACAGCATGGAAATCTTTGGTTGACCAATAATTCTCCTTTTGCTATAATACTTGTATAGTAATTAAAAAGGAGTGACACATGGAATTTCATGTTGACGGCCGAGGCCAACCCAAACGGTTTGTTGAGAGCTTGCTTCCATCCATGCTAGAGCAGTTGAAACTGACTACCAGCAAAAAGTTCCTGCATATTATACTAGACCGAGACCTTGAGGAACTGGGCACCACCATGCCACTCAACGGCCTTGACACTTACCTGGTTGTGATCAAACCTGTAAAAGACCGTGCCGCCTTGGGCGCCACCCTGGCACACGAGCTCACCCATGTGGCACAGTTTGCCAAAGGTACCCTGCAGTTGACACCACGTGGCAAGCTGTGGAAAGGCAAGTACTACGGCCGCCGAGTGCCGTACCTGGACCAACCCTGGGAGATCCAGGCTTTTGCCAAGCAAGAAATCATCATGCGCAGGGCCATTGAGCTATAAGTGTTGTTTTTTTGCAACACACAAAAAGGTTGACCAAAATATCCCAATTTGCTATAATACTTGTATAGTAATTAAAAAGGAGTTCGAAATGTCTTATGTAATCGTAGCTAAAGGTACCGGTCTTATCGTTACAGACGGTCCCAACAAAACCCGTGCATACAAAACTTTTGGTGCCGCCAAAGCAACCCGCACACGTCTTTGTACAAAAGCAGGGTGGAACGAAAGCCAATTGAACATTGTGGCCCGTGACACATACACCGCACCCCGGATCACTGTTCGTAATTTGATGACAGGCAAGCCTGTGGAAATTGACGCAGACACACCTTGGGCTTGCCGAGTTGACAGCGAAGCATACTGGAGCAACTAATGACAGACTTACAAATTCTTGTAACAACAGCAGTGGTCATTGTGATCTTTGCTGTGAAGGTTTGGATTCTTACAAAGATTTAAGGAGCATCTGATATGAGAAATGCTACACCACGTACATTTACATTTAACGTCATGGTCAGAGAAACTGCCGACGGTCGTGTCACTAGATCCTCCACAGGCGGACCGTGGTTACGATTGGCTAGAAAAATGGCCAAGAATGGCCATGCCACGTTGACCTGTAACGGAAGCCAGTTTGCCGGATATGGTGGATCTTATGATGTTGGTTATTACAGTTTGAACTATACAGTAACGGAGATTGTAAAATGATGCATCAAAACGTACAAAAACTCATCAACGATTATCAGGCAATTCTAGACCGAGATCCCATGGATCAGATGGAAGACACTCAAAGCATTCTCACTCGCTTTGCGCAGTTGGTGGCCGCAGAGATAGGCGAGATTGTGGTAGCAAGCCCTTACATGGAAGGTACTCGCATGTACTTTGACGAGAAGATTGCTCGCTATGAGATCAAGAAAAGCGTGGGCCTAGCAGAATGAAGTGGTACTCGGAAACAACCGCATACACAGACAGCATGCCCAACGGCACCTATCTCTTGAACGACTCCAAGACCAAACTGTATGCCTACGTAAGACCCGGAAGCGGCACTCCCAAACAGTTTAAGAACCCAATCAAAATTGACACCCGCGGCCGCAAGTTTGTGGAGAGCTCTACTCAGTACAAGATTCTTACTAAAGAGGAGCCCGAAGGTCGTGTATGGGAAGTGGCTGGTTCAAAAGGCGACGTGTACCGAGTAACTGAGGCCAATGGCTATCTCTCTTGCACCTGTTCAGGATTTCGGTTCCGAGGTGATTGTAAACACGTCAAAAGCATAGTATGACCAAAAGAATTAAATTCTTTCACCTCAATGAGTTTCATAGACTTAGTGACACAATTCACCGTCGGTTTGGCCAAAGACTATGTACTTTTGATCAAGATGTAATGCTTCAAGCTCGCAGTGAAGCCATTGAGTTTTTACGATCCAACGGATTTGATGTTGATGATGAATTGAATTGGGTCACTTGGGAAGACCCGAAAGACTACACCCTGGCTTTGTTAAAGTGGACATGATATTTTAGACCAATAAGTACTTACTTAACAACCAAAACACACAAGAATCAGGCCTAACCAGCCTGATTCTTTTGGAGACCCTTAAATAATTGTTGCAGATCATTGAGTCTGCTTTTTTAAGGAGTCTATTATTATGGACAAAGCGTTTGAAATGGCCACAGGCCTTCTAAGTCATGTCATTGACCTAGGTATTAAGTTGATTGCTGCCGGAGTAGTATTGCAAATCCTATTTGGATCTGCTGTGCCATTCTTGTCAATTGATGTTGTTGCAAGTATTACCAAGTTGGTTGCCGCATTGGGCAGTCAAGGATTGGTTGGCTTGGTAGCAATTGCAGTGATATATTGGACTTTTAACAAGAAGTAAAATAGACTTTGATATCACAAAAAAGCCACCCTAGGGTGGCTTTTGTTTTTTACGCTTGGTCTACAAACTTCTTGAGTGCTTCCGCCTCACTCACAATAGCCGTTGTTGACGGAAAGTCAGGCATGGTTGGAAACGGTAAACTGTCACGATTGGCATCAGTTAGTTTAGAGTGATACTCGTCTAAAAGCTGACTGCGTTTTTCGTAAATTGGCGCCTGGAGGATTTCCTTGGCCAGGGTGAGAAGTTCGAGACGGATCTCGTAAGGTGTTTTGCTCATGTTTTTCTCCTGTGTATGTGTGTGTCGTTCAAGTCCCGCCCTATGCAGGACAAGATTGCTACACGAGCATGTTTACTTATAGATGTAGTTGATGGTGGTAGAATTTTCGCGGTAGATACCAGCACCATTCTTCAAATGGAAACGTCGAGCCATTTCGGTCTTGGGACTCAAGGTCACATAGGTATCAATGCCGGGAAATTCGGCTTCGATTGACTTCTGGGCTTCTTGGATTAGGATACGACCTGCACCACTGGCGTAACTCCAAATTGTGTAAAATACCGCAGTTGTGGCACTCTCCACAATACCAGCCATGTCCTCCACAGCTTCAGGAATTGAGTTTAGGAATTTTACACAGGTTACAGCTTCGGTCTTGTCACCGTCCTTGAGCACATACATTCGACTGTTGATATTGACGCGGTCGGTCAATGGAATCTCAGGACGAACAGGGTCGTCTTTGATCAGAGTTTCTAGGTCTTCTGTGATGCTTGTGATTGTGTATAACATAATGTACGCCGTTTCTTTATGTATAGTTATTTATCATCGTAATATTACAAAACCATTAAAAAACCTGCCTTACGACAGGTTTTTTTGCCTTTTAGGTCCATGCCTCTTGATGTTTTTTCAAGGCCAACATCCTGGCCAAGAACAATCTATCTAGCACATAATCGGAAAGGTCTTCATCTTCGTGTATGACTTTTCCAAACTCCAAACTTCTCCGATTACGTCCAAACGTGACTTCGTCATCTATGACAATGTCATCGTTGTCTTCAAGATTATTTGGCGGCTGGTGCGGCTGCTTTGGCGTCTGCTTTAGCTGCGTCTTTCTTGGCAGGCTCACTTTTGGCAGGCGTTGCTGGCGCAGGTGCGGCAGGGGCTGGTGCTGTGACAGCAGGTTTGGCTTCCACTTTCTTTTCTTCTTTCTTGGCAGGTTCTGCGGCAAAAGCGGAAACTGCAAATGCAGTGGTAGCAATAAGAGCGATAAGTTGTTTCATGGTAATCTCCTTGATTAGAAACTGGTAGACCAAGACCTTCCTGGCTACACATATACAACGCCATAGCCCTAGAAAACGTTTACGTGTTTTGGTTATATTGCCAAACTATTTTGTTTTGGCAAATGCTGTGCCAAATATCATTGCGTTTGTGTTACAATACCCGTATAATAGTGACATACTGTACGCAAACAGTATTTTTACATGAAAGGTAAATTTAACATGCGATTCAATCCTGAAACAAAAACTTACAAACTGTTCTCTGCTTTGCACAAAGGCGAGACAGTTACCGCTAGCCAAGCTGAAAAACGTTTTGGTGTCAAAAACATCAGCGCCGAAGTCAGCCGCATCCGCCAAGCTGGCTTTGCAGTATATGCCAATCAGCGTGTGGCTGGTAATGGTGTAAAAGTTACTGAGTACCAAATTGGCAAGCCAAGCCGCAAGTTGATTGCCGCTGGTTACAAAGCCATGGCACTTGGTTTGGTCTAAATTAGACTCGCTGGCTCCCCAAAAGAGCCACACCAAAAAACCCACCGCCCTGGTGGGTTTTTATTGACTTTTTATTCTGTCTGTTGTATAATTGTGTTGTAAAGGAGTAGCCAATGCTATTAAAACTTTTAGACCGTTTGGGACGCAAACGTATTGTAATGGATCGAGTAGAAAATGAACCATATCTTGAACGCTATTATCTGTTTCTCCGGGATCGTGAACGATTTCCGTTTAATATATTTTTGCACAAGTTTCTCAAATCTGATCCCGATGATGTGCATGACCATCCTTGGCCTTATGCCACTGTTATACTAAAAGGTGGGTACTGGGAATGGATACCTGTGTTTGATACTATAGGGAGAAAAATTGGTGAAGTCCAACATTGGCGCAAGCCTGGCCATTTTCGCACTTGTAGTGCTAGTAGTTTTCATCGCATTGAGCTAGACCCCAACGTTACTTGTTGGACCTTGTTCATGCCTGGACCCAAGCAACGTGATTGGGGATTCATGGTCAAGAACAAGTGGGTACAATGGGAACAATATTTAAAACAAAGGAAGTCAGTATGAAGTGGTTGAAACGCATGATCTATCGATGGTATCAAGATGGTCGAGACATGTATGACGAAGAACCAGCTACTCTTAGTAGCAAACCGTTTCGAAACAGAGTTGCCATACGAGGCAATGACATTGACTCAGATGAAGGCCTCAACATCACAGTTCGCAAAGCTGTGGGCGGTAAGATTGTGTCATTCCGTTACTATGACAACAAACAAGATCGCACCAACTACAAACTGTATGTGATTCCAGATGACCTGGACTTTGACAAGGAACTGGGCAAGATGATCACTTTAGAATCAATGCGGATGTAAATACAATCATGGACTTTGTAGAATTTTTAGTAGACAGTTTGTTGATTTTTGTAACCATCCAGGTTGGATTGAATTTAGTGGCCTGGGTGCTCAAACGACGTGTAGAGTCAAACTTGAATACAGTATCTGCTGATATTGAACTCGAACGTCTGATTCCGCTCACCATTGAGGTTGTAGACAATCAGTATTTCTGCTACAATAGCATAACACAAGATTTTGTGTGTCAAGGGGTTAACTTGGTTGAAATAGTAAAAAGATTCAAACAACGCTATCCTGACAAGTCAGCTGCCATCTTCAATGGCGATGAAACAGCAGTGCGTACACTTAAATCACAATTGAAAGAACTTGATGAAAATAGCAGTAGCGTCAGATATACATCTTGAATTTGGAGACTTGGACTTTGAAAACACTGACGGTGCTGAAGTCCTAATCCTGTCGGGTGATATCTGCGTGGCCAATGATCTTGGCCACAACACCATTGAAAGCACAGTGATGTATCGTAGCACTCGGTATCATGGCTTCTTTAAAAGATGTTGTGAGAGATTCCCGCATGTGATCTATGTGCTGGGCAATCATGAACACTATCATGGTGATGTGGCCACCACACTAGATCAAATGCGATCGGTGTTGGCGTATTTGCCCAATCTCTATATCATGGAAAAAGAGAGTCGGGTTATTGGTGATACCACATTTGTGGCAGGTACCTTGTGGACTGATATGAATCAAGAAGATCTGCATACCTTGGCTCACATGCGTGGTTACATGAATGACTTCCGTATTATCAGCGACAGCCGTGCTCTAGTGCATTTTAAAGATCGGGATGGTAAGTTCCAGACACGAGTCGGTAAATGGACTCCAGAGGCATCAGTCACTGATCACAAGGCCATGAAGGGCATGATCCGGGAAACTGTGGAAGCCGATCCCACTGCTCGCTATGTGGTAGTGGGACATCATGCACCCAGTAGATTAAGCACCAAACCGCGATATCAGAAGGATGTAGTGGTAAATGGTGGATACAGTTCCAGCCTGGATGATTTTATCTTGGATCATCCACAGATTCGGCTGTGGACACACGGGCACACACATGATACATTTGACTACCAGATTGGGTCAACCCGCATTGTGTGTAATCCACGTGGGTATGCAGGACATGAAGAGCAAGCAAACTTATGGCAATTGATTACCGTGGATGTATGAAATGGATTCGCTATAGCGGTGCCAGTGTTATTGTCACACTGAATCCGCTACACTGGAGTTGGATACCTAGGGCTCGGCATGAAAAAACTGTGGAGTGGCCTAGTCCCAACGAAAACACCTACATGGTGTCGTGGTTATTTTTAACTGTTCGAGCGTGGACAGACAACGGAGATTGGTAATGAAAGTTTATATCAGCGGATATCGAGATCACTGGATCTCCCCTTACACCATGTTGGACTATGCATTCTTTTGGACTGACTGGTCAAAGTGTGCTCGATGGAAACTTCTACAAACCCTGGAAGATGAAAGTCGAGAAAAGTCCACATACGTGGAACGCCCTGAATGGTGTGAAAAGTGGAGTGATCGCCTGGAACCCATTAGTAAAGCCATCCAGTGGGTATGGGATCGAGTGCATCCACCCATCAACTATGTGAAAATTGATCACTACGATACCTGGAGCATGGATCATACCTTGGCTCACATTGTGTTGCCCATGCTGAAACAACTACAGGAAAAAAAGCACGGCTCGGCTCTGGTGGCAGATGAGGATGTGCCCGAACATCTCAGAAGCACCGCCGCACCGCCCAAAAAAAATGAGTGGGACACTGATGACAACCTGCACCTTCGTTGGGAGTGGGTCATGAACGAAATGATCTTTGCGTTTGAGTGCAAGATGGACGACTCCTGGGAAGATGCTTATCGCTCAGGAGAACATGATCTACTATGGATTCCTGTGGACAAGGATGGCAACGAAGTGCCTAAAGGTGAGCACAAGCATTACCAAATGACGCACGGTCCCAAAGACACATACAAGTGTGATTATGAAGGCATGAAGAAGGTAGAAGACCGTATTCAAAACGGCTTCCGCTTGTTTGGCAAGTACTATCAAGGCCTGTGGGATTGATGGCAGACGACGCCAACTCTGCCAAAGGACGAACCAGTTTTGATGTTGCCACAGGCAACACCTTGGTTCAATTCTTCAATCGAAACGTAACACCCTACGCTACCGAATCCAGCGGACCCAAGTTTGACCTAATCCCTGTTGAAAAACAAAAAGACATCATGGTCAATGTTGCCCGTTTGCATGCCCAACAAGAGTATGACCGAATCATGGACTTGGTTGCGGTACTAAGCAAACAGGCCGAACAGATCAAGCATAGATTGGACATCACAGACATGGTGCATGCGGCCAAATATGATTTCCAAACCTATCACGGCAACACCTATTGGTTGCTGTATGATCGCAGGAAGGACTGTACTAGGTTAAGTATCAATGGCCCCGACGACTGGAATACCGGTATCCCTGACGGCTACGAGTACATTACTCGGATCAAATGGTTGGGAGATTACACCTGGATTGAAGTTGACGAATAATACAACTCTGTGCTATAATCAATGACCAATAACTATGACTGATTCAATGTTTGACTCAATGATCCACGACCTATTATCTCGACATGATCCACGCCAAACTAATCTACCAATTAAACTAGCAGACTATGAATCTTGGCAGAAGTTATATACATTTGACGCCCTGCAAGACATGAGATATGGGCAGAGTTTTTGCAATCACTTTGACATTCAAGATCATAGAATTTACTATGAGCGAGATTGGGTGCGATGTGATACACTCATAAGGAGAGAATGGATTGAAAGACCTTGATTTTCCGCACGGTGCTAGAATCAAATGGGGCAGACCGTTTGATTCAATTACACAATGGGACGAAGTGGCCACCTGGGGCATAGAGTTCTTTGGCCTGCCTGGTGATCGCTATGTCACCGACATCAACATCAACGAAATGGTTTGGTGGTTCCGAGACCCACGTGATCAAACCCTGTTTACCTTGCGCAATGGATCAGCACAATGCATCCAATTACAATTCGAGACGTGAGTCCGTTTGACGCAATTGGATACAAGTTTCAATTGATACAGGCAGGCTTGGTCATGGATGATGATTTTTCTTGGTCGTATGTTCCATCCACCTGGGACAACTTCACCGGCGAAACACACGGCAAATATGTGGTGTTTCAATTTCGTGAAGCTAATCTAGCAACTTTTTATCAATTAAAATGGACATGAAATACTTTTTACTTGCACTTGCTCTTGTGGTGTCTCCAGCCTGGAGCAAGACCAAAACAGCTAACTTGCCCACAGAGTCCGTGTTGATATTCAATGTGTCAACCAATAAATCTGAATATGAACGCAACGCCACAGAGCAACGTGCCATTGCGTCGATCACCAAGATCATGACTGCCATGGTTACCCTGGATTATGATCGTGACCTGGGCAAACAACTCATGCACCGGCCAAGTGTGAGCACAAGTTTGCCCCGGCAACTGTACACACGACAAGACTTGCTCACTGCCATGTTGGTCAAAAGTGACAATGGGGCCGCAGAGACCCTGGCCCAAGACTATCCCGGGGGTGTGTCTGCTTTTGTGCAACGCATGAATCTACAGGCACGCGAATGGGGCATGAGCCGAACTGAATTTGTAGATCCACATGGCCTTAGTTCTGGCAACATCAGCACAGCACATGATGTAGCTGACATGATTACTACCTCCACCGGCTACTGGTTCATTCGAGAAACCTCAATCAAGAAACAAGTGGCCATTGAAACTCAACAAAAGAAACGAGTGCGTACCATCAGTCTTGCCCATACCAGCGCACCCATGTTGTTTGAGTTTGACAACATCATTGTGAGCAAAACTGGACTGACATCGGCAGCAGGTTGGTGCGTGGGCATGGCAGTGAATCAGCGCCAGCAACAGTATGTTATTGTGGTGTTGGGCGCACCCAACAAGGCACATCGTTTTGAAGTGGTCAAAGACATGATGTACAACCATGTGCTGGATCAGAATATTCCCTACTCCTTGGATTTGCAATAATTACAACATGCTAGAAGAAAGAGTTATAGACTCTAGAAAACGAGAAAGTTTCCAGTACTCCCGGGAAATTTCCAAACCTTTTGGCAAATTAGATCATGTGCTGGATTGGTGCAAAACCGAACTTGTAGGCGACTGGCGTTGGCAATTGGTAGATGTGAGTTCGGATAGTCGTCCGGGACGCTACATTTTCTACTTTGATTTGGAACGAGACTTTTTTGCCTTTACTCTACAATGGTCCTAGCCTGGTTGACCAATAAATCCCCTTATGCTATACTGTTCATAACACCTTGGGAGAAACTTTATGATTCAAATTGAAAACCTTACACCCTACCAGTGCGAGATGCTGGACATAATGTGGGAACTAGAAAGCCAAGAACAATATGTTGAATGGTATGAACTGTTGGATCCAGAAGATCAACTGTTGGCCGAATCCCTGCAATGCTTGATCATCATGGAAAGTCTTGAGCCCACAATTGCAGGCATGGACAATTACTGGTTGGCCACTAACTACCTTAAGAAATTTCAACTGCAATGAATCACAAATTTTTGGTCATGTGGTGCAACGAAGGTCTTGAGTGTGTGGTTGACCTAACCGAGGATGAAAAAAATCGTACTTGGTCTGTACTCGCGGGAAAACCTCCGGTGAGTCAATTGCCCAGCCTACACCACTTGATTCTACGTGCTAGATACAACCAACAACGCCATTATGAAATTTACACCGTGGAAGCCACAGAAGGCATCTCAGCAGATGACATCCGCGATATGTTTGAAGGTTCTCCACAGATGTCCGCTGACACCATACGTGAACGTGGTCATTGCATACACAGTGATCGAGCCAAATCTAATCGGGTATTGATTACCTAAATTAGAGGTTGACAACATAGTATATTTGCTATATAATACACACAAGCTAACCAAGTATGGTACTTGGCAGCTTATAACCCGACGCATGGTGCGTCATTACTAAAGGACCTAGCATGGCACAAAAACGCCTTACTCGTAAACTCACTGACGTTATTGCAGAAGTTGAAAAGCAACTCAAAGCACATTACAACGTCACACAAAAAGACCTTGATGCTTGGCGAGCCCGAGCAAAGGCTCTATCACACAAATTCCCTATCAGTAGCATGATCCAGATTGAAGATCTGTGGATCGACTACGAAGTTCAACGAGATGTGTTACACAAGCACATTATCAACATCATGCGGAAGTGGGATCCACGTATCTGCTCACCTGGATCTGCATGCCGCTTTGGTGGAAAACCCCCAATCTATTTGTACGACGCCCAGCACCGTACCATTGCCGCTGGCATCTTGGGATTCACTGAGATTCCTTGTGCTGTGGTAGAAACAACAGATCCAAACTTTGCCAGTTATGCGTTTGAAATGCTCAACGACACAGGTGTAAAACGCCTTACTCCCGGCGACCTTCACCGCAACGCTCTGGTGCGTTACAAGAACGGCAGTCGAGACAGCAAGGTAGTCCATGCCAGAACCATGCAAGATCAATTTGATACCGTAGGCATTGACTTGCAAGACAAAGGCAGTCGCAACAGCGATAATCTGCGTGGCGACAACGACTACTTCTTCAGTCACTTCAAGTATGCACAAAAAGGCATCGAAGTAGATGAGAAGGGCCGAGTACTGTTTGAAGTCTTGAATTCTATCAAGACAGCATTTCCATTGCAAGAGGAAATTGATCAAGGTGTTTACATTGGACTGTTGGAATTGCACAAGTTAAGTCGTGCAGAGACAACCGAATTGCCTGACAGCTGGATGAATGAATTGTTAAATGTAGTCAAGAAAACCTACAAGAGTTCTAGCCTGATCCATGCCAAGGCCAAGGTACAATGGGAACACGTTAACCCTGGTGGCACCTGGACTGCTCCTACTGCTATGAGCAACTTCATGCGCGAATTGTATATTCGCAACGGTGGCACCCAATTGAACTTGCCCTATCACGGTGAAGGTGCTAAAATGGGTATTACTGATGGCAATGTTGCCCCAGGACTTTTTCCCGAGGAAAACTAAAATGAAAAATGCATTTCATAACTATCCTGCAATCTATTTGCCACTGGCGTCAATGACCGACCCTTGGGAAATCTGTGAATTTTTACATGATAGAAATATCAGACAATACACCTATTTCTTTGCTACTAGTTTGGGCATACTAAAATATGGGCAAAGCGCCAACGATAATAGTGTGTACTGTGGTAACCGTATATACAGACAAGCAGGCAATATACTTGGTTGGCCCAAGGGCCTAATAGGCAACAGTGGGGACGACATGACTGGTATTAGTCGGGACTATGCAGAAATGTACAGAAAAACTTTACACAGGATGGATGTGGTAGTTGGTGTAATTGATATGTCTGGACACACTGACAAAGACTGTGAAGAATTAGAACGAAATCTTATTGACCTGCATATCCAACAGCGCGGTCATGCCCCGATTGGAAACAAGGATAATCAGACTTTGTTAAATGAACGAAGATATCACAATCAACGACAGCTAGAAAAGTTCGGTGTTTATACCTTGGATAGTCATGCTTAAAGAAAGCCTAGAACAATTTACAGCACCAGTGTACGGTAAGACTAAACGTACACCGGACACATACCGCACTGTGGCCGACCACTGCACCGGACACTTGACACGCCTGGTTGCAGAGTACCGCAGTGTCAAAAATAATCAACAATTGTTGCGTGAAATCCGTAACGACATTGACTACTATCTGCGCAGGTACCACGAGTACTGTATCAAACAACGTGATGGCATGAGTGCTCACTATCACGAACAAGGTGCAGATGAAGACACAGATTTTGAGCATCTAGTTCCGGCCGCAAGAATTCGAGATCTGTTGCTGGCCGGAGTCATCACTGTGGTACAGGCATTAAATGCACCTACAGTAAAATTGAGTAGAGCCAAACATGCTCTGCTCAAAGAAGCAGGTTGGGCCAGTACCACCCCAGACATGTGGTTGCCTTTCCGTAGATACAGTCAGGTGTTTTCAGCCGTTTTTGAAACACACGATGGAACTGCCGTTGATCCCGAGACCTGGACGTTGGAACAACATTTCAACTATTTTAAACATTTGATTATTGAAACAAAGGAAACAGTATGAGCCGTTTAGCATTACACAGTCGCCCCTTCGTGGTGTTTGATCCTGCCAACAAAGACCATCGCAAGTGGTTTGCAGAATTCAATCGAAGTGCCCGATGGGGCTCTTGCCCTGTGAGATTTGTGGTAGAGGATGATAATGGAGACTTGGTCACAATGATCCAACGCAGACTGATTCAGTACTATGTGAGTAGAGAGTTTGCCCCTGTGGCTGTGAGATCTGTTGTAAAAAAACAACACAAATTTGGTTGACCAATAAAGCCCGATTTGCTATAATCATAGTATGAAATTAGATACTAATGAAACTTTGCAGTGGATCGGGGCTGTTTTTATTGTAGCAGGCCACAGTCTCAACGCCGTGGGTCCTGCGGCCTATCCTTACAATATTCTTACATTTTTTATAGGTACCGTGCTGTTTTTAGCATGGACCATCCGTGTTGCAAATAAGCCACAGATGTTTGTAAACCTTGTGAGTGTGGCAATTGGGCTTACAGGGCTTGTAAAAGCATATGGTTGACCAATAAATCCCGATTTGTTATAATACTTGTATAGTAATTAAAAAGGAGCTCAGAAATGACAGCAACAGAATCAATCCGCACCGCAGTTGGCAACGACATGCAACGTCAACGTCAGATCAACATGTACGGTTGCACCGAACAAGATCTTCGTGACAGTGTTGAATCTTCAATCACATTCAGAACATCTGGTCCTGCCATGATTGTGGCCAGCATGATGAGTGATGCACAAGAGATGATGGCCTACGAGCAACCAGACTTCCGCACAATCGAATCCCAGCGTCAACTGTTAAATCGTGCAAAATTTGTGCTTTTTGAGTACATCATGGACCGTGCAAACGGTTGACCAGAAATTCCCAATTTGTTATAATACTTGTATAGTAATTAAAAAGGAGCTCAGAAATGACAGCAATCGCAACAGTAGTGACCCCAGAAGCAGTTCAGTCAGCTTGTCAAGAAGCCAGCATCCAGGCCCAGTCTGCGGCAAGAGCATTCCATGCCAAGCATGGTGATCGTGATGCCTGCGGCTTTGCCTGGGTCAATGTTTGGGGTGTTCGCTCAAACAGCAAGATCGGCAAAGCCTTGCAAGCTCAAGGCTTCCGCAAGGACTACACCGGTTCTTTGTGCATGTGGAACCCCAGCGGCTTCCCTACACAATCAATCAGCATCCTGGAAGCAGGTGCTGAAGCCTACGCTCAGGTGTTGAAAGATCGACTGGGCTTGGACCGTGTTTATGCAGGGTCACGTTTGGATTGACCAATTAATCCCAATCTGTTATAATACTTGTATAGTAATTAAAAAGGAGTTCAAAATGGGTACACGTTCAAGAATTGGTGTCATGCATGGTGACGTTTGCAAGTCAGTTTACTGCCACTGGGATGGCTATCTGGACCACAATGGTCGCATCTTGCAGGAGCACTATGACTCTGCTCGGGCCAACCACTTGGTTGCAATGGGAGACATCAGCTCATTAGGCGCAAAGATTGGTGACGCACATCCTTTCTCAAAGTTTGAGATCAGCAAGGAGTCGCCAGATTTTGACAAGCTCATGGCAGTACACGAACAGGCACAAGCAGAAGGTTGGACCACATTTTACGGTCGAGACCGTGGTGAGCAAGGTATAGAGTTTAAGTCAGCCATGACCTTTGCAGACTTCATGGTACAGGTTGAGAACTGTGGAGCAGAGTACTACTACATCATGAAGGACGGTGTGTGGTACACAGGTTGCCCTGGCGAGGGAGATGCTCTTGTGCCCCTGGCAACTGCCCTGGCACCTGTTGCAAAGACATGGGAAACGGTTGACCTTTAATTGCCCTTTTGCTATAATACTTGTATTGTAAATTAATTAGGAGCTGAAATTATGTTTGGTTTTTTTAGTAAAACAGAATCTAAAAAAGTGACAGAACAACTCACTGCCGACAGCCCGTTCTATCCAATAATAGATGTTGGGCAGGCTTGTACCTATGTTACTGTGGAATATACTGGCACAAGTTTAAGTCTGAAATTAAATACCAAAACTATTCAAGAATCAAAATTTGCACTCGAAGAAATTGATCTTCTGAAGAAGACCGCTCAATCGATTAAAAAAGAAACTACTCTTAAGATTAAAGAACTTCGATTATCACATAGCAATCGAGTTGCCAATCGCGGCACTATGGTGCCTGGCGGAGGAAAAATTGGAACAGTTTTTCGATATCTAGAGAGATCTAGTCGTGCCTCTGAGAGAGGTGAAGTATCGTCTGCTATTAAAGAAGTTGAGGATAATATTATCAAACCAATGGACCAACTTCTATTAGGACTCGACAAATATAAACTAGTCTTGAAAAAAGAAATTTTGACAGGTGTAGTTGGTTGACCTTTAATTGCCGATTTGCTATAATACTTGTATTGTAAATTAATTAGGAGACCGACATGCCAGGATTTGTAGACGTAAGCAACATGACATCGCGAGAGATTCAACGTATAGGACACGCCGACGATGAGACTCCACGCCAAACTTGGAAGCCAAAATCTAAACCCCAAGGTGCCAAGCACTCAATAGACAATGTCTGGGGTGCGGCATGTGCGGCTCAACGCATTAATGGTTCCTACGTAAAAGAGACTCAATACCGGTTTGATGAGAATACAAATACCACTGTGGTTGTAAAACAACGCAATCGCGACATCATGTCAGACATTCTGGCCAACCCTGCTGTACTCACAGTAGAGGATATTGCACAAGGTCAGGAGTGCCGTAAATTCCTAGAGCAAGACATTACCTTGCGTGGACTCAAAAGCCGGCTCACAGAATTTGATACTGTGATCAGCAGAGTGATTGCCATTACAGATGAGTTTGACTCTGCAAAACACAAATACGAACTGGCAGTGGTTGCAAGTTTACCTGCAAGCCACCAACGTAGCCTAGCTCGTCAAGATGTTGACAGCCGTGTGCGTCAGACCACAGGCGGGTACGTAGGTACTATGGACGTCAAAGTTGAATTTGATGTAGAAGTTGTGAGTGCCAATTACAGTCATACCTACAACATTTTTTGGGTCACTGCAATCACACAAGACAACCAAGCTGTGTTTTTCAGTTACCGATCTAAACTCACAACAGGATCTTGGATTCATATCAAAGGCACCGTCAAGGCACACCGCGATGGTAAAACTCAACTCAACCGTGTGAAGGTGATCTAATGCGTAACTTAGCAATCGGATTCGTTTTTGGTTTGGTAGTCAGCTCAGTTGGATTTTCGGGCATTGCTCGAATGTTTGACAAGGGCGTCCAAACCATCCAAACCCAAAGCAAGGAATTGGCCCAGTGAAACGGGCAAACCCAATCAAAATTATTGCAAAAAGACTTGACCATAAACTGTTCTTTTGCTATAATATTGATATGTTGTGTAAGAAGCAACATGTATTTTAACTTTAACTTAACAGGCAACCCCGAAAGGCAACACAATGTCAGAATCTAAACTTTTTACAGTAGCAGGCACCGCAACTAACGCAGACGGTACCACAAAGGCTCGCTTTGCGAACGACTTGGTAGCACGTATCAAGATCCTCAACAAGGCAGGCTGTACAGATATCAACTTGGTAGAATTGCCAAGCCCAATGACAAAACTGCAAGCTCTGCAGTATTTGACAGACACACAAGGCTACACTGGTGACGCCAGCTATGCCGTAGCCAATAAATTGGCCGAGAAGACCAAGGTCGCCAAGAAAGGCGAAGTCAAGGTCACTGCTAAGAGCGTCAAGGCTCCCAAATCCAAGGTAACAGCCGAGGACTTGTTGGCAGCCGCAGAGGATGCACCTCTGTAACAAATTGCAACTCTAATAAAGCGGCTTTTGGGCCGCTTTTCTTTTGACCGAGATAACTACTACATGCTTGACGAAGACCAACTACAAAAACGCATCAAAGAAATCATGGTTGATATCATGATTGTGCTGTATGAGCACGGCATCAAAGAAGCGCACATGGGCGCCATGATGAGGTTGCTGGGAGTGGATGATGAGAGTGCCGCCAAACATGATGATGAGAGTGTGGTGCTGGATGAAAAATTTGGTGAGATGATAACCAAATTAAATAAACCAGTGCCAACAACGATCCCATCAGGCACCACCTTCCATTAATGTCCATAACCTCATACCGTGCAGTAGAACCGCTGTACATTGTTACCATGCGAAACAACACTCAGGCCGAGACCATGCTCAAGGCCTGGGTCAAGAGCAATCGCATTGAGCATGCCAATGTGAATGGTAATCGAATGATGTTGCACGACCAGCGTGGGTTTGAGCAGTTCAGAGTTACTTGGAAGCACGAAGTGGACCATATCACCATTTGGGATACTTGGAACCGCAGGCACATATATTTAGACTAAACTGGAGTGCCAAAATACAGGCTTTTTATTGACATCGCCTCTGCAGGCGTGTATAATTACTATTGTTATTATAAAGGAAACATCATGACACAACATGAACAAATCGTGGCCGCATACGAATCATATATCGCGGAAAATGAAAAGTTTACAACCAAGGGTGTGAAGGCAGCGGCAGCTCGTGCTCGCAAGGCATTGCAAGAAATGAGCAAGGGCATCAAAGAGCGTCGCAAAGAAATCACAGCTGAGAAAGAAGCATTAGCTACAGCGGCAAAATGATTGTAAAAGATAGTCAACTACATCAAACTGAATGGCCCTTGGTGCTTACTCCGGAACAGCGAGAACAACTGATACAAGAAAAGGTTGCTCGATTTACTGCCTGGTATCAGCACTTGAAATCCAATGACCGCAATGACCGCAAAGATTGTAAATGTAGTTGAAGACCCAGAAACCGGCGATCTCATGCTGGATCTGGGTATGGAGTTGTGCGCCGAACTTGGGTGGCAAGAAGGCGACACACTCGACTGGCAAGACAACAAGGATGGCTCATGGATGATTCGAAAGATATCTCCTTCTCAAACTTAACAGACACAATTTCTGCACAAGACTACAATTATAACACAATAGATTTGACAGATCTCAATAGTGGTATCACGGTGGCCAGCCCGACATACACCATGGCTCCAATGACAGTAAGCATGCCTACTATATCAATCAGTAGTATTACTGGTGCCAATGCGGGATATTCCAACACCATGTGGACCACAGGTACATCAGGGTTAAATGGTACGAGTGCCGCTGATCTAAATCAATCGGGCATGCTGAGTCTCCGAGGTAAAAATGCCGACATTGATATCAATGGCAAGAGCTTGATGAAAACTCTAGAAGCATTAGAGGAAAGATTAAATCTAATGACTCCCAATCCCGAACTTGAAAAAGAGTGGAATGACTTGAAGAAACTGGGCGATCGGTATCGTAAGTTGGAGAAGAAGTGCAAAGAAAAAGCCGAAATATGGAACAAACTCAAATCCATGCCCAAACCCAACGTAAAATTATGACATCAAAACAAAGAATCAAACATATCTCTAAATGGATCAAAACATACGCTACCAAGAACAAGATTTCAACTCTTGTGGTGGGCATTTCAGGTGGCATTGACAGTTCGGTTGTGAGTGCCTTGTGCGCCGAAACTGGACTCAAAACCATTGTGGTACAGATGCCAATCCGTCAGGCCAAAACCTTGGACAACCGCAGTTCAATGCAAGCCAGTTGGTTGTTGGAACGCTACAAAGACAACGTCACACACATGAGCTTGGATTTGACTCCTGTGTATGCCGCATTTGAGAAAAAGGTTGGACCATTCTGTTCAGTAGAACAAGAACCCAACCAATCTGAACAATTGGCATTTGCCAACAGCCGTGCTAGACTGCGCATGATGACCCTGTACCAAATTGCACAAAGCCATGGTGGTATTGTGGTAGGCACAGGCAACAAGGTAGAAGACTTTGGTGTGGGCTTCTACACCAAGTATGGTGATGGTGGAGTGGACATCAGTCCTATTGGTGACTGTCTCAAAACCCAAGTTTGGGACATGGGCAGAGAATTTGGCTTGCCACAAGAAATCATTGATGCTGCACCAACCGATGGATTATGGACAGACGGCCGCACAGACGAAGATCAATTGGGCATGAGCTATCCTGAATTGGAACGAGCCATGGCCAATGACGAGCTAGAGCGACAGGATGTGTACAACACCTTGCCCATAGAATTAGGCCGGGAAGAACGAGCACAACTCAAGAAGTATCGTGCTATCCGTGCTCGAAACCTGCACAAGATGTTGCCGATCCCGGTTTGTGAGATCAAAACACAATGACCTATGTTGTCACAGAAGCATGTGTAAAATGCAAGTATACCGATTGTGTCAACGTCTGCCCTGTAGACTGTTTCAAAATGGGTCCCAACTTCCTGGTTATTGATCCAGACGAATGCATCGACTGTGCAGTGTGTGTGCCCGAATGTCCTGTGGATGCCATTTATGCCGAAGAGGATCTGCCAGAGGATCAGCTGGAGTTTGTACAAATCAATCGTGAACTGGCTCTTTTGTGGCCCACTATTACCAAATCAATCGCACCACTAGATGATGCCGAACACTGGGCAACGGTAAAACTCAAACGTCATTTACTTGACAAATAACACACTCTAGTGTATACTGTATTGAGTGGAATAACTATCCACTTAATGGCAGTAATGAAGCATTTTGGCCCGGTCTGACCGGGGATCTCAACCCAAGTGAGTAAGTAAAAGCCTATGGAAACAAACTTAACATTAACCAAATTTGACTTTGTGCCTTGGATTTCACGGTTCTTTAAAACTGTGGGACTCGTGGCAGTGGCAGTGGCAGTCGTGGCAGTTTGTGACGCTCGCTTAGAAAGTCTACGTAATGCGCAAAATGCCATGCCACCAGGGTATGTCACTGCCGCAGAACAAACACGCCAATTAGAGTGCCTAACACGCAACATCTATTGGGAAGCCGCAAGCGAGCCTTTTGAAGGCAAAGTAGCAGTGGCCCAGGTCACACTGAACCGTATGCAATCGGGCAAGTTCCCAGATTCAGTCTGCGGTGTAGTACATCAAAAGAATGTGTTTTACGAAAAAGTTGTGTGTCAGTTCTCGTGGTATTGTGAAGGCAATCACAAGATGAAACCAGTACACAAACCCTTGTGGCGTGAATCAGAAGAAGTGGCCAAAAAGGTCTTGCTGGAAGGCTTTCGCTTGCCCAGTTTGAAGAACGCACTTTACTATCACGCTGACTATGTAAATCCCGGATGGAAGCATCCTAAAATTGAGCAAATCGGACATCATATTTTCTACGGAGAGCGCAAATGAATATCGAATCGGTACGTAACTTTCTTTCAACAACACTGACCAAAATCTCTGCAGAAACCCTGGGTTGGCTGGCAGCCATTGTGATCCATGCCGCAACTGTTCCTACTCTGATTGCCCTAATGACCGGGCTTTCAGATCGCACACCCAATTTGGATATTGTGCTGTTTGCCTGGGCAGGTTTGGTGCTAATGTTCTTTAGAGCAGTGGTGCTCAAAGACCTGCTAAACATCATCACAATTGGCCTGGGCTTTATAGTGCAGGCTGTGTTGATGGCCTTGATCTTGTTCAAATAACAGTTGACCACTAAATCCTGTTATGCTACAATAACAGCATGAAACTTGTACATCCTCACTGTAATTTTGTTGTAGATACTGGCCCTTGGACACAGGATCTCATGGACATACTGGAAGGCAGGCACAAAGTAGGAGACTTTATTGAGGCTCGCAACGAACTGTCGGCTCGTCACGAACGCTGGGTAAAATGGCTGATCCAACACGGCTACGAAGCAGGCCGACACTACTGGACCTGCAAAGAAGGCTTTCGTTTTTCTTCTGGTGGCATTGCCATAGCATTCGCATTAGGGATAACAAAATGATCAAGAGTGGTCGATCTGTTAAAACTCTGCGTCCTGGAGATCCAGACTTCACATTCTCACCGGATGGCATTCAAATAGTGTCACGAGCGGCATTTGAGATCAGCAATAACTGTCCTGCTGAATACAAGAGTATCTTTATCACTGCCATCAACGCAGGGTGGCTCAAACCTGTGGCCTACATGCGAGACACCGAATATACCATGGAGTTATTACGAAAATGATATAGATCAAGATCCTGTTGACATCAAGTATTCAGAAGAGTACGATGCCTACTACAATCAAAAGACCAACGAGTGGACCGAACCCAGGTGTGATGATCCTGCTTGTGAGTACTGTGCCAAGCGTCCAGATCATCCTCTAGTTGACAAATAAATTCGGGCATGCTATAATACACACATACTTTGGAGATACTCAATGAGCATGCACCTACATCATCCTGCGCTTTCCTACAACGGCAAGAAGCGCGGCAAGATCAAATTCCGCAACGCAGAAGAAGCACGTAAGGCACGTGAGCTTGATGCAAGCTGGAAAGAGATGCAGTCCAAATGGCAATTGGATGCTGACGAAAAACGGCGCCAACGTGCGCTGGCGGCCGAGCCTCTGAGCTACAGTTTGACCACACCCATTGGTCGTAGCAACACACATGACATTCCCAGCCGAGTGACCCCAGGTTCTTCAACTGCAAGTGTGCATAAGGTCTACACCGGCACCAAGGTAAAAGGTATTGCTACCATGCACAAGTCAAATGCTGTGCCTGTGTTTAGTGATGAAGAGGCAGTAGAAATCTCCCGCATGCGCCGTGGTTAACTCTCCCTATAATAGAAAGGCTTACTCATGAAAATCTCATCACATTTCAGTCCCGAAAGAAATCTGGAACACGAGACCTTTATCGACATGCCTGTGCGAGTGCCGGTATCTCGATGGTTGGAAAAACAGTTTGGTCGGCCGTGGCATCCTTTGGACAATCCCAAAGGACGATGGACCATGGCCTGGGCAGGTCGCAACGGCAACTTTACGGACCTAACCAATTTTGACAAGTATCAAGTTTACTTTGCTGATCAGCAAGACTTGTGTACTTTTAAGTTGACTTTTCCGTGATCAAGAAACGTTTACTAACCAATAGAGGATTTGATGTTATGAGTACAGATATGTGGGAAAAACAAGAAGTTGTGCGCTTGCTCAAAGGAGCACCAGGCACACTGTACCAAGAAGCAGATGATGTCAACAAGACTATCATGCGTGATTGGATCAAGAGTTTGTTGCAAAAACAACCTATAACTGTGAATTTTACCAAAGCAGATGGCACTGACCGTGACATGAAGTGTACACTAAATCACGATCTTATTCCACCTGCACCGCCAAAGTCAAACACAGGCAGAGTTGATGGGATTATGACAGAGTCTACAAAACCCAAAAAGGAGCCCAAAGAGTCGGATCCTGCTGTGATCAAAGTGTATGATTTAGAAGCTCAAGCCTGGCGCAGTTTCCGTATGGACCGACTAAAGAAGATCACTGCGGAATTGGTGTTCGATAAGTAATTGCTTATGGCAAAAGAAGAAACTATAAGCATGGAAGGTAAAGTGGAGGAGATTCTACCAGCCGCTATGTTTCGCATCAAATTAGACAACGTAAACAGCATGGTCCTGGGACATCTAAGTGGACGTATGCGCACCAACAATATCAAAGTATTACTGGGCGACCGTGTGGAAATCGAGTTCACACCCTACGATCTCACTCGTGGTCGTATTACACGTCGCAAATAAATACAAGATGGAACTACGTGACCACATCAATCTTGTAGAAGCAAGCACCCGTCCGGCAAAACTGGAAACCACCCCTTTACCTTATGGAGTCAAAGACCTTGAACCCATAATGAGTAAAGAAACTATAGACTATCATTTTGAGCATTTGGCCAAAGGCTATGCCAAACGCTACAATGCAGGAGAAGGCAATGCGGATTTTAATCGTGCTGGCAGTTTTTTACACAACAAGTTTTTCCCTCAGCTTCGGGCTCCCAAAGGCGCCAACCGGCCCCGAGGTGCAGTACTTGCGCTCATAGAAGAACACTTCGAAACCTGGGAAGATTTCAAGGACGCTTTTAAAGAAACCGCAATGAAGATCCAAGGATCCGGTTGGGTGTATTTGAGCACCAGTGGTGCAATCAAAACCATTGCCAATCATGCTGTACGCACCGACATCTGTGTGCTGGTAGATTGGTGGGAGCATTCTTGGGCATTAGATTACCAAGCAGACAAAGAACGCTACCTAGACAATATCTGGAAGATCATTGACTGGGACGTTTGTAACGAAAGACTATAATGAGATTAGACACAAGTGCAGTAACCAAATTACGTGATATCCTGGCAGAAGAAAACAATCCCGAGGCAAAGCTTCGTGTGTTTGTACAGGGCGGTGGATGCTCGGGCATGCAATACGGATTCTCTTTGGAAGAAACCAAGAACGAAGACGACTTTGATTTTGTTTACGAAGATGTTGTTGTGTTGGTAGATGCCATGAGCATGCAATACTTACAAAACGCCGAGATCAAATGGAGTGATTCAGACATGGGATCAAGTTTTATAATCAGCAATCCGCAAGCCCAAACCACATGTGGTTGCGGATCTAGTTTCTCAATTTAATTGTATCTTGCTTGGGTCATGTTAACCCAGGCGTTGGCTTGATAACACTGCACATAATTTTCCGTAGTGTTATAAATCAAATCCCCATTTGACGGTGTTAGTAAATTTCTTTGAGAGCTGGTCAGTTTTGGCAATCCAATTGGTCCGCCAACAGCTGATATAGATCCTTGCGCAACAATGTTGCCTGTGGTTGAAATGTTGCCGCTCAATTGGTTTTGCACAAATGCTGTGGTAGCAATTTGACTGGTTGAAGTGCCGTTTGCGGCAGTAGGAGCAGTGGGGATTCCAGTAAATTCAGGACTTATTTTTTGTGCATCCACGTAGGCAGTGCTGGCCAATCCAATCCACACATTGCCAGTGGAATAAGAATTCAGTGTATCTGTGGTGCTGTTGTACCAAAGTTGTCCCAAAGTAGGCTGTAGCGGAGCATTGGGTGCTGCAAAATTTTCCAGCAAATACACCCAGTTTTCATTTTCTGCAGTACCGTAATTGGTCACACCTTGACCCACCAGGCTTAAACTGGTGCTAGAGGTATTGGTAGTACCATCAGGTATTACTGCTACAATATTTCCACGACTGTTGTTGATAATATATGACATTGATCACTCCGACTCTGGGTATTTAGCCCTGCAACGACTGTAGCCCGTGGGCTGTGTATTTGGTAAATACAGCACAAGGACTCAGAATATGGTACAGCAAGTAATCAACGTAGGTAACGTGGCTAACGATGGTGACGGTGATCCGTTACGAACTGCGTTTAGTAAAACCAACGACAACTTCACAGAATTATTCAACATTGGCGGTATTACTGGTATTGCCAATGGAAACAGCAACATTGCCATTCTAAATAGCGGTGTTATTAACATGAGCAGTGCCGGAGTGGCCAATGTAGTAGTGGTCACAAGTACCGGGGTCAACTTCACTGGAACCACAGTGGCCAATGTTGTTAGTGCAGTTGGTAATATTTCGGGAAATTACATACTTGGTAACGGAGCACTATTAAGCAACGTTACTTCAACCACTGACGCAAATACCCTTACAGGAACCACCCTAAAATCCACAGTCATCAACTCCAGTTTGACCAGTGTTGGTACATTGGTTGCACTAAGCGTTAGCGGAAACGTGGATGGGGGCAATTTACGAACATCTGGGCAAATATCATCTGCAGGTAACGTACTTGGGCAAAACTTAAACACAGGTGGTCAACTCAGCGCCACTGGTAATGTCACAGGCGGCAACTTTAATACTGGTGGATTAATCAGCGCAGTTGGTGCAATCTCATCAGGCGCTAATATTACCAGTAGCTATTTCATTGGTAATGGCAGACTATTATCAGGAATTAATGCCAGCACAGATGCCAATTTATTAACTGGTACAACATTAAATTCAAACATTGTTAACTCCAGTTTGACTAGCCTTGGCACACTGTTTTCATTAACTGTGGCAGCTAGTGGACTTGGCGGAAATGGCAATGCTATTATTGGAAATATCAGTTCAGCAGGCATAGCTAGCATTGCAGGCAACATCACTGGTGGCAATTTATTAACTGGTGGCCTAATATCAGTTGGCGGCGGCATCACAGCCGGCGGCGATATCACTGGTGGTAACGTAAGCGCATCAGGCGGTGGTAATGTTGCCGGCGGTAACGTAAATGCTACAAATTCAGTAACAGGTACAATAGTCAGTGCCACAGGTAATGTGGTTGGTGGTAACATAAGAACCGCCGGCCAGGTAAGTGCCACTGGCACAATTACATCAGCAGCCAACATTGTTGCTGGTAACATCACAACCGGTGGATTGATATCTGCAACTGGTAACGTAACTGGTAACAATATCAGTGCCATTGGCAACATTGACGGCGGTAACCTACGTACCGGCGGATTGATTTCAGTAACCGGTGCTATTACTACAGGAAGTAGCGTATTGGCTACAGGCAATATTGACGGCGGCAACATAAACTCTGTTGGGAATATCAGCGCAGTAGCCAATGTCAAGGCTAATTTCTTCATTGGCAATGGCAGTCTGCTGAGTAATATCAATGCTGGAAACATAACCGGTGCCTACGGCAATTCAAATGTGGCTGCATACTTGCCCACATATACTGGTACTTTGGCAGCCTTAACAGGCAACGTCACAACCACTGCCAATTTACAAGGCGGCAATATATCTACTGGTGGACTGATCAGTGCAACCGGTGGTATAACAAGTTTGGCCAATATCGTAGGTGGCAACCTTACCACTACAGGTATTGCCAATATCAACACACTGGCAATCAATGGCGCGGCCACTGTGGGATCTACCATTACAGGTGTTGGCAACATCACGGGCGGTAACTTGTTAACAGCTGGTCTGGCAAATGTAACAGGCAATATAACCGGCGGAAATATTCTAACAGTGGGCAATGTCAGTGCCACAGCCAATGTTGTTGGGGGAAATATCAACACTGCTGGATTGGTAACAGCAACTGGTAACATTACAGGTGGTAATGTCAGTGCCGCAGGCAATGTTGTTGGCGGCAATATTACCACTGCAGGACTATTAAGTGCAACTGGCAATGTTACTGGTAATGTACACATTGGTAACGGTGCTGGATTAACATCACTTGTGGGTGCCAATGTCACAGGTACTGTGGCCAACGCCACTTATGCACTGAACTCTAATGCTGCAACCTTTGCTGGCACCGTGACCACAGCGGCACAACCAAATATTACATCAGTTGGCATACTGTCGAGTGTAACAATAACAGGTAATACCACAAGTGGAAATGTGTTAACAGGCGGGTTAATAAGTGTTACAGGCAATATCACAGGCGGTAATTTAATCACTGGTGGTTCACTCAGCATTGGTGGTAATGTCATTGGTAATTTATTGCCAAGTGCTAACGTCACTTATGATTTAGGATCAACAACACAACGCTGGAAAGACTTGTGGTTGAGTAATAGCACAATCTATTTAGGCAACAGCACAATCAGTGCCAATGCTACTGCTATTGTTATGACCAATCCTGCAGGCGGCCAAACAGTATTGGCAGGTGCAAGTGGCAATAGTCAGGTCACTGGTGCTGTTGTTAGTGCAAGCGGTAACGTCACTGGCGGCAATTTGTTGACTGCCGGTGTAATATCAGCAACCGGTAATATCACAGGCGGTAATTTAATATCCAATGGAAACATTGCTATGCTCTCTAACATTGCTCGGTACACTTGGGTATCTAACGTTGCCCCAACAGCAGGACAAGGGTCAGTTGGTGATATTTGGTATCAGACTGTTTAAATATGCAAACAAAAGAATATATTGTTATCCTTGAGAAAGGTATTAATTACGACCAAGTATGGACAGATATAGAATCACCTACTAACGGGTTACCTCACATACCAGATCGTCCAGTAAGCATTTTAAATAATCTAGATGCATTTAATCGTATGTGCTCTTATGCCCTAACAGATAATGAAGTAGAGAAATTAAAGCAAGATCCAAGAGTTGTAGGAGTTGAAGTTCCAATTGAACAAATGCCCGGAATTGAAATTAAAGGATTTACAGTTCAAAATCCATCAACCTACAGCCCTCCAGGTAATTTTACAAAACCCGCAACAAGTTCATCTGCGGGTACAAGTATAAATTGGGGATTAATACGACATAGTAATCCTACTAATGTTTATGGCACTACAACTACTACCTCATTAAATTATGACTATGCGTTGGATGGAACAGGTGTAGACGTAGTGATTTCAGATTCCGGAATTCAAGCAGACCATCCAGAATTTCAATACACAGGAAACTCTACCTCTAGGGTACAGCAAATAGACTGGGCTAGCTATGTTCCAGCACTCTCAACCGTGGGAAATTGTTACCAAGACAACAATGGTCACGGGACTCACGTTGCTGGAACGGCAGTAGGAAAAACGTATGGCTGGGCCAAAGGCGCTCAAATATATTCTATACTTGCCTATGGCACCGGTGCCCCTACTGCGCTCAACCAATTTTCTGCAATTAAGCTATGGCATCAATCTAAGGGTGCAACAGGCAGACCTACTGTAGTTAACATGAGTTGGGGATCTATCTACCCTTGGTATTATTTAGGGAATCTGCCTTCCAATACATCACCTACATTGTCTAATGTAGTGTTAGCTATGAATAATTTCTTATCAACAGTTACTAGCGTTACTTGGCAAGGTAATACTTATGCTGGCAATGTTAATGTTACAAGTAGAGGCCTATTACTAGACACAACCAATGCTAACTGTGTGAATAGTTTTTATGCCGGTATCCCATCTCATACTTTGCAAACTGATGTTGCTCTTGCTGATTTAATTGATTCAGGAGTAGTTGTAGTTAATGCTGCCGGAAATAGTTATTATAAAATTGATATCCCAACCGGCGTAGATTATAACAACTATGTCACCACTACTAATGGAAATATTTTATATCAGCGAGGTAGTAGTCCAGGAACTGCAAATGCGATCTGTGTAGGCGCCCTTAATTCAGTATCCTACAGTTCTACGCAAGATCAAAAAACTGCATTTTCTAATACTGGGCCCGGTGTGGATATATATTCTGCTGGTAATTGTATAATGAGTTGTACTACAAGCAATGTATCTGCAACATTGTATGCTACTTCATCGCCATACTTTTTAAATAATGGTTACAGACAGCTAAACATAAACGGGACTAGCATGGCAAGCCCGCAAATTGCTGGTATGGCAGCATTGTATTTGCAAGCTCATCCACCTGCAAATAATCTTAGTTCAGTTAATTGTACACAAGTGAAATCTTGGATAACATCTAGTTCTACAAGCACTATGTATTCGCCTGGCAATGCAACCACTTATACTAATTTTACATCGACCCTTGGCGGTAATGCTATAACTGCATACCAACCAATTCAGGGACTTACTCAAATCAAAGGAACAGGTAACACCTGGCAATCTCCTGCTAATATTAGTATAAAAACTAGTGCAAACACTTGGACCACAGTCAACAAGGTATGGACCAAGACCACAGCTAATACCTGGATTCAGACATATTAAATATACCAGACTAGGAACATAATAACAATGGCACAACCAACCTGGATCACTCCCGCAGGCAGTTTAGGGATCATACCCGAAGGCGTTTTTTATCAGCAGACTTTGCTGGGATCAACTGATTCGTTGCCAAACACGCCAACTGTTACTGCCGCCAATGGAGTCACCAACAGATTTACCTGTACCAGTTTAAACGGAATATACCCGCGACTGAACGTGACATTTGCCGGCACAACATTTGGCGGTGTCGACGAATACACTAGATATTTTGTACTAGAAGTATTTCCGTTGACCAACGAGTTTTCTATTGCACCCACTGAGTTTACTACAACTCCTACACCATTGACCACAGCAACAGGGTCAATGACTGCGGTGTTTACTCAACACATCTATTATTATTTGATTTCTGGATCACTTCCTCCGGGCATCCAGGTCAGCGACAACGGAACCATTGTGGGTGTGCCGCAGGCCATTGCCAGTTTCCAAGGCGTTCCCCTGGAAGTCAGCCGCGATGTTGTGAGCAAATTTACTTTGCGTGCCTACACTGAAAAATATGAAGCTGGGCAGTATGTGCGGGACCGCATTAGAGATAGAACATTTGAATTGACAGTGACCGGTAATGATCCCCCGGCCTGGATCACACCTGCCGGCGAAATTGGCACATATTATGATGGCGGTGAAGTCAATTTCCAGTTTGCTTATACTGATACTGATCCGGCTGACATTGTGGCTGTGAGCCTGGTAGCAGGTGAATTCCCGCCAGGAATATCTTTGGGTGCCAAAGGCCTGTTGTACGGATACATTGAACCAATTGTTCCTATTGATGATAACTCTGGTTATGATCTATCTCCATCTGGCACACAACCCTATGACTTTGTGTCATCCTATGTGAGCAGAAACTATCAATTCACTCTAGAGATCACTGACGGCAAGTCCAGAGATCTACGAACATTCACAATGTTTGTGTATGCTCGAAATGAGATGACTGCCGATACCACGCAGATCACTGCAGATAACACAGTTGTCACTGCTGACGAAACAACTATTCGAGCACCATTCTTGACCAACGCACTGCCTACCAACTTGGGCAGTGTTCGCAGTGACAACTACTATGTGCATCAGTTTATAGGCGATGATTATGACACTGCTAGTATTGCCTATGCAATCAATGTTAACCAAGGGTCCGGACTGCCACCATTACAAAACAGCAAAACAGACACTGGTACTACCAATGCTGGACTGGATCCCAAAACAGGATTTTTGTATGGTTATATTCCTGACCAAGGTACCACACAGATTGAATACAGTTTCAACATCACTGTGTATCAAACTGAAAGTGTTGCTGTTCCTGTTTTGTGTACAGCTACCACAGCCGGTACAAATCGTATCACGTGCGCCAGCACTGCCAGCTTGGCTATCCCTAGTGAATGGTACGCTCCCGGGGACCCACCGTTGTATGTGCCTATCAAGCTGAGTGGTACTGGACTTGGAGGGTTGAGTACAGTGGGAGAAACACTGTATTATGTACTGTACGTTTACAGTGATACTGAATTCTCTGTAACTGCCAGTGCCACATCAACAACCCTGGTGATGTTGACCACTTCTGCTGGCACAATGACAGCCAGTGTGGTTATTACCAGCCAACCGTATCCGTTTACCTTGACCATTGTGGGTGCCATTGACAGTGAGATCACTTGGTTAACTCCGGAACATCTTGGCACCTTGGTCAATGGCGAAACCAGCTTGTTGTATATAGAAGCTGTGAACCGTGGTGGCAGAACCTTGCAATACCGCTTGGCCTCTGGCGAATACAACAGCTTGCCCCAGGGCCTGGAACTGTTGCCCACAGGAGAGATTGCAGGGCGTGTTACATTCAACACATTTGCTGTGGATCTGGGTGCCACAACTTTTGATAACAAAACCACAAACTGGGATAGCTCTTACACATTCAATGTGAATGCTTATGCACCTGACACTCAACAAAAATTATACGATGTAGCCAGCATTGGCATTGTGGCCACAGGATCTGGCTACAGCAGTGCCAGCCCGCCAACCATTGTGTTCTCTACTCCAGTTGGTGCCAGTGCCGAAACAGCCATGGTAGGCAATGTTACCATTGGGTATACAGATGCAATCACATCAGTGAGACGTGTGGGTAATGTTGCCTATGTAACTGCCAACAACAAACTGGCACCAGGTGATGTAGCCAATGTCAATTGTTCAATCAACTCTTTTGACAATTCCACAGCCACAGTGCTGGCCTCCAGTGCCACACAGTTTATCTATGCCAATTCTGGTCCAGATATTGCGTCAACCATTGCAACAGGTACTGTGAAATACGGTACAGGAATCACCGCAGTTGAAGTAAGCAATGCAGGTGCAGGATACACAGGCCAGGCCACTATTACCATCACAGAAGGTTATGGCGGGGCAGGAGCCAATCTGCAGGCCATAATGCAACAGACTGGCACACGCGATGTGGTGTCAGTGTTCAAGAAGTTTACCATAAAAGTCAACAGAGAATACAATGCACCGTATCAAAGTTTATATGTGCAGGCCATGCCGCCGGAAAACGATCGTGCCCTGGTGGCCAGCCTATTGAGCAATCAAAATATTTTCATACCCGATTATATCTATAGACCTACTGATCCAAATTTTGGACTCAGCACCCAGGTGGTATATCAACATGCATTTGGACTTGCTCCGGATGCCTTGGACATATACACTGAAAGTTTGTACCTAAATCACTACTGGAAGAATCTCACACTGGGCGAAATCAAAACAGCCGTGGCCAGAGATGCCAACGACAACATTGTGTATGAAGTGGTTTACAGCCAGATTGTTGACAATCTAGTGAATGCCAGTGGCCAAAGTGTGGCCAAAATTGAAGCCACTGCATACCCCATTGTTGATCCTGCCGACGGTAGTAGTGTACTGAATGTGGTTTACCCCAACAGTTTGATCAACATGCGAAATCAAGTTATTGACACTGTGGGGCAAATATCAACAGGACTGCCACTCTGGATGACCAGTAAACAAGACAACGGGCGTGTGCTTGGGTTCACTCCAGCCTGGGTCATTGCTTATGTCAAGCCCGGTCGCGGCGCACAAGTTGCGTACTATCTAAATCGGCAATTTGGTGTGCAATTGAACCGTGTGGACTTCAAAGTTGACCGTTACATACTGGATCGTAGCTTGAGCTTGAACTGGGACACTACCACACAAGACTGGACACCACAGCCAAGTTTGACCACCTTTGATCGATTTGACACGTCGGGGTATAAATTTGTTGGTAACGTGACTTTTGCCACAAATTTAGCCTACTCAGATGTAAATGCAAGATCAGTGTCTTACATCAATGATCTGGGTGGACTTGATGGATACATAAACACTGGCCAACCGGTCAACACTGGCGATACCTTGATATTTGTCAAGCAGGAAAACTACAATGGGCCACCGGGCAGTAAGTACAGCACCACAGACCAGGCCTGGCAAGATTATGTGGTCACCTATGGTGAAGAAGGGTTTGATCAGGCAGGAACAGAATTTGATCAAAGTTACACTGTGAGTGGTGGTGATGTTTTGATATGTACCAGTACCAATGCTGTGACCAATCGTATAACGTATAACAATGTCACTGGAATTCCCAAAGTGTATGCTGGATTGCCACTAAGATTGTTCACTCCCATTGGCGGACTAAGTGCGGGATTGCATGTGGTATTGACTGCTCCTAACAACAATACATTTACAGTGGGCAAGGCAACCACGGTAACACAAGTAGAAGTCAGTACAGATTTAATCACAGTGGCTGATGTCACTGGGTTTGCTGTCAATAGTCCAGTGCAATTTTATCAGACCACATTTGGTGGCCTAGTTGCGGGTGTTACCTATTACATCTTGTCAATCACAGAAATTGCTGCTGGATATCAAATAACTGTATCGTTAACTCCTGGCGGAGTCAGAGAAGTTTTGGCCGGTGGAACAGGATCATGTTTGATGTACAGTAACACTGTGCCTGTCACAACTGACACAGGTACCATGGAAGCAGGAATATTCAACGAACGAATGGCCATTTATAGAATCAATCGAGACCCGGTATCCAGTGTGATATCATTGACTTTGGTAGATCAAACTCAATCCAATGAATATGTGCAGGTCAGCCGAGGTGTGCAGTACAGAAACGCTCAATTGTATAGACCAGCCGCGCCTGCAGTTGATTTAACAAGAGTGAGTTGGTTACCGTTGGTCACTGTGGTAACCAACGAAACAACATTTGACCGAGATAGTATGCAGTTTATTGAACCAGTGGATATGTACAACGCTGGACAAATCAACGATAAATATCTTGTATTCCCCAAGAGCAATATTTTGGTATAACAAGGACAACTAAATGACAAGTAGCATCAACCCCAACAACATCGACGGCTCGTATCCAGTCGCTGGACAAGACAATAACTCACAAGGTTTTCGAGATAACTTTACGAATACCAAAGTTAACTTTCAGTATGCTGAAGATGAAATCAATGACCTACAAAACAAAGTGGTACTGAAGGCAGCATTGACTGGTAGTTCACTCAACAATGACATGAATGATGCTCTATTAATTGCTGCCCAAATTCAAGATTTTTCGGCTCTGAGAGTTGGTATATCCAGCACCAGCGGCAGTATTGCCGTTAATTATGCTTCAGGTCACTACCAAACAATCAGTACAACTGGATCAATTTCGCTGAGTTTTAACAATTTCCCGCCATCTGGTCAGTATGGATATGTCAAACTACAAATCAACATTACCAACATAGCGCACACAGTGACTTTACCAGCGGCTGTTACTCTGGGCACATCGGGTTTGCAAGGATACAGTGCCGGTACAATCACTTTTGGTGCAACTGGAACCTATGAGTTTGCGTTTGGTACTTATAATGCTGGATCAACTATCACAATCTTTGACTTGAATCGCGCACTAACAAATTTTACTGCGGCTGATCTCACAATTGATGATCTTACTGCATCTGGCAATGTGATTGCCACAGGCAACGTAACTGGAGGCAATATTCGCACTGCTGGATCTGTATCTTCAACTGGCAATGTCACCAGTGGTAACGTTAGCACAGTGGGACTGGTCACTGCCACAGGCAATGTGGGCGGCGGCAATATCAATTCAGGTGGTACAGTAAGTGCTGTGGGCAATGTAACTGGTGGTAATGTCAACGCATTTGTAAGACCAACTATTGGCACAAGTAGTGTTGCTCCTGTGGTGTTTACCGCTGGTACCAATATGACCACCCCTGCTGCCGGTGCATTTGAATACGACGGTGTTGTATTTTATGGTTCGCCACAGGCCAATCAACGTGGCGTGATTGCCGCAGAACAATTCATTGCACTGACAGCAGGCTACACCGGTGCTGACTCAGCAACTGCGCAAAAAGTCTTTAACAGCAGTACCAATGGTGCAGTGACCTTGGCCGCAAGCACAACCTACTTTATGGAAGGTGTGTATTATATCACACGTGCCGCTGGTACAACCAGTCACACACTCAGCACCTTGTTTGCACTGGGTGGTACGCTGACCAGTATTGCTTACACAGCCGATACCACCAGCACAACTGGCAATGCTTTGGGTGCTGTCAGTCGAATCTATGCCACAGGAGCCACTGCCACAGTGGTCACTGCGGCCAGCACAAGTGCTACAGAAAACATCACAGTGACCATCCGTGGCATTGTGAGAACCAATTCTGCTGGTACATTTACTCCACAAATTCAGTATTCGGCTGCACCTGGCGGTGCACCAACTGTTTTGGCCAACAGTTTCTTCAAACTCACCCCAATTGGCAACAACACAGTGGCCACTGTGGGCAATTGGAGTTAACCAAACAATTTGACTTTGCTGACTAACTGTATTATAATTACAGTATGGAGCATCCACTAATAGGCAATATTGATCATCTCACTGAGGACCAACTCAGTGAGAAAATCAACGAGCTAAACAGAAAATTAAACATGGCGGTGCGTTCGGGTAACGGACACATGTGTAATCAACTGCGCATGGCCTTAGAGTCATTTCAAAGCAAATATCAACAAAAACTTCAAGAGGCCCGTAAAGGCCAATCCACAAACTTTGACGACAAGATCGACATTAAATGAACGTTAGACTACAATACGACCTAGAGTTTCTGGGCGGCATATATTTTGAAGATCAACTGCAGATGAATCAGTACTCAGTGAGTTTGAGTTTTGTAACAGGAACAGCTGATCCTGCAGACACAAACATAGCCATGGATCGAGTAAAAGCATTTGTGTTTGGAGAGCTAGAACATTCGGTGTTTATGAATGGTGCTCAAAGAGAACGAGCAGAGCTCATGCACATGATGGGTATCAATGTTACCACCCTGCCCGAAGAACCAGTAGACCAGATCATTGGTATGATGTTATACTACAAACTCAATGCTGTGATGGAGGGTCGTATGATTGTGCGCAGTCTAGATATCAGTTCCACACTGGGCGATTCAGTTTGGTATCAACACGATGATGAAGACTCCGCAGGACCGTTTGCTCAAGATGGATGGTGGCACGATTCCACAGTAAAACACAACACAGTGGACTTTGCAGAAGCAGATGAACATGTGCTAAAGGTCGAACCCAATGTCTGGGCAGACTATGGATTGTTATGGCCCAATGAGCAACCATTAACAGCCAAAACAGAAGCAGGCAACACAGTGGTATTTGGAAACTTCCCAAAAAATGAAAACTGACGCAGTAGGACAAATTGTACTAGATGAAACAGACTTGATCAACATGATCATGACTGGTCGCGATCTAGAAAGTATTAGCAATGCCTTGGTAGATGGTACTGTAGACTTGGAAGCAGCCGCCTATTGGCTCGAGCATGTGCCAGCATTTACCTACTGGACTGAGCCACCAACTCAGGAAGTATTTGATACAGTGCAACGACAGAACTGGCACATGCCTGATCGGTACAAGCAGTTGGACATTGCAGAATATGTGCTGAATCTTTGTACCACAGACGCAGAACTACAACGCTGTGGGCACGAACTCATGCTGTATCAAGAACGTGGCTTGTTTAATTTACTGCGTTTCTTGACATATCTGGTAGACATCATGCGTGAGAATCGTGTGATCTGGGGTGTGGGGCGTGGGTCCAGCGTCAGCAGTTATGTGTTGTATAAATTGGGTATTCATAGAATTGATTCGATGTTCTATGATTTAGACGTAGAAGAGTTTTTACGTTAAATATTGTTTTAGGAGAACTACAATGACAAGCAAAGTATATAAATCTGCACAAGGTAAAACAGTTGACATGGGTCGTTTACAATTGCAAAACGAAAATGTTCGTGCTGTGGGCAATATGAAAGTCAACGCACGTGGCGACATGGTAGATGACATGAATCGAGTTATCAGCACCAAAGCAGAGCAAGTGAACAAGCAGTACACCACACAAACCACAAAGAAATAACATGACGGCCAAAGCAGCATTTGAACCACACCGAATTGATCGCGAACAACTAAAGCCCTTACGGGACGCTGTGATTGTAAGCGACATGAATTTTAAAGAACGTATCAGCCGTGGTGGACTTATCCTGCCCACTGACAATGGCAAGAGTTCTGGCATTCGTCCACGCTGGGGGCAAGTGTATGCAGTAGGACCTGATCAAAAAGATATCCGAGTGGGCACATGGATCTGTGTAGAACACGGTCGCTGGACACGTGGCATTGATATTGAAGACGAAAACGGTCGACAAACACTGCGCAGAGTTGACCCCAAAGATGTTATGATGGAATCAGACGATGAGCCACAGGACACAACCTTTTCAGATGCTATCCATGTGGAAGCCAAACCCGACTGGATGCAACACAATTGATACGCAATTGGAATGCTGGTGAAATCATCAGCGAAATACAAAAAATTTATTTTGCCACAACAGACCCCAGGATGGACGGTTATACCACTTGGGCTTGCAAACAAGACCTGTATCGTGTACAATTTGCACTAGAGCGTATGTTAAAGAATTGCCCAACCTATTCGCTGGAAAATGAATGGCTAGAAGAGCAACGATTAGAACGCGAGAAACAACAAGTCTGGAGAACACTTAATGATAAAAAAGGATTGGAATAATGAGTAAAGGTTCAAGACCCCGACCATCAATTGTCAGTCAAGAAGAATTGGCAGCTAGACACGCAGAGATCTTTGGCACAAAAGAGCCAAAGCCTCGCTATGTTCCGCCACCATTGCCAGAGGACATGCAAAACATCGAGTCGTCACATGCACGACAATTGGGCAAGAACATTCCACAAGGAAGAACATGAAAGAGTTATGGGTAGAGCAGTATCGGCCAAAAACAGTAGACGGCTATGTGTTTGTGGATGACGCACAACGTGATCAAGTACAGCAATGGATTCAGGACGGATCAATTCCGCACTTGATGCTGTCAGGATCTGCAGGTACAGGTAAAACAACCTTGGCCAAACTGTTGATTAATGAACTGGGTGTGGATGAATATGATGTGATGTGGGCCAATGGTTCCAAGGAAGCTCGCAAGATTGAATGGGTCGACAAGCTGATTGGCTTTTGTCAAACCATGCCATTTGGCCGGTTCAAGGTTGTGCTCATAGACGAAGCAGACTACATGAACAAGGATTCGGTACAGCCTGCCTTGCGTAACTTGATGGAAGACTATTCGCAGACTGTGCGCTTTATTCTTACTTGTAACTACCCACACAAGATCATTGCACCCATCCACAGTCGTTGTCAAGGCTTTCACATTGTCAAAACAGATCACGTGGAGTTCACTGCTAGAGTTGCCACTGTGTTGCTGGAAGAGAGCGTGGCATTTGACATGGATGTGTTGGACAGTTATGTCAAGGCCACATACCCAGATCTACGCAAGTGTTTGAATCTTGTGCAACTGAACAGTCAAGGTGGTGAACTCAAACAACCCAGTGCCACAGACAAGAGTGCTAGAGACTGGCGATTGGAATGTGTGGACTTGTTCAAGCGTGGCAAAATACGTGATGCACGAGCAGTACTGTGCCAAAACTCATCACCAGAAGAAGCGGAAGATGTGTTCCGTTGGATGTACGACAACTTGGACTTGTGGGGCGACACACCTGAACGCCAGGATCAAGCAATTGTGATCATTCGCAATGGCCTGGTCAATCACAATGCAGTGGCAGATGTAGAGATCAACTTGAGTGCAACCCTAATTGAATTGGCAGGAATACAATGAGATATCTCACAATGACTTATGTTACTCGTGCCAACGGCAAAGTGGACGAAGTAATGGCCGTGGCCCGAAATATCAAAAAGGCAGACCTCCAGACCTGCAATGTAATACTTGACTTTCGACGGCTAGAAGTAGTAAAATGCACAATGAATGGTACTATTGTTCCCCGTGATTGGGATCGAGTGGTAGGATACTATCATCAACACTACGCAAGCACTATCGAACGCTTGTTCAACGAAAACGGATACGAAATTGTCAAACCTGAAGAACCCAAACCCGCTGTTGAGTCAGCAAGTGATCCTAGTACCCCAGTTTAATAGAACCTTGTATAAATACTTGCATGAAGCAAGTATTACATAAACATCACATTATACCAAGGCATGCCGGCGGGACTGATGATCCTACTAATCTTGTTAATTTAACCATTGAAGAACATGCTAACGCTCATCGCCTGTTATACAAACATTATAATAGACAAGAAGATTATCTGGCTTGGAAAGGATTAGCAGGCTTGATAGGTAAGGACGAGATGCTACATGCAAAATGCTCTCTTAATTCATCCCGTCCTGGTTCGTTGAACACTTTTTATGGTATGAAACATTCTGAAGAAACAAAAAGAAAAATATCCGAAAAGCGTCAAGGGCACTCGGACAACAAAGGTATTCCAAAATCTGAAGAGCATAAAAAGAAAATAAGTGAGCGTCGAAAAAGTGAAGCAAAGAATTATACTTTTGAACACATAGACGGATCTGTGTTTGTTGGCTCTTGTAAAGAGTTAGCAAGTATAACAAAATCGCACCCAGCCGAACCGTGGAAATTAGTAGCAGGGCAATATAAAACACACAAAGGATGGAAAGTCAAATGAAAGACAATGTAATTTTAGCGGATTGTGACGGTGTGCTGGTTAACTGGGAGTACGCATTTAGCATCTGGATGGAAACACACGGGTTTGTAAAACAACCTGGCAGTGAGTTTGAGTATGACATTGGTCGTCGCTACAACATAGACCATGCCCAAGGTCGCAAACTGATCAAGATCTTCAACGAGTCGGCCGCAATTGGTTTCTTGCCGCCCCTGCGTGATGCCATGTTCTGGGTCAAACGACTGCACGAAGAACATGGCTATGTGTTTCACTGTATCACCAGCTTGAGCTTGGACCCGTCAGCAGGCAAACTGCGCGAAATGAACCTGAACAAATTGTTTGGTCCTACAGCATTTGAACGAGTTGTTTGTTTGGATACTGGTGCAGACAAACATGATGCACTTGCTGAATATCGTGACTCAGGTTGCTGGTGGGTAGAAGACAAGCCGGAAAATGCCGAGGTAGGATTGAAACTTGGGCTCAAAGCTGTGCTGGTAGAACACGGACACAACATGTCATGTGAAAACACAAAAATTCCAGTGGCCAAAAACTGGAAAGAAATATATCACCTTATAACCGGTACTGAGTTCAACTGAACTTGTGTGGGAACATTGCAGTGATTATGTTTTTGCATTCTTGCTCTATGTCTGTCTTGCGCCAAGTTTTACCCAGTGCAATAATTTCAGTTGGTGCAGATGCCATTGCCAATCCCCGGGCCCAGAGTTCATGATCTCGGGGGCTGATTTCTAGATTCAAGCAATCTGCTATAACGTGACTGCCTTGTGGGGATACTATATCTTTGTAGCGCACATTCACAATGTTCAATGAATCATCCAGGCGTGGGGGAGGTGTGTTTATAGTTGTTGACAGCACTGTGATCTGGTGCTGTATCATTTTTTCTATTAGATGTACTTTATCATGGTCCGTGGCAATTTGTTCTAGGTCTTGATCAGATCTAAACCAGCGCAGTAGGTCAATATCAAAAACTCCTGACAAAAAAGTCTTTGATGTAAATTCCCAAACTATAGTAATCAAATCGTCAAAATCTATTGTCACATTGATCACTGTGGTGTACGGAATTAACTCAACAGGTATTGGCAAGTATTCTGCTGACTTGTGAGTTTTTTGAACAATAACCGGAGCTGACTCATGATGTACACTTGACAGCCAATTTATGAATTCAACGTCTTGAGTGTCATCAAACAATGCCTGTTCAAAAATATTCCCGCCTTGATGCATGCATGTTCGGCCGCCACGAACCGAAATAACCCACGGGGTTCGGATAGGGTGACTTATTGACGCTTCTGTCAACCAACAAGCAATAAAATCTGATCTTGCTCCACCATCTGCTCGCACAATATAACAATGCCCCCAACGAAAATTGGCTGGAGGCATTGTGTAGTCTTTTAATAATTTATCAATGTTTTTGGACATTGACTATTTACTTTAGGAATATAGCTTGAGGATAGATTCAATAATCTGATGACGTTGTACGTCACGATTTTGAAGCTCGCACATTGCGATACCGTTTACACCCCCTTTCTTCAACCTTTCGCAGAGGTCCAGCAGACCGTTATCTCCATTATTACGGTCTGCTTGCTCAACGTCTCCGGTTATTACTATCTTGCTATTCGTTCCTATGCGGGTCATTAACATCTTGGCCTGGGCCGGAGTTGCGTTTTGCATTTCATCGGCTATAATCCAACTGTTTTTAAAGGTGCGGCCGCGCATGAATGCCAGAGGCGCAATCTCCACTACCTGATCTTCTATCATGGTTACGATGTCCTGAGGGCGATAATATTCTCGCATGACATCCAACAAGGGACGAGTCCATGGCTCCATTTTGGCCACTAAATTACCTGGTAAAAATCCGTGTTGTTCTCCTTCAACGCCCACGGCTGGGCGGGTCATTACTATCCTATCGCATCGTCCCTCTTTCAGAGACTTAATAGCGGCCAGCATGGCAAGGTAAGTCTTACCAGTACCTGCAGGTCCTACTGTGACTACAATGTGTTGACTTTCATCTTGTAGAGCCATGACCAGTCTTTCCTGATTTCGTGTTCGAGGGATCAGGTCTATGCGGCGTGCAGCCACTCTAGGTGCTTGTTGGGTAAAGCTGATGGTATTTTCTACAGATTGAATCATACGTTTGTTTTGTGCTTTCGCAGCGCGATTTCTACTCAAGTGCAATTCTCCTATGGGTTAGTCCTCTCGGACTTTTTATTTACGGATGCAAAAATATCTAGATATGTGGACAGATAATGCCAAAAATTCAGGCTAAGTACTGACCAGGCGAGAGAAAATCCAAGCAACAGGATTTAGAAACACAAAATAAATATACGACTATGCCTATATTTGACCCACCAATCTCCCCAAATTCAAACTCTGTAGTACCACAGAGTGCTATAGATCGAGTGCCAGCGCCAGTAGACGTTGGCACACCTGCAGTGAACGTGATACCACGCAGTGCTGTGGATCGCAAACCGGCACCGGTAGACGTTGGGATACTACCAGTTCCTGTAGTACCAGTTAGTGCCGTGGATCGCAAACCAGACCCGGTGGATCCCAGTGTTGCACTAGGTACACCCAGTGGCCCAGCTGCCCCGATATCAGTTGCCGCACCTATAAAAGAAACCCCGGTGATACCTGCTCCTGCGTTTACACCCACAACCGTTGCTCCTGCCACTGTGGTAAAATATCTGAGCATTTCTGATGAAGGTGTTGGAATCAATACCAATGTAACTGCAATGAATTTCACCGGAGACGGAGTTGTTGTTACCAATAACTCCAACGGAGCAAATGCAGTAAATGTCACCATCAACGGCGGCGGAGCCTCATACGGCAATTCAAATGTGGTCACATTATTGGCTGGATTTGGATCTAATGTACTCAGCACCACAGGCAATGTCACTGGTGGTAATTTAATAACCAGCGCACAAGTTGTGGCCAGCGGTGTGATACAGTCTGGCACAGGACTCAGCACTGGTGGCTATCTAAGTGTGAATGGCACAGCCGACCTACACAATACCACAGTAACTGGTAATTTATCAGCCACTGGCAATGTCACTGGCAATTATGTTTTGGGCAACGGAAGTCAGTTAACAGGATTGCCTGCCACTTATTCAAATGCCAATGTGCAGTCCTACTTGCCCACGTATTCAGGCAACGTTGGTGCACTAACAGTGACAGGCAATTTGACTGTCACTGGAACAACTACAACTGTGAATACAGAGATTGTAAATGTCAGTGAAAGTGTTGTGGGCAATGTGGATGCCGGTAATTTACGCACAGTTGGTCAAGTAACTGCTACTGGCAACATCACAGCAGGCAACATCAGTACTGTTGGTAAAGTTATTGCTGGTAATTTAGATGCTATCAATCTAGTGGTCAACAATATCTCCAGTGACGATTCAACCCTTGTGTCAGTGCAAGATGGACTACAGGTATATGGCGACATTATTGCTGACAATATAATTGTAGCTAATTCAATGAGTTTTTCCAATGGCAGTACATTATCGTCGGCAGCTTGGGAATTAGTAGATAGCATTTCTGCTAACTTTGTTGGTTGCGCTACTCCCACGGTAACCGGAACTTATTCAATGCAGTATTACATTGACAATTACAACGAACTATGGATTTCTTTTCAGTCTGGACAAAACTACCCAGGATGGATTGGCTCAACACATATTCCTACAGTTGCATTATTTGCTAATTCTGTTTATACAAGTACTTGTACCACTAGCGGAAGTCCTAATGTGCCATCAATTCAATGGTTTGATATTAGCAATACACGAGTTCGTATTAGTATGGCAACTACTCAGTATACTGGCAATATCAACATTTATGCAAGATAAATGCTCTTGGTGAACGGGGCTAAATATAGCATGGATAAAGAACTCTTTAAAGATCATTCAGACTACTGGCAAGTGGCCGACAACATACGCGATATCTACATGAGCGATGGTAGTATCACCACGCTGTTGGACTTTGAACGTGTGCTAGACGAAGTAGATATCTACGCATTTCGAAATTGGGAAATTGGCGAACTAGTGGCCGGACCCGAAATCACCAAATATCGTGTGGGCTGTACATTTATGTGGCCGGAAAATCTCATGCCTGATCCCCGTGGCGGCAAAAGATTGCTGCCATTTGATTGTGAAGTCAGCTACCGCAGAGTGGAAATGAAAATCCCGATCAAGATTACAGATCCTTCAGATTATATCCCCGGCACACACAAGGCCAAGATTGTTAAAAAGCCTGTGTGGTTGGTGGAAATTGTGATGCCAAAAAGCCTAATGAGTGACATCAAAACAGGCTCAATTGAAATGGAAGATCAGGATATTGATCTGGAAGAATTGGATGACGCATACGAAAAAGATCTTGACAAGCAAGAGAATCAAAGTGATGCCAAAGCCGAAGACGCACAACAAGACTTGGCTGCTGTGCCCGGACAGCCACAAGCACCAGCCCCAGGAGTAGTATAATGTTTAGACACTTGTTAGAAGGCCTACAGTACAAAGACCTAGAAGGCATCATGAAATCAACTGTGCATATTGATGAATTTGCATCAAAAATGGGCGACGATGACGACATTGTGGTAGTGAGCTTTTTTGTAAGAGACCTACAGGCCGCAAAAGATCTAGTGGGTTGGTTTGAAAAGGGCTATGATTTTGTGCTGGATGCTGATCGCTCACCCGGTGAAATCAAGCCCAGTCGCTATCTAGTGTATGTGGAACTGCGTCGCCGTCCCGCAGTGGCCAAACAAGTGGGCACATTGATTGATGACCTGGGCACGCTCACAGAATTTGATGCCAAAGACTGGACCATGCGTTACGATGGCCGGACACAGCCTTGGTCAGTGGATGCAATGAAGGCAACTGTGCCACTTACTCCTGCTGACTATCGGTCAGCACATGGTGATGATCTAAATGATGTACGCACAGCCGCTGGTATTGAACCCAAGAAAGTTCACAAGCCCACACCAGAGACCTTGGCCATGCAGTCGGCTGCTGGGATAAGATAATGAAGATCACAGACGTTATTAAAGAAGATGTTGCTCTTGAAGGTGAAGTTGTTCCACTGGGTAAAAAACATCGTGGTGATCTAGACAGCGTAAATTCATGCTCCAAGTGCGGTGGCAAGTTAGAAGGCGGAACATACATGGGGCAAAGAATCAAAGTATGCCAACCATGTAAGCAAGTTTATCTACCACCTAACAGCGGTATTGATCAACAGGGTAATAAAATTAAAGAACAAGGTGTGGCGGAAGGCTCATTGCGTGAACAGGCCAGTAAATTATTGTCTGCTGAAGATAAAGATGGCGTGATCACTATCATAGTACAAGCACCCGATGGTACCAAGAGATCAGTAGCCGATACCAATCCAAACTATATCAATAGATGGTTAATGAAATATGGACTACGACTTCCTGCCAGTATTACCAGCAAGTTTGTGGGTGTGACAGAAGAATTCAGACCCACCACAGGGCAAGCCATGGGCATACGCAGTCAGACTGCACAAAAGATGAATCCTGGCAGCAGTAAATTCATTTGGAAACGACCAAATCAAATCATGGGCAGTCACACTGAAAATGAACTTCGTGCATTGAAATTTAGGTACTCAGCCAAACACAACGTCTGGGGCGGCACACAACAGATGTGGAGTCAACTGGAGGGCACACTAAAAGAATTTGCTCCCAGTGCTCCTGGTGGTGCTGATCGCGGAGGTGGCAACTACTTTAAATCTTTGGCCCAGGCCTGGTATTATAATGGCGTACACGACTTTGATCTACAAGGTGGTGTCAAGACTCAACAAGACGTGGAACGCTTGCTACAACGTGGTATTGTATGTCCTGATGGTGTCACACGCAAGTTTGGAATAGATTACAATTCAGGTTTTAACGGTGTCGTGATATCCAGCGATGATTACTATGAACATTCTGATCATGGCAAACGACCTGGTACAATGATAGATGTTCGCACCGGGCGGCCCTGGGGACCATATGATTATATGGAATTCTCTGAAGATGATTTGGACGAAGATGTAGAAGAAGGCATCCGTGTGCCAGCACAGCAGATCTTGGGCACAAAAAACCGTGCGCAGTCAGCTTACTATCCCACCAATGTCAAGCCCAAGGTGCCTAAACTAGACACTCCCCTGACAGACAAGGAACTGGCAAGACTCTCACAGTTGGCCGGTGTCAACACAAATAAATAACATATCATGAAAATAAACGACGTTGTTACATTAATGGAATTTGGTGCTCCCGGCAGTCGCGCACTGGGCACTGGAAACTTTGCTCTGCTACACCGAGCCTATGTGAACAAACGTCCTAGACTCAGTAGATACTTGCAGTTGGATTTTGGCAACAATCAAATTATCGAACTTGACGATGATGACATTGAAGCAGTGGCCAACTACTATGATACATTGCCCACAGATCAAGATCGATACACCTTTGTGTACGATGTCATGAGTCGTGGGGACAAATTTGATGCATTGTTGAAAAAACTGGGTCGCAGATCTGGTGCTCCTGAGCAACCCAGCTTGCTGGAGCAAAGCGACGACCCTGATCTAAGTCGCAGTGGTGTGCGTAGTGCGGCATTGAGCACAGCTTTGCGCCAGGCCTACGCCAAGTATCCACAAGCACAGAGTGATATCGAAGCCTTGATCATGCACGACATGGATGTTCAAAAAGACACCAAACAAGAGCTACAGGCACAAGATAAAATAAATCAACGTCAGGACGATATTGATGTGCAACTGCGCAATGTTGCCGGTAAACAAAGCAAAAAGATTTCCAGCTTAGATCAAGAAAATGATGACTTGACAGCAGAACTAGATCGGCTCAGCAGAGAACTGGATGCCATGCATGCTCAAACAGGTTCTGAACCTGAGCGCAAGAAACGCAGTGACAGCAAGGGCCAGCCTCCAGTGTACAACGTCAATATCAAGTCAGCTGATCGTGCTGAAAAATCACAACAACGAGCAGCCGATGCTGAAAAACGCAAACCAGAACCAGCAAAACTCCGTCCAGGTGCCAGCACATTCAAACCTGTGGGATCTACTTTGCCCGTGACTCCTGCGGTCAAGCCACCTGCACCCACTATCAACGTGATTGATCGTCCAGATCCCAGTGCTGCCATGAGTCAAGTGGCATTTCAGGCTCCTGCCCCGCAACCAGACATTGCATTGCCTACCAAGCTGGGAGCAGATCTTGATGAGCCTGAAACGGACGCAACTCAACCAGATCTGTTTGCAGAACCCAAAGATAACATAACGGTAGATCAGCCCGTGCCGCAAAGCATGTCCTCAATAGATGCTGAACCTGAACCTGAATTGCCGCCCAACGTTACTAACCTGGCCACTCGCCGCAACAGAGTTGCAGAACCAGGCAGTGATCAGTATCGTAGAGACACTGTGGACCGAGCAAGAGATCTCATGCAAAAACAAATGGCCATGCACGAAGCACAAGACTTGCGCCGCATGCAAAAACTAGCAGGATTACTGCAATGAAAATAAATCAGATTATACACGAAGCAGGTACTGGATTAGAAATTGATCGTAGCATTCCTGGCCGCACTATTGCCAGGATCAGTGGAGATCTAGCACACAGAACAGGGTCTCTGACAGATAAAAGATTACCTGATCACCATCCTGATGATGATTATGTTCCTTGGTCTGGCAAGGTAGGTGCATCAACCCGTGATGACGAAGAAGACACGTTTGATATAGATTACACCGGCGACGATGGTGAATTAAACGAATTTGTTACGCCACAAGCAGTGGCACAAGATCCTGGACTAGAACGTGAAAAGGATGTGGATGTTATTTTCTTTGGCTTTATGCCCCAAGACTTCACTGCCCGAACTGCATGGAAGGCACTAGAAGATGTGTTGCCTAGAGAATATCCTGCTGGTAGTGAACGAGCACAAAATAAAATAGCAGAAGTTAGCAAGAATAATGGTGCCGTAGTCACAACCAAGCCCCTGAGCATAGCACAGAAACTGGTTAAAGAATTCCAAGCACGTGGCATCAAGTGTAGAATTGATGATTCAGGTCTGGAAGAAGACATAACCCGCAGAGGATTCTTGAAGGGTGCAGGAGCAGCCGCTATGGCAGCAGCCGGCGGATCAGCACTAGGCCAGTCCATACAAATGCCCACAGTAGACCAAGTTGACAGACAAAAAATGACAATTGTGGTAGATGGTCAAGAGTATCCCTTAGTCATATTATCTCCTACAGACTTTAGACCACGTGGCGGACAACAATTGCATATAACCTGTGCGCAGATGGGCGAACGCTGTATGGGTAGATATGATGCTGTGTTAGCACAAAACCGAGTGTTTGTGTTGCCAGGAACAAAGCCACCGGTTATTCCAGCCGGAGTTGACGAAAGTCGCCGAGGCAGCATGCCTGAGCCTGAAAACTTTGACAGTGACTGGGACTATGAAGACGCTATGACACGTTGGAGAAACAGCGACTCTGACCAAGACATTGACTACGAGAATATAATAGACGATGAACCTGATGACTGGTTTGACGAATCTCGAGAGAAAGTAGGCAATATGGATGCTGATGCATTTGATGCTGCCTTGTCACGTATGAAAAAGCTAGCCGGTGCAGGTCCGCTAAAGACCGTGTATGATCCCAACAAACGTGTGTACCGAAATGTACCGCATGCTGTGCAACCCGCACAACAACCCAAGAAGGCAAGATAATGAAGATAAAAGATTTTCAAACAGAATCATGGAGCGAAAAATACAAGAACAGTATCAACTGCTCGCACCCCAAAGGTTTTAGCCAACGTGCGCATTGTGCCGGCAAAAAGAAGCATAATGAATCTGTTGAAATGGAAATGGTGTGTGAAGACTGTGGCATGTGCAAGTCACATGGTAGTCTCAATGAAATTCGAAAGGGTCAAAAAGACTCAAATGGCTACACACGTTGCTGGCCTGGCAAGCATGCCGAAGGTACCAAAAAGGGCAAGAATGGCGGCCAAGTTCGCAACTGTGTGCCCAATGAAAGTGTAGCGGAAGCAGATATGAGTCGCAGAGGTTTCCTTGGTGCGTTGGCAGGTGCAGGTTTAGCTGCCGCAGGATTAGGTGCCAGTGGTAATGCTCAGGCAGGCACCAACGATGCGGCATTTTTTAACAAAGTAAACGATCTACATCAAAAAACAGCTCAAACAAATCCTCGTTATGCCAAAGAACATGCATCCTTGAACATAGGTATTGTTAGAGGCATGTCTGGTGCCTCTGCTGAAAACAACAAGCAATGGGCACAAAAAACTGCTCAACTGTTACAAAAATACGGAGTTGCTGTAAACGAAAGTGTAGTAGAAGGTGAACAGCGTGTGGATTCACTTGTGACCGACGCACTGAAAATCATGCAGGGTTCAGAAGTAACTGATGCTGTGCAAGCACTAAAGACTGTGCTGGGAGATAGAGAGTATAACGGTCGCCGTGGTCATTATAATTTCTATATTAGACAAATAATGGATATGTATAACCAGCAAGGCCTAGCAGAAGACTTCAACGGTGAATACGATGACGAAGCAGGCATGGTCAAGAATAACCTTCACACTATTATTCGCGTGTTGACACACCTGGGCAAAGATATCGACAACAACGAAAATTTCCCTGAATGGGTGCAAGAAAAGATTGCCATGATCAAGCAAACCAGTGTTGAAGTTATGAACTACATGATTAGTCAGCACAAAATGGACGTTGATCCTGAAGTAGAAGAAATGTACGAAGCCATGGATCAACTGGCAGAAGAAATGGCAGCCAAAAAAGGCATCAGTGCTGACCTAGTATGGGAAAGCTTCGAAGCTCTAGACGATCACATGCTGTACGAAACAGCCGCCTGGCGCAGAAAAGAAGGCAAGAGCAAAAAGGGCGGCCTAAACGCCAAAGGTGTTGCTAGCTATAGACGCGAGCATCCTGGTTCAAAACTGCAAACAGCAGTGACCACAAAGCCTAGTAAATTAAAGCCTGGATCAAAAGCAGCCAAGCGTCGCAAGAGTTTCTGCGCACGTATGTCAGGTGTTAAAGGACCTGCCAAAAAGCCCAACGGTGAACCCACACGCAAGACTCTGGCCTTGCGCAAATGGAACTGCTGATGCTGGTTGATGAACTGTTTACCACGTCGTGGCTGACAGAATCCACGGACTCTGCACCTGATCTTGACCGGATCTTGGTAGACCTGTGTGCCATGGTTGTAAAGGGTAAGCAACGCAAGCCCGACTACTACGGCATGGTTGCGGCTGCTGTGGTTGATCCCAAAGGCCGTGTGGTCCGGGCTGTGAATCACTTTGATGACGCAACTGACAAACGCATACATGGTGAACGTGCTGCCATTCAAGCGTATGAACGCCGGTACGGTCGAGTCACACCAGATTGTACTATAGTAACCACCCTGAGTCCTTGCAGTGAGCGCATGGACGATCGTTATGGTGAGAGCTGTGAAGATCTTTTAGATGACTATGGTATCACTGATATCTACTGTGGCTATCAAGACCCCACACAAGACTCGGGCTACACAGTTACTAGCAATGAAAAAATACAGGAACTGTGCAAGGCCTTTGCTGACACGTTCCTGGGTGATCAACAACTGGATGAACTCAGCTTCTTGGGTAGCCCTTGCACCAAAGACTGTTCTGGGCATCGCGCAGGATATGATTGGTCAGCACGTAAAGGCAACATCCCGGGCACGAGCCCTTACAGTCCCAGCTTCAACAACGGCGCCAATTTAAGAGCCGCTGGCAAATAATTATTTTTTAGTGTACACAAAGTACAATCTATCATTGGCATCTTTTTTAAATGTATCCAAATGTAAATTGAATTTTTCTGCCAATTCATTCACAACTTCAAACGACCAAGCAAACACATCCACATAAGGCCCTGTCTTGTGTGTTATTCCCGGGTTGGCTCGCAAAAAGAATTTGCCACCCTTGGCCAACAAATCAACACAGTTGGCAATTCTAGCTTCAATTTCGTCTTGTGAATTAAAGTTAATTGATCCCAGTGCCATTACCACATCATATGTGCCGGGCTTGACTCGGTAATCCAGGATATCAACCATATAATCAGCAGAAGCATTAAATGGATCAATGCCCACAATATTGTGTATCCTCCCTTTAAACGGATGATAGCCACATCCAACGTCAAGAACTTGTGTAGGGTTGAGCTTGTTGATTTCTTCTGCCAGCTGCCATCCTGTGTAGCTGAATGTTTCTGTGCGGGGCTTCCACATTTCTCCAAAGAACCTGTTGAGGTATCTTCGGTCAAAGTCTGCGACGATTTCATAAAGCGTTCCTTTAAATTCTGATGTTAACTGTAGTTCTTGTTCCACTGTTTCTTTAAACTTGTTAAAGCGAGCAGGAGTCCAAGGTAAGTCTTGTACTACAGTAGTGGTGTCTAACACAAGGTTAGAGTACTTGGGCAAATGGAATGATTGTTTGAGATTTTGTTGTAAGAGATTAAAAATTTTGCTATTCATTAAAAAATTTCCGTGTTAGGTAAATAAAAGTACAATACCACTAAAAATTTTGTGGCTCTTGTGTTTTTCTAATACATATTTAACTTATGTATCACATACGTCAAAAATTTTCAAAAGGATCAAAATGAAACGATTATTAGCTATATTGGCACTGGTTCCTATGCTGGTGTTTGCTCAGTCTTGGACCCCGCCCAAGACAGTCACTGCCATAGTGGGAAATGCACCCGGGGCAGGCAACGAAATTGCATTTAGAAAAGCCGCAGAGATTGTGACACGCACAACAGGCATTAACTTTGTGATAGAAAACCGCCCGGGTGCAGACAGTGTTATTGCCATGAACATGATGATGACCAAGCCCAGTGACGGAAGTGTTGTGGCACTGCCCAGTCACATGAGCACCTATGTCACAAATGATATCTGGGAAAAGAATGTCAAGAAATTTGAATGGAATAGTTTTGAAGAAGTCTTAAGCTATGGCAAAGCACCATTGGTGGTTGTGAGTGCTGCCCGTAGTTCAATTAACACGCCAGCAGATTTGCTAAAGATGTTTCAAACAGTTGACAGGCCCATTAATGTGGCCATCGGCGGTGGTGCACATAGAATGGCGTTTGAGTACATGATGGTTAAAACTCGAGCAGATCGCAATCAAATCAAACATATCAAATTTAATGGACCAGCACAAGCGGTGAGCAGTGTGGCTGCATATGATGGCAAAATTGGCACAGAACTTGGTATTATGCCTGCTGCCATTGCTCTGCCCCTGGTGCAAGCAGGCAAGGTCAAATTCATTGGACTAACAGGCACAAAGAAACTACAACAAATACCCACAGTACCTTTGCTAAGTGATGCTATACCTGGTGTTATGGCACAGGCAGGGTGGAATCTTGTGTTGCCACCCATGACACCGCGTCCCATTGTTGATTGGTATGTGAAAGAATTTGGCCGTGCATTAAAGACACAAGAATATCGCCAATGGGCCGAAGACAACTTAATTATAGTAGACGAAAAGGATCACACTCCCGAAGGAGTGCGAGCACACATGGCAGACTTGCGCCAGCGATTCTTGCCCATGGCACAGTATATTTCACAAGAAGGCAATTGACATGAACAAACAATTCAACTGGGGCGGTAGCCGATGGGAAGGTACCCGTGCTGCCAGCAAATGGCACTTTGATACCACACGTCCACCTGAGCCCGGTGCAGACAGCTTTACCTATGTGGGTAGATTTACCACAGACTTTGCTGATGTTGTTGAACGTTATTTGCCCCGTGCAGACAGTGTGGGATGGGGCACACGCAACAAAGAAAAGATCCCCGGGGAACTGTATACAGCGTCGGCAGAAGAAGCTGATTTAATTCGTGCAGGTGCCAACCCCAAAATGGAGATTTATGCCAGGGTTGCTGCCGAAGATGAGCCGGTGTTTAATGCCATGGCAGCAGTGCTGGGCATTGATGACCCGCAGATCAAGTTCCACAATCAAAAGACTGGGCAAGTACTGGTCTGGCACATCGACAACTTTGCCGCACGAGCAGAACGTGAAAACAGTTTCAAAGTCACCAACCTAGACACACACCCTGAACAGATACGACGCTTTGCCATCATGTTAGCAGACTGGCAGCCCGGGCAAATTTGGCAAATAGGCAATGCCACCTGGACACACTGGAAGTCTGGTGACTGTATCACCTGGGAATGGCAGGACATGCCACATGCTACCTGCAACATGGGCTGGTGGGATCGTCCCTTGTGTCAAATCACGGGCTATGTCACACCCAAGACTCAAGCTATCTTGAACAATCCAGGGCAGACGTTCCACATATGAAATACATCTTTATAGCAGGTGCTCCTGGCTCAAAATGGTCCAGCGTGAGCAAAAACATCTATCACAGTCCCGACATAGACACAAGTGATCACTCAGAGGCTCGCACATATTACCACGACGCTTCGGGAGAACGACAACTCATGCACCAGGGTGCATACTTTGATCCAGGTATGGAATTTGGCAAATTCTTTGATCGTATAGAAAGATATTCCAAGCAAGAATGCGAAGCAGAATTCAACAGGCCATTTACAGGCACAGGTGTTCGCATTATCAAAAGCCATGTGTTTGCCAATCACATTGACTTTTTGCGAGCACACTGGCCCAACTGCCCTATAGTACTTGTACATCGCTCAGATGATGCTTGCCTGGGTTGGTGGGTCAAATGCGGGCATTTTGATATAACATATCCTGATTATGCAGAATATTATCAAAATTTACGCAAAATGGCGCAGATAATTCATGAACAAAATCAAGGACTAGCAGTGGCCGAAACCACGTATGCAGACAGCAAAAAGACACCAGCTACAAATTTAGAACTATGTGACCTACTGGGCATTGCTCGCCCAGTTAACCGTGTGCAACATTATCACAGTAATGATATCAGGGTAAATTTGATTCAATAAATATTTTGATGAATTTGCCAAGAGTTAACAGCTATACCAATTGGGGTCGTTTAGAAGAAGTATGGCTAGGTGACTGCTATCCCGCACACTTTTATGATCATTTAAATTCTGAAGTACGTGATGTATTTTACGAGCTGACAGAAAACACCCAGCATGATCTAAATATAATACAAAAAAAACTTGAAGAATTTGATATAGTAGTTCAACGTCCGCAATACAAAAATATTGATCATTATTTAACACCCAATGACACACTGACAAAACCTGCCATTACCCCAAGAGACTATTATCTAGTGGCTGGCAACATGTTCATTGGCAGTCATAATATAGATGTATGGAGCCATGCCATTGAACAGTATCGAGCTGACCCTGGATCAATTGTGATGGGAACTATTGAAACACAGCACCTGGGCTGGATATGCGGTGCTAACTCAGTGCGAGCAGGACGAGACATTTATCTGGATCTATTTCAAAGTTACAACAAACAGTCAGCACTGGACCAACAACTTGAAGAATATCATCGGGTGGTACAACCACATTTTAAAGATTATCGTGTGCATCTACTGTTCAACGGCGGACACATTGACGGATGCTTTGCCGCGGTCAAACCAGGGTTATTGTTGACATCGGTGTACTTCGACAATTATGATCAGACTTTTCCAGACTGGCAAAAGATCAACATTGCTTCTCCTGAATTTTTCACACATCAGACCAAGAAAACACCTATCAGCAACGGCCGCTGGTGGGACACAGCATCGTCGCCATCCAAAGCATTTAATGATCATATTATTGCTCATGCTCTGGACTGGGTGGGCAATTACACAGAAACTTACTTTGAAGTCAATTGCCTTGTGATTGACCAAAAGAATATTTTCATGCTGGGGGAAGATGACCGGGTATTTCGTGAGTTTGAACGCCACGGTATTACTGCACACAGTTTGCCATTCAGAACCAGAACATTCTGGGACGGAGGATTGCATTGTTTGACTCTGGACATACGTAGACAAGACTCAATGATCGACTTGTTTCCCAACAGAACCCAAACACTGTACTTGTACAACAATCCATAAATACTCCCATATAAAGGACTGGTATGTCACAGATTGTATGGATGTTTAGCCTACTGCCTGACAGCATTTTTGTCATGTTGACCTATGCGATATTTGCACTAGGCGTACTGTTGTACATTGCAAGCAAGCTGGTCAAGTGGATTCCCATGATGATGCAATACCGCATGCCTGCTGAACTGGTGGGTGTGGTGTGCCTGTGTATTGGCGCTTATTTCTTTGGTTGGCGCGGTAACGAAGAGAAATGGCTGGCTAGAATTAAAGAGCTAGAACAAAAAGTTCAAATTGCTGAAGCCCGGAGTCGTGAAGTCAACACCGTAATTGAAACCAAAGTTGTTACCAAGATCAAAGTTGTAAAGGAAACAGTATATGCAAACCGAGAAATCATTCGAGAAGTTGCTGGCGCTCAGCTTGACAGTCAGTGTACTTTGCCTAAGTCTAGCGTCGTGCTCCACGACAGTGCCAGTCGTAATGAAGTGGCCCGAGGTCCCGGCAGTGTTGATGGAACCCCCTCAGGCATTGAAGCCCATAGACTCCTCGAAACCGTTGTCGACAACTACGGAAGCTGTAACGAAAACATCGAAAAACTAAAAGCCTGGCAGGAATGGTATCGAACACAAAAACAAATATTTGAAAGTGTTGCCAAATGAGAGCCAGGGAATTCACTACAGAAGCACATCACTATCGCATGGCCACACAAAAAATGGGTAACTGGAAAGTGCACCTAGATAGTCATGCTGTGGTAACCATGGCAGATCGTGACATTGACAGTGGCAGTGTGATCAACATACTGGGATTTGCCTGTAGAAACGTTCCTGAACTCGGAACAATACCGCTGGGCAAAGGAGCGTATTTTCAAGACACAAACACCTTGATATCTTTATATCTCAAACGATCAGATCATTACCCCGATGAAATTACCCTGGAGACTGTGTTATCGCCAGACATGCGACCTACTCCGCCACTGTTCCGCAGACCAGTCCCGCCTGCTCCGCGCGACATGCAAGATAACGCATTAGTGAGGGCAAATAAACAGGCCATGAAACAAAAAACTCAAGCTCGTGGTCGTGATGCTGTGAGTCAAGATATTGAAAGCATGATGCCAACCTTAAAGGCCTCAATGAATCAGCCACCAGCACCAGACGCACCTTTGAACCGAGAACAGCGTAGGGCCTGGAGTAAATACCTACAAAAAAACAAATACTTAAAAGGAGTCATTGAATGAGTACAATACTGACTAGAGAGCAACTGAAACAAATGGTCAAAAATCCACATATCGATCACTGGTATGATGCACTAGAGCAGTTGTTGGATGATTATGAAATCAACACGCCACAGCGTGTGGCAGCCTTTATTGCACAATGCGCACATGAGTCAGGAAATTTTGTTTTTATCAAAGAAAATCTTAATTATAAAGCGGCCAGCTTGAGAAAAGTTTTCCCCAAGTATTTCCCCACAGACGCACTTGCGGCACAGTATGCCAACCGGCCTGAACAGATTGCCAACAGAGTGTATGCCAATCGCATGGGCAACAGTGATGAAGCATCCGGTGATGGCTACAAGTACTGCGGGCGTGGCTTAATACAGTTGACAGGCAAGGACAACTACACATTCTTTGCAGGATCATTGGGCATTGCTGATGAAGAAGCCGCTGACTATCTGGCCACATTTGAAGGTGCTTGTCAAAGTGCCTGCTGGTTCTGGGAACAAAACAATCTAAATCGCTTTGCAGATGCAGGCGATATCAAAGGGCTCACAAGAGCCATCAATGGTGGTTACATTGGTCTAGAAGATCGTATCAAGCACTATGAACATGCCTTACATGTAATGGGAGTATAAAATGGCAGAAGAAAAAAAACCTTTATCACGCAGTGAACGTGAAGCCTTAATCAAAGACAAAGCAGGACTGGTCATTGTGTTCATGGCGCTGTTTTTGGCAGCAAACACTTACTTGTCCAACACCTTTAGTGGCACAGCACAAACCAACCTGTTGCAGGCCAGCAACACATATGGATTTTATCAGTCAAAGTCGATCAAGCAAACCATTGCTGAAGGACAGCTAGAAGAAGCTCGAAAAGGCACAGACAAAGCCAGAATTGAAAAGCTAGAAGCCAAGATTGCTCGCTATGAAAGCGATCCCAAGACTGGCGAAGGCAAAGTAGAACTCTTGGCCAAAGCACGAGCACAAGAAGCCGCACGTGAAGAAGCCCGAGCACATGGACCATGGCTTACATTCTCGGGCATGCTGTTCCAACTGGCCATCGTGTTATTGTCAGCAAGTATTTTAGCAGTTAATAACAAAATGTACAAAGCCAGCTTGGGAGTAGGAGCACTAGGACTAGTATTAATGGCCCAGGGCTATTGGTTGTGGATTTAATATCAAGGAGTTGACATGGCAGAAAAAATGAGTGAGAGTGAAAAGAAAAAAGAAGACTGGATGAATTCAAAATGGCGTCCCATGATGGGGTGGTCATACATGTTGACTTGCATTGCAGACTTTGTGATATTCCCTGTGTTATGGAGCATATTGCAAAGTGTTTCAAAAGGTCAAGTAAATGTACAGTGGCAACCTATTACACTGCAAGGTGCTGGCCTGTACCACATTGCAATGGGTGCTGTGCTGGGTATTGCGGCTTATGGTCGTACACAGGAAAAACTAGGAGGAGCAAACAATGGCGGAATCAACTTACCACAGAATGTCGGTACAACATATCAAGTACCTGGAGCAACACCGCAGTCCGGGGCCGGTGCGTTTGGTTCACCAGCACCAGTCACAAACTCCTGGGGCTCACAACCCTTGGGTGTATCAGTCTCTCCCGCTCCAAGTTGGGGCACAACTCCTGTCTCAACAGGGTTCGGTGCTGCCGGAGTGACCACAGGTTTTGGGGGTAAACTTGCTCCTCCACAACCTGACTTTTATCCAGAAAGATAATGATGAAAAAACTATTATTAATATTAGCCCTGACACTAGGTGGCCAATTTGCTGTGGCCAATGAGCCCGCACATGAAACCAAAAAGATCTGTGTTGATGTCAAAGACAAGGAAGGCAAAGATGTAATTGATCCCAAAACCAAACAGGTCAAACAGAACTGCAAACAGGTCAAACAACACAAAAAACTAGAAGGTACTGATGTGCCGGTCAAGAAGTAATTGACACCACTCTGAAAATCCTGTATAATTATGTGTACAGGATTTTTTTATGACCGATCATTATGCCGCCTTAGGTGTGCCTCGAACTGCCAGTGCAGATGAAATTAAACGAGCATTTCGCAAGTTGGCCAGCCAGCACCATCCCGACAAAGGTGGAGACACTGCCAAGTTCCAGGCCATCCAGGCAGCCTATGCCACTATAGGTGATGAACAAAAACGTGCCGAGTATGATAACCCGCAACCACAGTTTGGTGGATTTGGCGGCGGGCATCCACAGTTCAACGATATCTTTGCACAGATGTTTGGAGGTGGTGGGTTTCCAGGACAACAGCCACGCAGAAATCATGTGCGTATGACCTTGTATGTGAGTCTGTTGGACATAGCACAGGGTGGACGTAAACCCGTGAGCATAGGCACAGCACAAGGACAAAGCACCATTGAAATTGATATCCCATTGGGATTAAATGATGGAGACAATGTGCAGTACGCTGGGCTTGCACCTGGCGGACAGGATCTGGTGGTCACTTTCAGAACACGGCCAGACCCGGTATGGGAACGAGACGGACTTAATCTAACCAGAGAATACACTGTGAGTGTTTGGGATCTAATCTTGGGCACAGATGTCGATGTGCAGAACATACTGGGACACACTCTGACAATTCGTGTGCCTGCTCGTTGCCAACCAGGTACTGTGTTACGATGCCGCGGCCAAGGCATTAGAGATCGTCGTGGTATTCAGGGCGACATGTTTGTGAAACTACGAGCAACTATTCCGGATAACCTCCCACTCGAATTACTGGAAGCAATAGAAAAATATCGGCAATAAATATTTTCGTAATGGTTGCTTGTTGTTGATCAACACAGTATAATAACAATATAATTGGTAAAAAAGGAACTTGATGCAGAACAATCCTGAAGTAGAACAAGTGGTTGAAACCGCTGTTAATTTGGCTAGAGAAAAACAGCACGAATACGTGCTGACCGAACACCTGTTGCTGGGCATGTTACGACACATGCCATTTAGGCGAGTGGTTGAAAAGTTTGGTGCCGATGCTGACCTACTGGATATTGAATTAAATGTATACCTAGACAGTCAGGTCAACCTAGTTAGCAACGCCAAAGATGTCCAACCTCGCAAAACACAGGCGTTGGAACGTATCTTTAATCGTGCCAATGTGCAGGTGATGTTTACCGGTCGCAGAACCATGAATGTGATTGACATTTATCTGAGCATCATGGCCGAAACCAATAGTCATGCACATTACTTTTTGCTCAAGTACGGTATTCGCAAAGCAGAATTCATCGAGTTCTATCAAAAGAATCACCAGCCCGAGAGTGTGAAAATGAATGCCCAGCAGGCCACAGACATTCTGGAAGAGCATTGCACAAACATTTCAGCAATGGCAGCCAAGAATCAGTTAGAACCCTTGATTGGTCGCAGTCAAGAACTGGAGGACATGATCACTGTGTTGGCACGGCGCTTCAAGGCCAATGTGCTCATGGTAGGTGATCCTGGGGTGGGCAAAACTGCCATCATCGACGGACTTGCACAAGAGATACACAACAACTGTGTGCCCGAGTTCCTTAAAGGACACGAAGTATGGGGTCTTGAGATTGGGTCATTACTGGCAGGAAGCAAGTATCGCGGAGAGTTTGAAGAAAAGTTCAAGCAGGTTATTGCCGCACTAGAAGCCAAGAAGAACTGTATATTGTTTGTGGATGAAGCACACACCATGCGTGGCGCAGGATCATCGGGACAGAGCAACTTGGACTTTGCCAACATGCTGAAACCAGCAATTACCAAGGGCAACCTCAAAGTCATTGCATCAACCACTTGGGAAGAATACTACGAGAGTTTTGAAAAGGATCGTGCCTTGATGCGCAGATTCCACAGACTGTCAATTGATGAACCCAATGATGCAACCACAGAACAAATCCTCATTGGGCTGAGTCCACGACTAGAAAAGTTCCACAATGTCATGATTGATACAGAAGCCATGACAGCGGCTGTGGAACTGAGCGGACGTTACATTCATGACAAAAAGAATCCCGACAAATCAATTGACTTGTTGGATGGTGCTTGTGCTCGACAGCGTGTGCGGGATGCAGGACTGGTAACAGTTACCAAAGACATGATCATGGCGCAGGTCAGCAAGGTAGCAGGTGTGCCCATGGATCGCTTGCAGAACGAGCGTAGCACAAACATTGTGGATCTTGAAAGCAATATCAAGCAGAAGCTCTACGGCCAAGATGCCGCTGTGGATTCAGTGCTAGAGCGTGTGTACATTAACTTTGCAGGCATTGGTGCAACAACTCGCCCTATGGCAAGTTTCCTGTTCTTGGGTCCAACAGGTACAGGCAAAACAGAACTGGCCAAACTGCTGAGTGAAAACTTGGACATGAAACTGCTCAAGTACGACATGAGTGAGTATCAAGAAAAGCACACAGTATCCAGCTTGATCGGTGCGCCGCCAGGTTATGTGGGCTTTGAGGATGGCAATGTAGGTGGCGGCAAGCTGATCAGTGATCTTACTAAAAACCCATTCTCGATTATCTTGTTTGATGAAATTGAAAAAGCACACCCTGATGTTTCCAATATCCTGTTGCAGATGCTGGACGAAGGACACATCACAAGCTCTGCAGGCAAGCGTGTGGATGTCAAAAACACCATCATTATCCTGACTTCAAATTTGGGTGCGCGAGACAACGAAAGCAATGCCATTGGTTTTGGATCACAGGAAAAGACCGGCAACGAAGACCGGGCAATGAAAGAGTTCTTCAAGCCTGAACTGCGTAATCGTATTGATCAGATCTGTAGATTTAACAAGCTGGACCGGCTGGCCATCAAGAAGATTGTGATCAAGTTTGCAGATCAACTCAAAGCCAGTTTAGATGAAAAACACATTCGACTCACACTCAGTGAAGATGTCATAGACATGCTGGCCGACAAAGGCTACGATCCCAAGATGGGTGCTAGACCCTTGGCACGCAAGATTGATGAATTGATCAAAGTACCTTTATCTAAGAAAATTCTATTTGATCGACTCGGCAACTGCGAAGTGTTTGTGACCATGCAAGGTGATTCAGTACATTTTGAATCTGTTGCACACCTTGTGCCCGTGGTAGACAACGATGGCATTATCCGATTCCCAGATGTTTGATATTGACACAACAATAGACCAACGTAGCGAACCGTACTACAAGCAGTATCACCACTGCTTGATATGGTGGATCCCCGAAGGCAACATGATGCGCAAGTTGGATCACAAAAGTATTGACACCAATATTTTTTGGCGCAACAACTATCTACAGCATTGGCGTAGCACACATCAACGAACAAACATAACTGAACAAGATCAACTGCGACTACACGAGGTTTGTGATATGTTGCTGGCCGTAACCACCCCGTTTAAAAAAGTGGTATGTAACAACACAATGTGGCTGTATACCAATACGCCAGAAGATTTTGAGATAATTGTATCGCAACCAGGTACCAAACTGATCGAACGCAGACAAGCAGATGTATGTTTGCCCACTGACTGTGTGGTGCTGAATCGTCCTCGACACCGGTTTAGAACCTACTTCCGTGAACGTTTTGTAGACGAGTCACAACGCAAAATAATAACAAAATACTTTGTGACACGGCCTGAGCAATATCGTCCAGGGCCAGGATTCAAGCAGTTCTTGCGTGGTGCACGTATGTGGATTCCGGCAAACTATTTTGTAGATCATGATGATGAACAGGATGCACTGCTTATAAACATAGCATGCCCGCAACTGGTTAGAAAAACTCTACCGATACAGGCTCGTAACTAAATACAACACTATGGCAAAAATACACGAAGAAGTAGTTGTGATCAAACTCTCAAAATTGGTCAAAGACAGCGATCCTGGTACTGATATTGCAACCGCTGACATTGTGGCTGCATTGCAAAGCGTGGCTGAAGAATTGGCAGGTGTGGGCGTGATTGTAGAAGCAGAACGAGCACAATGACCGTTACTACCCAGTCGATCTTGACCAACGTTGTGTACAGTGAGCCGTCGGGCAACTATGACGGCAGTAGTCAAGACTGGGTCAGTGATGCTGTGCGAGCCGCAAACTACTATCGCGGACAAGGAAATTTACAAACAGTCACTTTCAGTGTGACTGATTTTGAAGGCATCTTGTATGCAGAAGCAACACTTGATGCTGATGCACAAACAGCCACATGGTTTACCACTTACACATATGGAGACGGATCAACCACCCCATTGAGTGATTATCACCCGGCAACTATCACAGGAAACTTCACATGGATGCGAATGCGTGTTGAAGGTTTTTCAGGTGGTACAATAAATTCTGTCACCATTACCTATTAATTTTAAGGATTATCATGAGCAATTTTACAACCATTTCTGGATCAATAGATTCCAACGACAAACAAGTACCGTTAGGTACAGAAGTTTGGATTGATGATACTTGTATCATCAATGTAGAACATGTGGATCAGATCATACATTTTTCACATGAACTAACAGACGAAGATGGTGAACACGAGCTTCGTATTGTGATGAAAAACAAGACCTCAGAGCATACAGATGTGAATGAAGACGGTAAAATTGTACGAGATGCAAGATTAATCATCAATGATATCAAATTTGATGAGGTTAAATTAACTTACAATCAACTGATAAAAATCATCTACAAACATGATTTTAATGGCAGTGCAGAAGAAATAGAAGACCAATTTTATGAAGAGTTAGGTTGCAATGGCACCGCTAGTTTGAAGTTCACTACACCTACATATCTTTGGTTGCTAGAAAATCAGTAATACTAAATACTAGCTATGAAACAGCTAGTAATCATGCCCGGGGGATTCCACCCCTTTCATGCGGGACACGCCGCTCTTTATCAATCTGCCGTTGAAGCATTTCCCGGTGCTGATGTATATGTGGCTGCCACCAACGATACCAGCACACGCCCTTTTCCGTTTCCTGTCAAAGAAAAACTAGCACAATTGGCCGGGGTTCCCAAAGGCCGATTCATGCAGGTTAAATCGCCTTTTCGAGCAGAAGAAATCACAGCACCTTACGATCCCAACAACACACAGTTGATCTTTGTGCGTTCAGATAAAGACGCAGGATCACAACCTCGTCCAGGTGGCAACAAAAAAGACGGATCACCTGCATACCTACAACCATATGATGATGCCAGTGATCTGCCCATGAGTCAACATGCTTACATGGCCTACTTGCCTACTGTGGAGTTCGGACCTGGCATGACATCAGCCACAGAGATTCGCAGTGCATGGCCCCGGCTAAATGAAAAACGCAAAACAGCTCTGGTCATGAGCCTGTATCCCAAGGCACAGACTAATCCCAAGCTGGCAGCCACAGTGGTTAAACTGTTGGACACAGCTATGGGCGCAGAACTAAATGAGTTTGCGTCTGCAGGCATTGACGACGGTAATGATAGTGACGATGAGAAAACATATCTGTTACAGCTGGCAGAAGATCTCAGTGAAGCCATGTACGGTCCCAATAAAAACAAACAAGCAATAGAAAATATAATGGCCAAGATCCGTGCTGTGGGAGGCGATGTAAAGATAACATGGAATCCTGACGGCACATTTAATGTGGCAATGTATCATCCGGTACACTTCAAGCAAGGCTATCTAATTAGACTGGTTGGCCGGGGCAATCAAGGCCTGGACGAAAATACAGCGCCAAACCCACGTGTGAATTTAACCCCTAACTTTCCCAACTACGCTACCTTAATTGGAGAGTTTGTTGGCATTAAAAAGAATCGTGCGCTGTTTCGTATCATTGCCGCAGAGCTCCGGCCAGGACAAGGTGAAACTGAAAAGATCTTTCGAGCCATGAGTACCAACACTCCCATTGGCATTGAGATTGGCAAAGTAAAAAATCGTGCTGTAGTAGAAAATGTAGGCAAAGAATTTATATTGTATATCAATGGTAAACCTGCTGCCAAGTATGTGGACCAACAACAGGCCATACTAGACATGGCCGCGGTAAGAAAGAAATATCCTGCCGCTAGACTAGAACTCAAACACGAAGTGTGTGACATGCAAACTGTGAAACAAATCAACGAAGGCGGCAGCATACTAGAAGCACTCAAGCCGGATGCGTTTGCTGTCTTGCAAAAAGCCAAACAAAACATAAAACAAAATCGTCAGCAAGAGCAACAGGCCAAACAACAGATTGAACCGGAACGTCAGCAAGAAGTTGATCAATGGGCACAAGACTTCCGGGCCAACAGTGCAAAATTAGCAGGACGTCAGCTGAAACAAAGATTTGCCGCGCCTCCACCGGCTCCAATCCCTGTGGCTAAACCGGGTGAGGGATATTACGCATTAAAAGATAGATTGGCACAGTTAGATATTGCCAAACAAAAGTTTGAAGAATTTAACAAATTGATTGCGTCAATTAAAAAGAAATATCCTTTAGTGGCAGACACGCTAGATCAACTGGAAAACAGTTTGTTACAAGATGTCAAGGACGGTGCCGCAGATAATTACGCATCTCTACTGACTAAATTAAACAAGTACAAAAATGCGTTGACAACCAGGTTTCCTGGCATAGTCAAAGAAGACCCCGATTACATCGAAGAAGGTCGCAAAATTTAACGCTGTCTGCTATACTCTGTAAATACTAGCATATTTTTAACGGAGAACCCAATGGCTGAACAGCAAATACAAGTCAATATTGACTACCTAAGAACTACCCGAGTGCATATCTGTATGCCATGTTACGGCGGGCAGTTAACTGAATCCACATTCATGAGCTTTATCAAATGGGCCAACACATGCCGCCAACTAGGCATCGACTGGACTGTGGAAACAATGACCAATGAAAGTTTGATTTCACGTGCTCGTAACACACTCACAGCCAAGTTCTTGAACACAGAAGGTTCCACTCACCTGATGTTTATTGATGCTGACATTGGCTGGGAACCTTGGCATTTGTTGGCATTGTTAAATGCCGACAAAGATGTCATTGGTGGCTTGTACCCAATGAAATCCCTGCCAGTCAAATGGTGTGTGAATGGCATTCCTGGTGCAGACGAAAATGATCCCAGCGGCCTGGTAGAAGTCACCAAAACAGGCACAGGTTTCTTGTTGATGAAACGCCATGTGTTTGAAAAGCTCAATCAGCACCCTGCTGTGAAGCCATTTACCAACGACATTGGACTTGACCCTGCACTCAACGTACACATGAAAACCTACTTTGACACAGCCGTGCGCGAAGGACGTTACTACTCTGAAGACTGGACATTCTGTGAAAACTGGCGTGATCTAGGCGGACAGATCTTTGTGGACAAACGTGTGTTGCTCAAGCACACAGGTACCTATGTGTTTGACTTTGGTACACACGAAAAACTCTATCACGATCTTGCAGAGATGTACAACAACGGTGGGTTGCCCACAACTATGCCACAATCTTTGCCAGCACCTGTTGTTGACCCAACTCCGCATCAGCTGGCAGCGGCACCTGCACCAGTGGCAGAAGCCAAAGTTATGGCAACAAGCAAGGCCAAATCCAAGAAAACATCTAAAGCAGCCTGACGGTAAATATAGTTCGTATGAACATCAACGAACTAGATTCCTATAACCTTGCCGATGCTGTTAAGTTTAATGAAGAACTTAACCCACGCATCTGGCAAGGTTCTCGCATGCGCCCAGAAGTGCGCCGAAAATTACTGGCCATTGCTCGAGATTTTAAACAAAGTCTAGGACTCAGTGACCTAGAAGTCAAAGACATCACACTCAGCGGAAGCAACGCTGGTTACACATATACCCCGCACTCGGATATTGACCTACACCTTGTGGTAGATGTTCCACAAGCAGAAACTGACGAAGTGTATCGTGAGTTGTTCAATGCCAAAAAGTACCAATATAATGATGAGCACAACTTGGCCATTGGCGGCTATCCTGTTGAGTTGTATGTTCAGCCGGCCAATCAAACACATCACTCACAAGGAATCTATTCAGTATTAAACAACGACTGGACTGCTATTCCTCGCAAGCGAGAAAGCACAGTGAATGACGGTGCTGTAAAAAGCAAGTACGAACTCATGAAGCATCGTATTAACTCTGCCATCAACAGCGGCAACATCAAACAGTTGACCAAAACTGCCGCACGTATCAAACAAATGCGGCAAGCAGGTCTAGACAAAAACGGTGAACTGGGTCCTGAGAATCTGGCCTACAAAATGTTGCGTACACAAGGGCTGATTGAAAAGTTGTACACTGCTCGCACCGCGGCCAAAGATCGGCTGCTGAGTCTACAAGAGCAACCTGTGGCAGAACACGTAACGTACGGTTTTGCAGAAGATGCAACCATATCTCCTTACGGTGTTAGTCCCACGACACAGATGTTTCTAAATGAAACAGGTGACAGTGAACAAACTGTACATGATTTTATTTCTCATACCGCTGAACAACTGGGCATTGAAAACATGCCGCATATTGAATTGCACACAGACCCTGAATGGTCAGAACGTGAACACAGCTTTGGTCGTTACACTCCTGAAACACATACCTTGGAAGTGAACTTGGCCAATCGTCACATCATGGACATCCTGCGTACCACAGCACACGAACTGGTACATTGCAGACAACATGAACTATCTCCACTGCCCAACGAAGCAGGAGAAACTGGCAGTCGTTGGGAAAACGAAGCACATGCCAAAGCTGGGGTGATCATGCGTGACTATGCTGATGCCAATCCTGAAAAGTTTGGCGAACATGCCCTGGCAGAAGCATCAGGATATATTCCCACTAGGGCGCAGGTTCGAGATCCACGTTTCAGTACTGCACTTACTGTGGATGTGCATCCAGGGCAAACAGGCAAGGAAGCCAACAAGATGGCTTTGCAAACAGATGCACAAGGTCGTCCTGCCTTGTTGACGAAGGGGCTGGCAAATCAACTGCACGAAGAGTTTGCACAGTTTGATGAGTCAACTGCGCTATTTGAAATCAAAATGACCGGCAAGAACCTGCGAGCCGAAGCTGCCAAAACAGGTGCCATTGCCGGCATGGAATTTGAAATGATTGTGCCCAACATGGAGGGCGACCCTGACGATGATCAGGAAATGGAGCCTGATTGGGAATATGATGAAAGTGTTATTAGTATTGATGATGCATGTAACTTCTTTGAAAACGGTGAGGGCAACACCAGTGGTGACATTAGACGCCTGCGTGAACGCATGCAAAACTATTATTACGATTGGTTAGATGAGCAGTTTGACAGTCGCTGGGACGGCGATGAGTTAGAGTTTATTTACAACTACATTAAAGAAAATGCCAGCGCAGAAGAAATTGCAGAAATATTGGGCACAGAACCCAACGAAGATGGTGAGTATCCTGACCCAGGTAAACAAGATTATCTTGATGCCGCAAACAAAATTAGCGAACAAGGCTACGACAACCAATGGTATAGTCAAGCACGTGAAGACGCACAAGAAGATTATAACAGAAATGCTGACCAAGAACGAGAATGGCTAGCAGACCAAGACATCAACACCATGAAGGATGTGATGGACACGTTTGGCAATGTCAATTGGCCTTACTACTATAATTCCAATGTCGGTGGTGATAGAAGTATAGATGATGTGGCTAATGATTTCCAAGACGCAATAGGCCGTGATGTTCAAGCTAGCACTAGATATCACTCAGGGAGTGTGGATAGACCCAGCCCAAGTTCACATCATTATGTGGTCGAGCCCGACGGCAGTTTAGATGGCGACAACTACGGGGACCGAGGCCTGGAGTTTGTGAGCCCACCATTGCCCATTGATGTAATCCTTAATGATCTAAGCAAAGTCAAACGCTGGGCAGACAGCTATGGTTGCTACACTAACGATTCAACTGGATTGCACATCAATATTTCAGTGCCTGAATACAACAGAGACAAGCTGGACTTTGTAAAGTTGGCTATCCTGATGGGCGACGAACATGTGTCCGACAGCTTTGGACGATTAGGTGCATACTACGCAAAAAGTGCTATGGCTGCAATTCGCGACAATGTTCGCAGTCGCCCTGAGGCCGTGACAGATGCCCTGGAAAAAATGCGAACACACATGAATACAGCGGCATCAAAAGCTATTCATGCCGGTGTGACTCAGAAATTTACCAGTATCAACGTCAAAGACGGCCACATTGAATTTCGCTCACCTGGCGGTGATTGGTTGGGCGAGAACTTTGACAAGATTGAAAACACCCTGTTGCGTTTCACAGTGGCCATGAGTGCTGCCTTAAACCCAGAAATGTATCGCGAAGAATACCTGAAGAAACTGTACAAGTTATTGACTCCGGAAGGACAGAAAGACGAGTACGGAGACATGATCGAAGAGTTCTCCAAGTACATGGTATCACTGCAAGGCAGTGGTGCAGAAGCGAGTGGCAAGTTGAGCAAAGAAACACAGCAGGCCATCAAGGACTTTAGAACAGCGGCCAGCAAAGAACTAAAACAAAAAAATCTGGCCAACAAGCTGAAAAAGGGCAACACTGCTGGTCAAAAGTACTGGTGGAAAGTTTCTAATCCTGGAAACAGTAATGCTGGTATAGAAGTTGTGGCCACAACCAAAGAGGAAGCAATTGAAAAAGCCACGGGTGAAGATGGGTATCCAAGCTGGGCTAACTATCTAAGTTCCCTGGTTGCAAAGCCGTTGAGTCCTTATTATGAAAAATCCAAACCTTCCCAACAAACTGCCAGATATGAAATCTACAACAAACAAACTGGTAACTCGGTAGAGACTGCTGATGGCATTACCAACGATGCAGACGCACTAGTTCGCCTGAATGATTATATTGAACACGGTCCGCATGCACTACAACGCGGGCAAGCCTCACGTATGTTTGGTATTCGCACCACCAATGGGGTTGAGATTGTGGACATAGACATACCCATGGCCCAAGGTCGTGCTGCCACAAGTCCAACCGGAAAATGGAAAATAACAGACGGATTGGGTCGTTACCTATATGTGTTCCGTCCTGCAGAGAACACCCGATCAGCAGCCAACGAGTTAGCCGCATTATGGGCAAGAGAAAACAACTTTGATGGCAACTATCAAGTTGAGCCAGTAGAAGATACTGCGCAAACTGGCACACAGGATCAACAACAAGGCGGCTTGATTGACGTTGTGCCAGGATCTACAAATGATCTAGCACGTCAGCGAGCAACACCTGGTGCATTTACAGGTGCATGGAAGGTTCTAGATGCCGACGGCAACGAGCTGTATAGATTCTCAGGCGTAGGCAACAATCAAAGTGATGCTAACCGTGTAGCAGTACAATGGATGCAGAACAATGGTTATGATCACGGCACAGAAATGTCTGTAGTGCCTGTCATGAGCGAAAGCATTGCGGAAGGTGCAGATAAAAAATACACAATTAAAAAATCTTACACCATGTCCAAGGCTGGTGTAGAAAAATCTGTATGGCACATTATGGACGGTGACTTTGTGGTGGACGTTACTGACTTGAGACGCGATGCCAAGTACTACGCTGACAAGTGGAATGCTGCCGAGAAGGAATCATCAGACGCATCTCAAAATCTACACAAGCAAGGCATGGCAGAAGGTCTGAATGAATTTGCACCTAGCAGCCAAGGTGGAGGTAATTCAGGACGCTGGTACACTGATGACGAGCTTGCAGATATCATTGGTGATGATTGGTTTGAAGACTTTGATGTCAGCCACGATGGGTTTAATATTGATACACATGGCGAAAAAGCCAAGCAAAATCTAGTGGGTTATGCCAACTCCTGGTTCGATGATCGAGGTTATAATGTCAACGTAATGGGCGTGGAACACAATGATGTTGACCACGATTTAAAATGGTACATTGTTGGTAGTTTCCACAATCCCCGCTTTGCCAACGAAGGTGTGACGGAAGCCAGTTTATCAACCATGCGAGACTTTTTTGCCGGTGATGAAAAGGCACGTGATCCATACGAAATTACCAAACAACGGTTACACTTTAGTAAAGATCCCAAAACTGCTGCAACCAATAGAAAAGAATTTAGAAGCAAAGAAGAGTATGAACAATGGGCAAAACAAAATAAAATAGTAAATGCACCTAAGGTTAACGAGGCTCCAGAATTTTTCTCTATGCCATTGCGCATGAGCGAATATCGTGGTAAACATCATCCTGCAACCGAAGAGCCGTACGATGCCAAGTTCAAGTTCTCGGGTGATTTAAAAGATCGTGTACACAGTCTATTAGATGCAGGAACCAAGCCCAAGCTGTTACAAGTCAATCCGCGTCATTTGTTGGCCACACAAGACTGGCTGAGCAATCAAGGCGGCGGCAAGCCACCATTTGCCACAATGAAACAACATCCTGTGGTGCTACAAAAAAACAACAAGTTGTACATTCTCGACGGCCATCATAGATCAGCAGATGCGCTCAACTCTGGCTCACCAATTGAAGTATACCTATTCCAGGATGAATTATGAGAGCACATGAATTTTTATCCGAAGGTCAAGAAGAATTTAACCAAGAAATAATGCAACACGGTTTTGAGTTCAGTCAGAAAATTGCCGGTGTTACATATAAAGTAATAAACGATCTTGGTGTACTCTTGGTCACAGCCTTAGATCCAGCAGGAGAACAAATCGGACATGCAAGTTTTTGGAAACATCAAACTCGTTCAGGACTAGAAAGTCTAAGTACCGAAGTTGACGACAAATGGCAAGGCAAAGGCATTGCCGCAAACATGTATGCCGTTGTACGTATGCTGGGCGCAAACATAAATCCATCATTATTCCAAAGCAAGCAAGGAAAAAACATGTGGAAGAAGTGGCAACAACAAGGCGACGTTGCACATCTAAAACGCATGAATGCAAAAAACAAAGACCAAGATATAGCAGAAACAATAAACTCCGCCATACTCAATAAGAGATTCCGACACAAACAAGTAATTGGCAATTATACTTACAGAGCATCAGTTGAAATGTTTATGGGTGAGCCGTTATTGTCAATCAAAGCCTATGACGGAGATAGGGAAATAGGTCATATTCTGTTTGAAATAATTGTAAGATCTCCAGGAGGGAAGAGAGATCCATCCGCGGATTACTTAGAAAGCGGCGGCACTGAGGTTGATCCAGCATATAGAAACAAAGGTGTGGCATCCACAATGTATGCGTATGCCAAAATGTTAGGCAATGATATTCGACCCAGTTATAATCAAACAAGTCAAGGCCAAGCAATGTGGGCGGCCTGGAACAAGACAGGTGATGCAAAGCATTTGATCGGTACTGCCGCGGAATCCACTATGGCGGAAAACTTTGCTGATGGCAAAGTAAAAGGCAAAAGCCGCCCTGGGCGTGTGAAACGGTCAGGTGCCAGTTGTGATGGCAGTGTGACAGATCTACGTGCTCGTGCAAAGAATGCATCAGGTGAAAAGGCCAAAATGTATCACTGGTGTGCCAACATGAAGTCTGGTCGCAAAAAAAGTTAATTGCGCAGTTTTGCAAGACCCACAAGTCTAAATACATTTAACCACATCCAACCTATATCAAATTCAAACCAGCGGCGACTGAGACAAGGATTGCCGGGTTCAAGGTGATGATTATTATGAAGACATTCACCGCCAATAATAATACCCCAAGGCATAATGTTCCTACTATTATCTTTGGTTTTGCCATTTCTATATCCCCACCAATGACCTAGGCCGTTGATAACACCTGCGGCCCAGAATGGAATCCATATCATTTGGATGCCCCATACTAACAGTCCCCAAGCACCAAACAACACAAGATTGATCAATAACATTAACACAATGCCCAAGCGACTGTGTTTGGTGTATATGTTGCGCTCAATCCAGTCATCAGGTGTGCCAGCACCATACTGTGCTATCATTTGATCATCACGGCTGGCCAAATGATAAAGCCCTGCGCCCTTGAACAACACACGCCAAATACCATACACATGTGGGCTGTGCGGATCTTGTGTTTCTTCTGTGAATCTATGATGTTTGCGATGTATAGCCACCCATTGACGGGTGACCATGCCAGTGGTTAACCATAACCAGGCTCTCATAAAATGTTCCAGTATAGGATGAAATACAATGCTTCTGTGTGCTTGTCCACGATGTAAAAACAACGTGACACATATTATAGTGATGTGTGTAACTGTTAGGGTGTAAATTAGTTCAGTCATTGTTTATTTACTTGAATCTACGCAAGTAAAACTCCAACTAAATACAGGATGGGATTACAAAGCGTTCAATTTGAATACGAAGTACATTGCGACTGGACCGGCACACCACCTGTTTATCGCTTGTACATCAATGACGAACTGTTTACTGAACGCACATACATCTGGAATAACAAATATCTTGAAGAAGCAGTGTCAATCGAAGCACTGCCTGGGGACTATGTTGTTCGTTATGAATTACACGGTAACGGAACGCTGACTGCAAAAAACCCCAAAGTCACCATTGGCACAGCAGAGTTTATAGACAATAACACATTAAGGATTCCGCATGAGAGCTCATGAGATTATGGAAAATGCCAGTGCAGGCGCCACTTGTGCAGGGTCAATTGCTCCTGTAGAAAGCACCATGGGCATGGTATCAAGAAACGGCGGATCAATGCTAACAGGTAAATATGTAACAGGTTCAGATCCCACACCGAACACACCTAAAGAATACAAAAGGAACAAGAATGTTAGCGGACGCTTTAAAAATTCTCCTGGCAACTGAAGAAGCTTTTGCTCTAAAAGCCAAACAGTTTCACTGGAACGTAGAAGGCCCAGATTTTGGCCAGCTACATGCTTTCTTTGACGCGATCCACGACGATGTGTATGGTGCTACTGACCCTACCGCTGAATACATTCGTGCCATGGGCGATTATGCTCCAGGGTCATTTGAACGATTTATAGAACTAACAAAAATACAGGGACAAACAAAGATCCCACGTGCTAGACTTATGTTAGAAGAACTCTTGGCCAACAATGGTCAAATGCTGGATCTTCTTAACGAAACCTTCCAAGTAGCAACCAATGAAAATCAGCAAGGTATTGCCAACTTCATTGCCGAACGAATTGATGCCCACCAGAAACATGGATGGATGTTGAGAAGTTATTTGAAAGAGCAACGAGCATGAGTTCATCAGCAGACATTAGATCAATTCTAGATCGCTTGGCCACAGTAGAAGAAAGCAAACTTACTCCTGTCAACGTCAAGCATGGGTTAAACAAACAGCAGAAGTCTGCGGACCAATTGCCTGCGCTGTTCAAACCCCGAGACATTAGTCCCACATTGGCCAAAAAGCCTTATCAAAAACATCCCATGGACGGCAAACTAGTTGGCGACTCAATTGAGCCTACCAAGAGTCCGCTAGAAGAAGCCATGCAAGACATTGAAGAAGACATGCTCAGCAAAGTCAAGCGCAGTTTTGTTGATTACTTGGAGCAATTAGAAGACGATAACAAAATTGACGGCCACTTGGTCCGCAAGGCCAAGGCTGAACTAGATATTGCCAATGACCCAGATCCTGAAAACGAATCAGAGATAGATGAAGATCCTACACAACAAGACCTTGATGTGGTGCCTGCACAAGCACCTGCTGAAGATCCTACATTGGCAGAAGCACCTGTAAAAACCTATCCCATGGAAGATGGTAGCATGCTAGAGTGTTATGGTAATGAATCACAAGGATTTGAAATTCGTCATGGAGAACGACGATTACCCACACGTTTCCGCAATGTCAATGATGCCGACATGGCAGTAAAGATATTCCAGAAACGTAAAAACAAGCCCCAGGGCAACGAAGATTATTTGGAAGAACGCTGAAATGATAGTAGATCAATTATTCACAACCCCTGCTGTAGTTGGTAACACCAAGCAGTTTTTTGGTGAAAGCCGTCACAACAAGTTGCTGAAAGAAGACGTAACTTATCGCAAGTTCCATAATCTAAGTCGCATGCTTGCCGAACGTGCAATGAGTGAGAAAGAAATTCTTGACTTGTTTGCGGCCATTGAGGCAGGTGCCAATGCCACAGGACAGAATCGTACTGCATTGGGCCGAGGCAAAGATGCGGTAGCAGGTGCATACACATCTGCCAAAGATGCTATTAACGGTGTATTGAGTTCTATTGCAAAATCTACTCCTGTTGCAGGTGTAGATGCTGCCTACAATGATGCCACTGGCGCACTACGCGACGCAGTTGGCACTAACAGCAAGGTCATGGATTCGATCAAGAAGTATCGACTGCTGGCCAAAGAATATCCCAAGACACAGTTATTTGTCAAGACAGCACTAATTGGGTTGGCCGGTATGGCCACTGGTGGTGCAGGATTGCCTGCTATTGCCGGTCTTACTGCCGCCATTGATGCCGCCATTAAAGGTGAAAAGTTATCTAGTATTATTGGCAAAGGTGTTGGCGCCGCACTAATGGGCTTGGCCTCAAAAGAAGTAATGGATCTGTTGTCTGGTGGCTCTGCTCCTCTTGCTGCCGATGATGGTACCACCGCAGGAATACAAGCACAGATTGATGCACAGAATGCGGCACAGATTCCCGGTGGCTACACAGATTACACAGTGCAAAAAGGTGATACTTTGAGTCAACTTGGGCAAAAAGGTAAATTTAGTGTTGGTGATGCACTAAACGCCAACAATGGTGCTACATCTGTAACCCCCAATGGTCAATCAATGACCTGGAATGATCCTAATGCATTATCTGATGTTAACCCCATGGGTGATTATGTGGGGCCGAATACAGGCGTGCAACAAGATTACAACGTAAGCACCGCGCCAAAAATTTCAAATCCTGATGTGTTACCAACAGGACAAAAAATCAGACTTCCAAACGCCACAGGTGCCACACCATATGCAGGCAATGTTGGCCTTGCTGGTGACACTTGGAACAAGATTGGGTCAGGGCAATATCCTTACAGTCAGATTTCTGCTAACCAAGCTGCCAAGTATGGACTCAAAGAAAATGTCAACTTAAAACGATTGCCAGCAGAACAGTTAATTGATCAAAAGCTCACCGTGATGGCTTGGGCACTGGTTGAAAGTGCAGGCAAGCCTCCTGCTCGCAACATACACTTGACACATGCGGGTGTTATCACTGTGATTGAAAACGTTGATCGTCATCGTCGTGCGTTGTTGAAAGAACTTGATGCAATGGGTCCTAGCCGTGCAAATATACCTGCTGTGCCTCGTCCTGACATGCCCGGCGTAATTGGGCGTGGGCTAAATGCGGCATCTGGTTTTGCTAGCAAAGTAGGCAACTATTTTACCAAGCAAGCACAGAACTTCACACGCAAAGTCACCGCAGCCAAACTCAAAACAGAGTGGGAACAACTGGGACACTTTACTGATTCAGATCAAATTGCCGCCTTCTTGGCCAAGCAAGGTGTTCCACAAGGTGTTATCACTGATGTGTATGGCAAGATGGGTATTCCTTACACAGCGCCAGCCGCAGTTCCTGATGGTACACCTGCACCACAGCAACAAGGCGGTGCCGGCATCCAGACTGGCGACATCTACGCTATTGATCCAGCCACAGGCAAGCCTTACGAAAAAGAAAAACTTGCTGCCAAGTGGAATACTACTACACAACCAGCGCCTACTCCGGCACCTGCCCCAACTACAGTACCTACACCAACCACAGCAACAACTCCTGGGAAAACAAATGTAACTACAAATGCTCCTGGGTTTGACGCTACCAATGTAATGAAATTACCAGGCATGGAAAAATATGCCAAGACTGCACCAGCGGCCCCGGCAAAGACTGCTAACTTTGGAGGCGGGCCTACTGGGTATGGTAAAACAACTACTGCCTTTAAGGCACCAACTGCACAAGCGCCGTCCGCGCCATCTGTGCCTGCCGCGCCAAAGGCTCCGGGTGACCAAAGATTAACTTCTGACGAATACATTAAGAAACTCGGAGCACCAGCACTTCCTGAAACTATCGAGCAAGTGAAAAAAATGTTAGAAACTGTGCAGACCAAGGATGATGTTGCATTTATTAAAAAGTACATCAACCGACAGTTCCAAGGGCAACTCAGCGAATCAGCCAATGCACAACGTAGTCACTTGCTAAACGAAGTAACTAGAATTGGTGCAATACGCCGAAGAACATACAGCCAGCAACTGGCCATTTGAACACACCTTAGGACCGGTACTTGTTACCGATAGTGTGGTCCGGCTGCTGGACTGGCGTAACGATTCGCTACCGTGAAACCTAAAGTGAGCATTATCTCTCCAAACTTGTTGTGATTATAACATATTGTGTGTATACTTACACACAAGGAGTATTTTTATGTCACAACCCAAATCTTTCAATGGCGAGCAGAAGCTCAAACTCACACAAATTATCAACGAAGGCATGCAAGTCATGCACGAGATTGATACATTACAAGGTGGACTTACTGACACTATCAAAGCAGTAGCAGAAGAACTTGAAGTCAAGCCAGGCATCTTGAAAAAAGCAATTCGTATTGCGCACAAAGCAAGTCTAACACAAGCCAATCAAGAACACGAAGACCTTAATACTATTTTGGAAACCGTTGGCAAAACATTATAAATATCTGTCTCGACAGCGAGTCGCTCACGTTACGAGCATGAATCACGGCTTACCGGCCACAATCGGAGACTATGAGTTATATCGACGCACTATTTGATCGTGAACACGATCGCATTCATGTTGTAGAACGCCAAGACGGCGTGAGGAAATACCAAGAGTATCCTGCCAACTACATCTTTTACTATGACGATGCCCGGGGCAAGTTCCAAAGCATATATGGCACACCTGTCAGTCGTTTCTCAACACGCAACAACAAAGAGTTCCGCAAGGAAGTTAAAATGCATTCCGGCAAGCAATTGTACGAGAGTGATATCAATCCTATCTTTCGTTGTTTAGAAGAAAACTACAAAGACCAAGACGCCCCAGAACTCAATGTTGCATTTTTTGACATTGAGGTAGACTTTGACAAAGAGCGAGGTTTCTCGCCTGTGGAGGATCCATTTAATCCTATCACTGCAATCTCAGTCTACCTAAACTGGTTAGATCAATTGGTTACTCTGGCAGTGCCACCACGAGGAATAACTTGGGAGACTGCACAAGAGCTTGTGAAAGACTTTGAAAACACCTTGTTGTTTGATCGAGAAGAGGACATGATTAAAACATTCCTGGACTTGATCGAGGATGCAGATGTGTTGTCAGGTTGGAACTCAGAGGGCTACGATATTCCATATACTGTGAATCGTTGCACTCGTGTGTTATCAAAAGACGACACTCGCAAGTTCTGTCTATGGGGACAATTACCCAAGATGCGTATGTTTGAACGCTTTGGTAGCGAAAGCCAAACGTATGACTTGATCGGTCGTGTGCATATGGACTATATGCAATTGTATCGCAAGTACACATATGAAGAACGTCACTCATACAGTTTGGACGCCATTGGCGAGCACGAACTCAACGAGCGCAAGACACAGTTTGAAGGCACACTGGATCAACTATACAATCAACACTTTAAAAAGTTTATTGAATACAACCGTCAAGATACATTGTTGTTACACAAGCTGGATCGCAAATTACAGTTTTTGAGTCTGGCTAGCGAATTAGCACACGCCAACACAGTATTGCTACAAACCACAATGGGTGCTGTGGCAGTAACTGAGCAGGCTATTATTAATGAAGCTCACGAACGTGGCATGGTGGTACCCAATCGCAAGCAACGTCTAACAGATGATGACACACAGGCCGCGGGTGCGTATGTTGCGTATCCCAAGAAGGGCTTGCATGACTGGATTGGATCAGTTGACATTAACTCACTGTATCCGAGTGCTATTCGTGCCATGAACATGGGACCAGAAACTGTGGTAGGACAATTACGTCCTATCATGACCGACCACTATATCAAAGAAAAGATTGCCAAGGGTGCCAGTTTTGCGGCTGCGTGGGAGGGCTTGTTTGGCAGCTTGGAATACACTGCTGTGATGGAACAGCAACGTGGCACAGAGATCACAATTGACTGGCAAGACGGCACAGAAAGCACACACTCGGCAGCAGAGATTTGGACCATCATGTTTGACAGCAACCAGCCCTGGATCATGAGTGCTAATGGTACTATCCTTACATATGAGAAGAAGGGTATCATTCCTGGCCTGTTGGAACGCTGGTATGCGGAACGTAAAGAACTGCAGGCCAAGAAAAAAGTAGCCAAGGACAAGAAAGAAGAAGCATTCTGGGACAAGCGTCAGTTAGTCAAGAAGATTAACTTGAATTCGTTGTATGGTGCTATTTTGAATCCAGGTTGTAGGTTTTTTGATCACAGGATCGGGCAATCAACCACACTCACAGGCCGTGCTATTGCCAAACACATGGATGCCTACATCAACGAATGTATCACAGGCAAATATGATCACACAGGCGAAGCTATTATATATGGTGATACAGACTCATGCTACTTTACTGCTTGGCCAGTGTTAAAGAAGGAAGTGGAAGAGGGTCGCATGGAGTGGTCAAAAGAAACTGCCATTGCCTTGTATGATTCAATTGCCGAACAAGTCAATGCAAGTTTCCCTGGCTTTATGGAGCAAGCATTCCATTGTCCAAGAGAAATGGGTGCGTTGATTGCGGCAGGTCGAGAACTGGTTGCAGATCGTGGCCTGTTTATCACAAAAAAACGTTATGCTGTAAACATCATTGACTTAGAAGGCAAACGACTGGATGTAGAAGGTAAAAAAGGCAAAACCAAAGCCATGGGCCTGGATTTGAAACGTAGTGATACACCTAAAGTTATTCAGGACTTCTTGTTGGAACTTCTAAATAGTACATTGCATGGCGGCACACGTGAAGCAATCATTGAACGTATTCGTGAGTTCAAATATGAATTTATGGAGCGACCAGGCTGGGAAAAAGGTTCGCCCAAGCGTGTGAACAACTTGACCAAGTATGCGGCAGAAGAAACAAGACTTGGTAAAGCCAACATGCCAGGGCATGTTAGAGCCGCAATGAACTGGAATCAAATGCGCAGAATGAACAGTGACAACTACTCAATGCAAATTGTAGACGGCATGAAAACCATTGTGTGTAAACTAAAAAGCAATCCCTTGGGATGGACCAGTATTGGGTATCCTACAGATGAACAGAGATTGCCTGCTTGGTTTGTTGAACTGCCGTTTGATGACGGACTTATGGAGGCAACTGTTGTGGATCAAAAGGTCGACAACTTGCTGGGTGTGCTGGAATGGGACTTGGCATCAGCAACCAACACAGAAAATACATTTACTAGTTTATTTGAATTCGAATGAAACTCAGCGATATTGTTTATTACCGTAACCACCTTGACAGTGTTAATACAGATACTATCAAGTATAATGCCATGCATGAACTTGATGCCATGCGGCATGTGGTTGATCACGGTGGAGTCAAGGTTGGAAATTATGCAGATTTAATCCATGACAAGTATAGTTCGGCTGTTGATGCTGTTGCCGACATGACTTCGGTCATACACAACCTTTGTGATGAACTTGATTTGTTAATTGAACAACACACCGCTGAATACATGGCCGAGAGCACAAGAATGTATGAGCAAGACATGTGCTGGGAAACAAACGAGTATATTCTCAGACGCAAACTACACATTGACGATAACAGCAACATAATGTTGCGCGGTAGGCTACGGAACTATACTGACTGGCGTGTACCGGGACTGATCATCCGCCCGGCTTGCGAAACATTTATTGAAGAACTAGTACCACTGGATCCTTTATATATTGTAGACCACCACATGGATCTTATTACACCTAGTATGGCGGAATTCAACGAAGTGTATCAAGCTAGACTACGACCATATGTAATCAGCGAAGAAGATGAACAAATACTTGGACCACTACCCGATGGGCAGTTTGGATTTGTATTTGCCTACAACTTTTTCAATTACAAACCATACGAATTATTGCAACGCTACCTGCAGGAACTGTATCAAAAGATAAGGCCTGGAGGTGCAGTGATTTTGACATTTAATGACTGTGATCGGGGGCACGGAGTAGCATTGATGGAATCTTGTTTCATGTGCTACACTCCCAAGACCAAAGTCATTGACTATGCCGAGTCTCTTGGCTTTGATCTCAGCCATGATCATACCGGACTTGGTGATCTAAGTTGGTTAGAATTCCGAAAGCCCGGAAAGATAACCAGCCTGCGAAGCGCACAACCTTTGGCAAAAATTATTTCAAAATAACTTGCTAAATCTAAATAAACCCTGTATACTTAAACACTTAGGAGAAAATTATGAAAGACTGTCTATTAGACTTGGTACAACACACACATGATCTTGGTTGCATTGACTTGATCAAGATTGTAGGAGACGAGAACTCTACACAAATCGAAGGCTTGGCGGAAGATTTGAGCGTGGTAGTTAAAGGTGAGTATAAGAATCCAGTGCCCGATTTTGTTGGCACATTTGGTATGCCAAACTTGAGCAAACTCAAAACACTTTTAAACTTGCAAGAGTACAAAGAGGATGCCAAACTCACTATCACACGCAAGACTCCCACAGAACCCGATGGCATTGATTTTATAAACAAAACAGGCGACTTCAAAAACAACTATCGATTCATGACATCCGGAGTTGTTAGTGACAAATTAAAAACTGCCAAAATGAAACCAGTAACTTGGCACATTGAGTTTGAGCCCACAGTTGCCAGCATCATGCGTTTGAAGATGCAGATGAGTGCCAATGCCGAAGAGCCAAACTTTCAAGTCAAGACTGATGGTACAGACTTGAAATTTTACTTTGGTGATCATTCAACCCATGCTGGTAATTTTGTGTTTCAACCTGATATTACAGGACAATTGAAACGTGCATGGAGTTATCCTGCCAAACAATTTGCCAGTATCATGGATTTGATTGGAGATAAGACTGTGCGCATCAGTGATGACGGAGTGGCACAGATCACAGTAGACTCTGGTGTGGCTGTATACAACTACCTGTTGCCAGCACAAAGCAAGTGATATGACTGCTAAAGATCAGGCACCAGAACAAGTCTTTAAGATTCTAACACAGGATCAAATTGATCAGCGGCAAATAAATCACTTGACATCGTTCGCACGTGGTAGTACACATTCAAATATTACCAATCACTGTGATCGTCCGTGGAACACTGTGACAATTCACACAGACGGTGAATGTTATACGTGCATTTGTGCTGCCTGGCTTCCTATCTCTGTAGGCAATATTGAATCGTTTAGTAGTCTTGATGACATATGGAATAATCCAACCGCAGAATTTTTGCAACAAACTGTAACTGATAAAAAATATACATATTGTGCTGTTAATCACTGTGGCATACCAGATCATGAATTGTACCAGGACCCCAACAGTCCAACAACATACATTATTAATGTTTCTGTAGATGAAAGTTGTAATCTTGCATGCCCAAGTTGTCGACGAGAAGCTGTTAACATCACGTCTGGTCCTGTGTTTGATAAAAAACTAAAAATGGTAGAACATCTGACTCGGTTGATTACAGAGTTTAACAAACCATTAGAGATCATAATGATAAGTTCTGGAGACCCTCTGGCTAGCTTGATCATGCGACCACTTGTGTTAAATTGGGTACCACAACCTAATCAGAAAATTACGTTGTTTACAAATGGATTACTAATGAAAAAGTTATTGCCGACCAGTAGCATATTACAAGATATATCTAAATTCTGGATCAGTGTAGATGCTGGGTCGGAAGATGTGTATGAAAATGTTCGTCGTCCTGGGAAGTACAGTGTGCTTAGAGAAAACTTAGATTGGCTAACCGAGAACAAGCCCAAGGATGCCACAGTTGTTTTAAAATTTACGTTGTCTGCCGGTAATGCATTGGACATTATGAACTTTTGCAAAATGTGCGAGCATTATGGATTCCATGGTGATATTACCAATCTAGATGATCAAAGGACCTGGGACAATTTCAACGATCACGAAGTCATAAGAAATAGTGATCATCCGTTGCACTCTGCGGCTGTAGAACAACTGAAACAAGCATCTGTTCTTCCTTACATAGAAGTATCTCCATTCTTTAACAAGGTATTACATGATTCAAGATAACCTAACCGACAAGCAGAGCGACTATGCTGTGTTCCTTCCAGCTATATCTGGCTTCTATGCCACCTTTGTGGGCAAGCAACGCAATGAACCGTATGTAGATCCTGCTAGGTTCCCCCAAGGATTTACTGACATGGAACAGATGAATTGGCTTAATAGTCAAAAAGGTATGTTTCCTTACAAGTGGAGTCTGTACTCTGGTGGTCATGCTAACTTGGACTTGAACAAACAAGACTGGTCAGAAGACATGGTTCGTAATCGTGATCCTAACACTATTATGCTAGGAGACTCAGGTGGGTTCCAGATTGCCAAAGGCCTGTGGGAAGGTGACTGGAAAGCCAACTCGGGTTGTCCAAAAGCTCAAAAGAAACGTGAGTCTGTGCTAACTTGGTTGGACACTATCAGCAACTATGGTATGGGCCTAGATATTCCAACCTGGGTTATCCACGACAAGAAAGCAAGCGATGCCTGTCAGATCAAAACACTAGACGAAGCAGTTGCGGCTACCAAGTTCAACAATGAATACTTTATCCGGCACCGCCGGGGCAAAGATCAAGGTGGCGCCCGTTTCTTAAATGTGCTACAAGGTGACAATCATACGTCTGCTGAGGAATGGTATCAGCAAATGAAACACTTCTGCGATCCTGCTGTGTACCCCGATCGTCACTTTGATGGCTGGGGCATGGGCGGACAAAACATGTGCGATGTACACTTGGTGTTAAAACGCCTTGTGGCCTTGCGCTACGACAATCTACTACAAGAGGGCAAACATGATTGGATGCACTTCTTGGGAACCTCCAAGTTGGAGTGGGCCGTTTTATTAACTGTAATTCAGAGAGCCGTAAGAAAATATGTCAACCCGCAATTCACTATCTCGTTTGACTGCGCCAGTCCGTTCCTTGCAACAGCCAATGGACAAGTGTATTTTGAAAATGTCTACGAGCACAACCAGAAGTGGTCGTATCGCATGGCTCCTTCAGCCGATGACAAAAAATACGCCACAGACACCCGCAAGTGGAGCGACGGAGTAGTAGCAGACGGCATCTACGATAACTGGGAAGATTCGCCATTAAGCAACCTGTTCAAGATGAAAGACATCTGTATCTACAAACCTGGTGACCTAAACAAGATTGGCAAAGAAGGCAAAACATCCTGGGACTCATTCTCGTATGCTTTGCTGATGGGACATAATGTTTGGATGCACTTGACTGCGGTACAAGAAGCCAATAGACGGTTTGATGCAGGTTCTCGTCCTGCCATGATGCAACGGCAAGGCGGTGACTATGCCAAGTTTGAGGACATTGTGGAGGCCATCTTTGCCGCACCAGATCGTGTGACTGCCGAAGCCATAATTGAACAGTATGACACCTATTGGATGGAAATTGTGGGCACCCGTGGATTCAAAGGCAAAAAAGCCAAGAATGCTCGAACCCAGTTCAAAGCATTGTTTAGTTTTGAAGAACCCGAAGTTGACACTGAATCTATAGATAGTGTACAATTAGATACAAACGCATTGAATCAACTTGAACAGGATCAAGAGAAATGAATAGAGAAGGTCACGAAAACATCGACCTGTTTATTGGTCAAGAAGTGGAACATACACCAGCATATGGACAAAAAACATTGTTTGTTGTAGGGTTACAAGATGTTGCTAAGATTCTAGAAATTCTCAAGAATCACAAATCCTATCTTGATCCAGAACGACACATAACCCATGTGTACTTTGGTGCTAACATGAGCTTTCCGCATCTCTTGGTCAATGACTACAGATGGCAAGACTGGGAAAACATGATCAAACAAGTATTGGATGCTGGCTATGTATGTACCCTTGATATCGATATTGCATGCGTAGAAGGTCTTGCAGAAAGTTCATTGTGTGAACACAACAACTTTATCCCAATGATTTCGGCCAAGATTCCTTATATTCGTCTACTCAACTACAATGCAACATTGAAGATTGATGACAAAGACTTTGACGCCACCAATCCAGGCGTGTGGTGTCATAGCATACATACACTACAAAAACGAGCAGTGTTCACTGACTGGTCTAAGTATACCAAAGACACCAGTATCTAATGTCAAAACTTGAAAACGACCACAATAATCAGAACTCAAAATATCATCAACACATTACAAAATCGTTTTTTCATGTGTGTACTGATAAATCAGTGCTGGAAATTGGTCCTAACATAGGACAACAAACCTATTGTATCATGAACAACAATCCAAGATTTGTAACACAGGTCGAAGCCGATGAAGATAATTTGCCTAACTTAAGGTCTAGATTTCCACATAATAACATACTACATCAAGATATTTTTGATTACTACAAAGTTCCGCACAAAATGGATGTTGTTGTATGTTGCGGAATGTTTTATCATTTGCACAATCCGTTTCATCTGTTAGAGCTAATTGTAAATCAGTCAGATCCTGAATATTTGGTGTTGGATTGTACCAGCGCAGATAATGCAAGTGGATGGCTCAAGGACTCAATATCACTTGAAGATCCAACAACTGGAGAATGCAAAATACGTGTTAGAGACGAATATACATCTGCTGTATTAATTGACACTGAAGTTACAAACACTCCTGGAATGAGACAGTCGTCAATGAAAAAACACATGCCATTTAGCATTGTGTTTCATACTGATTTGTATCGAAAGGCACTTGAATCATTTGGATATCAAACTCTGAAGATTGAGAAAATAGGAACTAGATTCAAGACAAAAACCAAGCATAGTAGTTGGATGGGCCTATGGAAGAAAACATAAATCAAGACAAGTCAAAAACTGCCAACAACAAAAACTTTTGTCCAGCACCCTGGGTCAGTGTGTATCTTGCGCCAGATGGGACTATCGATAACTGTTGTGTTTCTAGAAACAATCTTGGCAACATTAAACATTCACAAGACACACACAAAATCTTGTCCGGCAATATCAATCTTGGTGTTCAGCAGGCCATGCTTGACAATCAAGTTGTGCCCGGGTGTGCCTGGTGTCACGGAACTGTGGATAACTTACAAGATAGTTTGATAAGAGATCATGGTGATCTAGGCGATTCATTTTATCAACCCGGATTCTTTAATTTAAAATATCTAGATGCAAGATGGAGCAACACCTGTAATTTGGCGTGTGTATACTGCAACGAAGGATGCAGCTCGTTGTGGGCACAAGAAAACAACAGACACATTCCCATAAAAACCAATGACAGAAATAATTTTTTACAGTATGTGCTGGACAATGTGGAATCCCTAGAACGCATTCAAATGGCAGGTGGCGAACCGTTGTTGTTGAAAGAAAACGAGTTGTTGATCAACGAAATAATTTCTCGTAATCCCAAGTGTCACATAACCATCAACACAAATTTAATAAACATTGACAACAAAATTTATCAACAATTGATACGCCTAGACAATGTAAGATGGCTGGTGAGCTTTGAAGCCACCGGTGCTCAGTATGAGTACATTAGATACCCTGGAAAGTGGTCTGTGTTTGAAAACAATCTACAACAGCTCAAACTCGATGTTGAAAACACCCAAAGTACCATTAGCTTTAACATGGTATTTCTTTCGTTAAATGCCATGTCATACTGGGACACAATTGACTGGACCTTGGATTTTTTTAGTGACACCCAAAAATCAGCCACGCTGGCACTGGCATTGTACAACAATGGTGTGTTTCCCGGGGCGTTTGATCCCCGTGCGTTATCTGCCAACTATAGAAATCAGATAATCAATCGCATGCAAAAAGGCAATTACAGTGGACTCAGAGGCTATCAAAATATTGCCAAATCTCTTGCAAGTAACGAGCATATTAGTGTAAAATTCAATGACACAATGCAAGGACTTGACAGTCGCAGAGGTCTAAATAGTAGACAACTTTTTCCTGAAATTTATAACTCTATAGAAAACACTTTATGAATCAAGAGCAACGAGAAAAAATTGAAAGATGCAAACAATATGCAGATAGAAAAATCTGGGTTACCTTCCGCAAAGAAGGAATCCACAAGTACCCTGCTGCCGCTAGTGATCCTGCACTGGCGACTGGTGATGAATATGATGTTAGTTTCCTTGGTGTGCCTCATAGACACATATTTCATTTCCGAGTTTGGATTGATGTTTTTCACAACGATCGCGATATTGAATTTATCCAGTTCAAACGCTGGTTGGAAAAGCTCTATGCCGGTGGAACACTGGAACTCAACTTCAAGAGTTGTGAAATGATCTCAGATGATCTGTACCTGCAGATTGCTCAAAGGTATCCTGACCGTGCGGTCTGGATTGAAGTGGCCGAAGATGGTGAGAACGGCGCTTTGATCAAATATGAAATTTCTCGCCCAAGTTTATCAATTGTAAATTAAAAGGAAAAGTATGGCCAAGCCTACAATCAAATCCAACCCTCGTGTGACTGAGATCTACGAGGATCTCGAAAAGTACTTGGAGTTCTGCCAAGACTACGGGTATCGCTACAACGAAGCGGACTTGTATAACTTCAAGAGTTATGCATTCCAGCAGTTCAACAAGTGGGCACAGGGCAAGAATGCCAAGAATATGTGGTGGGAAGATGCAAGACGTTTTGCAGGATATCGTCCCGCATGATTCACGTATTCTTTGATTGCGGATCTTTTGGTAGTACCATAGAATCGGTGTTGCACAACTACACTGATCACAGTGTGCCAATTGATTCCAAGATCTTAGATGACGGATCCATGCATTCGTTTCTCAAAGAACAACATGTGACAAGTGTCAAGATACTGGATGATTTTCTTCATCAGGGTACATCTAACAGTAATACTATTACTACGCCAACGTATCCGTTTAAGGAATTTAAACTACCTACAATTCTTGAGCATTTTTCTTTGAGCCAATCCTGGGCTACTGATACAAAAATTTTGATATTTCAACCGGACCTTAGAGCATGTGAACTAAACTTGTTGTTCAAGTATCACAAGGTCTGCATCAGTTACATAAATGCTGGTCTTGATATTATCATTGGTGATAATCAACACAATATTGTGAATTGGAATCAAACCTATACTCACTGGTCGCAGATGAAAACCTGGGAACTGAGAGAGTGGTTGAGTTTGTTTTACACAGGGTTTGTGCAGGAGTTTATTGATGCCAAAGACCAAGTAACAGATGATTGGTTAAAACTCACCAACACTGACATATTGTACAATACCAAAGAGTCATTGCTCAAAATTATAAATCACTGTGGGTTGACCAACACCAAAGACCTTACAGATTTTGTGACCAAGTGGCAACAGGCACAAAAATACATTGTGGACGAGTTTAATCTGTTGGATCAAATTGTTGATTGTGCCATTGCTAACCAGCCACTAAAATGGCAACCTATCAACATCATAGCAGAAGCTATTGTTCAACAACGGCTGAGAGCAAAAGGTTATGAGATTCGATGCGACGGCCTTGACATATTCCCAACAGATGCTATAATGTTTAATACACTACTAGAGAAAGTACACCAATGAGAAAACTATTTTACATGGGCTTGGAAAGTTACGAAGCCCGATATACACTACAATTAACAGAGTGGAACCGACGAGTGTTTGACCGTAGAGGTCTTGACGTTGTGTATGTTCCCGGAACCACTATTGACAATAGCCAGGCTATTTCGGTAGGTCAAGTGCTGGACGCACATGGACGCAGTTATTTTAGCATGAGCCAGATGATGAACTTGGTTCAGATGATGAAGAACGGAGAAGTTACCAATGAAGATGTTATCTACTTTGAAGACATGTTTCAACCCGGTATTGAGAGTTTACCCTACATCCTTAATCAGGTTCCTGCTGATCAACGTCCTCGTGTGTATGTGCGCTGTCTTGCTCAGTCCATTGATCCTGATGACTTCGTGCATGTATGGGGTATGGCGAAATGGATGGGCCTCTACGAACAAATGGTTAATGAGTTCGTGGACGGGGTTCTCGCCACAAACGAAGAGATGGTTGCTCATATGCGCATTGCTGGATGGCGTGCTCCTATATACAATATTAGTGGCCTAGCATTCGGCAAGGCGGAAGTGTTAGAGCGCATTGGTGGCGCAGAGAATATCCGGCCATTTGATCAGCGTCCACGACGTGTGGGATTTGCCGCACGGTTTGACCAAGAGAAGCAACCAGGATTCTTTATGGACTTGATTGACATGTATGGGTACTTGACCAATCAGCCTTGCGAGTTTGCTATCTTCTCAGGTGGCCCGTTGCGCAGTAACAATCCAGAATACATTAGTCGTGCTAGACAAATGGAACGAGAAGGCAAGCTCAAGATCTACGAAAACCTCAGCAAGAACGATTACTATGAGTTATTGAACGATACTAGAGTGCTGTTCAACTGTGCCCTGCAAGATTGGGTAAGTAATACAGTATCCGAAGCAGATACATTAGGAGCAAATGTGGTATATCCTGCATATCGCAGTTTCCCAGAGACATTTGCAAACGATCCTGAACGCTTGTATGTTCCTTGGTCAATTGATGATGCCTATCACAAAATGCAAAACATGTTGCACAAGCCACATCATAACATGGGCCTGATCAGTGACTGGAACAATGGTACCATCGACCGCGTGATTGATATCATGCAGGGCCAAGGCGAGCAATGGAACCGTGCAGGTAATCGTTATCGTGATCATACTGCTCACGAGAAGTATCAAGTTGTAAAGATTGAAGAATGAGTAAAATTATTGTTACAGGTGCTGCCGGCTACATCGGTGGACAGATTAGTATAGCATTGCGTGATGCAGGATATCAAGTGATTGGCATTGACCTTATGCCAGCACCATCACACTTGGTAACACAGTTTACCAGATTTCATCAAACAGATTTTGCAAGCGATACTGCATTGCAAACTATTCTAGAACATCGCCCGGATGCTATCATACATTGTGCTGGGACCAGTTTGGTTGGTCCAAGTATTGACAACCCTCAAGAATACTACAACAACAATGTGGTCAAAACATTGAAGTTGTTGGACATGTTGGTTGATAAACTATCCAGCACTAGATTCATATTCAGTTCAAGTGCGGCTGTGTACGGTGTTCCGTTTATGACTCCGTGTCACGAGATAGATCCATGTGATCCTATCAGTCCGTATGGCGAAAGCAAGCTGATGATTGAGCAAGCAATGGCTAGTTATCATCGAGCATATGGTTTAAACTATGTTGCATTTCGATACTTTAATGCATGCGGTGCTGATAGCAGTCGCCGGCACGGTCAGGCTCCTGGAGCCACACACATCATTGCTAGAGTACTTGAAAGTATCAAAAATGATCAGGAGTTTACACTCAACGGCATAGACTACCCAACCAAAGATGGCACATGTATTCGGGATTATATCCATGTAGAAGATATTGCTCGTGCTCATGTATTGGCATTAGATACCAAAGTTCCATCAGGCATTTACAATCTTGGCAGCAATACTGGTGTCAGCAACAGAGAGATTATCACAGCCGCAGAAGCTGTTACCAGTAGAACTGTTAATGTGGTAACTGGGCCTGCTCGTGCAGGAGATCCTCCGGTGCTGACTGCTGAACCAGGTAAATTTACCGAAGTAGCTGGAGAATGGAAAAAGTACACACTAGATGACACAATACAACATGCATGGAATTGGTACAATGTTTGATAAAATCCTGCAGTTTGAACGAGCTCTAGCAGAGTTTACCGGTGCACCATATGCAATCATGACTGATTGTTGTACACATGCCATTGAACTGTGTTTGCGATATGATCAAGTTAAGCATTGTAAGATGCAACCTTACACATACCTAAGTATTCCAATGACCATGCACAAGTTGGGCATCAAATATGAATATCTTGATCACGAATGGCAACGTTGGGTTGGTGAATATCCCATACTTGAAACACGCATTTGGGATAGTGCTCGTAGACTTGAAAAGGATATGTATCGTCCGGGTACCTTGACCTGTTTGAGTTTTGGTCGTGGCAAGCCTTTGCATATTGGTCGTGGCGGTGCTATCTTGTTAGATGACGTTGAGGCTTACGATACCATGCTAGCTCAACGATACGATGGTAGAGACTTGAGTATCACACCTTGGGAATCACAACAGGTGTTTAAAGTGGGGTATCATTACAAGCCCACTATCGAAGAAGCTGTGCAAGGACTTGCATTGCTAGAAGGTGTCAAGACAAATCGGCCAAAGCCAATCCCAGTAGATTATCCAGATCTACGTAAAATTAAAATTATACCTTGACATCGCGATCTAAATACGTTACAATAGCACAAAGACATCCACGTCATTAACTCGGAGAACCAACTTGACAAAAACTTTTATTCCAGATCCTGTTATACATACAGATTCAAAAAACACATTCGTCCCCCACGCTCATCAGAGCCCAATTGAAAAAGCCAGCAAGAACATGAGTGACAAGGGCTATGAAGAAGGTTACCTAGGCGATGCCATTCGTTTCAAGATGAAACGTGACAACAAACGTTTCTGGGCAGGCGACAACATTAGCGACTATATCAATGGGGCAGATAAAGAAACTTTGATTGACGAAGCAACAGAAGCATTTGAACTAGTGCTTGATCGTTTGCTTATTGATCGTGAAAATGATCCCAACTCAAAAGGTACAGCAAGACGACTTGCTAAAATGTACTTCAATGAAATTATGGAAGGTAGATATGAACCAGAACCAGACGCCACAGCATTTCCAAATGATTCGGAGAGCCGTTATGAAGGCATGCTTGTGGTACGTAGCGAGTTGCGCAGTATGTGTAGTCATCATCACCAACCTGTGGCTGGCGTGGCTTATATTGGCATTATTGCTGCTCAAACTCTTATTGGACTTAGCAAATATACACGCATTGCACAGTGGTGCGCCAGACGAGGTACTCTCCAGGAGGAACTTTGTAATGACATTGCCCGCGAGATTAGTAAAGCTACTGTTTCAGAAAACGTAGCAGTGTACATTCAAGCCACACACGGATGCTGTGAGAATCGTGGCATTATGGCACATAGCTCGTTGACTCAGACTACTGTGTTGCAAGGTGCGTTCAAAACAGATCCGTCAGTGAAGAAAGAGTTCTTTGACAACATTAAACTACAACAGGAGTTTGCCCCAAGATGAGATATGAAACCCTAGAAGAAGCCGCTGCCGCAGGTGCCGCACCTTGGAGTGACGAAGCTACAGAATATTCAGATTATCATGTGGCAGTGTTCCGTGATGCTTATCCAGTAACTGTTGGACATTTACTATTTGTTCCACGATGGAACAAGAATGACATCATTGAACAAGCAATGAACTATGCTTTCCGTTTTGGTCACCGAAAAGTAGTAACTGGTGAATGGGAGGCCTACAATGTGGGTATCAATTGTGGCGAGGCTGCAGGACAAACTGTGATGTATCCTCATGTGCATTTGATTCCACGCAAGGTGGGCGACTGCGCCAATCCCATTGGTGGTGTTCGAGGTGTGATACACGGACAGGCCAACTATAAAGCTACTGGCTATACCAAACCAGTATAAGTAATGATCTCAGCGGCCTTTAGAGCATTCATCCCGCTATACAAATTCTGCAAGCCTATGCTATAATCTAACATAGGAGAATAATAATGGCACAATCATCGACTCAGGATCTAATTAGACATATGGAGCAAAATCTTCCATATCGTGGGCCTGTTCAATACAAGTTCACCAGTACCAAAGAGTACATTGACGCATTTCCTTGTGCATACCGACAGTGGAGAGCCGACAGTCATTGTAACTTGAATCATGGGTACTCGTTTAGTATGAAGTTTTACTTTGGTACTAACGACCTTGATGTTCGAAACTGGGCTGCCGACTATGGTGGACTCAAGGAACTTAAAAAGATCCTAGAAGATCAATTTGATCACACTACTTTGGTCAGTGCCGACGATCCAGAACTGGAATTTTACAAAGAGATGGAACGTCGCAAACTGGCCAAGCTCACAATCTTGCCCCGTGTAGGATGTGAATCACTTGCAGACATGCTGTACAAGTATGTTAATGGTGTTTATATACCAGACTTTTGGGGTCCAGGTGAAGCAGAGCGTTTGTGGTGCTACCGAGTGGAAGTACGTGAAACACAAGCAAACATGGCTTTCCGTGAAGGCCATAGAGAATGGAATGAGGACTTATTTGCATGAACACCCCCGAATTTGATATTGCAATTTTATTGCCCACTCGTGGGCGATCTGATTCACTAGAACGTAGTGTAAAAAGTGTAATTGAATTAGCATCAGCGCCAGACAAAATTCAACTGATGTTTGGATTTGATGACGATGACGAAATTGGCACCAAGCACTTTGAAGATGAACTACAGCCGTGGCTAGATGCACAAGGTGTGCATTATACTGCCATGAGCTTTGCTCCTTTAGGATATATTCGTCTCAACGAATATGTCAACGAACTAGCACGTAACAGTGATGCACGTTGGTTGGTATTTTGGAATGACGACGCTGTGATGGAAACCCAGGACTGGGACAAAGAAATCATGAAGCACGAAGGCGAGTTTAAGTTACTTGCATTCCATACACATCATGATCATCCTTACAGTATCTTTCCTATTGCACCTCGCAAGTGGTTGGAGTTGTTGGGTTATTTGAGCCCACATCAGATCTCTGATGCATGGCTGAGTCAACAGGCATACATGCTGGATATCTGGGAACGGATTGAAGTTGATGTGTTGCACGATCGTCATGATCTTACCGGCAACAACAACGATGAAACATTCCAGAATCGCCCCATGCTGGAAGGCAATCCCAAAGATCCTAGAGATTTCCATAGCATTCAACAAATGGAACTTCGTCATGTTGACTGCGCCAAAATTGCAACTTACTTGCAAAACGAATGCGGCAAAGACATGAGTTTCTTTGCCAACATCTTCAGAGGCACCCAAGATCCTTGGGAAAAACTAGCCAAGAACGATGTCAACAAGCAAATGATGCAGTTTGCTAACCCACACAGTAATAAACAAAATGTCACAATCAAGTCTTGAAGATCGTATTAAAAAATACTGGAACACACAGCCGTGCAACATCAAACACGGCACTAGCGATATTGGTACTGCTGAATTCTTTCAGGAAGTAAGCGAACGCCGATACAAAGTAGAATCTCACATTGCTGAGTTTGCAGGATTTCACTTGTGGGCCGGTAAACGTGTGCTAGAAATTGGTTGCGGTATTGGATCAGATGCTGAAGAATTTGCCAAGCATGGTGCCGAGTATGTGGGCATTGACTTGAGTGACCAAAGCATTGCACTAAGTCGTCAACGATTTGAAACACTGGGACTCGAAGGCGAGTTTTACAATATTGATGCAACAGATGCCACGGCTCTTGCTACACTGGGCGAGTTTGATCTTGTGTATAGTTATGGTGTAATACATCATTTTCCTGGCATTGACAAGATTATTGACAATGTACACGAAGTGGTCAAGCATGGTGGAGAATTCCGATTCATGGTGTATGCCAAGAACTCCTGGAAGTATGCCATGATACAAAAAGGGCTTGATCAATTTGAGGCACAAGCAGGTTGCCCATACGCACAGGCATTCAGTAAAGATGAGATTCATCAGATGATGAACAGCGACAATGGATGGTATGTTGAACGTTTGCGTCAAGATCACTGCTTTATGTACAATGTAGATGAGTACAAGAAAGGCAATTATGTGTTAGAGCCATGGTTTGAAGCCATGAGCGATGCACATCGTCAAGCGGTACGAGAATATCTAGGCTGGCATTTGTTGGTTAAGGCTCGCAAAGTTTGAGTAGACTGTTTGCTTTTGGATGTAGTTTTACCCATTATAGATGGAGTACCTGGGCTGACATCCTAGCAGTGCAGTACGATGAGTACCAGAATTGGGGACAAAGTGGCGGAGGCAATCATTTTATCTTTAATTCTGTTATGGAAGCAGATCAGCGTCACAAGTTTACTGCAGGAGATACTGTGGTAATTTGTTGGACCAATGTCATGCGAGAAGATCGATACACACACAATTGGCAAACACACGGGAACATTACCACTTGTCAATACTATGATGATGCCTATGTGCGTAAATATGTTAGCGAACGTGGTAACCTAGTCCGAGACATGGCATTTATCAAGGCCACACAATTATTTTTACAAAACATTCCTGACCTAAAGCATGAATTTTTGAGCATGTGTCCATTGGTATACCCAGATCAATACAATCCAAACAGAGTCAGCGACAACCCAGATATTACAGCCTTGTATGAATCCGTTCTAAATAACATCAAACCCAGTTACTACGAAACTGTGTTAGCCGAAGATAGATCAAATGGATGGAAGTTGCATAACTGGAACACAGGATTAAAAGATCCGCATCCTACACCCGTAGAGCACTTGGCGTATTTGGATTGGGTTTTGCCGGGTTGGGTGACAAACTCAGATATTCGTGTTAAAGTAGTACAAGAAACTGCAGACCCCGACATCATACACAAATTTTTAAAACGACCAGAGATTACGAGATTATAATATGAAACTCAAAGTATCAGAACTATTTTATTCAGCACAAGGAGAAGGACGCTTTATTGGTGTACCAAGTGTATTCTTGAGAACATTTGGTTGTAACTTTACCTGCGCAGGATTTGGATGCAAGCCTGGCGAAAAGTCCACAGAAGCAGACGAGGTTGCCAAGACTGTACACTTGTACAAAACATTTGAAGAGCTTCCGCTTGTAAACACAGGGTGTGACAGCTATGCGTCATGGCACCCTGACTTTAAAGAACTCAGTCCCACATACGAGATTGATGAGCTAGTAGACAAAATGCTAGACTTGATTCCAGATCGCAAGTGGACCAATCGCACAGGCAATGATACACATCTTGTGATCACAGGAGGTGAGCCTTTGCTAGGTTGGCAACGTGTATATCAAGACTTGTTTGATCATGCTGACATGCGTGGTATTAAAAATGTTACATTTGAAACCAATGGCACTCAGCAGTTACAACCTAAATTTGGCGCATATCTTAACGAGTGGTTGGCCGGGCACAATGAACTTACATTCAGTGTAAGTCCCAAACTCAGCGCCAGTGGTGAAGCATGGGAAGAGGCTATCAAGCCGGAGATTGTTGCAACGTATCAAAACTACGGCACAGTGTATCTTAAATTTGTGATTGATAGCGAAGCACACTTTGAAGAAGTGGATCGTGCAGTAACAGCGTATCGTGCGGCAGGATTTGAAGGTGTAGTATATGTGATGCCGCAAGGTGGTGTTGTTGCACCATATGCAGAGAATCGTGTGAACGTTGCAGACTGGGCACTTGCACGTGGTTATTATTATACTCCAAGATTGCACGTTGATCTCTGGGGCAATGGATGGGGCAAGTGATGGGAATATTTGATAGATTTTTAAAACCCAAGAAGGCAGAGAAACCAGTAGAGGTCAAAGCACCTCCTGTTCCCAAAGTCAAAGCACCCGAGAAGACTGCTAAACAATTGGCTACAGAAGCCGGTGAGCCTTATGTGGCTGTATTAGGCATGGATGTAGACCTTGATAACTTACACCAAGGTGCATTTGAACTTGACTGGAACGAAATCTTTGTTGCTAGACTAATCAAAGCAGGGTATCAAGGCAAAGTAGATGCAGACATTGTGGACCAGTGGTTCCAAAACGTGTGTAGACATGTTGTTATGGAAACATGGGAACAAGAACAAGCAATCAAAAACTCAGGCATCTGGGTACAAAGCAAAGACATAGGTAATGGTAGGAGCGAAGTATCATGATTTTTAATCATATCAAAGAACTAAAAGCACAAGGTAAAAAGATTGGCATTACCTTTAGCACATTTGACATGTTGCATGCTGGCCATGTTGCCATGTTGTCAGAAGCCAAGAATCACTGTGATTATTTAATTGCAGGATTACAAACTGATCCAACTATTGATAGGCCTGATACAAAAAATCATCCTATACAAAGCATTGTAGAACGTCAGATTCAACTTGCGGCTTGTCGTTACGTTGATGAAGTAGTAGTATATCAAACTGAACAAGACTTGATTGACTTGTTGTTGATTCTACCATTGGACGTTCGAATTCTAGGTACCGAGTATGAGGACATGAACTTTACCGGTCGTAATGAAGGGGCCGGTCGCGGTATACAGGTTATATTTAATAGACGTGACCATAGTTTTAGTTCCAGCAGTTTGCGCAAGCGAGTTGCAGAAGCAGAAAAAATCAAAGCACTCAAACAAGAATGATTTTGTATGTCAACGGCGATAGTCATGCTGCCGCAGCCGAGGCAGTAAATCCACACGCATGGGCCATGGATGATGGGTTGTTTTATGCCCTTGCACGACAGCCACATCCTGACAATGAACGTGCCAGCTTTGGATGTGAGCTAGCCAACTGGTTAAATGCTATATTATACTTGGATGCACAAGCCGGTTGTTCAAACACACGCATCATGCGCACCACAAGAGAATGGATCAAAGCCAATCCTGATGCAGTAAAAGATTGTTTTATGGTTATTCAATGGACCACTTGGGAACGAGAAGAGTGGTGGCATAACGGCGAAGACCTTCAAGTAAATGCCAGCGGTATTGATGAAGTGCCCCAAGAACTGCAACAGCGTTACAAACAGTTTATCATTGATGTGGACTGGGACAAGTGCAGACAACGTGCTCACGATGAAATTTGGGAGTTCCACAAGGAACTGGAAGCACAAGAAATTCGGCATGTGATGTTTAACGGCAACAACCATTTTGATGGTATTTCAGACCAAAAAGCGTGGGGATCTAGTTACATGCATCCGTATGCTGCCGAACTGACTTACAATTCGGTACTAAGAAGCAACGGATTCAAAACGGTTAATCCAGATAGTTGGCATTTTGGGCCAGATGCCCATTGCTATTGGGCGGAATATGTGTTACAATACATTAAACGCAACCAACTATTAACCCCCAATGAAATACCTACTTATTGACACAGCCAACATGTTTTTCCGAGCACGTCACGGTGCCCACAGAGCCAGTGACACATGGACCAAACTAGGCTTTGCATTACACGTTACAATGATGGCTGCCAACAAGGTAGCCCGGCGTTTTCAAGCAGATCACGTGATTTTCGCACTGGAAGGTCGATCATGGCGCAAAGACTACTACGAGCCCTACAAAAAGAACCGTGCTGTAGCACGTGGTAAAATGACCGAGGACGAAGCAGAAGAAGACAAGCTGTTTTGGGAAACTTATGACAATCTGACTAAATACTTGTCAGACAGAACCAATTGCAGTGTTATTCGTTGCGCAACAGCCGAAGCAGATGACATCATTGCACGTTGGATTTCATTACACCCCCAAGACGATCACGTAATTGTTAGCTCAGACACAGACTTTGTTCAATTAGTCGCATCTAACGTCACACAATACAATGGCATTACAGATGAACTGATCACACTGGAGGGCATATTTGATGCCAAGGGTAAGCCTGTTACAGATAAAAAAACTAAACAACCAAAAACCATCCCGGATCCGTCCTGGCTATTATTTGAGAAGTGCATGCGTGGCGACACCTCCGACAATGTCTTCTCTGCTTATCCGGGAGTACGTGAAAAAGGGACAAAGAATAAAGTTGGTCTCCGTGAAGCCTTTGCCGACAGAGACCGAAAAGGATATTCTTGGAACAACATGATGCTTCAACGCTGGACTGACCATAATGGCGAGGAGCACAGAGTGTTAGACGATTATGAACGTAACTGTACATTGATCGATCTTAACGCACAACCGGATGCGGTCAAGGCCACAGTAGATGCCGCAATCCGTGAACAACTTAGTCACAAGGATGTAGGACAAGTGGGCAGTCACTTTCTCAAGTTCTGTGGCAAATACGAGTTGACCAAATGCAGTGACTCAGCAGAGTCATTTGGTCGCTGGCTCAATGAAACATACAAAGGAGTATTAAATGATACAAGCCAAACCAGTAGTTGATAACGAATATTGGATCTTGAAAAAAGATGACCAGAAGATTGGTAACATCCAAGCAGTTAACGATGGATATCAAATCACAATCGAAAACAAGATTGGATTGTACAAGACCATTCCCATGTTGCGCAAACGTGAGAATGTGGAATTTGAGCCAGCTGAAAAAGTAACCAAACCTGCGGCAGACCTGGTGCATGGCTATAGCACTGGATGTAGAACATACAATCCCATATGGGATGTCAAACACAAGCTACCGCTGTTTACCAAAAACAACAAAAGTAAATCTTGGTTTGCAGCCGGCTGGTACATGGTCAAACAACATCGCAACTGGAAGCCGGTCCATAACCCCAAACTCATTGTACTCGAGCGTTACAAGTATCAAGGTCCTTTCCACTCCAAAGAAGAAGCCAATGTCAAATCCGTTTCGTGATCAAGAAAAATTCATGCTGGCCTGCGATCAGACTGTGGGCACGTTCAATCAAAAACAATACAACCTGTATCGTGACCTTATTTCTGAAGAGACTGCAGAACTCAATGCCGCAGTGGCACAAGGCGATTCAGTCGAACAGCTTGATGCCCTAATTGATATCCTGGTTGTGACCATTGGTGCTATTCATTCCATGGGTGCCGATGCCGAAGGTGCATGGAAAGAAGTCATGCGCACAAACTTTGCCAAGATTGATCATAACACCGGCAAAGTACGCAAACGTGAAGACGGAAAAGTACTAAAACCAACAGGTTGGGAGCCGCCTGACCTAGCACCATACCTAAAACAAGTGACCAAATGAGTTTACATATTAATCGATTTGTTGACAGTATCAAAGCACACGAATCTAGAGGGCAAAAAGATTTCTCTATGCCACTCAAAGACGCCAAAGATCTACACGCAGATATCACCAAATTATTGCTGGTGCTAGAACAACTACGACAAACAAACAGCAAAACTGATGATACAATTCAAGTGGAAATCACCGGTGGTACATTTTAAACTACTCAGTTTTCTAGGTAAATAATACTAGGAGTTTAATGATGAGTAGACCAAAACCCAGTGTGTTAATTGAACACACAAACAAACAATCTTACAAGACCGAGCAAGTGCTAGCGTCGGAAGGAGTATGGGCGGTTTTCTACGACAACAAACCCATTAACCTCAAAACATCCAATATGCTTACACAGTATCCTGGGCCCAAGTACAAGAAGGTCAGCTTTTCCAATCCTGGGCATGCTATCAATTTGGCTCGTAAACTCAACACGCAGTTTAAAACTGACAAGTTCAGCGTGGTGCTGTTGACTCAGGGGGCTCAAGTGTTCCCCAATGATCAATAAGATTGCATTAACTCAGCAGTTGATTGAACAGCTTCGCAGTGATGTAACACTCACACTTGACGAAGCCATGCAAGAGTGGTGGAAGAATCCCGACAAAGATGCAGGCCTACGGTTAACCGCCGAAGGCTTTTTTGTTTTTGATTCGTTAAAAATTGAACATTATGAGTTTGATGTGCCCGCAAGTATGCCTGCAATACCTGGACAGCTATTAACTTTGGACAGAAAACTCACTTGTCCCTATTATATTTTTCTTGGTAAAAAGCCAAAGTTATTGTTATTTGGTAGCAAGGAAGCCACAATGTATTCATTATATGGAGATATTAACCAATTTCTCAAAGGCATTGCTCGGGCATGACTGATATAAATTTTTCTGGATTATGGCGGGTCAATCTGGTAGAGCATACTGATAATCAAATTAGTAATATAATTGACGAAGTTTATTTTGAATTTCGGGGCGAAGCATTATTATTCATGAAAATCTATAATGAACCCATACCCGAATCTGGTAATTATACTGTATATACAGGTCCGTATAAAGTACCCTAATTGATAATATTATCGATAATATTATCGATAATCCCTGATAATCTAGCATGTTGTTTTTATGCAACATATGGATTTTGGTTGACCAGAAATGCCCGATTTGCTATAATACACTATGAACTTAAAAAAGCAATCACGTAAAAAGCGCACCGACCGTACACACATCATTTATATGTTGCAAAGCGGTGCTGACTTCTACATTGGTGTTACTGCCAAGACTGAATCTACTGTTAACAAGAGTGCTCAAGTGCGTTTCAACAAGCACGTATATCGCTCACGTTCAGAAGACAAATCCTGGGCACTATATGAGTGCATGCGTGAGCGTGGTGTTGACACATTTAACTTGGTGGTTGTGGATGTTGTGCGTGGCAAAACTGAAGCTCACAAATTAGAGCGTGAGATGATCCGTGAACACAAACCTAATTTGAACACAGATGTGCGTGGTGTTGTTTAATTACAACACTGCGTTTTGGTTGACCAATAATTGCCCATTTGCTATAATATGAACATAGTAAGAAATAAGGAGCCCAAAATGAAAGTCACTTTTACCCCTGCAAACGGTCGCCCAATGTTGATCCCTGCAGTGGCACTGAAAACATATCAGGCCAAGCACACGGCGGTTGCGTTTCTGCAAGCCAATGGTAGCATCCATGCTTCGCCCTTGACTCCTGGTGTTAACAAAGCCCGTAATACTATTCTCCGGGCCAATCGCAAGATCGAGCGCGAAGGCTGGTACTCCCAGGCTATTTGAATTTGGTTGACCAATAATTGCCCATTTGCTATAATATGAACATAGTAAGAAATAAGGAGCCCGAAATGACTACAGAATTTACAAGTTGGGAAGACATGACAGAATTAGAGCAAGCCCAATGCACATTTTGGGACATGTACAAGGATGCCTACGGTGTTCGCCCACGTGGCGTTGACACATCTGGTTGGACTCTTGATGACTTTACATCTGAGTTTGTGATCCTAGGTCAAGCCATTGACCGTGAAGAGACTGCTCGCAAAGAATCCGAGACCAAGGCTGTTGAGATGTTTGAACGCCGTGTTGCTGAATTGCTCAGCACAGGTGCTAAAGACCAGGCCATGGCCATGCGTTGGATCCACGAAGCTGAAGAGACCAATGGTGACAATGATTACCTTGCTTGGACACTGGGCTTGCCTTATCAGTACTTCCGCAAAGCGGCTTAAGGAGCAACAATGAAACACTCTATTCTATTAGACAATGGGTCATACCTGCAGGTCAATGACATGGGTTTCTATGAGCGCAAGGCTCCTAGACAGTACAAGAATCTAGCAGAAGCCCAGCACCATTTACAATGGGGCATTGCCATGTGCCACACCAATGTCAAACTCAGAACAGACTATATTGCAATCTATCATCGAGATAAAACTAAATTTGAAAAGGCTGTTGCCAAAGAACAGGCCCTTATCAAACAGCTAGAGACACAACCTTATAACAAGGTAGCAGATCAAATTAAGAAGGCTCACTTTAATATTGATCAACTCACTGTCAAGTTTTATCCCAAAAGCCGGCTTGCAGATTTCAAACGTGATACCAAGTTCCTTGCAAGTGCCAAAAGAGTACTTGCCAACAACCCTAGAGTTGTTCCTTTAGGTTGACCAAAAAGAGACGATTTGCTATAATACAAGCATAGTAAAAACAAAGGAGATGACAATGATTAAAGAACACGCACAATCCAGTTACTACGACGAACGTCACGGCGGTCCTTACGATCGCGGCGTTTGTGACAGCTACTACGGTCGTGACTATTGGCCCCATTACTTTGTGAGAGACACTCACAAAAGTCCTAGAATTGACATAGATCAAATGACTGACGCAGAAGTTGCGGCCTACGCCGCTGGCTATCGTAATAACGAAGCTACCGGCGACAAAAAGGAGTGGTAAAAATGACAATGCCAGCAGGACGATATTACATTGGTGACTTGTGCTATGTCATGCACCCGGAATGGGACGAGGCATGTGCCATGTTCTTTCCACCTCGGCACGAAGGTCGTGGTATAGAGGGTGAGTTTGTCTTGAAGGATGGCCGACGGTTTGCCAGCTTTGGCACAGCCTGGGGTGATGGCACATACAACAGCAACATTGGTACTGAACACATGGTAGACTCAGGCTCTATTGGCTGTATCCAAATTGAAGATATCCGTGACACCACTTATAATGATCTTGAGCAATTGGGTGCCATTGTAGATTTTACACAACCATTCGAAGTCAGAAAAGTAAGCCTAGGCCTACTCAGATTTGGACATGTGGATATTGAAACGGACGCTGACTATGACAAAGAATATTGCTAAGTTAGTTGACAACGGTAAAGTGGCAGTGCTATACAGCCCGGGATTCGGTGCAGGCTGGAGTACTTGGAATCGTGGAGTGCCAGAAATTGTATTTGATCCTGCTATTGTGAAATTTATAGAACATGATCAAATGGCAGAGTTAAACACTTATGTTACCCTCAAGTATCCAGGACTCTACACAGGTGGCATGACAAGCCTGTCAGTGGCTTGGGTATCAGTGGGTACCGAGTTTCGAATCAAAGAATACGACGGTGCCGAAAGCATTGAACTAAAAGAAGAAATAAATTGGATAACCGCATGAAACGAGCAGACTTTGGCCGACTGGCCTGGACATCTTACAGATATGAGGCTCTTGCGCCCGAGATCACAGACTTCACAGAAGCTCGGGCTGTGATTGCTTACATCAAGTCCTTGTTATGAAAGTGATTGTAAACTCCGCCGAGACCGTTGTACTTCCTTGGGAAGAAGGTCTCCTAGAATGGTTGCAGGAACACTATCCTTATAGTCGGTATCAGGTGGTAGAGATCCGCCAAATGGGTTGACTATAAATAGTTTTCCTTGTACAATAAAACAATGCGCCTATAGCTTAATGGTAAAGCAGGGGACTCATAATCCCTTGAGTCGTGGTTCGATCCCACGTGGGCGCACCATTTTTCTGGCCATAGTATAATGGATAATACAGTAGCCTTCTAAGCTATCAATCTAGGTTCGATTCCTAGTGGCCGGACCAAGCTCTGTTAAATAACAGACACTAGGAGAGCACTATGGCTTCATTTATCACAGCAGTAAAATCGGCATTGGAAAAAAAGCATGCCGCACAACATCCTGATGCAAAACCCGTCAAAGGTTCCAAGTCAGTTAAAAAACCAACAGCACCACAGCCAGTGGGTAAACCTGTTAAAAAGGTCACTGGCCGGGGCGGATAACGCACAAGCGAGTGTGGGGGAATAGGTAGACCCAGCAGACTTAAAATCTGCCGCGTAATGCGTACCGGTTCGATTCCGGTCACTCGTACCATTTTATATCATGACCAAGATAAACAGTAGCCCCGATCGACACACCTTTCAAAAAGAAGGTTATGTTAAACGCTGTGAGGAACAAGGCAAGTTGCCTAATCCTGACTATGTTGAAATGTACAAAACCTGGCGTGAACAAGATGCGGCAAATCTTGTGGATCCCGAGTGGCAAAACAACAACATGGAGTACGACCTGCGTAGTACCAAATGGATCTGCGACAAAGTCAAGGCCAGCGACAGCTATGCTCAAAATCTGTATGCAGCCATGTGCAACATGCAATTTGTAAAAAACGAAGTATGGCCTTTGCTCAAGGACCAACGCTGGAGTGCCAGTTGGCGCAGTGCTGGAGGCATTGTGGCTGACATGCATGAACAAGGTGACTATATTGACTGGTACTGTTCGGGCATTGGTGGCATGATGGGAGGCGGTAGTGAGTCCAGTCCAGCAACAGAAGCAGCCTTGCTGGCCAGAAAAAACTATGTGCCAGAGGGCACTGTCACTGATGAGATCCGAGCAGACTTATTTCAACTGGGATGGATTCCAAAAGAGTGGGACAGTGATGAGTGACCATACCTATTATAAAAAACTCAACTTGCCGGCTAACCCGTTAAAGGACAGCCGAGCGGTGTCTCAGATGTCGATCACTGGTGTTTATGACATAGTAGAACCCCATGCGATTCTAACAGATGAAATACTTTCTATCTTTGACAGTCTTGAGTTGCGTGTGAAAATGGTTGCATTGTTTGGTCGTATGGACGGTACTTCTACCAAACATGATAGACTGATACATGCTGACCTTTACAAAAACAATGCTGATGTGCGTGGATGGTCAAAACTGGTAGCCGGCGTGAATTGGGAGATCGAAGGGTCGCACAATGTTTTTTATTGGTATGACATGTCAAAACTTGACGAGCACTGGCCGCCTGTAGTGGGATCAGGTACATCAAAGTATGATTTGTTGAATGGCATACACTACGGACAACGTGGCAATCACGGAGTTTATCCCGAGCAGGCAGTGGTACTAGAACACACCACCATTGACGGTCCCACACTAGTGAGAACTGACATTCCACACTCGACATTGTATCACAATCCCAACACATACCGAGTGGGGGTCAGTGTTAGATTTTTTGAAGAAGACTTTGATCACAATTGGGAAACAGTATTGGCAAAGTTTCAACCAGTGTTTCTCAAATAAATAAGAGTTAAGACTGTATGAAGTTGACAGAAAAGGATTCAAGACCCGGGGGCAGTTCCCGGCAGGTCCACCATAAGGAGATTGAATAAATACTAGATGCGAATAAAAGAACTGACTGAATCATTTAACAAGTGCTATGATATGGCATGTAAAATGTATGATTACGCAAAGGCTAAAAATTTGCATCCTAAACTAATACAAGTAGCAGATTATAAAGGCGATGGTTCCGGTGCTGATAAACGCTGGCAAAAACTACCGCAAAGAGTGTGGCAACATTATGTCACAGTAATCGGCAATAAAGTCTACGATCCAACTGCTAAACAGTTTGGTCCTGACAACGATACTGAATATAGTTTAGAAAGATTAGATGCTGACTGGGGACAACAGTATCTAATTAAATAAGTCTTTTTATGATGGGCCTGACATAGATATCGATTGGGTCAAGAGTACGGAAATGGACAGTCCGGCAATGTAGAAGCCGTTAGGGTTGGGGGAACTTGGCCGAAGACACAAAAACCGTAAATGCAAACGACGAACAGTTCGCTTTAGCCGCCTAAACTCGGCTTAGGGTAGGAAATACCTCGTAACAGAAACCACCAAAAAAGGGCACTTTGGTGCCCTTTTTCTTTGACTTCTTAGTATAAACGCTATATACTAGTTGATATTCATTTTATAAGGAAAAATAATGACAACAACAATTACAATCAAGGACAAAGCAGTAAACACAACATATCAAAATGTCACAGGGTTGACAGGTGGCTCAGGCGACGGCGCCGCATTTGATGTTACCAAGACCAATGGTGTTTATTCCGTTGTGTTAGACGCATTGGCAGCCAGTGCTGGCCGCAACTATGTGGCAGGTGATACTATTACTCTTGCTGGCACAGCACTGGGTGGTACAAGTGCCAACAACTTGATCGTCACAGTGGGCACAGTTGGTACTGCCGGTAAGATTGCTACATTTGGTGTAGTGGGCACAGGCCGTGTTGGCGATGGCACAGTAGACGTACAAGTTGATGTTACTGGTACCAGTGGCATTGACACTTATACTGTAGGTGGTGCCAGTACAGAGTACACAACAACCAAGACCGCAAGTGCAGTTACATTGGCCAGTTCACTGGTCAGCAATTTAGAAATTAAACTTGCTGATCACGAGCGTGTGGTGTTCACAGACAAAGCCATTGCATATGATGCCGCAGGCCGTGCAGGTGATGTATATGCATTGTTGGCAGCCGCACTTGGTGTTAGTGATGTTACTCGAGCCTACGAAGGCATTGGCATCTATCTTGCAGATGCAGGTTGGACCAACAAACAATTGGCCACTGCATTGTTGGCCACTGATACATACAAGGCCGACGCCGGTGGTGTCAGTGACGAAACATTCATCAAGCATGTTTATAAAAATGTCACAGGTACCACTGCCACAATCGCAGATGTTACTGCATTAACAAACTGGATGACTGCCAACAAGTACAGTCAAGCAGATGTACTGGTCATTGCCAGCGAATTGCCAGCATTTGAAACAGCAATTGGCCTGGTTGGATTGGCAACAACTGGCATTGAATATACTCCTGTATAATACAACCGGCCCAGACAAAAAGGCTGTTTTCACAGCCTTTTTTGTTGATTAAATGTAAACATCGCTATATAATATAGATTGACTACCAAGTCAATTTAAACAAGGAAATTTAAAAAATGAAAAAATTTGCATTCGCATCACTCTTGGCTTTGGCCTCTTTCGCTTCTTCTGCACAGTATGTGTCAGTTGATGTGGACCATGTAAAGACCAGTCGTGGTCAGGAAAGTTCTGCACAGTACATCCGTGCTGGCAAAACCATCAGTGGCATTGACTACGGTCTCCAAAGCCGCACAGGTGTTGGCAACAAAGGTGGCATGTTCAACAGCCTAGAAGTCACAGCTGGCAGCAAACTGGGTTCTTTCGCGCCGTTCGTGGGCGTGGGCTATGACAATGGCTTTAACGGTTCACCTGCTGGTTCATACACATATGGCTTGTTGGGCGTAACAACTGGTGCCAAGGTTGGTCCAGGTTTTGCATTTGGTGGTGTCAAGACTCGACTGGGTTCTAGTGCCAAAGTAGAAACAAAACAAACAGTGGCGTTTGGTACTTACAGTTTACCCATTGCCAAGAACCTTGCACTCAACGTGAATGCAAGCAAGAGCTACCAAGACATCAAAGAAACAGCTTATGGTGTTGGCCTAGCGTTTGGGTTTTAAATGTAATACTTAATAGTTACATTTACAAAAAACCCGCACTAGGCGGGTTTTTTATTGGCGGTTGACTGAATATTCTGAATTTGCTACAATAGAAACAAGTTAAGAAATACAGCAAAGTTTGCAAAGCCCTTATAAAGAAAAAGGACTTTGCAAAACAAGTTGACAAGTAAATCACAAGATGTTATACTAGAGACTAGTTAGGAAATAGTAGATCGAGACTGTTTCAAGAGTTCGTTAAAAATTCAATTTTGTATAGTACTCGGATCCAATCCGGGCACTATATGTAAGCACATTGGGTTACCGCCCCAGTAGGTAATTTGACAAGAGATCAATCTGTGGCCGCACAGACTCTTCCAAGTTACATGAAAGATGGAAACGAAGCCGCAAGGTGGATACTGTATAATCGCGCTGGACCAGGTAGGCCTGTAATGTGTTTGACAAACAAGTCCGTGGACGACACGGTAGGGCAGAAAAAACTGCGATCTTTGTCCGACATCCTGATGTGTTTTCATATAGTGATTTTTTGGTCTTAAAGTGTTCATGGACGCACGATGGCTTGTCACGCCATAAGAGTGGGGATCGTTACCCCCTAAGACCGCCAACATTTGAGAGCCACTACGCCTGGATACTTCCCTCGCAAGAGGCACTAGGTCCTGCAACCGTGGCTCTCCCTTATTTGCTCGGTTCATCTAGCGGTCTAGGATAGTGCCCTTTCACGGCATTCACACGGGTTCGAATCCCGTACCGAGCTCCACACATGGAGATGCCGCCGCAATGGTGTGGCAGGGGACTGTAACTCCTCCGACTTCGGTCACGATAGGTTCGATCCCTATCATCTCCACCAGAACGTTCCGGGTGTCTCCGGATAGTCAGACCCTGACGATGAGAAGTAGTGTGACAACTACGGGTGGTAGTCTTCAAACCCAAAGGCCGCTAGCAATGCGAGAACGGTCCCTGTCGGGAAGCGGGTGGAAGGAGTATGTGATGGATACGATAGCGTCGTATCTTGATACTCTACAATTACCGCCGGGGGATGCAGAGCATGTTTGTTTTTATAGTCAAGCATCGATAAAGGTATCGTGACAGGACGCTGTCACTATTCGGGCCTAACTGTGCGAGGAACAGGTCCTGACATAACTGCCATTCGCTTGTCAGAGCTAGCTACTTTGTTGACAAATCGGCATCTCTCGGTGCTTGACTATAAAAATACGCACAGGTGGCAGAGTGGTCCAATGCACGGGATTGCAAATCCTGAAAGCCGTGAGTTCAAATCTCACCCTGTGCTCCAGTTTTTATATTGATAACAGTGTGTTAAAAACTCTTTGACCAAGGGCCCAACTGCTAGGGAATTATTGATCCAAAAACCGCTGAGCGGACGAAAGTTGCGGCGGACTGCTAGTCACAGTCACACATGTTTTTGGAAGGATGCTGGTGTAGCAATACAGCAGGGACCTTTAAACACACAGCAGTATTGTTATCAATATAAGTACTACCGCGGGGTGGAGAAGTAGTAACTCATCAGGCTCATAACCTGAAGATCGGCGGTGCGAATCCGTCCCCCGCATCCAATTTTACCATTTGTGGTTGACTTTCAATCATAAATAAACTACAATAGAAACTAACATGAAAACACAAAACTATTCATTTGCTAAGCCATCCATGTTTGTCCAGCCTTCAGCCTGGACGCATGCGAACGGTCGCGTGAATAGCATTCCAGGAGATCCGGGGTCCGTGTAAAGTACATTAGTATTCTACTCAAAGGACCCTGGAACTAAACACTCCAGGGTTTTTCTTTTAGTGCAATGGCAACGAGAGCCGGCATCACTCAAAACTGCAAATGGGCGGCCTGTAGGATGGAACACTATTTGTAGTGTGAAAAATTACAGCGTATTAAAGCATTCTTTAAGAACAGGCAGCCTAAGTATTTTAGAGTGCTTTAATACACACATTCGTAAGAGTGTGTCGGGTATCTCTGGTGTAATGGCAGCACCGCGGTCTCCAAAACCGTCAGTCAAGGTTCGAGTCCTTGGAGGTACGCCACACATGGGCTGGTAGTTAAATGGGATAACGGTGGCTTTGCAAGCCTCAGTTGGGAGTTCGATTCTCCCTCGGTCCACCAAATTAAATTTGACACAACCGTGTGTCTGCTATATAATAGCATGTCGAGAGCGGGCAGGACGGTAATGCAGCGGATTGCTAATCCGTAGACCGTAGTAATACGGTCACTGGGTTCGACTCCCAGGCTCTCGGCCACATCAATCAATTCCCTAGTAGCTCAGTCGGTAGAGTAGCAGACTGTTAATCTGTTGGTCACACGTTCGAACCGTGTCTGGGGAGCCAAACAAGCCCTTATAGCTCAGCTGGTAGAGCAACTGATTTGTAATCAGTAGGTCCCGTGTTCGAATCATGGTGGGGGCACCAATCGCTCTCATAGCTCTAGTGGTAGAGCATACCCTTGGTAAGGGTAAGGTCACGTGTTCGAATCACGTTGAGAGCACCAATTCATTTCAGCTTCATAGCTCAGTTGGTTAGAGCACCGTGTTGATAACGCGGGGGTCCTGTGTTCGAGTCACAGTGAAGCTACCAAATTTTTAAAGGAGAGTCCCTATGGACAGTGATAAGAGTGGGAAGATTTGTGGGACGTTAGCTCAGTTGGTAGAGCAGTAGACTTTTAATCTATTGGTCATTGGTTCAAATCCAATACGTCCTACCATATAAAAACACACTTGGTATGCCCATAGCATACAGAGACATCAGAAACGTGAGTGTGTTTCTATATGGTGCTTGTCGTCAAGCGGTTAAGACCTCGGATTGTGATTCCGATATACGTGGGTTCGAATCCCATCAAGCACCCCATGGATGTATAGCACAGCGGTAGTGCATCTCCTTCATACGGAGCAGGTCAGTAGTTCAAATCTACTTACATCCACCATAACATTTTGTTGGGGGTTAGTTAAATGGTATAACATCGGATTTTGATTCCGAGATCACAAGTTCGATTCTTGTACCCTCTGCCACATATCGGTCCTTAACTCAATTGGATAGAGTGCCAGTCTTCGAAACTGGAAGTTGGGAGTTCGACTCTCTCAGGACCGGCCAGTTTTTAACCTTGTATAATACTAGCCTATAAATATTTCCATGAAGAAAGCACTTATACTTGGATGTAGTCATGCCGCTGGTTCAGAAATGATTGATGAGCCAGAAATTGATTTGTTAAACTATGGCAAAGACTACTATGGATACTGTATGAGTTATCCCTCACAGTTGGCACAATTGTTGGGGTACCATCCCGTAAATCATGCTATCCCTGGTGGTAGCAATGATGCAATGTTTAGAATATTTGAATCGTTTGTCAACCCTTACAAGAACTTTGAAAAGCCTGACATTGTGTTTGTATGTTGGACCGGTGGCGAACGTACCGAGGTATGGGACTTTGAAGAAGGCAACTGGATTGGCCTTGCTGGCGGTAAAACTAATTTTACAAAAACAATTCCTGATAGTGTTATACGGGAAGGGAAAATTATTCCTGAACCTATTATTAACGCCGATAACATTGTTACATATCAAAAACAATGGATCACTCATCATGCTGATCGCTGGTGGGGTCGATTGAACAAGTTAAAAAACATACTGGCACTGAACACCATGGCAGCTCAAGAGAAGATCCCGGTTATTAATCTTGATAGTTTTGGTGCAGTGCAAGAATACACATTTCCCGACACAGTATATCGTCCCTTGGGACAAACTGAGTTTTGTAACTGGGCGGTCGAGCGTGGATTCAACAACACCAAGTCGGGACATTACTTTTTGCAAGCACACAGAAGTTTTGCAAACTTCATTGCCAAAAAAGTTGATCCAAAGTATCATGCAGATAACATCGGAAAGATCATAACAGAATAATAATGCGGGGCTCGTATAGTGGTAATACCTTAGCCTTCCAAGCTAAAGCGAGGGGTTCGATTCCCCTGCCCCGCTCCACTTATTGCGCGGTTAACTCAGTCGGTAGAGTTCTTGCCTTACACGCAGGCTGTCGGCGGTTCGAGCCCGTCACCGCGCACCACACATTCGGAGTGTAGCACAGCCTGGTAGTGCGCCTGGTTTGGGACCAGGAGGTCGTAGGTTCGAATCCTACTATTCCGACCACCTTTTTGGAAGATGATGCAGTGGGGTTGGTCCCGCGACTGGCCTTGAAAACCAGGTTCTCTTAACAGGGATGGGGTTCGACTCCTCCGTCTTCCGCCAAATTAATTGACACCGCAGATGTTGTGTGTTATTATGATAGTTAGGCCCAGGTGGCGAAATTGGTAGACGCACCAGATTTAGGTTCTGGCGTAGAAATATGTGTCGGTTCGAGTCCGACCCTGGGCACCATTTTGCAAACAAAAAAACGTATAGGGGTAAAACCCCAGTGGCTCTGCGCAGTGATGTGCATCTGCTGGTTCAGTTGTCTGGATGAGAGGTCCTGATTGTTGCCGGTGTAGAGTTAATCTATTAACGATTAGCGTACAAATACCCGCCCTAGCGAAACCGGTTTGTTTGCATTTTTAACACAATTGTAATCTCAGCTTCAATAAATACCCATAGAAAGCAATGTATGAAAAAACTAGATCTCAACAAGGTCAAACAATTTATTGAAGCACAAGGTCCAGAAACAAAAATCTATCTCGGGTGTGACAGCGAAAGACTCAGGGTCAACAATGTATGGCATGCTGACTATGTGTTGGCTATTGTGGTGCACATTAACGGCAACAACGGATGTAAAATCTTTGGGGAAGTACACAGAGAACGAGTGTATGATCAACGAGAATCTAAACCTGCCATGCGCTTGATGACCGAGGTGTACAAAGTGTCCGAGCTGTATCTAAAATTAGCCGAAGTGCTAGAAGGACGCAACGTAGAGGTTCACTTGGACATCAATCCAGATGAAATGCACGGTTCAAGCTGTGTTATTAGTCAAGCAATAGGATATATCAAAGGCACTTGCAATGTTGTACCTTTTGTGAAACCCAATGCATTTGCTGCCAGCTACGCCGCAGACAGGTTTAAAAGCCTAAGAACAGCACAACACAGCTAGTCATATAAATAAATGTATTAGGAGACACTACAATGCGTTATACAACAGTAATCTGGGAACCACCAACAACACCCGAGCAAATAACTCAGCTTGATGCAAAAATTGCCGACATGGAGGCTCGAGGTATTTTTTCAGAGCTGACATTAACAAACGAGGGCACACGACAAGTTGCCATCCGTTCATGGCCAGAGTTGACCAATGCCGAAGAATGGTGTGATTTTACTTTAAACATTGGCTGTTCTAGTGCCAGTATTGATCCAGTGTAATGACCGGGCACATCAAATACTATAGAATAAAAATAACAAAAAAACTCATCCAAGAAGCTACAAATCACAGGAACAAACTGCTGTCTGAACTAATAGAACATGCAACAGATCCTGTGATTTTTAAACGTCGGCTACGGCTATTGGCACAGCTCTCTGAGCTAGAATTTCAACTTTTAACAAAAATACAGTCGTTTGAAACAGACAATGTAGATGACTTTGATCTGCAAATCTTGTTCAATGAATTTAGACACGTTACCAATCGCAGTTCATAATGACTTCACCTTTGCTGACAGCAATTAATCCCAACTACATTGGAAAAATACTAGACTGGCACAATATTTCACATGTGCCCGTAGGGAACTTGAAAAAAATCAACGGGTTTACCAATCACAACCATCTAGTGGATATCAATGCTGTATTTTCTACATTTCCTCACGGAGATATTGTTGATCGAACTAGCACGGTTCCAAATCCGTTCAAGTTTAAAATACAGAGACCATGGAGTATTCCTACATCATACAAATCGTTTGATCATGTCATGGAACATAGAGTCAAAGAATATCTTGCTCAGGATCAATTGCTAAACTTGTGTTGGAGCGGCGGACACGATAGTACTAGTCTTGTGATTGCATTTTTAAAACATACTCCTAATTTTGATCAGTTGAGAATTTTATACTCACCACACAGCACATACGAGAACAGAGAATTTTTTGAATTCTTACAAAAAAATTATCCGCAACTGGACCTGCTAGACATCAGTGGAGAAGTTTATCTAAACACACAATTTGATGGACATGTTATTACCGGGCACGGCGGCGATGAATTTACAGCCAGCCTTGACGGATCTTTTGTTGACAAAATTGGCATTGATGCCTTGTACGGCTCTTGGAAAGATTATTTTCATACGGCCAATCAAAGTCAAAGCCTGATAGATTTTGCAGAAATGTATTTTGCACAGTCTGGTAAATCTATTAATACGTTACTAGAAGCCAGGTGGTGTTATTACAGCCTGGCCAAAAGCCAAATCTATGCAATCACCGACAACTCATTCTTGGCCAATCAAGCTTCATACACCGAACAGTCAATGAGTGGGTTCTTTGAATGCAAAGACTTTGAAAATTACATGTATCACAATCTTGATCAGATTCTTGACCGTCGATACGGATACCTAGGATACAAACAATTCCTCAAAGAATACATTTATGAATTTGACAAGAACGAAAACTACTATACCAATGCTGGTAAACAAAATAGTATTCAGTTCAGTGCTTATATCAACAAGAAAATTCGCCTGCTTGACCTAAGATGGATATTTAAGTTAAGCGACAGCACAATTGTGAGAACAAAAAATTTACCTTTCTTAAGTCGTATAGAATTTGATAATGCATACGGAAACAGCCTTGACTACTTATTCAACTCACCAGGTTAAATTCAATGCACCCTGGCATGATCTAAAACACACCTGGGTCGGAGCCAGCTACTTGCCGGAATTTTACGACCCTGTAAAAAACAGCAAGGTTAGAGATAGCTTGCAAAAGATTGCACAGGAAACCGAAGAAGATTATGTTAACCTAGTTAATACTCTAACCGACCTAGGGGTGCATGTTCAACGTCCTATAATTGATCCGGCGTTGACCATAATGGACTTTATTGATCCAAATTCTGGTAAACTGACTTATCAAACATCTGGTAGTTACACACTAATTCCCAAACCGCCGATGCAACCTAGAGACTGCCAGCTGATTGTGGGCAATGATCTTGTGTTGACCAACCAGGATACTGCATGGTTCACGCCCATGATTGATCAATTGACTCCCAGTAGACTTATCACTGCACCAACAGATTTTGATGCTCCAATGGCCACCGTGGTCGGCGATCATATCATACTTGACTGTAGAGAAGATCCCTGGTTGTACGAGTATTTTAAACAACAGTTTCCAACATACACAATTGTGCCAGTGTTTATTGGCGGGCACAACGATGCAGTGTTCAGTCTAGTTAAACCGGGCGTGGTTGTAAGCACCTATCATCACAACAACTATACTGATACCTTGCCCGGATGGCAAGTGAAATACATTGAGAATCAAAGTTGGAACGCTATACCGGCCTGGCGTCAACTCAAACACAGCAACAAAGGTCGTTGGTGGATTCCCGATAGTCAAGACAATAGTGAATTTAATAACTTTGTCGAAACCTGGCTTGGGCACTGGCTGGGGTTTGTTGCTGAAACTGTGTTTGATGTCAACATGCTACAAATCAACGAGCGCACTGTATTAGTCAATAACTACAACAAAGATATGTTTGAGTTTTTTAAACAACATCACATTGAACCAATAGTTACACCTTTCCGTCATAGGTTTTTTTGGGACGGTGGCATACATTGTATTACCAACGACATCTACAGAGAAGGCGAGGCAGAAAATTATGTTTAGCATGCCAGGGAAAATCGATCACATCAAAACAGCTTGCCTGGACATACACTTGGAAACTGGTCACATGATTGACTTCAAAGAGTGGGTGCCATCTGTTCAACAATGCCGTGTAAAGGTCATGTTGAATGACACAGTGTTGCATCACGGCGACATTGGTAGCCCTATAAAAATAGCACACAATTTTTTAGATCTCGACAACGGGCAGTACAATCTACAAATTGAAATTGAAGAGATTGCACATGGATTTGATTACAACGGGTTATGGGCATCGCCCATGCTACACATACAAGGTGTATGGATAGAAAATCTTAATTTAGGGCTGGCATTTGAAGAATACGGAAAATGTCATTATGCCACACATCCAGATATAACTGTTCCATCAAACTTTATGGGCAACATTGGTGTTCAGAGTCTTGAATTTACAACTCCAATCTACGCATGGTTGTTGTCAAATGACCAGTACGAAGATGCCACATATTATTCCCCGGTGTTAGCATGAAACAAATTTTTGTTAACGGAACATTTGACATTCTACATCCAGGTCATGTACAATTGCTAAATTACGCTCGTGGTCTAGGAGATAGCTTGATTGTTGCAATCGATAGTGACCGTCGTGTACGTGAACTCAAAGGCAAGGATCGGCCAATCAACTCAGAATCTGATCGAAAATTCATGTTAGAAAATCTACGTAGCATAGATAGCGTTTGGGTATTTGATAGTGACCAGGAACTTGAAGATATTTGTAGACTGTACAATCCCGTTATGGTCAAAGGATCAGACTACCGTGGTCGGCCTGTAATAGGGCAACAATATTGCAAAGAGATAATTTTTTATGATAGAATTGAACCATACTCAACCACAAGAGCAATTCAGGATATTGGTAATAGGTGATGTTTGCGTGGACATTTACCAGTACGGCGTAGTTGATCGTATCAGTCCCGAGGCGCCTGTGCCGGTGTTTGTACCCACAAGAGAAGAAAGCACTAATGGCATGGCTGCAAATGTAGCGGCTAATTTGGTTGCTCTTGGATGCGAAGTACTGGTGGCCAGTGGGCCGCCAGGGTCAAAGACACGACTGATTGATGAACGTAGCCGGCAACAAATTGTTCGTATTGATAACGACTATATCAATGAGCCGTATCCATTAACCGACATGGATCTCAGTGTGTGCAGTGCTATAGTTGTTAGTGATTACAACAAGGGCAATGTAACCTATGAACTGATTGAAAATCTGCGCAAGACATACAAAGGGCCAATCTTTGTAGACACAAAGAAAACAGACCTTGCAAGACTAGCAGGTTGCATTGTGAAGATCAACAATAAAGAATTCAACGATGCCAAATCTGTGTGTGATGAATTGATTGTCACCCACGGGCGTAACGGTGCAGTATACAAAGGTCAAACATACCCTGCTGTGGAAATAGCAGTAACAGATGTATGCGGTGCTGGCGACACGTTCCTTGCTGCCTTATGCTATGAATATCTAAAATCCAACAACATGGATCTTGCAATAGAATTTGCAATTCGAGCCAGCGCCGTTACTGTACAACATATAGGTGTGTACGCCCCCACATTAGAGGAAATCAAATGAGACTAGAAGGCTTTGTAGAAAAAGGATGGGGCTCAGAACATATCTGGGCCACTAACGACTTGTACTGTGGCAAACTTATGAAGTTTAACGAAGGTGCTCGATTCAGCATGCATTTCCATGCTGAAAAAGATGAAACATGGTACGTGTTAGATGGGTTGTTTCAGGTACGTTTTATAGAAACTCAAGATGCCAGCCAACATGATGCAATCTTAAAACCAGGTGCCACATGGCGCAACAGACCATTACAGCCACATCAATTGGTTTGTATAGAAGCTGGCACTATCATCGAAGTCAGTACACCAGATTCAGTAGAAGACAACTATCGTGTGGGCAAAGGAGACAGTCAAAAATGAGAATTTTACTTACTGGCCATAAAGGCTTTATTGGATCAAACATGTTGAAAGCCCTTGAAGGGCATGATGTTAGAACATATGAGTGGGGCGAGAATGAAGACAAGCTAGATACCAGAGGCCAAGATGTGTGTATTCACATTGGTGGCATATCCAGCACAACCGAACGAGATGTAGACAAAGTCATGCGACAAAATTATGATTTCAGTTGTCGCTTGCTGGATCGTTGCATGAATACAGGCACACATTTTCAATATTCCAGTAGTGCCAGCGTGTACGGGTTGAACCAGGAGTTTCGTGAAGATTCTCCTGTGGATCCACGCACACCATACGCATGGTCAAAATACATGTTTGAACGATATGCACTCAAACGTCAGGAGTTTGGCGATAGTGCTGGTTACCGTATACAAGGTTTTAGATATTTCAATGTGTATGGTCCTAGAGAAGATCACAAAGGATCTCAAGCGAGCCCTTATCATCAATTTGAAAAACAAGCTAGAGAAACAGGACGCATACGTGTGTTTGAAGGCAGTAGAGACTATCAAAGAGACTTTGTGCCTGTGGATCAAATTATCCAAACTCATTTGGCATTTTTAAATGTCAAACAATCGGGTGTGTTCAATGTGGGCACTGGGCGTACCCAAAGCTTCTACGAAATTGCTGAACAATTTGGTGTGCCCATAGAAGAAATCCCCATGCCCGAACATCTAAAAACCAGTTACCAAATCTACACTTGTGCCGATATGACTCGTACAAATCGAGCATTGGCAAGTTGACAATATAGTTGTATTATTGTATAATAAGTCAAGAGAGGAACAATGTGAGTAACGAACTAGCTAAATTCATAAATTCGCGGCGTCGGCATAAAACTGATGTCAAGGTTGCTAGGCAAGTGAAAATTGCCAAAGCACATGGTCTTGGTTTTTACGACAAAGCAATCAGAGAACCACATCGTTTAGCAAAGCATCATGCTATGGATTGCGGTCAACCCGGTTGTATGATGTGCGGTAATCCTCGCAAGACTCACAAGGACCGACTCACAGCTCAAGAAAAGCGTTTGTTCCAGGACTTGGAGCAGGTCACAGACAGACATTCAAATGGTTTAACAACGAAAGACAATGATGAAAATTGAACATGATGCACGTGGTAGAACTGCCGGACTCACTAGCGAACATGCTGTTGAAGCATTAGGCAATCGATATGATTTGGTTCTAGTTGCCGCACAAAGAACAAGAGAACTACGTCGCGGACATGCCCCAAAGATTGTTACCAAGTACGGTCCAATGGTCACTGCTATATTAGAAATTGAAGAAGGCCTTGTGGGCAACGAGTACTTGCTCAAAGAAACTTTAGAAGATCGTCATCACCAAAAGCATCCGCGCCGTTAACTAAATTGGCGATGTATGCTATGCATTTTTGTAAAAGGAGCACACAATGCCGTCAGTATTTTTAGTCAGCGATACACATTTTGGGCACGCCGGTGTATGTCGGTTCACACATCCTGATGATGCCACTGTGAAGTTGCGTCCTTGGGACAATGCCGACGAGATGGACGAAGAGATGATCCGTCGATGGAACGACCGTGTGCGTCCCACTGACAAGGTCTATCACTTGGGAGATGTTGTGATCAACCGCAAGGCCTTGAAAACATTGCATCGCTTGAATGGGGACAAGGTGTTGATTCGTGGCAACCACGATATCTTTCCAGATGTTGAGTACCGTGAGTATTTTCGTGAGTTGCGAGCCTACCATGTCATGAACGGAATGATCTTGAGTCACATCCCAATCCATCCTGAATCATTGGGTCGGTTTGGCGTTAACATTCATGGTCACTTGCATGCCAGTCGTGTAAAAATGACTGACCCGTTTGGACATAGACCGCCCATGATTGACCCACGATATCATTGCGTGTGTGTGGAGCAAACTGACTTTACCCCTATCTTGTTTGAAGATGTTATCAAGCGTATCGAAGCCGAAGGTGGTACTGTTGGCTTTAAAAACGGCAACGGTCCCACAATGTAATAAATACATTTGCAACGCCAGGTTCTTCTGACGTCGGATCAATTGACGCTTGACATAGTGATGTCTTTACTGTATTGTTAATACAGAACGCCTACCGTGTGTAGAGTTCCTCTACTAGCTCAAAAATCACAATTTTTAAAATATGAAAAATACACTCATAGCATTCGTGCTGACAGTATGCACTTCATTGTGCTTTTCGCAACCACGTGTGACACTTGTTGTAGGTGGTCCACCTGGCGGTCCTTCAGATGCATTTGGCCGTGCTACTGCAGATTATCTAAAAAGAGTCAACGACAGCAATATTGTTGTAAGCAACAAAGCAGGAGCCAGCGGCTTAATAGCATTGAGATCAACACTCGAGGATCCAGGATTCAACGTACTGGTCGCCAGCACAGGTCCTTTTGTGTTCAATCGAGTCATGATTGACAAACTGGACATAGAGCCTTTACAGGAATTTGATGTGTTTGGTCCTGTTGTTAGAACTCCTATGGCCTTGGTCACACAAGGCAATGGCAAAATTAAAACCATTGCCGATTGGAAAAAGCAAGACCACGTGGTGTGCGGAGTAACCAATCAAAGTGGAGCACTATGGGCCAGACTGTTGTTTAAAAAGATTGGCGTCCCATCAACCATAATCATGTACAAAGGGTCTCCACAGCTGATTCAAGATATATTGTCCAAAACACTGGACTGCGGGTTAGATTCATATCCCACATACACTTCGTTGCATACCAGCGAGCATATAAAAATTGTAGCAGTTGCCGACACACAACGTCCCAAAGATCATGCCACCATTCCCACAGTTAAAGAGCTAGGAGTAGACTTTGAAGCATACAGTTGGTTTGGTATTGGTATACCCAACAAGTATCGTGGCACCGACGAATACAATAAGATTGCACGAGCATTGACTCAGATTCATTTGGATTCTGAGTTTACAAACAAAATGAACCATCAAGGCTACAGAGCCGGTCGTATCGTCGACAACTACAATCGCACACTGCAACAGGACTACGAGTACTGGAATTCTGTCAGACAGCAATTTAACCTAGAGCGCACACCGTGATTTACAATGGCAACGTACAGGACTTTGGTTATTACCAAGTAGGGAACGAGCGCCACTACAGCAAAATATTGGCCATCATTGCCGCCGAACAAAATCATGAGTTTCCGTATTTTGTGTTTCATGATGATGTGTTTGGCAAATTTGATTGGTCCAAGGAACCAACAAAAAGTTTACCTCAACTGTATGCTGACCGTGCCTGGGAGATACGAAACAAATACGACTATGTGGTGTTGCATTACAGTAGTGGCAGCGACAGTCAAAACATTTTGGAAACGTTTATTGAAAACAAAATACCACTTGATGAAATTATCATGCGTGGTTCTCTCAAACACGTTGATCGAGATTTCAACAACAACTCCGCCGGGAACATGTTTGCCGAGGTACATTTCAATGCATATCCTCTGGCACAACATGTCAAGGACACTTACTATCCACATCTTAAGATTACGGTAGTAGATAGCACTGACTATATCATGGATTATTTTAAAGACAATCCCGATTGGTTTGATCTAAACGATAATCCAAATTCTTTTTTGAGTCCGTGCATGGTTGCAAGATCAGACTTTGATGCTCTGAGTGACGACTATAAAAAAATAACAGATTCAGGCAAGTCAATTGGGCATGTACTTGGTATTGACAAACCAATGCTGAATTACATAGATGGAAAATTTGTAATAAGATTTTTGGACAAGTTTGTTAATTTATTTCTTCCTTCTAGAAGTACAGGATTAGATTTGCCCCTGTGCCGAGAAGCGTTCTACTGGAGCCCAAGTTCTGCTCAGATGATCATAAAACAGGCTCATGTTATCAAGAACTACATCAAACAAAACAAACTAGATCCAAACATCCTTAACCAATCACGTGATCGATCAACACATGACTTTATAGCAAACTTGATCTATGACCGAAAATTCAATGTTAAGTTTGTTACAGAAAAACTCAAAAACACCGGAATAATCTTTCCATATCATGAATTCTTCTTTAAGGATGCCACCAGTGACCACGTGATCAACTGGCGTCGCGGAATAACTGAGGCCAATGCAGTTATCCCTGACAAGTGGAAGCACAATGGTGACATTGTGAATGACCTAGTGGGTGTATGGAGTCGTCCGTACAACATAGGTACCTAGTGTGTAGCACAACAACAGTTTTTGCCGCGGTTGACCATTAAATTGCTTTTTGCTATAATATGTGTATTGTAGTTAAAAAGGAGTTAGTTATGAGTGCTATGAGCAATCTTGCCGTGGAAATCGACGGCATGTTAGTTGAGGGCTATTTGCCCGTTACCATTGCCCGACTTCTTGATGTACCCATCAACTGGGTGTATGAAGTTGCGGATCCTTCTGAAATTCCTGTCAACCTGGATGAAGAAGATTGTAGTCCTTTTGCAACAGTCAACAGTTGACACAAATTTCGTGTTTTGCTACAATAGAAGCTTAGTTAGTTAATTTCAACCCTAGAAAGGCACAGCCCATGTCAGATACCCGCACCGTCACAGCCGTACAGGCTCGTAAATCCTTGCTTAAAGCATTTAAAGTCCAACGTCCCTTGTTCTTGTGGGGTCCTCCAGGCATCGGTAAATCCGAGCTTGTGGAGAATATCACTCGAGATCTTGGTGGCTACATGATCGACCTGCGCTTGGGTCAGATGGAGCCCACAGACATTCGTGGTATTCCGTTCTATAACAAGGACTCGGGCAAGATGGACTGGGCTCCCCCAGTAGAACTACCCGATGATGAACTGGCCAGCCAGTATCCTGTTGTGGTCCTGTTCCTAGACGAACTTAATAGTGCCGCACCCAGTGTCCAGAGCGCCGCTTATCAACTTATTTTGAACCGTCGTATTGGCAAATACAAGTTACCAGACAATGTTGTAATGGTTGCCGCAGGTAATCGTGAGAGTGACAAAGGTGTTACTTATCGTATGCCTACTCCGCTTGCCAATCGTTTCATCCACCAAGAGATGAAAGTGGACTTTGCGTCTTGGCAAGAGTGGGCTGTTCTAAACAAGATCCACAAAGACGTTGTGGGTTATTTGAGTTTTGCCAAGCAAGACTTATACGACTTTGATGCCAAGAGTGCCAGTCGTGCTTTTGCTACTCCACGTTCATGGAGTTTTGTAAGCGAGCTCTTAGATGACGAGTGCGACAACGACACCTTAACCAACTTAATTGCTGGTACAGTAGGTGAAGGTCTTGCTGTTAAGTTTATGGCTCACCGCAAGGTTGCCAGCAAGATGCCTAATCCTTTAGACATCCTTAAAGGCAAGGTCAAGGACTTGAATGTCAAAGAGGTCAGTGCCATGTACAGTTTGGTGATCTCCATGTGCTACGAGCTCAAGGCCGCTGTGGAAAACAAGACAGCAGACAAAGAGTTCCACGACATGGCAGATAACTTCCTGGGCTACATGATGAAGAACTTTGAGACAGAGTTGACAGTTATGGGTGCTCGTATTGCTCTTACCACATACGACTTACCGTTCCTGCCTACCAAGCTCAAGAACTTTGATGAGTTCCATCAGCGTTTTGGTAAGTACATTTTGCAGGCATCCGCTTAATTAATTAGGAGGGTGGTGTTCAAAAAAACACAGGGCTGTGTCGCACTGCCCTCCTCTTTAACTTGACCAGTAAATTGCTCTTTGCTATAATACGTTATACAAATTAGAAAGGCATATATGACATCTACTACTGCAACAAAAGAAGACAAGAAGAAGTTTGCCAACCTTCTAGGCAAAACAGATCCCAAACTTGACCGAGAAGTACGAGAGATGCTTATCACTGCTCGTGTAGGCCTGTTGCTCAAGGCCAGTTTCTTTGGTAACTTGGCAACACGGTTGAAACTTGTTAACGCAGACGAGTGGTGCTCTACTGCCGCAACAGATGGCAGAAACTTCTATTACAATAGCCGCTTCATTAAAATGTTGCGTCCCAAAGAAATCGAATTCTTGTTTGGGCACGAGGTGCTACATTGTGTATATGACCACTTTGGACGTAGAGGTGAGCGAGATCACCAGTTGTTTAACATTGCCAATGACTATTGTGTAAACGCAGATTTGATCAAGCACCGTGTGGGTGAGAAGATCACTACAGTGCCTTGTTTGCACAATCCCAAGTATGATGGCATGAGCTCGGAAGAGATCTACGATATCTTGTACGAGAAGGCAGAGAAAATTGATGTGGGCAAGTTGTTGGATCAGATGATCGACGAGCACTTAGACGGCGAAGGCGATCCCGACGGTGATGGCGACAGTGATGGTGAGGACGGCGACAAAAAAGGCAAGGGCCGACCAGTACTGACCCCAGAAGAGCGTCAGCAAATTAAAGACGAGATTAAGGAAGCCATGTTGGCGGCTGCCGCTACAGTAGACGGCGCAGGTAACTTGCCCGCAGGCGTTAAGCGTCTTATTAAAGAGCTCACAGAGCCCCAGATGAACTGGAGAGAACTGCTCCGTATGCAATTAGAGAGCACTATTAAGAGTGACTACACCTGGATGCGAGCAAGCCGCAAGGGCTGGCACATGGATGCTGTCATGCCTGGCATGAAGGTAGAGCCCATGATTGATATTGCTGTGGCACTGGACGCTTCCGGCTCCATTAGCGAGACCATGCTAAAGGACTTCTTGGGTGAGATACAGGGTATCATGGACTCGTTCCCTGCATACAAAATTCACGTTATTACTTTTGATACAGAGGCATATAACCCTGCACAATACGACAGTGACAACTTGGAAGACATTTGCGACTACGAGGTCAAAGGTGGCGGTGGTACAGACTTTGACTGTGTGTTTAACTACTTAAAGGCAGAGGAAATTGAGCCCAAGCGTCTTGTAGTGTTTACAGATGGCTACCCGTTTGGTAGCTGGGGAGACCCAGCCTATGCAGATACAGTTTGGATCTTGCATGGCACAAGAACTATTGAGCCGCCATTTGGGCAGTATGCGTATTATGGAGAGGACTTGGATGACCATTGATAAAATCTCAGAGTGGAACACCCAAGTCTTTCAACGTAGCGAGATAAAGAAAACAGAGCAACGGCACAACGATGCCGTTACCGAGCAACAAAACATCAAGGCACGTCGAGAAGCAGATGAATTGAAACGTGTTGAGATGAACCGGTACATGAATCGTCCGGGACAGAATGTAGATAGGATGGCCTAATGCAAGACTTTCTCAGTGCATTAAATTGGTTTGTGATGGGTGCCGCGGTAGGATACTGCTGGCATCCTATTTGGGAAATAGCCAAGAAGATTTTTACAGAGGCTCTTAAGGCCAGACAGGATTGGAAGCAATGACAGACCGTTTTGATTTTGAGCAACAAATTATGAGTTGCTGGGGCATGGTTGATGACGTCAAGTTGTTGGCCAAGCGAGGTGCAGGGAGTGCCGATTTTGAGGCATTGTCCGCTGTTTATCATCATAAGTTTGAAGAACTGTTTGAACAGTTTGAAACACTTGTACACGAAAGAAAACTAACATGAGTGCTTTTAGAACATGGTATATCACGCACCAAGATGCTATTACTTGGTTTATTATTGGGCTGTGCGTTGGGCAAGGCATTCATGAACTTGCCGCAGGAAACTACACATCGGCTGCATTTAACTTTGCGGTTGCTGGCGTTAATTATTTCCTGTCAGGTTACAAGATGAAAATGTAATGGGCAATCAATCTGATTACTTTAATCGCATTGGCTATCAGCCAATTTGGTACATTGGTGATCGCGTGTTTGGTCACTGGAACAATATTCCGTTTGTTGGTACTGTGGGCAATGATACTGTGATCAATCACATTGAAGGTCCACGTATTACGGTGCATTTAGATTTGCCTATCAAACATAACGGTCAAGTGCATCATATTGTTGTGGTCACACATAAGGATATCAAGGAATACAAGTGAAAACTCGAGAAGAGATCATTCACTCAATGTGTGTGATGTACAGAGAAGATTATGAAGTGCCAAAAATAGCCACAGATCCACCTTGGGTACGTGGCATGACTGCATTAGAACGTCGTGGACTGTGGCGTGTGATGGAACAAATTTACGATATTAACATTAAACCAGTTTTGGAAAAGAAGTATGGAAACCAAACTACAGAATCTAGTAGAACAAGTAGGAACCGACGTAAGCGGTAAATGGATTGCAGTTGGCAAGATTGATCAACTGGCCAATTTAATTGTGAGAGAATGTATGTATAACTTGTATCTGAACGGATACGATGATGCAATGAACCAGCTTAAAGAGCATTTTGGGATCAAATAAAAATCACCACCAAGTATTTTCTCGTTAAATATTTGCATGGAAAATACTCAACTAACAATCACTGACATGGTTTCTATCAAGAACATCATTGATGCGGCTTGCAATCGCGGTGCATTCAAAGCTGCCGAGATGAAGCATGTTGGCGAGCTATACGAAAAACTCGGTCACTTTATTGAGGCTGTGCAGGCGCAGGCTGTGCAGGGAACAACATTCCCTACAAAAGAAGAAACTGCAAATCAACAAGGAGAAGCAAATGCTTAAACACATCGGAAGACACGGAGACCGCAAGGTTGCAATTTTATTTAGAGAAGTACCTGGCGAGGACCACATGTGCCTTGTGATTTATCCAGAGACTTTGCCAACACACATTCATGATTCAATCATGAAAACCTTGGAAAGTCCAGTGGGACAACAGGCCACTAACTTGGCAGATGCTTTGCACCGCGGAGTGTTACCAGATGGTCGTCCACAACTAGAAGCCTTGCATCGTGAGGGTATGATCAAGAAGATTCCTAGTAATCAAGTCATTGTGACGCCTAATGCTCAGAGCAACGTCAAGCTAGACGAACTCAACCGTATTATCAAAGAGATGGAAACAGGTGAGGCTGCTATCAATCGCTTGCGTGAAATTGACAAGAGCACCGGCCTAGTTGATCCTGCTGTAAAGCGCAAAGCTGAAGCAGAATTCAAACGTGTGCAAGAGCGTAATGCACAACAACCCGAACCGTTGATCGCATCAACTGATGGTGCACTTGACGATAAGTCGCTTGCCATGAACATGTTGTCACAGGCCAAACGCATGGAATCTGAAGCCAAGGGCATGATTGCCGAAGCCGCAAGAATGAAAAAAGATGCTCAGCGCATGTACCCTGCTGTGAATCTAAACAACTTTACCCCGCCAGTACAAGCGCAGGCACAACCTACTACCACCGCCCCACGTCGTGGTCGTCCACCCAAGGTAGTGTCAGCTGATGCAGTTCAGTGATGAGTTCCTGGCCAAGTGGGAACACATCATTGAAGAAGTAAACAAGACTGAAATCCCACTTGAGTGCATTAAAAAAGTTGTAATTAGATTGCATGGCAAGAAACAACGGACCATCAATCTAGCTACACTAAAAAAACAAGGTCTTGACATGGACGAATTAGAAATTGTCTTGACCCGCACACTAACTGAATTTGGCGACGAAGTCAAAGACATTGACTTTGTGGTTGATGTCAGCGAAGTAGCCAAACTTTTACAACCCGAAACTGACAAACTCCTTAACGGACTATAAATAACATGGATGTTCAATTACTATCCTATTCACAACCAACAGAGAGATTTGCAGATATGGGCATCGGCGATGCGCAGGAACTCATTGCGTATTGCGCCCGTGTCAGCAATCCCTCCAATCAGCTCAACACAGATACATCAGACAAACTTATCAGATACTTGGTCAAGCACCAGCACTGGAGCCCACTCGAAATGGTGTCAGCCTGCATGGAAATCACCACAACAAGAGATATTGCAAGACAAATCCTTAGACACCGAAGCTTTAGTTTCCAAGAGTTCTCTCAACGCTATGCTGACCCAACGAAGGATCTCAGCTTTGTTACAAGAGAAGCTAGACTGCAAGACACAAAGAATAGACAAAACAGTGTAGAGACAGAAGACGTGTTGTTACAGAACGAATGGTTCCGTGCGCAACAACGAGTTATCTATGCTGCCAAACGTGAATACGAATGGGCAATTAAAAATGGTATTGCCAAAGAACAAGCCAGAGCTGTGTTACCTGAAGGTCTAATTGAGAGCCGCCTTTACATGAACGGCACCTTGCGTTCATGGATTCACTTTATTGAACTGCGCAGTGCCAATGGCACACAAAAAGAACACCAAGAGATTGCAAGAGCATGTGCTCAAGCTATTACAGCAATCTTTCCAATGGCAGCCGACTTGGTTGCCCAAGACTAATCCTCGTGCTATACTAGCATATGGCAATAACAAACAGACCCGAATCTGACTACAAACACTGGCAACCTGAACGAGTCGAAGTCATCGGTGATCGTGCTGTGCAGTTTAGTGATATATGTGTACACGAGTTCACCATGGGTGATGTTGAAGATCCAGAACTATATGCCGCACAGCCGCTATGGGAATGGCAAGAGTCCGAAGCAGGCAAGTGGGTTATGGAGCATGCTGTTGAAAAACCTTATTGGATACAGTCGTTAGATTATAATTCATGGGGGCATAGATTCAAAGTTATGGCACGTATGAGCAAGCAAGACCAAACTTTTTGGACATTGAAATGGGGCAACAAATGAAAATATTAGTAACAGGTGGCTTGGGACTTATCGGTCACAATGTTGTACAACGATTAGAAGCCAAAGAACACGAAGTAATCATCACAGATACTCGTACCAACTACGGCATTATTCCGCAGGCAGAACTTGACTACTTGATGGCGGAACGGTTAAAAAAGATATCAGGCAAAAATATCTATCATGTTGATATTACTGATGCTGACAACTTTGATTGGCTAGTGAACAAGCACAAGCCCGAAGTAATCATTCACATGGCAAGTTTTCCCCGACAGAAAGTTGTCAACGCCAACCCTGCTTGGGGCAGTCGTGTTATGATGGAAGGCTTGATCAACGTTTGTGAGAGTGCCAAAAAACACGGTGTAGAACGTGTTGTGTACATTTCAAGTTCAATGGTATATGGCGACTTTGAAGATCAAGTCGAAGAAGACTACGACTGTAAACCCATTGGCCAATATGGCATTATGAAATTAACTGGAGAAGACATTGTCAAAGACTACCATCGTCGCGGTGCTTTCGATTATGCTGTTATTAGGCCTAGTGCTGTATACGGCCCCTTGGATGTGGAAGACCGAGTCGTGGCAAAATTTATGCTCGGCGCCATGCGAGGAGGCGTTCTCCGAGTTAATGGGGCAGGGGAGACGCTAGACTTTACCTATGTGGATGATGCCGCAGACGGCATTGTGGCGGCAGCTACTCGTATCATGGCTCGTAATAGCACTTATAACATTACCAAATCACATTCAGTGAGCTTGTTAGAAGCCGCAGAAATGATTGTTAAAATTGTTGGCAAGGGTACCATTGAGTGCAAAGACAAAGACGCAGACTTTCCGTCACGTGGAGCACTAAACATTGACCGTGCTAGAACAATTCTAGGTTATGATCCCAAAGTGGATGTACAAGAAGGATTCCAAAATTACTTCAACTGGCTTAACAATTCCGTTTACTGGTCTAAAAAAGCAGTATAACAATCTCCGCACAGAGATTTTAGACGCCACTGACGAAGTTCTTCGCAGTGGTCAACTCATGAACGGCAACAACACCGTTGAGTTTGAAGCATGGCTTGCAAAACGCAATCATGTACGTTATGCAGTAACTTGTCATTCAGGCACACATGCACTTGAAATTCTAGCCAGTTACTGGGCAACATGCGACCGTCTTGCACCACATCCTCCTACTGTGTTAATACCCTCAATGACTTATGTGGCCACTGCCAATGCATTTATACGTGCAGGCTGGGATATACACATCATTGACACAGACATACACGGCCTAATAGATGTCAACAAAATACCCGAAAATTTAAGTTACCAGGCCATTGTAATGGTTGGCTTGTATGGTGCGGCTGTAACACATCACGGCAATGTTCGTGCCTGGAACCAATGGCTACATCGTGATACCATTATAATTGAAGATGCCGCACAACATTGGTTGGCAGCAGGTAGCGCCAGGACTGGTCGTGGTGGCGCTGCCATCAGTTTTGATCCCATGAAGAACTTGGCTTGTTATGGCAATGGTGGTGCTGTGGTTACAGACAATCTGGATCTAGCAGAATATGCAAGGGCCTGGCGTGACAACGGTAAACCTACGCATCGTAATCCTGGAACTAACAGCCGCATGAGTGAACTAGACTGTGCTCATATGTTGGTCAAAGCAAAGCACATTGATCAGTGGCAGGCACGTAGACAAAGTATTGCCGATCACTGGTGTGAAAGATTTAAAAATGCAAACATACGCTGTTTGATCAACGACTCAAATGCACACAACCATGCTGTGCATAAGTTTGTGATAGATGCTGATGGTCGAGATACACTAAAGGCCAATCTCTCTCTGCGCAAAATTGATACACGAGTGCATTATGCAAATCCCTTGCATGAAATGAGTTTGTATCGTGCATATCCAGGTCCTGATATGCTGGCCGCAAGTTCTAGTCTTGCTCGTCGTGTGCTAAGTCTGCCTATCTATCCTGAACTAACAGACCTAGAAGTTGAATACATCAGCGATCAGGTGTTAGACTGCGTCGCATAAACGCATAACTAGCTAACCACTCCCATTCATAGCTCTTTTTAAGAGCCGTAAAATCTCCGCCCACTTCTTCATAGTACTCTACAGCATCCTCTGCGCCAAAGCGACTCCACTCTGCGTTCTTGACTTCTCCTGTATCGCTGAGCCACAGGTTGAGTCGGTACTCGTTTTCTACATCTGGTAAACTGTGTTTGAGCTTGAGTACTTCACGGAATGCTGTGCGCCAGGCCATCCAAGGTGTTTCGGTGTAGTTGGCTGTGCCACTTATGATTGGAACCACTTCGTGTGGTTGGTCCATGGTAAAGTCTAGACCTGTTCCTGCATTTTCCAAAGTCATCTGTCGGTTGTAAGCAATCATGGCCTGGTGGCCATATACCAATCCATTTACGGGATTGTGTGCGTGGAAGATGTAATGTTTGGGCTGTTGCATACGGTCAGGTTGCCATGTCCAATCAAATCTATGATCAACTTCTAGCTTGGCAAACACCGCAAAGAACCATGGTGTTGTGCTTAATCTAGCGGCTGCTTGATATGCTGCCACACGACCATTTACTCCTTTTGAGTGATGTATGTGATTGCAATCCAAGCCTTCCATCTGCACTGCCCACACCAGGTGTTGGTAGTTAAACTCAGCATAAGGCTCGCCATTTGAAATAAACACAATGTCTAACGGATGCTCCTTGAGCATGCGTTGAGTTTTATCAATGTAAGGATAATCGTATAACTGCGTCTTGATGTAAGGTACAGCCGCTTGTGGTACAATCACAGTACTGGCACCCGAGCTCAATGGCACAATGGTCTTGCTACGATCACGCCATAAACTCACTGTATGTAAACGATGATCCGCATAATCTACTGTGGTAAACATTGTGAGTGGTGCAGTCCATACATGATTACGCACAACATCCACATGTGAGTCTTCGGTGTGTTGCACTATAGGCATTGGCCAACGAGGTACTGTCTGATCGTTACAGTAGTTCACCGTCTCAAACCAATCTAACAACTCAAGCTCGGCAATTTTGGCCTGCAATGCTTTTACTGGCACAAAGAATGTGTCTCCAAACTTTTGCTCATTGCTGGGGAATACATGCAACATGTCTCGTTGCCAGGCTTCGGGTTGCCAAGAGAAGTCAAATGCAGTGTAATCACACACTGAACCAACCACCCACACATGATCATCTGCAACACCATCCAGCAGTCGCTTGAGTGTGTCAAGATAGTTGTCAAAGTAACGTGCTTTCTTGACCACACGATACCGTTGTTCAAGATTGGCAATAACTGTTGCGCTTTCTTTGTTGCCAAAGTCCACAACATAGATGTCGTGTGCGTCAGCTGGCGCATGTATGCGTTGGTCAGTAACAAAGTTCAAGTTGGGAAACTCTTCTATGTTCTTGGCCCACTTGGCATGACGTTCAAACTCCCAACGGTTGATTAGGAATGTATCCGACCACTTGTTCCACTGTGATCCAAACACATGTGTCATTGAACTTTGCCAAGGTTGGGCATGCCAGGCAAAGTCAAACTCTGTGTAGTCGTTCTCACTGCCAATAACCCAGAAACGATTCTGTTTGGTCTTGTTCAAGCAACGTTTGATAGTGTCTTGTATGCTGTTGACATAACGAATCTTCTGTATGTGCGGATAACGTTCTTGCAGTTGTTTGAAACGCACCGTGCTCAGTGCATTAGATCGATCCATGTAAAAGATATCTTGTACTTGTACCGCTTTCTTCTCTTTTTGTATAAGCGGGGCGTCGCCGGCAAATTTCAATTCAGACGCACCGGGTACTGTGTAGGTAAGTCCAATACTCATTTGATACTCACTGCCAAAGTGATGTATGTATGGCTCGTCTTTGGGATGCGGGTGCCAGGAAAAATCTACATTGGTTGCGTTGATCTCTTCAGGAATATTCCAGCGATCCATAACTGGCAACAGTCTAGCTCTTACAGAATCAACAAACTTGCGCTCAGTTGCACCTGGTACATGATATTCAATCGTGCTCATTTCTTCAGCTGGATGCCATTGATTACCAAACACATAGATAAATGGAGGGTCGCCCGGATCAGGAACCCAACTGCGATCAAACTCAAATGGAACTGTGGCTGTGACTATCCACTGATCATGTGCCAACAATTTTGCCACAGGCTCGTTCATGAACTTGCGTTCTGTGGCTCCTGCAACTGTGTATTCCACTGTGGGCATGATTTCTGCTGGCCAGTGTTGATTACCAAACACATAGACAAATGGAGGTGATCCTGGATCTGGTTCCCATGAGTAGTCAAACTCACAGGGGTGGTGTGTGGTAAACAGTTCAGGATTGCCCACACGCAACGCACGAGGTTCACTCATGTACTTGATTGTGGTAGCAGTTGCCACACGATATTGCAATGCCGGACGTTGTTCAGGTGTGAGCCATTGATTACCAAACACATAGATGTATTCTGGATCTGTGGGATTTGGCCTCCAGGAATAATCAAACGATTCAACATTGTCAAGTATTTCAAAATCTGCTGGACTCTGTGCCACAGTGGCAATCAAGTCATCCACATACTTGATTTCAGTGGCGCCAGACACTGTGTAAACCACAGTGGCTTCTAACACAGCAGGATTCCATTGATTACCAAACACATAGATAAATGGCGGATCAAACGGATTGGGTTCCCAAGAATAGTCAAATTTGCTCACTGCAATGTTGTGTTTGAACAAGCTGGGTTGCGGCAATCGTGTGGTACGTGCTTCCTGGTACTTGACTTCTGTCGCGCCCGCTACTACATATCTTACACTGGCTTTGTACTCTGCTGGGTTCCATTGATTGCCCCAAACATAGATATAAGGGGGATCTTTGGGATTAGGCACCCAGGTCCAGTCCCATGCAGATTCGTCTATGGGTTCTAGTATTTCCCACCCAATTCTAGACTCTGCAAGTGTTGCAACTGGCAAGTCTACAAACTTTTCTTTTGTTGCCCCGGGCATGACATACCGTACAGTGGGCATGACCGTGCCGGGGTAGTGTTGGTTGCCAAACACATAGATATACAACTCTTCGGTGTTGCTGGGATGCCATGAGTAATCAAAATTGTCAATAGACTCTAGCACTTGCCAATTTTCCATTGCCGGCAAACGTTGAGCCACTATGGGAACATATTTTATTTTTTCCGCTCCGGGCACATGATACACAGGGCCGCCATTGCTTTGCCATTGTGTAGCAAATTTGTATATGTAAGGTTCTTCAGTGTTGTCCGGATGCCACGAGTAATCAAATGCCTCAACGGGATACGGCACAGTCCAATGTGTGCTGTCTGGAGTTCTACGATGTGCTTGCTCAGTGTATTTGGTTTCTGTAGCGCCAGGAACAACATATCGTGCACCGCCGTTGTGCTGCCATTGTGTGGCAAATTCGTATATGTAGGGAGGATCTTGTGGATCAGGTACCCAGGCATAGTTCACACTGTCTTGCGACACTTGGTCAGGTATCTCCCAATTGTCTGAACAGGCAGCCAATTTTACTGTGCCCGACATGTACTTGCGTTCAGTTGCACCTGGTACACGATATTCAATTGTGGGCATCTTTTCAGCTGGCCAGTAATTGTTGCCCCACACATAGATGTAGGCAGGATCTTTAGGGTGTGGTTGCCAAGACCAATTGAAACTTTTGTTATCAATGGGGTGTAACACATGCCAATTTTTTGTGGTGCCCCGAAGTTGTGCTTTGGGCTCTGCAACATACTTACGATCAGTGGCACCATTTACTTTGTACACTGGCCCACCTTCGTCGTACCATTGTGTACCAAACTCATAGATGTATGCAGGATCTAGCACATCCGGATGCCAACTATAATCAAAGTATACAACGTTGTCAGTATTAGTCCAAGCAGTGTCATTGCCTTCTGCACGAACTTTAAATGCATCAGTAAGTTTGACTTTGGTGGCACCGGGCACAGTGTATGTTACACCGCTGGCTGTTTGCCATTGGCTTGCAAAGTGATATATGTAAGGCGGTGCGAATGGATCAGGTTGCCATGAATAATCCACACTGTTTGTTGCAATATATGCTGGCACTGACCAATTGTCTTTTTTAGGCAATGGTTTGACCCTAAACGCATCCACTAACTTGATCTCAGCGGCACCCGGTACTGTGTAAGTAACACCACTACTAGCAGACCATTGATTGGGGAAGTGATAAATGTAGGCAGTATCTAGCGGGTTAGGATGCCAGGAATAATCCACACTGGATTTTGAAACAGAGTCAGGTACAAACCAATTGTCTTTTTTAGGCAACGACTTGACTCGGAATACATCTACCAATTTGATCTCAGTAGCGCCTGGTACTGTATATGTAACACCACTTGCTGATTGCCATTGATCTGGAAAGTGATAAATGTAAGGTGGTGCAAATGGATCAGGATGCCATGAATAGTCAACTGAGTCAGCTTTGATGTTAGCAGGAACACTCCAATTGTCTTTGTTAGATACTGATTTGACTTGAAACGCATCCACTAACTTGATCTCAGTGGCACCTGGTACTGTATATGTAACACCACTTGCGGGTTGCCATTGATCTGGAAAGTGATATATGTAAGGCGGTGCCAACGGATCTGGTTGCCAGGAATAATCCACACTATCAGAGATAACACTGTTGGGTACTGACCAATTTGTTTGATCAGGTAAGGGCTTGACACAGAATGCATCCACTAACTTGATCTCAGTGGCACCTGGTACTATGTATGTTACACCACTGCTGGCTGACCATTGATTGGGAAAGTGATAAATGTAGGCAGTATCTAACGGGTTTGGATACCATGAATAATCCACGCTAGACTCTACCACAGTAGGTGGTACAGTCCAATTGACTTTGTTAGGTAAGTGATTGACACAGAATGCATCCACTAACTTGATCTCGGTAGCACCTGGTACTGTGTATGTTACACCACTTGCTGATTGGTACTGACTTGGGAAGTGATAAATGTAGGGTGGATCTAGCAGGTTAGGGTGCCACGAATAATTAACAGAGTCAACTTTGATAGTAGCAGGAACTGACCAATTGTCTTTACAGGGCAATGTGGTCACTTGAAACGCATCCACCAACTTGATTTCAGTGGCACCAGGCACAGTGTATGTTACACCACTGGCTGATTGCCATTGATCTGGAAAGTGATAAATGTAAGGTGGTGCAAATGGATCAGGATGCCATGAATAATCCACGCTGGCAGTAGCGACACTGTCGGGTATGAACCAATGTTGGTTACAGGGCAATGTGGTCACTTGAAACGCATCCACCAACTTGATTTCAGTGGCGCCCGGAACGACATATGTTACCCCACTTGCGGGTTGCCATTGATCCGGGAAGTGATAAATGTAAGGCGGGTCTAGCGGGTTAGGATGCCATGAATAATCAACGGTGGACTTTGAGACAGAGTCTGGTATTAACCAATTGTCTTTACAGGGCAATGTGGTCACTTGAAACGCATCGATTAGTTTGATCTCAGTGGCACCGGGCACAGTGTATGTTACACCACTGGCTGATTGATACTGGCTTGAAAAATGATAAATGTAAGGAGGATCCAATGGATCTGGGTGCCATGAATAGTCTACTCTGTCAAAGTTCACATGATTTGGGCATTTCCAATGTGCGTATTGTCGGGTTGCTTTAGCCTGTTGTGTATGTACCAGCTTGATACCCTGATTGCCTGTGTACACAGGACCACCGGCGCTTTGCCATTGTGTGCCAAAGTGATATTCATATGCTGGTTCACGATAGTCCGGATGCCATGAAAAATCAAAACTATGTTGATCAATTCCTGCAGGAATCCGCCAGTTATCTACTGTAGACAATCTTGTGATAGTACGATCTACATGATAGTGTGTTTCAGTATAGCCCGCAGCAGGCACAAGATACACACCTGCATCTGCTTGATGTTGGCTAGGCCAGGCATGTCGCTGATGAGCTTGCCAAGGAACAGGCTCCCAAAGAAAATCCCACTCTCTAAGATCTGCTAAGTATGTGATCCACCAAAAGAACCTTGTGCGACTCAACTGCTGTGCATGCCCAATATCACTTGCTTCACGCTCATGAGCAAACAACCCTGGCTTCTTACCTGAATAAAAAATATCAAACATGATTAGAATAGACGAAATTTACAACAACACTTTTTGGCCCTGGATTAATAATCAAATCCCTGGCACTAGAACATACTTCTGTGATCCACCTGGCCGCAGTGATCCAGATGCATTGTTTAACTTTGGTCGAGATGACATTCCCGAAAACGATTTTGTGTTTTTCCATGATCAAGAACCTGTGCATTTAGATCTTCATAGACCTTTGTTTACACAGGTCAGAGAGTACACCGAAGACATTAGAAAAAGCAACGGCGATGTCAAAAAAGGCGGGCATGTAATTGTCAGCGAGCATGGAGAATACGTGCGTGAGTTGTGTCGTGCATACGGATGGAAGAGCCATTATTACTTTTATCATGGATGGGCTTGCAAGGATTGGTTTCGAGGATATGATAAAACTTTCTTGATCCCTCGAGCAAAAGACAGAGCTCCTACACGCACATTTATGAGTCCTAATAGGATTGTTGCCGGCAAACGAGATCACAGAGTTTTGTTTTTGTATAATGTATTTAAGCACGGGCTAGATCAAAATTATATTTCGGCTCCTAGAATATGTCCTTACGAAAATGTAGATATTTCACAGATAGCACTCAAGTATAATAACATATATCCTGACATAGAGCAAGTGTTCTTGGCAGCAGAATTGCCTAGATTGTTTGCCGGCGAAGACACTCAGATCATGACCAGCTGTTGGTTGGGCAACTATGCAGAAGCACAAGACAGTTTGGTGTATGTTCCTACAGAGACTGTGTACTTTGGCAAACGATTACACATCACTGAGAAAACATTCAAGGCAATTGCCTTGGAAATGCCATTTGTGCTGGTAGCGCCTGCACACAGTTTGGAGTACATGCGCAGTTATGGATTCCAAACATTTGATGGTATATTTGATGAGAGCTATGATCAGGAAACGGATGATAACAAACGTATTGAAAAAGTTACTCAGCTACTAAAAGATCTAGATAATTTATCCGTAGCAGAACGTCAACAGATACATCGTGCTTGCTTGCCCATTGTTCAACACAATTTTGAACACTTTTATGGCACCGGATTGGAAAACATCCTGTGGCCTGAACTGATCAACATGCTGAATGAACTTCGTAGCTGATTCAATCATCAAAGGTCGGCCATACCCTGCACTGGCACAGCATCAAGCTATACCTTACACACAGGGCTGGAGAGAATTTGGAAAACATTGGCCACATACTACTCCTGCTGAGTTATTTGGACACATGAGTGATCATGGGTACCAGTATAGTTTGACCACAGAAGGCAACGGGTACTATGTAATTGGGCTGGGATTCTTTGATTTCACCATTGATTACTTTGCTCTTGTTGACCGTGCATTACTGCAAAGAATTCAGCAAAAGCTAGTGACTGTGCTGTTTTACTACCACGAAGGCGATAATCCGCACAACATCAAACAGCGTCTGGATTCATTATGCCAATTGCATGGATTGTCAACCGATTGCTATCGCTTTGTTAGCGGTAACACTGCTGCCAATTCAATCCCGGGCTTTGTGTACTTTCCTGATCATGAACTGTTGTTCTGGCGCAGGAATCAAGATGTAGCACCTGTTGTGTTGCACACTAACACAAGGCCATATACATTTGTCGCACTAAGCAGAACACACAAATGGTGGAGAGCAGCCATCATGGCAGACCTGTTACAAAGCAACATGCTGTCACAGAGTTTGTGGAGTTACAACACTGAGTTGCCACTGGGAGATGATCCTGCGGACAATCCCATAGAACAACTGCCCAATGTTGATGTTGATGTGTTCATGACAAACGGACCATACAGATGTGACACATTAACAGTGGATGAACACAACAATCATGCATTAACAGTACCCGAGCATTACACGGATGCATATTTTAATGTTGTAGTAGAAACACACTTTGATGCTGACGGATCTGGTGGTGCTTTCCTAACTGAAAAAACATTCAAACCCATAAAGAATGCACAACCATTTGTGCTGGTTGCACCAGCTGGTAGTTTACAATGCTTACGTGAGCTAGGATATCGTACATTTGATTCCGTGCTGGACAATAGCTACGATTTGGAAACAAACAACACTCAGCGTTGGCTCAAAGTAAAACAAACATTACAACAAATACAACAAGATCCACACGGCATTTTTTTACGCTGTCGTGATGATATACTGCACAACCAGCAGTTATTTCAATCCACGAAACTGGACAGATTAAATACTTTACTAAAGAACCTATATGAACAAAATTAACTCCTACACCAGCTGGCAACCTCTTGAAGAGGTCATTGTGGGTCGCGCCTACTCACCTGATTACTTTGACTTTATTGACAATCCACAAGTGCGTAATCAACTGCAACAGATTCTCTACGAGACTGAAGAAGACTTGAACGGCCTACAACGAACCATTGAAAAGTATGGTGCTCGAGTACGTCGTCCTAACTTGCCCAGTAAAGACTCGTTTATTTGGCACCAAACAGAGGGCGGAGGTGCTCCGCTGCCGCCACTGACACCACGCGATTGGCAAATCACCATGGGCGACAAACTGTTGCGGGTGCTCAACATGGAAGAACTAGATGACATCTGTGCCGACTTTGGCGATCAAGTTGTTAACCCTCACAAGAGTCGGTGGGACGAAGACTGTATCTTAAATGGTGCGAGTGCCAGCTGTATTGTGCGTGTGGGTCGCGATGTGTTCTTTGACAACTCAGATTTTTTACGTCCTGATCAAACCAAGTGGATTGTGGACAATGTGCTAGGAGAAGGGTATCGTGTTCACGAAGCTATCACAGACGGTCATGGAGATGCTGTGTTTGCTATTCTCAAGCCCGGTGTGTTGCTATCCAGCAAACACGATGTGAACTTGGATCTGGCCAAAGATTTTCCTGGCTGGGACGTTTGCAAGATCTGGGACAGTTCAATCTGGGCTGCCATGGAAGTGGGCAAGTTCAAATACGAGCAAACTCCTGGTGCTTGGTATGTGCAAGGACAAACACCCACAGCTGAGTTCACAAAGTTTGTGGACACATATTTAAACAAGTGGACTGGCTTTGTGGCCGAAACTGTGTTTGATGTCAACTGCCTGGTACTGGATGAAGAAAATGTTATCTTCAGCGCCTACAACCGAGAAGTGTTTGACTACTGTAAAAAACATCGTATCAATCCCATTATCAGTGAACTGCGCCACAGCTACTTTTGGGACGGTGGCATCTCATGCTGTACACAAGATCTACGTCGTCGTGGCGGCCTAGAAGATTATCTATAAGCATGTTGCAGAGGATATAAAAATGAAAATATTGGTCAATGGCGACAGCAACATGTGCGGCGAAGAACTTGAAGACCGCAGTCTGGGTATATCATCACAGGTGGCCAAGATATTGGGTGCGGATATCAACAATCTTAGTCTCAGTGGCAGTAGCAATGATCGAATATACAACAGCACCATGGATTATGTTCTTAATCAGCCCACACCAGATCTGGTTCTGATTGGCTGGAGTGAAATGTGTCGTGTGCAATGGTTTTTGGATGATGTGCATCCGTTTGGTGAGTTTGTGGAAATAAACAACCTGGGTGTGGGACGTCGTGAGTATCCAGACCATTATGCCAGGCGTCTAGAAAGATGGCACGAAATCAGCAACAATCTAGAATTTCGTACACATCTCAGTTACTACTGGCACGAACGCATATATAACTTACACAAGTTTTTGCAAAACCGATGTATTAATCATTTGTTTTTTCATTCATTTCATGACTTCAAAGTAACTGATGCAAATGATCAGCTTGACTGGTCCAACTGTTTTATGGATCCTTACAGCTGGGACAACACCTATGTGCATTGGTGTGCAGATCAAGGATACAAAGAAATAACGCCTGGATGGTATCATTATGAACCTGCGGGACAACGTGCGTGGGCCGAACGCATCGTTGAGTATATTAAACAACACAATATTATATGATTTATTCCGTTGACCAAATTCGACATCTACATTTAGAAATAAGCAGTTTATGCAATGCCGCGTGTCCGTTGTGCCCTAGAAATTTCAATGGCTATAAACACAATGCAGGATACACAGAGCACAACATGTCATTGGCAGAGGCACAAAAAATATTTCCCGTGGAGTTTGTGCAACAACTAGAGGTCATAGTGATCAATGGGAACTTTGGCGATGCTGTAATGAATCCAGACACTGTGCCAATTGTTAGATATTTTAAAGAACACAATCCCAAGATACATATCAATATCAGCACCAATGGTGCCGCAAGAGATGCCAGATTCTGGAAAGACCTGGCAGCATCTGATGTTGAAGTGAGTTTTTGTATTGACGGCGTTGATGATTTCACGCACGGACTGTATCGACGCAACACAATGTACAGCACAATCATGCGTAACTCTGCTACATTTATAGCTGCCGGAGGACGAGCTAACTGGAAGATGATTAAGTTTGATCATAATGGTCCATTTCAGGAACAGGCCCATCAGCTCAGCATACAAAGAGGATTCACGAATTTTTCACTGATCAACGACGGACGAGACATAGGACCTGTTTACAATGACCAAGGCGATTTACAATACACCATTGGAGAGGCACGGATCGATTGGCAGCCACCTGCAAGAATTGAACCGTTGTTAGAAATGAATTTTGATGAAAAATTCAAAGGTAATCAGATTATCTGGGTCAAGAAAGAAGAGATCAAAGAAATCCACTGTGAAGTTGCAGTATCAAAAAGTGTATATGTCAGCAGTACCGGAGATGTGTTCCCTTGTTGTTACATGGGCATAAATCCTGCTGAATACAGAAACAATACCAGTCACGGATACAGCATGGAACAAATCAATCAGATTATGGCCAAGAACAATGCACTAGAGCACGATCTTGCCACCTGTATTGCATGGTTTGATCACATTGAATCCAGCTGGAACAAAGACTCATTTGAGAATGGCAGATTACTGACCTGCAATCAATCATGCGGAGGCGACAATCAGCGTCCGCAGTTTCATGTCAAAGAAGCCACAATATACTATAACGATGTTAACGGGTCCCAAACCCAGGATCAGGCCACCGACTAGCATTTGGGTTCGGGGCATAAAAGTTTGTTAAATCAATGGGCCTTGATCCTGGCTCATAGTTTTGATATGTGTCAACTACCAGTGCGCTCATCATTCGATTGTTGTAAGAACTAAAATGATTGCATCGACGGTCTTGTATCATGTAGTGCTTTATTATTTCTGCGTCAGTTCCTTTGCCCTCACTGAAACTCACATGAATCAATGGTGTTGTAAACACCACTCCGGGTAGCGCGGACTTGGAGATTTCTACTGTAAACGGATAGTTGTTAAAATGTATTTGTTTGATGTCTTTAAAAGTCCTGTCTATTTCGTGGAACCATTGCACTTGTGACCAATCTTGAAAAGAGTAATCAATCAAGTCTGCGGCCCAGGATTGTAGGGATTTTGCCAGCGTTGTTTTGTACTTGTACTTGGCATCATCTGAGTGCGGTTTCCAATCCAGGTTTAACATTTCATTTCCCACATCTCCATTTTCGCTATTGTACCTGGTGCTGTTGGTGTGACAAAATACCATGAGTTCAATGGATTCAATCCATTCAGGATCATACTCCATATGATCAAATAGTTGTTTACGAGAATAATACCAACTGCGACCAGCAAATCCAAAACTGTACAAGTTCAACTCCAATGCCTCCGCAGTTAAATCCAGCCAACTCTTATTTTTTGGGTCAGAGTCTTTCTGCTGGGCCATCTTGTGCGGTATCACACTGTCCTCATTCCAACAACTGCAGAAACTGTCACCTACAAATACTATGTTTTTTTTAAATGGCATTGTACCAGCCTGCCAATCTTGGGTAAGTTGCCGCAAAGTTTTTGCCTCGACGTTGATCGTATTGTTTAAAGAAGCTTTTGAAATCTTTTTGTAATGCCAATACGTTGGCTTCTTCAACATTGCCAGCAAACTCATCTGTTGTGTGCGCTATGTACTTTTCTTCATGGGGCGCAGTTACTTCCAGCAGATATTTTGAATAGCGTTCAATGTGGTCAATTTCAATATCTGCAAACAACTTTTTGATATCTGGACCCTTTAAGAAATCTGTAATTTCGTGTGCGTACTGCTCACGCAGTTCTCTAGGTAGTACTACTATGCTCTGAAATGTGGGGAAGCGCACAGGATTAACGCTCAGCATGAGTCCACGACTGTGATTGCTATTGGGAGGTGCTGTGCGTTTGCGGTCTGCAAGCCAGTACAGGAACTCAGTAAATCCGTCGGCAGCGGCTGCACTCAGTGTGCCACATATGCCAGTATTGGCAATCACACCTGAGTTCAGTACCAGGTCTAGATTGCTGTTCCACAGTTCCCAGTCCAGCCCATCACGCACATACTCCATCTTGTTGCCTGTGCTTTCGGCACTAGTATATACCCATACAGGCACATCAATGCGACTGCATGCGTCTAAGAAACGTTTTAGTGTGTCTTGATCGTAGGCCAAGTTAGTGGTCATTTCTATACGACAATCAGTCTTGGAAGTGTTGTTGGCCAGCCAATCCAGTAACTTCCAGGTGTGACCTGACATCATTGGCTCGCCGCCACTGATTCGTATTTGTTTGATGGTTTTGTGCAGGCTAGAATCCCACCATTTAAAGAACGCATCGGCATAGGGGTTGTCCTCACCAAATGTATATCCTATTGCTTCGTCGCCAGTGGTTAGATAATGATTACGATGATCAGTTGGTAAATTTGTATAAGCACCGTTTTTGCGAATATCTTTAGCCCAGGTTGTGCTGATGGTTGGGGCACAATAACTGCATCCTAAATTGCAAGTGCGATCAAAACATATTTCCAAATAAGTCAGATCATAATCGTTTTCAGAACTGGAAGTGAACGCAGTGTTCAGCAACTCTGGACTCATTTGGCCACCCCAGGTGGTCCACACACGATCGCTGAGACCATCTGGTTCAACGTCTTCCATTACCCAGCAGAATTGACAATTCTTGGGCTTGAGTCCCTGTTGCATCATGAGTCTCTCTTGTTTTTTAATGGGAGTATTGTGCAGGGCCATTGGGTTGGTCTTGATTGCTTCCAGGTCTATTAAATGTGGAGGATTATGGTGACAGCTTGTGGTCCATCCTTGGCTGAGCCATAGGCTGCTGTTGTACCATTTAGATCCACAAAAACTTGGACTTTTAGAATCCAGGTTGTCAATCTTCCATTGTTTCATATTAATGCTCATTGTATTCCTGTCAATTTATTTTTTAATACCGGGACAATTACTTGATTGTAGTATCGTTGATGTCCGTCGTTGTTGGGATGGTCGCACACTGATGATTCTGCTTTGGTCCACTTGAAATCAGCAAAAGATAAAAACTGCGAATCACGCAGTCGATCAAGCACATGGTTATTCAGAGAAGGTATGTGTACAGGGTCAGGCATACACCAGAGAAAATCTGCACCCACCAGCTGGGCAGAAGCATATGCAGCCAACAATGTTGTGATTGAACTAGCATGCCCTATTCTATCACTGTACAAATATTTGTAGTAGTGTTCTACGGCTGTTTCAAGTTGAGGAAATGTGCGATCTGACTGCCAGTTTGGGCCAATTGATTCGGCTGCATTTTCAGTGCGTCTGATTTGAATTCGAGCGGCAAACGACACACAACATATAACCAATTTGATATCGTCGGTTAGTTCTTGATGTAATCGTTCCACAATAGATGCATTGCTGTAGCCTGGGCGGGAACGATTGTCCACTGTGACAGCAAACTCTTTTTGTATTAAACTAGGCCATGCATACTCACTTGGTTTAGCAATATAACCCATGGGGGTATCCGAGCATCCTTGACCAAAGGTAAAACTATCTCCTAATACCACAATTTTCATTTAGCTACAAACCTTTACATTGTACAACTGTTCAAATCTATCGGCATCAGCACGGTCATTTACCATGGGTTCTCCACGTATGTTTAGACTTGTGTTGAGCAACATGGCACAACCAGTTTCTTCATGCCAGGCTTCTAGTAGACGTCTGATCCCCGATCCGTCTGCGGGAACTGTTTGCACACGACTAGTGCCGTCATAATGAACGATAGCAGGAAATAAGTCACGATGCCTGCAACGAGCGATGACTTGCATATACCTACTGTTAGGGAAACCGCTAGGCATATCAAAATAATTATGAACATGCTCCTCCAGAATAACTGGCGCAAATGGCCTGAATTGTTGTCTGCGTTTGATTGCATTTACACGTTCCTTTATGTCTGCCCCACGTGGGTCTGCCAATAATGATCTATTGCCCAAAGCCCTGGGACCAAATTCGGCACGACCACTGGCCACACCCACAATTTTATCCCGTAAAAGACCAGCCACGAGATCGCCGACAGGATAGTGACCAGGGATATTGTGGCCCAAATAGGCATTGGTCCAATGTATCTGTTTCCTGTAAGCCAATGCTGCCGCACCAAGGCTACTGCCAGCATCGCCAGGACAAGGCATAATCCATATGTTATCAAAGTATTTTCCCAAGTTACGATTGGCACTACAGTTAAGAGCCACACCGCCCATGTACACTAAATTGTTAGACCACGCAAAGTCACGTGCTCTACGCATTACATTATTGATCAACTGTTCTGCAATGCATTGAGCACCGGCAGCAATGTCATAATCTGACAGATCTTTCAAGTATTTACGATCTATTCCTGTGTGTAGATTTTCACGGAATCTTATTTGATCTGAGTCTTTTACTAGTGTTTTCATACCAGTAGCCTGTGTGGCATCGCCATAGGCTGCCATGCCCATCAAGATGTATTCTTCGTCTAATGGGCGTAGGCCAACGCTGCCAGTAGCCGCAGAGTAGAACAGTCCAATTGAATGTGGATAACGTTGTGTCCAAAGTTTTCGATATGTTGCATAACCTTTTTGATCATATTCTGCTGCCCAGATTGTAATGGTATCAAATTCACCCACAGCATCAATGACCACCACTGTGGCACGATTGTATGGCGAGGTTTGAAATCCTGCTGCCGCATGGCAAGCATGATGGTTGTGTGCGCTTGTGGTAGGTGAGCTCAGCAGAGCCCGAGGCACTTGTTGTTGTAGCACTTGATCAAGTGTGACTTTGTTCCACTCAATGCCTTGACCAGCATACCATTGTCGTAGTTGTTTAATCCAAGGACGCTCGTAGTAGGCCACATGATCCACGCTATCAGTCAATGCATCCTCAATCAGTCCAGAGCAAATATCAGCGTCATTCTTGAGTTTTGAATAACGCTCAGAATGCCCGGCAAAAAGAATATCGCCCTGATGAATTACAGTAGCGGCAGCGTCGTGAAAACCTGCTGAAATTCCAAGTATTTTCATTTATAGATAAATGGATCTCGTTTGCGTAGTTCTTTTAGTTTTTTGCGATAGCGAATTTCCATGCGAATTCTGTCAATTAAATTTCGAATCCATTTCATATTAAGTTCCTTGTGTGATACACTGTACCTGACGATCACGAAAGTCAGCATCGCTCCAGTGATAGTTGTATATAGCACTAGAGCAACTGGTTGTTATTTTATACACATCTAAATAGTTATTTAACATGGACCAGATTGTGGCAGCATCTGTTGTGCCAAAACTCCGGATCAAATTCACTTGTGCCACTCTAGGATGGCCAATGGTGAGTGCTTTGTTTTCGGGGTCAAATCCATTGGCCACAAGCCATTCTCGGAACTGAGCCAGTTCTTTTATCTGCCACGGATAAGCGCCTGGATCTCTTGCCCACTCTATATCAAAGTCGCCGGCAGCTTCTGTTTGTGCTCGCAGTGTTGTGGTGGTCAATTCGTTTATGCGACTGTCGCGACCTTCATCATGGAACACTTCCCAATGATGTTTGCCCACTGCTTTGTTGACGCCCACATACACACCGCCTAGGCTGCGATTGATTGTTTCTATGCCAAACAGTTCATAATCTTCTGGCTGTAATTCGAATCTTGGTGCATTTAACCAACACATGAGTTGGCTGGGACGCACCCATTCAGGTGCATGTTGTGCCTTGCGCATGCTGAGCACAAGACTTTCATACTCGTGACACAACAAGTTTAATTGACGAATGTGCCAACGTGTGGCAGCATCTGCGGCTGTGTAAAACGGACTCATTGCACCTGATACGCCTTGAAGGTCTTCAAAATAACGGTGCAATCGATTTGTTTTGCTGTGTATGAGTTTGCCTCCAGGCAACCCATCGCCTACAGCACCTGCAGTAATGGTATTTGTGGTATCAAAATGATCTGTAATTTGATAGCCCATGTCCGCGGCATTGATGGCGGCAATTGACTGATTGATTTGATCACATATGTACTCTGCTGTTCTAGCACCTTGATGCCATCCAAACCAACAGTAGTTCTTTTCTAAATGAAGATTGTTTTGTAATATATCATTCAGTGCCGCCAGCCAACGACGGCTAAGGCTGTGATCTTCTACATCTATGTACACTGGCAATAGGTCACCTGTGTGCATGTTTCTCAATGTTATTTCAATTTGTTCCAATTTGATCCCACCATTCTTTGACGTCAGTCCGTGCGCTCAATATCTTTGCCATATCAGTAGGCGCTGTGCGTATGCTTTCTAATTTTAACACACGAGCATGGCCTTTTGCAAGCCCTGCACGATAAGTATCTGGCCATTGTTCCTCAAACGTTGGTCTAGACTGTAGTTGCAACAACATGTCACGCATGACTTGTGTGCGGCATTGCGGCACTAGATCGTTTATCCAGGAATTCAGCAACGGTCTGGGCAGAGCCAATGGGCTCATTACAATATCTGGACCAAAGCTGAATATCACCTTGGCCAGCAATTCTACCCCATATTCTTCTGCAAGTTGTTCCACTGCTAGTATTTCTGTCATGCCCGGCAAGGTCAGCGTAAAGTCCAGGCGCATTTGTCTGCGGTTCTGCTGTATGGCTACGCCTTGTGCAAAGTTGTTTCTGAACTGTTCGTAGTCAAGTCCTGTGCGGATGTATTCTCCTGTGGCTCCTGTTCCGTCAAGACTGGCGCATATCTGCCAGTCGCGGATACAAGCCAAAATATCCCGATATAGATTACAGCCCCTATAGTCAACGCGACTAAGATTGGTATTATACCTTGCATATACTCTACCTCCATCTCCTAATTCCACTATTCTTTTCATGTAGCGCCAGTGCTGTTCGTACATGAGTGGCTCGCCGCCTACCCAGTATATTTCTTCTACTCTGTGTTCTTCTACTGCTTGTGCAAACTCCGCTTCGATCTGTTGGTCTTGAAAAGCACTTATTTGAGTTCTTATTTCTGGACGCATCCAATTGTTCTTGGGATTTGACCAGTCTGTCATTTCATTTTGTTTTTGTTCTGTTTCCCACGCACTGCTCAACATATCGCCACAGGTTCTGCATTTAAAATTGCACAGGTTTGAAAAACGATAATCCCAGCTTACAGGCTTCATTGTTGTGTAGCCAGTGGCGTCTGTTGTGGCTGCTATGTCTTCGTACTTGTGCTTGAACAAATGCCAGAAGTAGGTTCTGTACACATCTGTGTTCAACAGCTTTGAATTGCATACATCACACTCAGGCAAAGTTTCACCGGCCAACATGCGACGACGCACTGATCGCATGTGATCACTGTTCCAATGCTGTTCCAAGGTAATGGGAATGTACCGGCCTGTGCCTGCCGCAGTGTCTATGTACTGTTCAAAACTCTGTGCTGGTTCTCTAGAGGCACAGCACATTCTTCGTTCAGTTTGGGGGCTTAGGTATGTGTGCGTCCATGGGGCCATACACAATGATTCGGGTTTATTTTGACTCTGCATATGCAATTATGGGATTTATTATTTCATTTATTATCCGAGACTCTGCCAAATTATGATCATAAAATCGATTGTGATTGTGTTCTAACTTTTGTAATGTCAATTGGTCGTGAGGTACTGGATCAAAATTCTTTACGGTACTGACCAATGCTGTCAATCTCTCGGTGTAATCACTGATATTATCATAACTTTCGTCAAATAGATTGTCAAATGTTTCAAATCCCTGGGACTGGAGATATTTTAAATGTCCCGCTTGTGCCATTACCACAAAAGGATGATAAAAAGCCATGGGTTTAAATGTCTTTTCTGTGACAAATATTTCAGGAGCATCCACAAGTGTTTCTGCCACTATGCTAAAATATGTGCTATCATACCAGTCTGGGTTGAAGTGTCGCTGAAAGTTTACATCATTCATATCATTGTCATTGGGCAAGGTTCTACCATGCATGGTATAACTCCATACCAGTTGATCTAGTATTTCTGCCAAGTGCACCACCAATGCGTCGCGATGCTGCCGCCGCTGACGCATCGGCAGCAGTGCCAGTTTTTGATAGGTCCTATTAGGTTGATAACCGGACCAGTTGGCTTTGTTTAGGCTGGCTTCATTGTACCAAAACCAATTCTGATTGTGCAAAACAAAACAATTCTCTACTGGGTCAGGGAATTTATGCATTATCTGTGGTGACTCCCATAAATTATCTAATACAATTTTATAAGAATCATTGAGGTACGGTCTATACCAGTCTGTATAATACCAGGCTGAAGAACTGGAGTGTCTAAGAGCATTTGCAACTAACACATGATCATTGCGGTTATAATCAACACCCTCTTGCCAATTTACTATATCAAAATATGGTTCTACCAATCTCTGTAGTAGTACTTGATGAAATGATGTCCTGTCATCCTGGTTGATTAATAATTTAAGTCGCGGCATGATTATATGAATAATTTATCAATGCTGAAAATTCTGGTTCAACCACAGCTAGGTCTTGTTCACGTTTACGGTCCAGGTCACGTATGCGCATACGCATGATGTTGCCGTCAGTGGATGCACCCTTCATCATGAATTCCACAATACGATCAAACTCTTCACGGTACTGAGCAGGTACATCAGCAGAGTTTAAATGGTCTGCAATGGCTGTTTTGGCATCATCAGGCAGGGTAGCAATAGAGAAGTACCAGGCATCATGCATCATGTTCCAGTACACAAAGTCAAATTGTTGTTCTACAATCCAGTGGGCCAGTTGATCAATATAGCGCACATTAAAGATATTCACTGTGCTACAGCATTGCAGTTGAATATTGGGATAGTCTTCCCTTAATAAACGAAAACGATCAATATTGAACACCACGTCTGCCCACACAGCATTTGAACGCTGATACTCAAAGCGTTCGCGCAAGTCATCAATCGAAAATGCAATTTCTACTGTTTTGAAATGCTTCCAGATAGCTTCTGCTTGTTCAGGAAACTGTGTGCCATTTGTGTTGTAGTGTATTTCAACTTGATGTGCAATACCACGATCCACTAGACCCTGTAACATATTGAAGTGTTCCTGGATCATGAATGGCTCGCCACCAGTGAATTCAATGTAACGAATGTCAGTCAGAATGTGATCAATTTCTGCCCAGAACGTTTCATTTTCTCTGGGCCAGGCGCCTGCTTGTAGCATTTGATAATGAAAGCTGGCTTTCTTCTCGTCGCCACGCAGTTGTGTGAGTTCTTCAGCGGCAAATTGACTTGAGCTCCAGGATCCACATATGCGGCATTTTAAGTTGCAAATGTTGCCCAGTTTGAGATCCATGAACATCAAGGGCTTGGCATCTGCTGTCCAGGCCTGATCGTCAATCACGTGCTTGAGTCGGTTGAGTGTGTGCATGCGTTTGCTGGTGCGTCCTGAACGCTCTTCGTTCCAGCACTTGCGACATGTCTGTGGCTTTTCGCCATCCAAGAACTGTTGCCGTAGACCGCGCATGTGAGTGCTGTTTTGTATGTCTTTAAAGTTGGCAGTCATCAAGCTGAATTTCACGTTGTTGTCATCGACAATTTCGTCATCAGCCAAACAGCAAGGGCGCACTGTGCCAATCGGGCTAGCTTCAAGACTGACCCAAGGTAGTACGCAGAATTTTTCGTGTGGTAATTTCATTTTAATGCTTTCAATTCAGGAATAACATCCAGGATGTTTTCTTTTCTAATTTCGTCCAGCTGTTGAGTCTTGCTCCAGAATTTAGGGATCAAATGACTGTTGTCTGTAGCTTGCAAATAGTTAATAGCTGATTCAAAACCCTGTGTGGCACGACCCAACCGGTCCTGGGGGCGTAACCATGCCAGGTGCTGTTGATATAACTCAATCAATTCAGCTTTGTATTCTGGTGTGGCAATATCAATTCTATAATACGCAGGGTCTTGCAGTATGTTTACGTTTAGATCCTGAGGGTTTAATAGACCTTTTTCAACCCAGTCACGATGAAACTCAGGCAAGTGTTGAGCATTCATAATGCTCAACGTGGGCGAAATATAAAAATCTACTTCAGGACAAATGCTCAGCATGTCTCTGCGATTTTGTTCCACCACTGACCAGTCTGTGCCCTTGCGTATGTATTCGCCACGTGCACCAGAATCGTCTAGACTTGCGCCCACTGCCACTGATTGAAACTGTTTCCAGTATTCAAAAACTGAGTTACCTTTAAGGTCTGTGTGTGTGAAGTTTGTGTTGTATATTAGTCGTACATCAAATCGTTGGCGTTTGACCAGCTCGTCAAGAATATGATAGTGTTCTTCCATCAACAGCGGTTCGCCGCCGGCAAAATAAATTTGTTCTACATAGTCTAGATGCGGCTCTAGTTGTTCCCACACATCTGTTTCTGTGCGGCCAGCATAGTTGAGAACTTTGTTTTTTTGTTTCCAATCACCGCCGGCCAATTTGGCTTGATCTTGATACCACGAACTACTAAAGATATGACCACAACTGCGGCAACTTAGATTGCACAGATTACTGAAGCGAATGTCCCAGTAGGTCATTTCAAATTGGTCAGTATGTCCTGTAGAATCTGTAGCTTGTACTCGATCCACATGGTGCCCATGGTGCTTGTTTGCTGATTGTCGCCCTGTGAAGAAACCCGATTGTTCTTGTTCGTAGCAACGTCCGCAGGCAGCATTGGGTATTTCACTCAGCATGTCCTTGCGCAATTGGCGCTGTGCTGGGCTATTCCATATTTCTTTAAGAGTGTTTGTGCGACAATTGCCAATTTGCCCCACACCCATTTCGGCGTGACAGCACGGGTATGCTTCGCCTGTGGGGTAGGCATGTAAATGAATCCAAGGATAGATACAGAAAGTTTTGGATTCTGTCAACAAGAATCTTTCACGTTCTGTCAGTGCGCTCATGTCTCCACGCACTAGATCACTGCTGTTGTATTTGTATTGTGTCATACCATTCTTTTAAGTTGGGGAATACGCTGCCAAAATTCTTGTGTCTGCGATGATCGTATTGCGAATAGAACTGTTTGAAATCATTGTGCAGTGAAGGCATGTCAAATGTGTCCGAATGAGGGGTCTTTACTACATCTAGGTAATCAATTAGCCGTTGTGTGTGATTTACTTCGTGTTCGTGCAACAAAGAGTTGGTACAATTGTTTGCAAGCCATTTTTCTAGCGCCACACGGAATTGTTCACGCAGTTCTGTGGGCATTACAAGTGCAGATTGAAAACTGGGAAAGCGCAAGATATTTAATGTAAAATTCACACGTTCACGACCGTATGTGCGTTTTAATTCCAGCAATTGATCTAGTAACTCGGGCAATGTGGGCAGGCACAAGGCATTGATTGTACACATCACGTGTACTGCTTTTACTGTATTACTCTGCAACAGCAGGTTTATGTTTGAAAGCCATTGTGCATAGTCCAGGCCGTCACGTATGTACTCAGCACTTGTACCAGTGGCTTCCATACTGGTGTAAAGTTCCACATGCGGCAGTGAACGGATGGCATCAATGAACTCCTGCAGTTTTTCGGTATCAAAACTCAGATTTGAATTGATAGCTAGTTTTGTAGTTGACTTGCCCTGATTTGTTTTGAACCAATCAATCAGCTTCCAGGTGTAGCCCGACATCAAGGGCTCTCCGCCGGTTATTCTTAGTTCTTGCAAGGTTTTGTGGAGGTCTGTTTCCCACCATTCAAAGAAGGCGTTGACGTAAGGATTATCCTCACCGAATTTATAAAGTTGAGCACTATTATGCTCATGAGTAAAGTGGTTGCGACCATCTGACTGTAACTTAACATAAGGTCCATTTCGCTTGATGTCATTGACCCATGTGCTTGAAAATGCAGGATTGCAGTAACTACAAGCAAGCTGGCAAGTGCGATCAAAAGCAATTTCCAAGGTGCGTAGGTTAACGTCTTCGTGTACAGGTGTGTTAAAAGCTTCATTTAATGATTCTATAGGATATATCTTTGATTTATACACACGATCGCTCACAGCATCACGACCCATGTCTTCAATCTTCCAACAGTACTCGCAGCCTGCTGGTCGTTCACCTGCTAGCATTTTTGCACGATCATCACGTTTTTGTCGTGTGTTATGCAAGGCAGCAGGATTAATAATTACTTCTTTTTCAGTCACGTGATGTGCTGGTGGATGATGACAACTTGTGGTTTGTCCTGAGCCCAACCAGATGGTTGCATTGTACCATTTAGCGGCACAAAAACTAGCTGACTTGGTATCAAGGTGTTGTTGACGGAATTCTAGATCGTTCATTTAAAAATTGCTCTAATAGTAAGGGAAGGTGAGCACGTTGTTGTTGGTTGTACTCCACAAGATGTTGCTGATTGTATTTACAGATGTCGCGGCTGGCTCGCCAGAAATGTTCAGGACCACTTTTCAAAATATAACGCACTGTTTCTATTATACGCTTGATCCTGGCATGTGGACAATCAATTTGGTCGTAGGATTCATCTATAATGCCATCAAATGTTTGAAAGCCAGCATGCTGTAGGTCTCGAAGATAGCCGCAATTGGCAGCAACCACAAACGGATGTGCCATCAGAATTGGCTTGTAGATCTTTTCTGTTCTAAATGAATACGGATAATCAAATATGGTTTCTGACACTAGGCTAAACCAAGAGTCTGTGTAGCAAAAATGATTAACTATGGCATCGCCCCAGGTGTTACCAAACAACTCATGCTTGATAAAACCCGATGTGCTCACCGTGGTCAATTGTGGCACAGCACGTGAAATTTCATACTCTGGAGGCAGTAATCTTATGTGCTCCTGTTTGTCGGGAGTGAGTCTGGATGTGAATTCCATTTCTACTGTGCTGCCTAGATTGGTCCACAATGCACGATCCAATAGTCCTTGATCACGCAGACCGTCAATTAAACATTTACGATGGGGGCGTAAGCGGCCGTTTAAAAACAAAAACTCATAGGGTCTTGAATCTGTATACTCCCATAATGCTTGTATCTGTGATGCCCGATTTTCCCTGTATTCAACAATGTTTGAAAAGTAACAATCTGTACTGAAATGATTCCACCCAGGTTCTAGGCCACCAGATGTCATTAACAGTATGCGGCCATCACGCACATGGTCTTCTATCATGAGTCGTTTCAATTGTAGCAGGATAGTTTCGCTTCCTTCTGCAGGATTACAAAATACAATCCGACCCGGATGTTCCGTTGCCCATGTGGTTATTGCTGTCCAGTTGTCTTTTAACAACAGCCGCCCAATGATGTAAATATTTTCTGGATTCAAGTCAGGCATTTGCCAAAATGAGTCGTCGGCATAGGGCTTGAGTAAATCCCACACTTCAGCCCATTCGTCTACCACAATCTTATGTGTTCCTAGCATGATACTTGCATTCGGCCCACCAGGCTCGCATTTCAGGAAACGTATTTAAAAAGTCTGTGCCTCTACGGCGATCGTGCTCACTAAAGAATCTATAGAAATCGGCTTGTGCTACAGCATTAGACTGTGATTGACCTTCACGCATCCAGGCAATATCTCGTTCCAGGCGCTGTACTTCGTAGTCTTTGAATCCGTGCAAAGGATTAGCGTCAGTTGTCATGTTGTCCAGCATGAAGTTTCTGGCACGTTCTAGTTGCACAGCATAGCTTTCTGGCAACAGTTGTAGACTTTGCCAAGCAGGTTCACGGAGCACAGGTGTATCAAACCACACACGTTGATATGTAGCAGAATGCTTTTTGCGCAGAGCAAGTATCCATTCTAGCAATACTGGCAAGCCAGTCACTGTGAGATTGTTCATTGTGATAATAAACGTTAGACTATTGCGGTTTGGTATCTCGTGCAAGAATCGTTCAACGTTTCGGGCCATACGTGCATAGTCCAGGCCATGGCGTATGTACTCGGCTTGTGCGGCATGGCCAGAATCCAAACTAACATACTGCATGAAGTGTTCAATACGCGGAGTACATAGTTTTTTGGCATAATCCATGTACTTTTCAAACAATGTGTCTTCTACTGAAAAGTTAGATGTCACATTCAAGTGCAGTTTGGGATTGTCGTGCTCTAACACATAGTCAAATACTCTGTAGGTATTACGATCCATGAGTGGTTCGCCGCCGGTCATGCGGAAGTGTTCCAGCTGTGGGTACAGTGTGGGCCACCATTCCCAAAATGCATCTACGTAAGGGTTAGCAGTCCGATTAGGAATAGGTCTGCGATCACCACTGAAATGTTCAGGTGCATTATGAGGGCGACTGGTGGGGTAAGCCCCAAGTCTTTCCATTTCATCTTGCCAGCTTGAACTAAACTGGGGTGAGCAATAACTACATTTAAGATTACAAGCGTGATTAAAATTAACTTCCACATAACTGGGGATAATATCATCTTCGTTTCCCGTGCTGTTACGAATTTTTTCTAGATCCACAGCGGCCCAAGGTTCACCTGAACGATAGTGCCGATCACTCAGCTTGCCTAGATTTTCCATGTTCCAACAGTACTGACATTCACTGGGTTTTTCACCAGACAACATCATTTTTCTTTGTGCTTTTTTATGATCAGTATTGTGCAAGCCACCTGGACGTTTTATATCTTCTGGGCTGATGCGATGCAGTGGAGGATGGTAGCAAGAATTGTTTAGTCCTGTTGGCAAGTGAAAACTAACTTGTTTCCACTTGGCCAGACACAGCGCCGGGCCAAGTTCTTGTTGCATCTGCTCGGCAGAGCTCATAAACCCGCTTTGATCACCTTTGCTCATTACCAACCTTCTTGCTTGCGTATGACATCAATCTCACGTGTCATAGCACCTTGGTTGTGCCAATTGCTACGATAATGGCGTTTGAAAAATGCGCTTTGCTCTTGTTCCAAAATAGCCATGGGCAAATCTAACTGAGTTCCTAAATCAACACCCAGTTGGTTGCTGAGTAATCGCGGTTGGCTGTCTTTAACTGTGAGCCATAATTCAGATAATGCATCAAACCATTGCACCTGTTTGTGATCCCAATTGGTAAGCATGGTCATGTATGTGCCTTGTCGTGCGCCAGCAATGGCCCATTCACCGTGGTCAACATCTGTACCCACATTATGCCAGATGGTCAAGTTCTCTAGGTTTTTCTTGTGTGCTTGTTCTTTGAAGTCTTCCACTGTGGGCTTGGCGCCTTTGTTCAGACACATCTTTACACCCTCACGGAAGCCGGCACGCCAAGCATGAAATGCATCACCGTTGGGATAAGTTGTTGAGTAGCAGTCGTACATGGGCCAGTACAAGGGATCAAAACAAAACTCTACTTCAGTTTCTGTACGGCCGTCTGTGGCTTCGTGTGTGCGCATGTTCATTACAAATTCTTGTGTCCACGAACTTAGACCTCCGTTGCCATACATGAGTCCATTGACGTGATTACGGGCTCTCCAGCGGAACACTGCTTTTTCATACTCTGCAGTGGGAAATGACAGTGTTTGATTAAAGAACTCTGGGTCAGGCATGTTGTCGCCATCAATGAGAATAAAGCGTTCAGTATCAGACGCTTCGGCAGCTGCCTTGTGTGCGGCATCACTTCCTTTGACCCCATCCACACGCTTGGCCCAAGGTACCATGTTGCGTATCTTGACCCAAAATTCTTCTTTCTGTGGTTCGTCGTAGGTTAGATAAATGCAGTCTAGATCTGCTACATCAATTTGATTCAAAGCCATGTGTTTGTTTACTCCATCGTTGGTGCGTATCAGATTCGGAAACTACAATGCTAACATCACGGGGATGACATGGTGTTCCTGTTTCTGTAGGTTTTAATTTACTAATAATATTTTCTGTAAGTTCATACAGTTTTCCTTTGTGTACTCTCACATTTGCAGGGTTTCGACTGTATGTTTCGTGGTCAATTTCTATGTATGTACCTGGCAAATCTTCCATGCTATAGAATAACGGAATTCCTTGTTGGTCGTAGTACAATCTATAAAAAATGTCATAGACTTTGGGAGTATCTGTTAGAATTTTCCAGAACTCTTCATCTGTCATTGGTCCACTCCTTGACTCTGTAATGCAAGGCTCCCCATTGTACTATGGTGTTGATCTTGGCTATGTAGTTGTGGTATTCAAACACAAACTCATCAAGCCAGGCCTCTGTACGACTGCCGGCATGTTGTTGCTTCATGTGGGTAATCTGTGGGTAACTGGCAAATGGCATGGTACATCGTTCTGCGCCAATGATATTGGCAGCCATAGCATACACTAGATCCGTGCTTGGAATGTCTTCGGGGAACTTCAATAACTTCCGATATTCTTCCCAGTTTTCAAATATCTTGCGTACTGTATCAAAAAATTCCTTGGCTGTTTCACTGAGTCTCCAGTATGTGATAGCATTGTACACATCTGGAAGGTCGTTGGCATCAAATACTTTGCGATAGTATCTGCTGGCGGCCTGTTGGTTTTTCCAATCTCTGCAACCAGTTGATACCACTAGATCACGATTGCGTAACAGAGTCCACCAGTGATCAATAGGGCTAGTAATCATCATGTCTGCTTCCAGCTTGATTGTTTCTCTAAACGGTGTTGCACGAAACACTTGCCAGTCGTTGGCCCAGGGGTTTTCTAAATCCAACGGATAAGGAAACTCACGCACATAGTCAAACAGCGGCGGATTTGATGCATCTGTAGCATTGGTCAGCAAACAGATTTGCGCATCAGGATGCCAGTATTTGATGGTCTTGGCCAGTGTTTCGGCACAACTCACATAGTTTGTGCCGGGTATGTTAATTGCTACTATTAGGTAGCCTTGTTCGGCGATCGGTTTCAACGATGTCTCCTAGATGTTTTTTGCCCATGGCATGGAAATCCAAGCCTTCGAAGCTCATGTGTTTGAGCTTCTGGTCACTGTCTGTGTATTCTATTGCGTATGAATCACTGTTGAGATGTTTCAAGTGTCTGCTTAATCGTGTGTTGGGCATGACGCTGGGCAAGGCCCAGGGTATTTCGTCTACCTTCATTGTATGTCCACTCACAATGCCCAGTGCAATACTTAATGCAAAGTCGTTGCGATAGGTAGCACGATCAATGTTGTACAAGTCTCTATAATGCTGCCAGTTGTCTCGCACCATTTGCATGCAATCAAATATATATTGTGCAGTATTGCTCTTACGGAACATCATCACTGTGGCCCACCACATGGGTATGTTGTATTGTCCAAACATGTTTAGTCCACGCATGTCTGTTTGTCCAGCAAGGTCAAATGCTTGTCTATGGCACATGAAGTCTTGCTGTGCGTTTAGTAATTGTTTTAGATTGTTACTGGCCACAACATAGTCAGCATCCAGCACAATAGTTTGATCATACGGGGTCAAACTGTATGCGTCAACACGCCCGGCATTGTGCCAAGTCACTGTTTTGTCATAATCTTCAAAGTAGCGAGTACCGCCTGATTCAGCATCAGCGCGGATCACACGGTCAAATGCTGTGCCAGTGTATTCAATATTGGTCACTACACTAACAGGTAGATTCAAATGTCGACGTACATTGCCAGCACTCCATTCAGCCATGGCCAAGTAGTCTGTTTCTTCGTTGTTGAAGGCAAAGATTAGCACACCTGCGGTCATCGTTGCTTTCTTAATTCTTCATGCTCTGCAAGCCATCCGTTCATTTGCTCTTGCCATCGTTGCTGTGCTGCCAGTTCAAGTTCTCTAACATCAACCTTTACTGGAGTTTCGTACAAGTCTAGCAACACTGCTGTGTCATCAGGGCACACAGCTAGCACGGCCAATAGTTCAGCACCTGCTCTCCACATACCACCTGCATAAGCAAACAACATGCGAGCTTCGTATTTTTCTTTTAGTACACGTTTTGCGGCAACGTGATCAAACCTTGCTCGTGCGTGAGCAACTAATTCATTGGTATCCATAGTGATAGTATACGCTGGTTTTAGATAAAAGTAAAGGGCCCAACGGCCCTTTTGGTAAACAAGTTTGCTATTAAGCGAACGTTGCTGCCACAGTTGGAGTTCCCCAGGCGGCTGTGGTTAGATATGTTGAACTTGGTGGGTAATATGTAACAATAGTACATGGTGCTGTTCCTGGTGTTGCACTAGTTGGGGCTGAGCCACCAGAAATTGGGTCACCTTCAGGATTTACCCAGGTTGTTGAGATTACCAATGTATCAGAACTTGCACCTTTGGCCAATGTGTGTTGGATATAGTTAGCAGTGTATGGTGCAGTGGCTGAGAACTGTTTGTAAACAATGGTTGCGGCAGCACCAGCAGTTAATGAATACCAGCCAGTGGTAGTGGCCAGTGTATTAGGCGTACCTGTTCCACCAATTTTGGTTGTTCCTGTGTAGCTGGTAGAGGCAATGGTTTGTGCCGCACCGTTTACACGTCCAGAAATCCAAATTGCACCACACAGTGTGTTGGCCAAGTTATTCCATTCAGGATCACCTGTTTGTCCAGTAGAACTCTTTGCCACTTGAATTTTAACAAGTCCGCCAGCATTAAAGAAATATCTTGCGGCAGCAGCACTGGCAAATGTCACAGTGTTTGTAAATGTCATTGTCCAAGCACCGGCAGTTTTACCACCTGTGTTAGAGTTAGTACCAGTCCAGCCAGTGAACTGCGAACCACTCGCGGCTGCGTTTCCACGATTGGTAGTCAATGTAGTCAAGTCAGTGTTTAGTGCTGCCAAAATATTAATGATGTTACCAGCAGTTGGTGCGGTTCTAGCAGTGATTGCTGTGCCTTGATGGCTTCCCATTGAACTAATGGTGTTGACCAAACTAGCCCACTGTGTAGCAGTAACAGTGTTTGTAGCGGCCACAGTACCCAATGCTGATTGTCCGTACCCTGCATCAGTTGACCCAGTTGCCCATATGCTATTGACGTTGGCACCGGCCGTGTCATTAGCAAACCCATTGTAGTCCGTTGCTACAATTAAACTACCGCTTGAATATGTCATGCTATTATCCTAATTAATTTATACTTACAATGGCTTCCACTGTGCCTAGATCAACTGTTGATTTATCTACTAATGATCTACCAATTACGTTAAATGGGGTTGGTTCTCCGGGTAGTGCGGCACGGGCTACACCATTTCCGGCACTGACCAAGCGGTCACCTTTAGTAATTTGTCCTACAACCTTAACTGGTACACGCCCAGTCATTGCAACTGGCGGGTGTGTATCGTTCTGACCGGCACCACCATTCATAGTAAAAGCTGGTCTTGTACTTATCACTCCGAACACATTTTCGCTTAAATCTGTACGAGATCTAGTAATTTCTTTGGCTCCACCAAGTTCAACCACGGTTCCTGGGTCCATAACTTCGTCTGCTTCAAATCGTTCTGCAACGTCAGCGTATAGTGCAGTGGTCGCAGTAGCAAACACTTGGTTAAAGTAGTTGGAACTTGATCCAATGTTACCCACAGCGTTTGATCCTGATTTGGCAATGCTTTGAGTGGTCAATGTTGAAACAGTAATACCTGTACCAGAAACTACCATGACATTTGATGTGCCACCAATATTAAAGTTGATGTTACCGCCACTTGCACCAACGTTGGCTTCTGAAGTACCATTTGAAATCTTTGTTACTGAAACGGCTGCACTAATACCAGTCAATTGAGATCCGTTACCAACAAAATATATGGCATCAATGTTACCTGAACTTGTGATATTACCGGTTGAACTAATCAATCCAGATGTACGTAAATTCCCGCCTTGAACGTTGGCAGTAGCACTGATATTTGTGCCTTGAACCAATGCACCTGAAATAACATTGCCGCCTGTGACGTTGCCTGTAGCAGTGACCAAGCCTACTGTACGCAAGTTTCCGCCATCAATGTTACCTGTTGAGCTAACACTAGCTGTTTGGAAAGAGCCTGCAGTAATAATATTTCCGCCGGTGATGTTGCCAGTGGCTGTTATAGTACCACCAGTACCTAAATTACCACCAATGATTGATCCAGTAACAATTGCAGTACCACCTGATAACAAGTTACCACCGGTGATGTTACCTGAACTAGTTAGATATCCGTTGACATTCGCACCAGTTGATGTTACTGTAACAGAGGTAGCACCGCCTGCAGTGAGCGTGATATTTCCGCCATTGGTAACATTACCAGCTAGTGTACTAGAAGCACTCTTGGTAACTGTGATACCTGGATAGATTGTTGGAAAATTTGTGTTTGTAGGAGCAGCTGGAGTAAATGCACTATCAACACTGACAATGGCAATTTGCTGATTGTTTACATACAGGCTGGTAATAAAGTGTGGCGAACCGCCTGAGTCGTTGACTGTGCCTGGAATAGCACCTGCAGTACCCTCACTGCTGGTATATGCAGGACCAACTACAATAAAACTAGAACCAGTGTATACTTTTAATTGTTGGTTTGTTGTATCGTACCATAAGTCGCCAGTGACATTTGATGTAGGTTGTGTGCTACTGGCAGTGGCAGCACTAATAGTTTTAAAGATAGAACCGTTGTAGACTTTTAACAAGTTATTGGTTTTATCCCACCACAGTTGTCCAGTTAACGGTGCGCCAGGGGCTGTGGTATTGGATCCATTTTCCAGCAAGTGGATAAAGTTTTCGTCTAAAAATTCACCATAGCCAGCGTAGTTCTTACCTACCAGCGTCATGCTACTAGATGAATTGATTGTGCCGTCTGGTATTGTTGCAAAAACTGCACCATCAGTAAGATTAATTGTATATGCCATGTCAGTTACCTGTTCCTGTTTTCAATATTTATACAGCATTAATATTGCTTAATGTCTGTATACGTAATGTATAATCAATTTGAATCTGTCGATTCAAACTTTTTTGCACTGGATGGAAGATCACATGCGTGATCAAACGTAGGTTATCTGCGCTTCCGTTCCAGGCTTTTAGTCCCAATTCGTCAAATACATATTCGCCATTGTAATTTGTTGAATTATCAAATGCTTGTTGTTCTGGCGGCTCGCCGTAGTCTAGCAAACAACTTACCAAAATGTCTGTATAAACATTTCCAGATGTATGTAACACTGTCATTTTGTTGTTTTCTGGATCAGTATCTGCTGCCGAATTGTCGTTTATTACCTTGGCATAGGTTTGATTGTACAAGTCAGCATTTTGACCTGTTGTGTTTGGGGGCAAATATGTAATAACGCCCGTAGGGTCTACACTAGATCCACCGTTGCCAAACGCCATTTGATAGATATACCCGGTGTTACGATCAGCCAGAGTCTGGGCCATTGCAATTGAAATATTTTCGTAATGAATAGCATTATGATCATCATAAAAGATCTCACCACTTTTTGGGTCGTGTATCTTGACATGTCCTGTAATCTTGGCAAGTCCTGAAGTTATCATCCTCGTCCCTCCACAATGGTTTTTTGTGTAGTTGGGTCGCTGATTCTAAAATGGGCTTGTACGCTGATTGTGCCCATTTCGTTTGGGCGGCGGGGCCGGGCCGGCTGTGGAGCGGGTGTTGCGGGCTTGTTGTGCGTTGTATTTGACATGGTCTTTTATTTATCCGTGTTATAATCCGCGTAAGAACCTTGCGGCTTGTGTGTTGGTTTGTTGCAGAGCAATACCATTGGAAACTGTGCTTATTGTACCTGTTCCTGTGCCAGGTCCTGTTGCAGTAAACAGTATTCCCACTGTGTTTTCTGCGGCGCCAATCCGGGTAAAATCAGTGTTGCCAACAGCATTAATAAAGTAACTTTCTCCGGCAATTGCCGTGGTTGCCTTTTGAACTATGCCATTACCATACCAGAAGTATCCACGACGTTGAGCAATAGTAACTGATACTCCAGCTGCTGGCGCCAGCAACGGATGATATGGATCGTTATCGGTGATAAATTCTACGCCAATTGTGTAAGGGTCTCCTGGCACCACTGGATCCACAGTAAACACAGTATAGCGATATTGACTGGGTGTGTTGACTTCTGTAATTGGGTATTGGCGAGTTCCTCCCACATACACTTCAATGCTGTGATCAATGTACACTGTACTGGAATCTTTGGGGTCTACAATAGGCAAGTAAATGCTTGGGGCATAGAATATAGTAGTTGATCCATCTGCCAATGTGTCATCTTTGATGATGTGATCTTGGTACTGTTCGCCCAGCAAATTGCCACGGCCCATGTCGTAGATTGGGGTGCCAATGATGTGCTCTGCGGCAGCAGTACCAGCAGTACCTCGCATGAGTCCTGAAATTGTATTCAATGCAGTATTGCGGTAACGATACATAATGCGCTCGCCACCAATGGTACACACACCAAATACTCCATTTGTTAAGTCTGGCTCAGACAAGTTTGATGCATTTAACACATACATTATGTCAGCTATAGAACTTAATGGTTGAACTAGTTCTGTGGTGGAGTTTGTTGTAATTCTGTAGGTAGCTTGTACTCCTCGCATGTCCTGAAACACCCGGAAAGCCATGGCTTCTGGTACAATGCTATTGGTAAATTCTTGTATTACTGCAATATCGCTAGAAGCAATTGCACCGCTGGCAAAAATCACATACTGTCCTTGCACAGTGTAATCTTGTCCGTCAAACAATCTATAACCATTGAGTGTTACCCATAGACGACTTGCATCAACTCCCAGTCTACCAAGGTCAAATTGATTTGACAGCAACGGAATACCTTCAGAATAAGCATATGATCCGGGATCATTGTTGACTACTCCTGTATCAAATGCAGTTGAATCATATGGTTCATCAATAACCACTCCGCCTACTACGGGTCCTTGATACACTTGAGTTAAAATGTTCTGTTGTGAAGTATCATTAAACGTAGTCACAGCAATAATTGATCCAACCGATGGCGGGCTAATCAGTTGCAATTGAGATCCTGCTACATAGTATGCGGCTGCAACACTTACAGAGATTAAAATTCTAGCACCGTAATCAGGCGCTGTAACAAACTGTACTTGACGACCCGGAGTGTTAGATCCATTCCAGTTGGTCACACTGTAGTCTCCTGTGATTGAACCAAAACTCTGCACTTGTAGAACGTTATCTACAAACACAGTAATGTCTGTCACAGGATTGATAATTGATTGCTGATATCCACCACGTTGTGGCAATCCAAAGCTGGTAGTACTGTTGTCACCAATCCACTCAATGCCTTCATAAGGACGCAATCTAACACCATTGATTTCTACAATCATGTTAGGAATATTTGTACCTGCTACCGAATTGGCCAAGTTAACAGTTTTGCTGGCATTAATAGCCGAAGTAACTGTGAAATATTCTGTTTGCGGTGTGCTCCAGGAATACTGTTTTGGTGTAGTAAATCCAAGAATAGTTATATTCAACGCATCGGTACTGGTGTATACTCGGTTCAGCGCGATCTTGCTAAGAGTTGTTGGCACAAACTGTTGCCAGTAGGCTGTGTTATGGATATCAATACCGGCAATGACATTTTGTAATGCTCTATAATATGTTGTAGGCCCTGTTGTGTATACTACATCAAGTGTGCTGTAAGTATTCAACTGGTTCCATATACTTGCTGGATAGTAAGGTTCCCAGGAGTTAACTGCGGTATACACGCCATTAACAAACAAAACTGCTTGATATATTTCAGTTGAATTAACAGGCACAATCAATTTGTTGCCCACTTTGTCACCAACATAATTTTGTCTGTACAACTGACTTCCGCCGCCCAATTCGTAAGCTGTGATGTTTATAATGTCGCCACTGGTCACTCCAGAACGCATTGCAACAGTGCGAGCTACCCAATCAACCACATAGTCAATATTTGGCACAAGATCTATTCCTGAGCTAACATTGCTAATTTCAAGATGCACTGGGTTTTCTACCAGTCCGTTCCAATTCAGCTCAGTGTTGCTCAAGCTGTATGTGTACCGACGGCTGGTAATTTGAAATCCATGACCGTTGGATCCAGCAATGTTGTCATACAATGTCCAGTCTGACCCTGGACGAGTATATACTCTTATGTCTAGTGTGTCAAATTCAGAGCCATTTACTAGTTCTTCGGGTGCATAACCTTCATACATTCCAATAAATTTTCCACCATCAATGTTGATGTCAGAATATCTTGTGCCCAGGTATACATCACGGAAACTACTGGAGTATGTGGCATCCAGCATTTGCAAACTGATTGCTTGCATAGATCCCGTGGCTGTTGTTAGCTCTATTGTAAACCCGCCAACTTTGGCGCAGATAGTAAAATGTGTTTGATCAACTATGTCTTTTACAAAATAGTTAACATCTTGTTCTATACCGCCAATGGTAGTGCCTAAGAATTTGATAGGTGCAGTTGCTTGCAGTCCCAAAGTATTGGTGCACGTAATTTGGTTGTTGTCTGCAGAAGTTGCAGTACACTCAAGTTGTGTACTGGTTGGGTCACTTCCCAAGAAATAGTCTCCCCAAACCTGCACACCTGGATAACTTGTACCATCAATCAACAATGGCAGGTCAAGACCTGGTTCGTTGACTCCTGGAATATAGTAACCCATTGTGCGATCAACCCCACTAAGTTCATTAGCAGGAACTAATTGCCAATCTTCTAAATTAAATGTTGCACTTGTTACTGATGTACCAGTAGGATTGGCAGCTCTCCAAACTTGATCATCGTATCTAACTAATGTACCGTTCTCGTAAGTGACATTGGCAGTCCATGTGAGTATGTTTGTATGGTACTGATACCGATCGTATTTGATAACAGTTTTAAAGCTACGAACAAGGTCGTTATTCATTAACGCATATGCTCGCGCTCCAGAGCCATTGCCACCACTGAATATCACATTGGGTGTCGCATAATATCCTGAACCTTCGTCAATGATTGCAACGTACAATACCGACGCTGTACCTGATGCATTAACTGGTCCCAAGAAAGCCTGTAGTGTAGCAGGCGTTGTTGCATCACCATCAAGAGTTACTGTTGGCGGTTCTGTATAGCCGCTGCCGCCAGTGATCACTTTGATAAGTTGTAAATTCAACAAGTAATGATTGTACCACTGACTGTACGGCCATGCTTGCCATACTAGACTTGATGGCGGAGTATCACTCAGTGTATTGTCTTGCTGGTGTGTGCTGTGCAAGTACGGCTCTTGATAACGTGGGTCAGTGGTGTCATCAATGTTTAAAATTGGACTTGTGTACTGGGGAACAACCAAACTGGTATTATAGTAAGCCGGTACATCAAAGTCAGTTACGTCACCGCCGTATTCGTCTTGACCGTTGTATCGCAAATTAAATTCACGAATTTGAACGTGATAGGGTTTGACTTCTTTGACGTAGTCAAGCACAAATTCTTGATTGTCACGACGATAGTTCTGGAACGGTGCTAGGTTACGAATATTATGATCTACATCAATCAATGATGTTTTGACCAACCACTCAGGTGCTGAGAATTCACTCAACACAAAGTTAAACATCAAAGTTAATGCTTTGTTGCGCTCAAGTGCAAGTTCGTCAATGAACAATTCTTCGTTGATTGCTTGTATAATCTTGCGAGTTTCAATCACTGGCTCCTGGTCAAAGTATTGTGCGTCAAATACTTCAACGTCAAATCCAAAACGTCCCAGTGCATAGTTGTATATTTCTGCAGAGATTTCAATTGTTCCATCTTGTAACCCAACTCGTTCCCATCCAAGATCAGTTAACAAATAAATTTCAAACTTGCCTTGAGCATTGGCAGTGACCTTTACACTAGATCCAACAGGCACCGTGATTGTTGCCAGGGCACTGTAGTTAGGAACTTCAGCGATAACTTTGGTGCTTGAATTGTATCCTGGACGATACCAGTTGACATAACTCCAGTATCTACGAGTATCATAATTTTGCACACGAGTCAACACAAGTTCTTTGGTACCAACCAAAGCGCCTTGTCCGTTTTGAACTGTGTAAATTGTCCACAAGCCGTTGTTTCGACTATCACTGTCAACTAGATACTTGTATCCAAATGGTACTAGACTGATATCTTGAAAACTAAGAATTTCTAAATTAGCAACTCTTAGATTCCAATTGACAATTCCACCGGTAGTTGATGGCGGTTCAGGTTCTCTAGAGTTCAACAGCAAAAGGCTGCGATTTTCAACTATGGGATACAATGATAACACATTGTTTGTGCGCACAATGTAATTTTTCAGTGCGGCAAATCGGTCCACAAACATTGACTGTCGTGGACGGAACTGTACGCCGTATCGTTCTGCATCGTTTAGTGTGGGGTCAGGAACTAAATTACCAGCAGTATCAACACCGCAAAAGCTGTCTTGCAATTTGCGATACAAGTTGGTGCTTAAGAATGCGTCTGACTTTCCTTGTGCAATTAGTTCATATTCAACGTGAACATTGTTATCAGTGTATTCTCGATCAAATTCAACACTGATCACTGTGTCTTCTGCTTCAATGATCGTTGTGGCATTGTAAATTGCAACAGTACTTGCATTAACCGGAGCAATATATGCTATTCCGCTGGCTTTGGGATTTTCAATATAATTGGCCACTGTTTGTGGTGCCAGAGTTTTACCTTGTTGTGTTGCAACAGTTGTGAGTCCCTTGACCCAGAAATAGTAATAGGTATTGAATGTACCATCAACACTTAATTTGGTACTCACAGTATATGAATACACATTCAATGGTTTTCCTTCACCTGTGTATGTTGCAGGTGGTACACTAGATTGTATCCATTGATACATATCAACGGTACTTCCTGGAAATACTTGTCCCCAACGACGGCTTGCATACACAATGTCATCCTGGTTTGGATCAATAAATCTCACTGTGCTAACATCCCACCAGACTTGTCCCACATGATCAGCTAACCAGGTGTTTCCTGAATTGTTAGTTGGGCCAACATTATAACCTGCGGGGTCAATTGCGCTGATGTAATTGATATTTTGTTTGGCAGCGCCAAGTATCTTACCTTGCAATGGATCAAAGAAATCAAACTGCTGTGTTCTTGCACTGGTAAGTCGATCGTATGTAAACACCGAATTCAACAGTCGAATATCCACCACTGGTTGTTGTACTCGTATTGGAGTCCAAGCTGGCATGCGAGTTGCATTTTCGAACACAAATACACGACCATAGTTAGATCCTGAACTGTCAGCGGCAGTAGCATCACTGCCCGACGCTCCAACCATTAACACACCGTCAACATAGCTTACAGATGCACCATATACATCATAAGGATAAACGTTGCTGTCAGTTATTTGTAAACCAAATGCAAATTTACCTGGGTTGGCTGCGGTTTCATCTGCGCTGGCCAAATAATCATATGTGTACACCGCACCACTTTGAACCACTTCTGAGAAGAAGATTGTGCTGTTTTCATCAAAGTCTGTGGTACCATCATCAAATATAGTGATCAAATACAATGTGCCACGAGGAGAGCCAACTACTAAGTTAGCAGCCGAGTCATCAATGCTAATACTTGTGCCAAATCCAGCAAAGTCTACAGGATAAGGGCTATAGATACTTTGGGTGTATGTAAAAGTATTGAAACCAATTGTGGTAAATGCACTACCAACTGATCCTGGAGCCACCTGAAGTTTGTTGCCCGGTGCAGCCGAGGCAGGATTTTTAACAGCAATAGTCAGGTATCCTTTAGATACACTGGCCACAACGTTTGGTACAGTTTCTGTAATAGACTGTGCTAGACGTTGCAGGCTTGTTTGTTCAGCGGTGGGAAATAAAATTACAACGTCTTGATTGTTGACTCGTAGAGTATGTCCGGGTGTCAACACCGGATCCTGGTTTAAAGACACTGTGCTACCGTACACACGGCTTTGATTTACATTGCGTTGTACACTTCCAGACTTCCAGCCATCTGTGCTGTCTTGTGGAGCACCAACATACAAACTGCAACTGTACACACAGATGTCTACAGATTGTCCAAAGTTAGTGTATTCAGTCACAGTATTTTTGGTAATCTTTTGCATCTGTGTGAACTGGTTGGTTTCAATCTCAATTACATCGCCAGTTTGTAGATCAGAGTTAATGGTGATATCATTGCCGCTGACAGTGAAACTATTTGAAGCTCCAATGATACTGTTGTTTTGGTTTACCAAGAATACATTATTAACAATAACACTTACAGGTGCAGTAACAGTTCCTAGTACTGTGAACATGGTTGAGCTTGGATCAGTTCCGTAATCAAACCGCTGAACGTTGCGATCAAACACATACACACTACCAGCATCAACCTTGCCACTGATGTCTTCGTCTTTACATCCAATAATGACTTGTCGGCCATCAACTGTGGTAGTGACACTATAGCCAAACTGTGCATCGGCTGCTAGTCCGGCAACAGTCAATGTGTTAACATATTCAAAATAACTCTGAGCTTGTACTGAAATTAAGGTACCTGCGGCAGGATTGTTAACAAATGTCATGTCCTGTGTGCTGGTATTAAATGTGTAATCGATACCTGGACGTTGTAACACAGTATCAACATATACAGAGAATGAATAGATGTTATCAACTGTGAAGAAATATTCATTTAGAGAAAATGTTGATGTTAGTGTAACAGGAGTGTATGCAATATTAAATGTTTCAACTTTTCCACCTGCGCCCACAGATACCACTGTTAGCACTAAATTTGCTTGGCCGCCAAACTTGCTGGCTGCAAAAGTTATTGTATTTCCTACTGCATACCCAGTACCACCAGCAGTTACACCTACACCTCCTGAGATACTGCCTGGTTGTCCAACTTCATTACGAACTCGTCTGATAGTAAACTTAGCGCCTGTGCCTGAACCAGAAGTTGATGTTTGAGCAACGTTATAGTAATTGCCGCCATCAATAATTTTATTGTTATAACGGTGAATGTCAACCAACACACCAACTGCTGGCGCTGTTGCAAATGTCACTGTGGCCAATCCTGAGTCAACTGTGTAGTCTGTACCAAGTAATTGTTGTGTTCCGTCGAGTGTTACCAACAGCTGAGTAGCAGTGTTAATTTGTATAGTTTGAGCTATGCTAAAAGATTTGGTGACTCCATCTCCTCTAGATTTAACAAATTGATCTTGCCAGTCTACTCGACCGTATGCATATACTTTGTTGGCAGCAGGTGCTCCTATGTATACCCAGCGTTCATCAGTGCTGATTGCTACGCTGTGTCCAAATAATCCTGATTCAGTGTTGTTGGGTGATACCAACAACTGCCACGATACATAGGGAATTACACCCGGTTTGCCAAGATTTGGATCACGATAAATTATCGCGGCGTATCCAACATCTGCTTGGCTGGCAGGACCAAGACTCTTGCTTGCACCAGCAACTGCCCATGTTTGGTTGCCAAATTCCACGGCATTTCCAAATCCGCGAGCGCCGGTAGTGTCAAGAGTTAAAACAGCATCTCCGTTGGCCACTGGACTTACAGGTGCATACTGATCGCTGTAGTTTTTAACATAAACATACACAGCACCTTTTTCTGCACCAGTTGGGAATCCGTAGCGTGGGCTACCTACCAAAGCGGCAAATCTATTACGGGCCTGTGACACGCTCTGTCCATACTGCTCTGTGGCATCTAGTAATTTAGGTGACAACTCAATCACTGTTGAAAACTGATTTTCTTTTTGTAAAACTTCCCAATGCCCTGTTCCGTCATTGTCTACCCATAACTTAGCACCTGTTTGAATATCATTTGCATAAGGTAGATTTATAATGTCACTGGCCTGTCTCACACGTTGAGTTTTTAATGTAAATCCAATACCAACGCCGTTGATAACTGTTTGGCCACCAGGGGTGAATGTATATGCAATAGTAACACGGTTAATACCTTGAACAGTTAGTACTTTGTATACACCATCAATTCTTGTGTCAAATTGTTTGATGATCAGTCGATCGCCAACTGACAAACCGTGTGGCTTGGTAAAGTTTACAATTGATGTTCCATCTAGGTTGTCACACACGTGGTCAATAAAACCTGGAATGTTGACGCAACGATAAATGTCCCAGTCGTAGTTGTTGACCTTGGCCACCCATACGGTGGCACCAACACTCACCAATCCTAAATTGGCAGCAATAGTAGATCTTGTTCCGAGATCAAAAGTAGCAATGTCAGCATCTTCAAGATTGACATATCCTGCATTTGGCAATGCAGTATCAGTTACTTGTGTGATTGTGGTAGGCAAAAAGTCTGGAGAAGTCAATTTATAACTTTGTCTCCAGACATTGTCTAATAAAATAGTCTGGTCTGCTTGACTTTGTTCTTGTGGTTGAATAACTTGTACTAAACTTGGATTTGCACTTAGCAATGCACGATTTAGTTTTAGTTCAACAAAACTGCGGTTAGCATTGGCTCCGTATACTGCACGTTGTACCGCCCAGTTTTCATAGATCTGATAGTCTGCAGATTCTTTACCAAGATTAGCATTGCTCAACAACTCTGCTGAAAGAATTGTGCCTTTGGTGCCCAAAAACTGTGAATAAACATTTACCTGGCTGACATCATCCAAATTCAGTGCTGCCATGTACTGGCGCGGACGGAATCCAATCAAGCCATAACTCAGCAAATCGTTGTCATTCTCAAGATTGGCACTGTTGATACTGTATGAATTTTGTAATTGGTTGGCCTTGTTTGAGATATTGGGCAATAATCCCAATGCAATCTGATTGTAATCGCTCTTGACCCACTTGTTGAAATCAAAGTCAGTACTGGGATCAACAATGACCTGCGCACTCCAATACTGGTCTTTGTACTTGACAATTTGTCCTTTGCTGTACTTCTTGAGACCAGACCATTCTTCAACATTGTCTTGGTTTAGAATGAAACCTTGTGCATCCACAGTGCCATTCCACTCAGTGGTTGTTACACCAACAAAATTCAATCGGCTTTGTCTAGCACCTGTAATTGGTTGATATATTAAATCTCCAAACACTGATTGATTGTTCAACACAATCATGTGTTCAAAATTTGTGAATCTTAAATCAGCAAAACTTAAACTTTGATCAGTCAATGGCTGTAATGTCAATGTGTTATCAAGACGAACAATATTGATATTACGAGCAGGCAGCTCACGTTTGTTTTGATCTAGTATGACATTCTCGCTGGTCTGTGTGACAATGCTGTCAACCACTGCGCCTGGTTTGGTAATTGTCAACGCACTGGCCAGTGGGTTGAGATTGATCAGGCAATTGTTTTCCCATCCTTGCTGACTCCAATACAAGAACTCAACAACCATCTGGTCCCAGTCTAACTGATAGCCGTTGACTCTGTCATCAAACGTGAGTCCTTGATCTGTTAGTAGTTTGCCATAGCTCAACAAGAAATCACAAACACTGGTTTGGTTAGTAAACACATACCCATAAGGAACTTGTGCCACTGTATTTGTATAAGTGGTAGGGACTCTCACAGTAACATCGCCAACTGTATATGGCTTTAATCTACCAGCTGACTGGCTTACTAAAATATTAAAGTACGGCTGAGTGGTTGAATATCCATATACAGCATAACCGCCTTCAACAATTTGTATCACAACTGAGCTATAAATTAGTCGATCAAATGGCTGATTTTTGTACAGCAACAAATCATAACTTTCGTCAGGAATCAACAATGTTGCATTCAAGCTGTTGGGGCTAGATTTTTCTGTGTATAATTTGATATACTGTTTGTCGGAATAACTAGCCAGTCTATAGCACAAGCGAACATCAATGCTGGCAAGATCTGCTTCAAGGGCAGAGGTGCTGTTTATACCAGTGATACGATTATAGTCCACAATCCAGTTAATAAAACTAGCTTTGCTTGTGCCGTCACCGTACACTTGTATGCCATTGGCATCAAGTCGATACCGGTCATTGTAAAGAAATTGATCAAACTCTGCCTGATAACGATATAAATCTCTATCAGCGTACAGTGCGTAAAACTTAGCTGGAATTGTCAATGCATACAATCTCATGACAGCAAATGGATAAGCACTAGAGTTCCGCCATGATGATTCAACAGGACTACCGTCGCCGGCACTCCAACTCTTTTGAAATGTTGTTTCGTTGTAGTTGCCAACTACACATTCAAACGGGCTTACTAAATTGCCTTCAGTATCAACTGGTATCACTTGAGTGAGTCCTGGACGCACATAGGCTGGTAGTACATATGTTCCTGCTGGATCTGCTACAATACCTGCTTCTAAATCATCCCATAGCACCATGTTTTCAGATGTGTAAGGTCCTACACCATATACAGTTTCCCACCAGGTTGGTTTGATACTGAATCCCAGCATCTCCCAAGGAGTTTTGGCAGGATCTTGTGTGTCATAAAAGTATCTATAGATGCCACGCCAGGAGCCAATTAAGTTTTGACCAGTAGATAGTTTGTTTTGTGATCCACTATAGTTCCAGGAGAATTCGTTGTTTACAATATAATTTTGTGTGTTGTAATCAAGTTTGTTCCAGCCCACATAACTTAAAAAATCAACATTCAATATGGAATTAATTTCTTGTGATGAGTAACCGGTGTTGCGGAATTGTCCAGGAATAACATCACTGGCATTGATAGGCACTGGGTTGCCATCAAGTTTCAAGTTGTTGTAGATTCGAGTTTCAAACTCAAGTAACACTTGGTCTCGTACGTCACCAAATACTGGGGTTTGACTACCATCATGCCCAATGATAACTTCGCTGGAGCCGGATGTGGTGTCAATTGCAGTTATTACTGGACGGAATGTTGGGTACAGACCCATCTTGGTAGGAGTGTTTGGAACAAAACTTCCGTAAGTCGCTGAGTATTCTTGAACAGAGATAACATCGCCAATGGCCAATGGCACAAGTACTGTAATGCGTGGGCCATCTGTAGCAACAGTATAATCAATGCCACGAGTTAGTAATGCTTTGTTTTTGTAAACTAACAGTCCCAGATAGTTAGATGATGTATAATTGTAAACTTGTACTGTATCAAATACATTGGTTGTGATCAAACTTACTGTGTAATTGTTTTCAATGTACACTGACCCTGATGGCAACATGTCTGACCAATAGAACGGATTAGATTCTAATCGTCCCAGAGTAATGTTGGCCATGGCCTCTACCAATATCTCTGCAGGAGTTTCTGTGTACAAAGTTAAATTGGTAACTTCGTTCATCAATAAGTCTTTGAACTTTTGGTATTCTCGCGAATTGTACTGCAAGGCAGCAAAAATATTATATTCTTTACTACGATTAAAATATCCAGCCAGTGTCAACGGACTACTTTGTTGTAGGATAATCAATCCATAAGGGCCAATGTTTCCAAGGTCTCGAGTGTTGTTGGCACCATTGATTTTACCAGACAGTGTAATTAAGTTTTCACATATGGATTCGTAATGCGTACGAATGGTACCCAAAGTGAATACATCGCTGTTGCCATTGAGCGGGTTGTTCTCCAAATTGATAGGCACTTGATAAAATGCCACTTGACTTGTTTGGTCGCTTAACACCAATACTTCCACAATATCGCCAATGGCATAGGTATTATCCAACGTGATAGTAGATGAGTTAGACGTGGTTTCTAAAGTGTATGTTCCTGGATCTTTAAATTTACTACCAACGTAGATTTTTACAGCTGGAACAATGCCGTCGCTTTGTGCTTGAATATCCAGCAACAAAGGTCTACCAGTGTAGGTAAATTTAAACTGTTGTCTAACCTGAGTTGGTGTAATTGCTGTGTTCCATCCTAGCAGTCGATCATACAATAATCTTGTGGCATACTCTCTAGGAAATCCAGAGCTGATGGACGAAGTTGTACTAACGTTATCACGCACATATAAAAATGTATCTTTGTATAGATTATTTTCAAATACAATGTCACCAACGTTGTTCAAATTCAAATACTGTAACGGAAATTGTAAAATTGGATCTAATATACCTGTAGATCCTTCGGCATAACTGAATAATTTTGATCCAGCAAATGTTGTTGATGGGTATACTGCTTTGTTTCCAAAGCTCACCCCATTGGCGTCGTACACATTGAACAATGGTGCTTGTTGAACTTTGGTTTTCAGTTGCGCTTTGGTCCAAACAACTCCATCATACCAAAATGTAATGCCTCTAAGAGTTGAGCCATCTAGACACACAGTACTCTCGTCGACTAATACATCACCGTCATTGGCCAGCGTCAAATTAATAACAGGCTGAGAAATTATTGGAGATATTGAATCGGGAGACACAAAATTAACAACCCAAATCTTATTTCGAACATTGGCATCTGCATCCTTGGCAAAGATAACTCGGCTGCCTTGAACAAAATTGTATCCGTCTACGGTATAACCAGTTGACCCTTCTACATTACTAAACGCATCAGTTTCTGCAAAGTCAATGACATTGACCGGCTGTTTGCCTTCTGTACCCATGTTGTACAACCGTAGTCCAGGGCGAAATTGAATAATTGGACGTTTGGCTCGGTACTGATTGTCAATGGTAACATCTGTATTATTGTATTTTGCAGTGGCGTTGATAACATCTATATGAAACCAGCGATTGCCTCTGGTCCAGGCATTGAGATCCAAGCTGGCACGGCTGATGGTTAGATAATCCAAATCTGACGGCTCTGATGCAAATGTACTGGTATCAGCATCTACCACATATGTTTCTGGGCAGATAAAATCTGTCACTGGCAACAACTTTATGGCCGTACCAACCCCACTGATATAATATTCGTTGCCAATGTAACTTGCTGGCACCACATCTCCACGGAATACAATTTTCAACCCATTGGTAAACTCTACACCATTTGGGCTGGTATATGTTTTTTTGCCAATGATTTCATCAATGTACAAAGTAGAACTTTGTGATTGTTCAATCAGTCTGATTCGACCAAATATTCCTGGATCTGTCCCATCTTGATAGTACAACGTATCCTGCGACGCAGTCAGCAACGGTATTTGTTTAAACACCCCAGCATCGTTCTTAAACCATCCGGTACTGGCATAAGTGTTACCATACAAGATAGTGAACTTTTCTAGATCATTGATAGTACCTACATTGGTTAGGCTAATGTAAATAAAACCATTATTATTAATATAGTTAATCTGCCAGATATCTCGACGCTGGGACAATGGTACTTCAGTTTGTTGTGTATATAACAAACTATCATATCCTCCCACTTGACTTGTACTGCCTTGTGACAACGGATCAAAGTATGTGGTTTTGGTCCAACCGCCTACATCAGTATCCAGTGATGTGCCTTCAAAAATCAGTGTTCTACCATCAAGTGCAGTGATGCCATCGATACCGCCGTGAGTGGCAATAAAATCAGCCACAGTGATATTGTTGATTTGATCAAATCTCAAATCAGTCAATAAATCAACTGTGCCAATGCTGGGTAGATTATAGTAAAACTGTTGCGCAATTTTGGTAGGAGCGTTAAATGTTATGGTGCCAAGATCTTCTCCATTATTGGTTACACCATACACATCTCTAGAACTGATATTTGGGGTAGAGGGCATTTTTCCATTGAACCCTGGCGCGGCTTGAATCCAAAAGCCTGGACCAGTTCCTGGGGTACCATCAACAATGTTCAGTTGTCCACGCATGTTTGATTGCGTGGAGCTAGAATAGTACAAGGTATCTGGGGCGTCTTGGGGCACAACAAATGTTACCAATCCAGTAACAGCACCATTATTGGTTACACCTATACTGTAAACATTGTTTAGTCCTGTGGTTGCGGCTGTTTTAATATAGAACGGATACACACCATTTAAATTTAAATTAAACACATAGGTGTTGCCACGAACCAAAGTCAATGTAGGATTGTTAACATAGTCAATGACATATGCACTGGTTCCAGAATTAGTCACACGATAGTTTACAGTTTCTTTATCGTTTTGTGCCACTTGAAAAGTGTAACTGCCGCCACGCACCAGATCAACTGTGGGATTATCTCCGTTAAGACCAGAGAATGTGTACACACCATTGGCTCTTGTGACTACAAAATTGTCCGATGCCGGAACTCCAGTCGCTGCCACATCTACTGCTCCTGGCCCGCCAGGTAGCCAAAAATACTGACTGAAGTTGATGAACGTATCCCAGTCAATGAATGGGTCCCAGGTATAGTATTCGCTTTCAAATAGTCTGTCAGGTCGTGCAGAATTGCCGCCTTGATATGCAATTGAATCCAGCAGGCCCGGGTAAGTGATAGCATCTTCAATGGTATTGGTATCTGGCTTGAGACTGATAATACCTGGCTCAAGTTGATAATCAGCACGAGCTTTGGTTGGCTCTACGACATATTTTTCGTTGGGGTTAACACCTGGACCCACTGTGCGGCCAATGAATCCTTGAGTCTTTTTAAATTTGGGCTCTTGTATCAACTGATCCAGCGTGGCCGCTAGGAACTGTTTGTTTACATCAGTCTGAAAAATTTCAGGTAAAAAATCTACGCTTCGTACTTTTGCCATTAAATGACTCCACTGCCTGGTGCTGTTCTTAGATTGGTGCTGGTCAGGGCTTCAATCACTTCTATATTAGTTATGTCTGCTGCATTCACAAAAATTTCGTTGGGCTCAGATCTAATCTCATACAAGTCACCAAAACTTTTCTGTGTGTCAAGTGGTACTAGCACTATTGAACTAATGATAGTGCCAAGTGTTCTGTGTAAGTATCCTGCTAGTTCAGAGAAATAAAATGTATCGCCAAAGTTCCATTTGTCAATGCTGAAATAGCTGTTCATTGCTGCCACCACACTGCTCTTGATTTCACTGGTACTGGCTGTTGAGTTCTGTGCTTTGATCACTTTGATTGTGGCTCTCAGTTGTTGTGCGGCTTTGGCACCAAACAATGGTTTAAAGTTCACTGAGTTCAACACAATGTTGTCTGAAATCATTTTGTAATCTTGTAAGCCTTGGTATGCTGTTGACAATTCATCAATGGTAGGAACGTCAGGTTCTGTCACTGTACCTGTGGTGTCTTTGATCCAGTTCTGATATGCGGTATAATATGCCTGTGTAACCACGTACAGGTCAATGATGTTTGTGGTGCCAGGATCAATGCGATTGGTCAATGGCGAGTTGTGACGATACTGGAAATACAAGTTTTGTCTTCCTGCTCTTGCAATCCATCCTGACTGTTGAACCAATGTTCGTGTGCCAGCAACATTGATACTGAGTAGATAAAACAAGTTTTGAGAATAAGCATAGAACACTTGTCCTGGACTCCACTCTGATTTTACCAATTCAATGTCGTCTAATGTAGCGTAGTCTGAGTTGACTACCCCTTCTTCAACCAACAAGTAACGTTGTAAGTTGTCAAAGTCCACTGTTTGCTGGAGGAACACCCAAGGTCCTGTGCTGGGAGTAGTTGGAACTGGTCCTACAATCTCACTAAAGAAATCTGGATTATCAGGTACACCATCATTGTCTGAATCGCGGAAACTTACCAAGACCTGGAAGTCATCAACATATCCGTCACTCTCTACAGGCTGTCCAATGATATTCATGTAGATATCACTTTGCAACGGCTTGCTGTCAGTTGGTTGTGTATTCATTGCCAACACATTGATAAAGTCTTTGATAATTGTGCCAGTTCGACTGTCGTAGACCAATTGGTCATCATAGAAGAAGAAACGTGTTTGTAACACACTGCCAAAGTTATATGCAAGTCCGCGGAAAGTCACTGTGTAGTTTTGATTTTCAACCACAAACTGTGCTAGCCAACTGGCATCCTTGTTTGTGCCTGATGTATCCCCGGCATATGTTTGACTCCACGTAGCATTGGCGTTGAGATTTGTACTGGTGATCAAATACCATGTACCTGGAGGAATAGTTACACCTTGTGCTGTGACGAGTTCTGTACTGGCGTAACCAATACCAAAATTGCGGAACAATTCAATTTGATCGCCCATTTGTTGCTCTAGTGACAATGGCAAGTCTGTGATAAACACAGGAATGATGCTGTCAACCACTGCTCCTGTTGGCACAAAGTTATTGAGAGTTACTGGGCCAGTGCCTGATGGTAAGTTGCCAATACCGCCATTGTACCCGTCTCCCACGATGGCTTGTGGAGCTGCCCATATCTCAGAACTTTCTTCTGGTTTAGTAGGTGGCCCTGGTTGCAATCTGTTGTTACGATCAAAATGGTATTCTATCCCGTTGATTGTTGGGGCAGTGAATTTAATAATGCTGCCGACTTGTACGTATTTAAAAACCGTCGTGGTGCTATTACCAACCGGAATAGCATTTCCGTTGGCATTTTCAAAGTACCCAGTGGTTTCGTTGGCCAGTGTGGTACTCTGTTGCCAGGTACTTAATGCTGTGGCTGAATCTACAACGTTGACTGTGGGTCTAGGAAAGTTGGCATAATAAAATTGTTTCATTGTGGCTTTGCCCACTTGTGGTTGAGCAGAGTTAGTAACAAAGTCAGCAATTTCGTTGCGGTTGATCCACGAGAACAATACTGTGGGGAGAATATTTTGTTCCCACAACGCACCGTCACTGGAGAAAGAGTTAGTTGATGAATACTTGCCAGTATTGTCCACTAGATCCAGGTACCGGCTGGTACCAATTGAACTACGGTTTAGAGCCTTGGATTTAATAATACTATTGTAGGCAGTGTAAGGAAACAGATTGTAGTCTTCACCATTGACCATACGGTTTTGTGTGTAGTATCTGGCAGGAGCACGTTGCTTGATTGCGTCAATTGTTTCACGTGCTTGTGCATTGCTCACTGGTTGAGTGATGCCACAAGTGAATGTGATTGTTTGAATGTTACCATTGCGGTCAGTGTAACTGATTGGCAATGTAACGTTTTGCATTTCTTCAGGATTGATAATGTACTGCAATCCGTTTGATGCACGAGTATAGCAACGGAAGATACCAACTGGAATCTCTGAGAACACTCCGTCGCCAAAAACTAGAGTAATTTGGTCATTGCTACGACTGGTGGTAGAATAAATAGGACGCAATGCCACAGTTTGTTCTGCGGCTGCTGTGTATACACTTTCTACATACTGCCATTCGCGGTTGATATTGCCTAGATTGGTAAGTTCAAACAACCAACGGTCGGTGTTGTTGACGCCTTCTACATTGATGTTTACAGTGCGGTTGCTTGTGCGTTCCGCCAAGTTAAAATCTGTGTTCTGCAATGTGCCTTGCTTGAACATAAAGAAGTAGCCGGTGTTGGCAGAACTAAATCCCAATTGATCATTACGGAACAACACGTTGAAACTTGTGTTTGGAACTGGTGGTGGCTCATATAGATAGTCTCGGCCTACACTGGTGGATGTGGTGGCTTCAAATGGCATATTAACACCATCAACTGTGGCAGTATAAGGGATCACTGGCAAAAAGCCTGGCACTAGATTCACTGCATACTCAGCAGTATCCACACCTAGTATTGTTTGTTTGTTGCCTGGACGACCAACACGTTGAGTATCAACCAATGAAGCATTGATAATTGCTGTGAACTGTTCTTGCCAGTCTGGATTTGTAGGATCTGCCCAGTCAACTGTGACGTTAGATAAGTTCACTCCGTTATAGTCAACAACATTTTCTGTTGTGGTAACATTGAATACTTTTAACAGGCCTTGAGCGGCTGTGTTGCGCTTGGGACTGTAGCTTACTAGGTTAGCAAGACGCACAACAGAATCACGACGTTCTGCTGTGTCCAAATAATTCTCACGAGTATTAAGGTCAGTACGGAAAGCAAGCGATTGCCCCATAAACGCAATAATGTCTAACAGCGCAATAAATTCACTTGACTCAATGTAGTCATTGAATGTTTCTGGATAGTACAAACGTAGATAATCTACAAAACTCTTGCGTAGAGTTTCAAAATCGTAGCTTTGGAAGTCTGCTTCTCTATACGTCTGATAGATTTGCTTCCAATCTTCTACTCCAAATATTGCCGTTTGTCTAGTGGTTGTTGCCATTGTTCTGTAACCTTTGTGTCACTGAAGTATTTATGGTTACTAAAAACGGCGTAGTTATACGTAGGAGGCCACTCGTTGTTGTTGATCAAAGAATATGCTGAGAATTTCGGCGTTTTGCGTGGGCACTGCTGTGAGTTGTATCTCGATCAAGATACCATTTTCCTGTGGATAAGTTTGTATATCACTGATGTAGATGCGCGGATCACCGCCTGCTACACGTTGTATTTCTGCTTCTATTCCGTTTTGTGTTTGTGTTGTTTGTGGTTCAAACAAAAAATCCCAAATCACTGTGCCATATGCTGGGCGACCAGGCAGTTGTCCTTGACGGATATTAAATGCATTCAACAGGTCACGTTTGATCAGATCAAAGTCAGTTAATGTAAACTTTTTGTATTGTCTAATGGTGTTGAACCCAATGAATGTAGTCATGATAATATTTATATGCTTTGTAACGAGGCATTAAATCGGCGAATGTTTTCAATTTCGTTATCTAATAATTCAATCAATGCTTGAGCGTTTGCGATTGCCAATTCAGCTCGGGTACTAAGTGTTTTAGAAGTAGTTGCTACTGAAATTGCTACTGCGGCCAAACTGTCAACGACTGGAGTAATTTCGGACTTTAATGCTGTTATTCGTGCTTCTCTAGCGTCAACTGTGTCTGACAACATGGGTTCAGCAATGATAGCATTGGCCTTGGACTCAACATCACTGAGTTGCATATACAATGTTTTTAGTTCTTGTTCAGCAGCTGGGTCAGGTGTACCTTTGTTATAGTTTAAACTGGGGATCTTATCGTTTCCAACTACTCTACCAACGGCAGCATTAAGAGTTGTTCTGTTAACAGTCCCCACTGATCCAGTGATCTGTTTGATGTTCAATGTCTCGTTAGCCAGTTTCTCATCAACTAGATTTACTGCAAACGATGCATCTTTAGCTGTTTGGTTGAACTTTGACAGTAGACCCGAACTTAACGTTGATGTTTGTCCTGTTGCCCAGGCCAGAGTTGCAGTAACATCTTTGGCTGCGTTTAATGCAACTCCTCCGAGCACTGTTGCAGATAATTTATCTATAGGCAACCCCAATGATTTAACTTGATCTAATCCTGTGGTCATGAGACTCTGTTGTACTTTGCTTTGCGCTGCCGGGTTGTTTAACATATTCTGAACTTGGTTAATTCCATCTTTACCAGTCCATACCGAAGGGCTGTTCAACACACTGGTTATAGAATTTTGTCCCGTGGAAACATATTTGGCTGTCATGCCTGGCTTGATGTATCCTGCTTTTTCTAACTGCCCAACATCAAGTCCAAAATTGCCGGCACCCCCAAGATTACTCACAATTGATGATGGTTGAGCCAATAACTTACTTGCCTGAGCAAGGGTACCAGTGACCTGTGAAGGATTTAGATTTCCAATGCTAGCAAGTGCTGGTAATTCTTTAACAAAGTTTCCTGGATTTATACCAGCAGTAATTCCTGTTTTACTGAGTGCAGATGTTATTCCATTGGTTGCTTTGGAAACTGATGCTCCTATACTGCTTATACCTGAAGTCAACTGAGATTGTGCTGATTTCAACCCATCAGCCACTTGACTTGCCGCATTTAGTACGTCACCTGATTTAAATCCTGTTAGGCCGCCTGTTTTGACTTGTTTTTCAAATATAGCCTGCGCTTGTGCCTGTGTCAAAGTGCTGGGTCCAGAAATTTTAAATGTTTTTGCACTGTCGGCATCTGCTGGTGCGCCCGGCACCTGATCAATATTGAATGTAAATGTTCCCATGTTATTCTGCCTGTATTTCTACGCCTTCAGGAACAGGTTCTGCTCCTGGTGGAGGTGGTGGTTTACCTTCTTCAAGACTCAGCTTGACATCAACCCCTTCGTTGTGATAACTGTAGGGTTCGTGTGTGGGTGCTCTGCTCACAATACTTTCAAGTCCGTCTGCTAGAGTTTGCCAACCTTTACTGGTGTCAAACTCTGTGTCGTCCATGGTGGTTTTAACCACGGGCTTGGGTGCTGTTACTGAGGCTGCTGATGGCCCGTTCAAATCAATACCACCAGCTGAGAATATCAGCGTACTACCACCTTTCCAGGAACCGTTTGAACTATCTAACGCAAGTGATCCATCTGCTTTGACTCCAATGTAACTCTTGCTGTACAAGGTTAAATTTTCCTGTGCTGTAGCAGTCAAATTCATTTCTGCTTCTAATGTGATATTTTCTTTGGATTTGGCAGTGATGTTACGACCTGCATACATGTTGATATCTCGGTCGGCATGAAGATTGATATCTCCACGGGTGCGAACATTTACAGAGTTTGTGGCAAACACATCCACAGTGCCTTCAGATCCAAACTCCAACCATGTGAGTCCATTGGCATGTGTGATATAAAAGAAATCGCCCGAATCACTCATGGTAATTTGATGACCCTTGGCAGTTCGCAAACGGAACAATGCATTATCGCCGTCTTGATTACCGTCGTCCATGACCAATGTATGGCCGCCCATGCGTCCAATAACTTTGACATCTTGTGGTTTTAGTGTGCCCGCATCAATGCGATCTCTAATCTCACCTGGTTTGATACCGCCTTGGTAAATGGCAACACCTGGAGTACTGACACCAAATACTGCACTAGGCGATTCTCGTTGACAGCTACTGGCAATTGGGCCGCGCTCGGGGTCATTTATTAGACCTTGTTGGAATAGCGCGGCGGCCACAACACTGTGGACTGGCTTGGACTGTTCAAAGAAACGTGGATTGTTGATTACCCCAAGATTAGTGTCGTTGATTTCAGTTACAGGTGCTTGACTAGCATCTGCTAGATACACTTTTTGGTTTTCGTTTTGTGCCACAAAATTTGTTGCAGAGCCAATTGCAGGGATCATGTGGTTGATACCTTGTTCAGGTACTACACCAATGTAATAACCTTGATCTCGATCACCGTTGATAAAGATACAAACTACGGTGACTCCCAGATCTGGCGGTGTGAACCACATACCATAACTGTTTCTGTTGCCAGGATATGTGCCTGGACCTGTGCTGGTTCCTGACTTAGGTGTGGCGCCATAAAAACTAGGCAAATAATCCACTGTGGTCCACTTGGTTTCGTCAGTCATGTTGCCATCGTTGAAGTTGGTAATGAATACTTGTAGTCTCCCTGCTCGTGTGGGGTCAATGTTGTTCATTACTATGCCCAAAAACGGACCGTTCTCTGATGGGTATCCGCCACGGTCTAATTTATAATTCCCGGGACGTCCACGACTGCGTTGTGTATTTTCTGCCATTATAGGTCCTTAGAAGTCTTTCTCTATAGTTTGTGGATTTGAATCAGTTTGTAGTTCAGCATTGGCATCAATCATGTTTTGATCTACGCCCATTTTAGGTGGTGCTAAAAACGCATTCAAACCAATGTCTTGGCCGTCACTGCTGGTTGTAGAATTTTGTTGCGGTCCTGGTGCTGAATCATCATTGGGTGTGGTGCTGGTAATAGATGCACTGGCAGTATTAGAATTATTAACTTCTGCTTCTATCTCTGCCTTTGTCTTGCCACCAGTTTTATTTGTTGATGTGCTGTCTTCAGATCTACTGCTAGCACCATCATTGCCAACACTGTTGCTTGGTTGCGTTACTGCATTCTTCAAATTTTCAGTTGGATACAGATACAATGATCCATCAATGGTTTGTTCAAATCTACCTTGACGAAATTCTGAAGTACACTTGATTGCCTGGTACACATAGCTGTTTATAGGTTTACGTGGGCCGCCTTCTTTTCCATACGGGTTAGCAAGTCCTGTGTTTAAATTGTAGTCTTGTGGCTTTTGCCATTCAATGGAAAACATCACCTGCTGCGAATCAAAATTTATAGTGCCGTCAGGTAAAAACCCACCGTAATAAAAATTGCCAATGCCAACTCCGCTAGATACACTGCCTTGTTGTATCCATCCTGGATCACCAACAATTTTTATTTTGCCTTTGGCCAAGTCACTGGGGCTGTACAAAGACTCTGCCGCATTGGCACTGACTTCATTGGCATCTAACTCGGCACCTGATCGTGTTTGATCACTTGCAGCCTGGTAAGAATATTTTGTTAGTTCTCTCATACTACTGGTATATTTTTGTCGTAGTTTCTTAAGGTTGTTGTTGCCAGGTTCTTTACCACTTACTGTCATGTTATACAAGTGATTGAATGTGGCTTGGTAGTCAATCACATCTGTGTTTTCTCCAGTGAACCAGTAAAGATATTGTTTGTGTACTCCCAAGAACTTGGGAATAGGATAGAACTTGCTGTTGAAGTTTTGTATGATGTACGGACTGATAATGTATCTAATGGTATAAGAATAATCGTTGCGCTTGTAATCATATTTGCCAGGAATTGCTTCCATGGTAATTTCAAACCAATTTAAATTTGCAGTTGCCGGAACTTTGTTTTCAGACGAGTTGTCATCTTCTCCGTCTTTGTTTATTTTTTCTACGTTGGGAGTCTCTGAGTTTTGTATTGCTGCCTGCTTGTAGATATAACTGCTGTTGCGAATGGTCAAATCAATAGCTTGCAGTATTTGTTGACCTGCAGTTACATTGAAATTTCTTACATTGTTGTCAGTGCGTTGTCTAGCAGTGTCTTTGCTCTTGGGATCCTTGGCTGCGGCTGGAGACATAGGAGTTGCACTTTGGTTTTTTACTTTACCAGGCAAAGTAATCAATGCATCTCTAATGGCTTCAGCTCCATTGGTAAACACAATTTCGTATGTGTCTGGTACTTGATAAATTCCTTTGGCTACTAGTTCGGCCTGAAGTTCATTCATGGCACCCATAAGTCCGGCAGTGATGGTTTTCTTAGGAGTTGGCGCCGCACTGGCTTTGGCTGGGCTGGGCAGTGCTACTCCAGTTACCGAGTTTAGACCGCCAGTTGCGCTGTCTGTACGTCTTGGATCGTTTGCATTACGCCCGCCGGCTGCCGCTGCATTTTGTCTTGTTAGCCGAGCAGTTTCAGCATTGCTTTGATTGCTGTTTGTAGGAGTAGTTGTGGTACTTGCTCCGGGGTTTGACGTAGTAGTTGCACCAGTTCCGTATTTGGCCGACCCGCCAAGCAATCCGCTTACAGTTGAATCTGACAGTTCTATATCATAAGGAACAGTGCCACGTGCGGTTGTACCGGCAATCAACTGTCCCACTGGTCCACATTCAAAATCATAGCTTACCAACTTGTTGCTCACACCCCAGTTGATTTTTTTAATAATAAAAGGAATAAACTTTTCACAAATGGCATTGGGGTCACTCAGTCCGTCTTTGCCTTTGGCACCTGGTCGTATCAAGTTACCTGCTTCGTCATATCCATACCAACGTATGACCATGAGATATTGTGCGGCTGTGTAGTTAACTGCACCTGTAGAATCTCTGGGTGCTTGATCTTGTACAGCTTGGTATAATCTGTCAATTAGTGTGATGCCACCAGGTTCAATTACAGTGAACTTCATGTTGGTAACCATGTGCGCTGCATTGGTTTGCTTGCCTGGAAACTGATTTTCAACGGTGATACTTTCAATATAAAAGTCATCCGCAAAAAATGGATTACGTCCAGCATCTGGATCTTTGGCTCCAGGGGTAGCAATTGCTGACGATGTGTCTACACCCGGAGTAGGGTCTCCAGCATTCAAATTACTTGTACTGGCACTTGATAGCGCACCTTTAGCTCCCCCAACATTGGTAGGTGCTCCGCCAGATTGGAACAGCAAATTGTAGCCGTTGACTTTCTTTTGTTTGCTTTGTATTAGTGCTTGGTACTGTGCCGGTGTCATCAAATACACCGAAGCATTATATGTTGAACTAGCAAACTTGGCTAGAATATTAGGCTGAGGAACAATAGGTTGTGGATCGTTAAACCCATTGTTAGTTTTTACAGATTGTGTTTCGGGTGTTGGGGGAATATTATCGTCAACTTGCCCGTTGCCAGCAGTGGTTGGTGTGATTGGAGCACCGGTAGAACTTCCATTGGCTTCGCTGCCAATATTGGTATTAGTATCAGAATTAAGATTAAATGTTGTTGTATTTGCACCTGTGTTTGTGTTTGTGTTTGTGTTTGTATTTGCACCTGTGTTTGTGTTTGTGTTTGTGTTTGTATTTGCACCTGTGGTCACAAAACCATCACCAGTGTTTACCGGAGGAACTGGCATTGCTTGTCCAGACACTCCCTCATAGGTAGCTTGTGTGGTATTAAACGTTTTAGTAGCTTGATCAGTTCCTGCACTTGCAACTCCCACATCAGGCTGAGTGGCATTTGTAGGAGTGGTTGTTGCTGGAGGCGTTGTTACACGCCCGTCAGGACCTGCTTGCAATGGCGGCGGCTTGTTGGAATTGTTTGTTGCATCATCGTTGACTGTTTTACCAGCAGATTCTCCTGGGGTTGTTTGAATAGAATTTAGTTGTGCTTCCAGTGCTCTAATTTGCCCAGGAATAGTGGCAACTTCGGTAGTGTATCTTGCTATGATAGCCTGATTGCTTTGTAAACTTTTGTTTAATGTAGAAAGGCCATTTTGAGCAACACGATAGCGATCCTGAAGGGCGGCAATCTGTTGTTGAATTTGTGCCGAGGTAGCCATTGATTAAAACCCCAGTGATGTTTTGAGAGTGTTGAGTTTAGGCAAGTAAATTTTTACACCTGACTTAAAATCCAACGGTGGTGCTGTGAGTGTGTTAGGGTTGCGTTGATAAAATACCCACCACAAGGCAGCATCTTGGTACAAGTCAAATGCCAACAGGTCTGGTCGATACTGGTATGTTTGATTGATGATAAATTCCAGGTCATCAGTTTCTTTGGGAATAGATCGGTTGACCATGACATCCAAGAAAAACTGACTATATCCAGTTTGATAGTACGGGCTTGTTGACACATAGTTAGACATTACCAGAATCCTCCTTTGATCAACGCACCCGATGCAAATTCTTTCATGTTGAACTGTGTGCTCACTTGACTGCGTGTGTTGATTGGCAGCAGAGTAATACTGAGTTCAATCTTGGTTGGCACATAGGTTGCCTGCGAAGTGTTATTGACGTTTTGATTTATCATACCTGGAGTTGGCGGAGTTGCTGTAGCACCCACTGGGGGTTTGGTTGGTGTTCCTAACAATCGTGTTAGGCTAGCAGATCCAGCATTGGCCGCAATAGCACCTGTTCGGGCACGTTGTGTTAACAAATTTGTACCATAGTTGTTGGGTGCATTTGCTCTTATATAGTCAACATCAGGCGGTAGGCTGTAGTTAAACTGCGATACCACACACGGATGCTGATTAAACTGGTACGCACCCAGGCCACTTAGATAAGTCAGCGGGGGCGGTGCACCGCGATATGCATCTTTGGCACCGTAGAACATTTTGGTTACACTGCGGAAGAAGTGAATTACTGCTAACAAGTAGGCGGCTTCTTGTGTGTCTTGTGCGGTAAATGTAGCACGAATATTGATGTCATTCACGCGGCTGTTCTTGTAGAAGTATCCACGGAAGTTTGAGTGTGTGAGATCATACATTTCATAGTTGGCATTGTATGATGTTTCAATTGACGGAGTGTAAGGGAATATCACACCATCGGTGTCGTATAAGGGTTTTAATATGCCTGCTTCGGCACCATCTTTGCCGGCTTTGTACAGGTAGTTTGCCCCAGGTGCCAGTTGCAATCGCACACGCCAATCTGAACTGGCAGGCTGTTTGTAACGTGCTTGTAGTGTGGCTTGGTTCAGTGCATTATTTTTAGCGGCTGCAGTTTCGGCAGCATCTCGATCAGCATTGATTTGATCTTGTATAGGGCCTGTGGTTCCATCATCAGCGGCGGCACCCAGTGCTGGATCAGTTTTAGAGTCAACATTGGTGGCTTCATATTGTTCGGCACCTTCAGCAGCGGCAGCTGCCAATTCAGCATCAACTTCTTCCGGCGATAACAGCGGCGGTTCTTCTAGTGCGTTTTCATTGGCACGAACTTGTTCATCAACTCCGGCAAATTCATCTACAGCTTCTGGATCAAAGTGCTGAGGTTCTGCATTGGCGTCAATAAGATTTTGATCAACTATAGAGTTTTGAGGGTCTGCATTAGCGTCAACAAAATTCTGGTCAACTGCTTGCGGATCAAAACTTTGAGGTGCTGCATTAGCGTCAAGAAGATTCTGATCAACTGCTTGTGGATCAAAGTTTTCCGGCGCCGTGTTAGCGTCAATAAAGTTTTGATCAACTGCTGCTGGGTCTCTCGATTCAAACAGTGCCGCAGTTTCAGCTTCGGTCAATTCTGTTACGGTAACATCAGCTTCAACAAACGAATCAACTAAGTTTGGATCAGCACCATCAAACAATGCATTGGTTTCTTCTTCGCTGAGAATTGTTAATGTAGTTTCTGCCTGAACTTCTGCATTGGCGTCAAGAAAGTTCTGATCCACAGCAGTTTCTGGATCATTGTCGGCGACTACTAATGCATTGAGATTTTGGTTGTTAGCGGTGAATGCATCAGAGTTTTCTACAATTACTGCTTGATTTATTTCAACAGATGTCAGCTGGCGGTTATTGTTATCTGTTGCATTGTCAATGTTGGTCTGTGCTCGATCGATTACAGATGCATTTTCTGCAATTGTGGCCAGTTGTGCGGCATTGTTTGCTTCAAGTAATGCTCGTCGATCAGCAGGCAAGTTGTCATCTGCGAGTTCACGATTGTTCTGATCAATGATTGCTTGTGCTTGCCGTTGCTGTTCTTGTGCCTCTGCCAATGATTCTTGATTGGCCAAGATTGATCGATTGTTGGCTTGAATATTTTCTTCTGCTCGGGCAATTTCGGTTTGTGCACCAACAACATTTTGTAAATTTTGATCCTCGTCATCTGTTAATACAGTGTTTCCGGCCAAAAGTTTTGCGGCATCCTGAGCAACAGCGGATGTGTCAGGTGTTGGTACTGGATTGCCCGTGGTAGTACCACTCTGTGTCACTGATGAGTTGGTGGTTTTACCTAGTCCAGAATAATATGTACCGCCAGTTTCTTCATTGATAGCAAAGCCAGGCATCAAGTTACCATCGTCGTCATATGCAGGAAACTGACTGGGATCTGAAGAGGGCTTAACCAGTGTTTTACTTGTTGCTGGTCCGGGATCAAAAACTGATTCGCCAATGTTGGCTACAGCCGACGGTGCAGTTGTAGAAGAAGTAGTGCCTCCTACACCTAAAATATCTTTGGCTGAACTGAATAACGATCCAACCAGTTTGGCAGTTCCTGCAGGATTGGCCACTGCCATTGCCAAGGCAGTTGCACCTGCAATATCTAACAGTCCATTACTACTACTCATAGTTGGACCAGTTCCAGTGTTAGTTTGTACGTTGTATGGTTTTGCTTGTTTAACCCCAGAATCAACTGCTGGTGATACTGCTTTTCCTGTGGTTCCTGCGGCCACTGCTACCTTATTGTTGGCAGCATTTAGTGCCATTTGTGCGCTTTTGACTGTGGTGCTACTGGTAGTCACAGCATTTTGTGCCGCCGTTAATGCCGCAGTTTGTGCGGCTGTAGGAGTTCCGCCCTTGGCTGTTATAGTTGCAATTGCTTGCTGAGACGCGGCCAATGAAGCAACTGCATTGTTATATGCTCGTTGAGCTAGCACAGCGGCATTGTTTAGTTTTGGATCGACGGCCATTATTAGTTTCCTATATGTTATTTACCGGGTTTAAAATGTGGGCCGTTTATCCGTAATCGCACAAACAGGTTGACAAATGTTGTAAATATGCTACACTACATTATATTTTAGGAGTTCATACACAGTATGTCTTTATTGCCCAAGCCGGCCGCCAAGGTCAACTATCTCAACAACAGAGATATTTTAAAAGAGATTCACCACAGCAAAAACACTTACTGCTGGTACAGAGACAGAGATCTAGATCATCAGTTTGATTTAATCTTACCTAGCGTGGACAAAATAAATCAACGCACTGTGGTTGAAGCACGTAAAAACCGTGCGGACCGTATCAAACGAGAAACAGGCGAAATTATTGATCAAAAGAAGATACCCAATACAGATCTAGTGTTTCGTATCACGTGTTGGGATCATATTCCCAAGGCACCTAAGAAAATTACCAAAGCTGAAGCAAAAAAGAAAAAGCTAGAAGAAATACTGGATCTAGATGATGCGGTTGAAGATGACCCGCTAGCAGACCTAGTAGATGTGCCGGTACTGAACATGAACTATGTGCGTTTGAACTTCCCACCGTTTGAACACTATCGACTAGATGAAAATAAAAATACTTTTTTGGTTGGGCGAAGTCACTGGCAGGGCGACTTGGAAACAGGAGAGTTTTCTAGAGATCATGGCAACATGACTCGTAAACTTGCAATGATGTTTATGAAGCTGTGTGAGCGTTATGCCACACGGTCAAACTGGCGTGGCTACACCTACAACGAAGAGATGCGTGGACAGGCTCTACTACAACTCAGCCAAATTGGTCTGCAGTTTGACGAGTCAAAATCGCAGAACCCTTTTGCTTATTACACTGCGGCCATTACCAACAGCTTTACTCGTATCCTAAATATTGAGAAGAAGAATCAAAACATACGCGATGACATTTTGGAAATGAACGGATTGAATCCATCATGGACTAGACAGAATTCCGGCAAGGCAGGTATGGCAGCCATGTCCGGACCGGTTGTGTCTAGCTTGGATGAGTAGTATAATCAATAGATGAGTAATCTATTTAAAAAAGCCGCAATCTTCACAGACATCCACTTTGGTCTCAAGTCAAACAGCACATTGCACAACGAAGACTGTTTGGCTTTTGTCAAATGGGCCACTGCCAAGGCCAAGGCAGAAGGCTGTGACACTTGTCTGTTTCTAGGTGATTGGCACAACAATCGATCAAGCCTAAACATTGTCACACTAAGCTACAGTCTGCGAGCATTAGAACACATGAATGCCAACTTTGATCGTGTGTTTTTCATTCCTGGCAATCATGACTTGTATTATCGTGACAAGCGTGATATACAAAGTGTAGAATGGGCCAAACACTTGCCAAACATTGAAATATGCAACGACTGGTTCAGTGATGGCAATGTTATCATTGCTCCTTGGTTGTGTGGCGACGATCATAAACGTATTCCCAAACTAAAAGGTCAGTACATGTTTGGGCATTTTGAACTGCCTGGATACATGATGAATGCCATGGTAGAGATGCCAGATCACGGAGAGATCCGCAGGGAAGACTTCAACAACTTTGATCATGTGTTCACTGGTCACTTTCACAAACGTCAGACCAAAAAGAACATTACCTACATTGGTAACTGCTTTCCGCACAACTATGCTGATGCCGGTGACGATGATCGTGGATTGACTATTTTAGAGTGGGGGCAAGATCCGGTGTATCATGCGTGGCCCGCACAACCCAAATATCGGGTGTTAGGGTTAAGCTCGGTAATTGACAATGCTGCCACACTGCTTGCTCCTGACATGCATGTTCGTGTACAATTAGACATTGAGATCTCATACGAAGAAGCCAACTTCATTAAAGAAACATTTATCAAGCAGTATCAACTGCGAGAAATGGCATTGATTCCTAACAAGAACTCCGGGGTTGACACAGACATGGCACCCGGAGAAGTAAAGTTTGAATCTGTTGATCAAATTGTTACAGACCAACTCACCAACATTGAATCTGAATTTTACGATCCAAAACTGTTGCTAAAGATTTATCAAAACTTATGAGATTTCAAGACACACGTTTCTGGAAAAATTACAGTGAGTACACTCGTATTACACTGAACTCGTCTATGCGATCAACCGTTGATGCTGTAATTTACTGGCGGTTGTTAAATTATTTTAAGTTTAATAAGTTTTTAGAAATTGGGGTATATCAAGGATTAACTACTGGATTGATATTTGACACAACACCTACTGCTCATGTGACTGCAATTGATCCAACAGATCGGTTGGCATTATTTTATAAAAATTATCCAGAATACCAATCACAGTTTACTTTTATTAACCAACCAAGTCAAAAAGTTGAGTTAGGTGACACCATGTATGATTTTATTCTAGTCGATGGCGACCATTCCTACGAGATAGTGGTAGATGATATTTTAAAATGTTTACCAAGGCTGGACACTAGTGGGGTGTTAGCAATTGACGATTACAAACTGCCGGGGGTTGCAAAAGCAATAGAATACCTGTATAATTTAAAAACTGACTGGGTTCCATTTTTACGATCTGAACAAACTGAATTTTGGCATCATTGCAGGTGTGATCGTGGTGACTTTTTAGATTCCTTGTTCACTGATTCAATTAGTAAATTTATTTTTATTAGAAACACAGTTGACCAATATAACAATACCATATGCTCTGCAACCACACTAGGCATATTTACTGATCAAACTGAATACTTTGATATGGCCTTACAGCACTATAACATATGATCCAAATTAAAAACTTGACTGTTAAAAACTTCATGAGTGTGGGCAATGCCACACAAGGTATTGACTTTGACCGTAACGACCTTACACTTGTGCTGGGCGAAAACTTGGATCTAGGCGGTGACGGATCACGCAATGGCACAGGCAAGACCACTATCATTAATGCGTTGAGTTATGCTTTGTATGGACAAGCACTATCAAACATTCGCAAAGATAATCTTGTGAACAAAACCAACGGCAAGAATATGTTGGTTAGTCTAGACTTTGTTGTGAACGGGCAAGAATACAAGATCGAACGTGGGCGCAAACCCAATGTGTTGCGGTTTTATGTCAACAATCAAGCGCAGGTATCTACAGACGAAGCGCAAGGCGATAGTCGAGAAACACAAGATGCAATTGAACGGATTATGAATATGAGTCATGACATGTTCAAACATGTGCTGGCGCTAAACACTTACACCGAACCGTTCTTGAGTTTAAAAGCCAATGACCAGCGCAACATAATCGAGCAGTTGTTGGGTATCACTTTGCTGAGTGAACGTGCAGATGCCATCAAAGAACTTAATCGACAGACCAAAGATGGCATCAGTCAAGAAGAATTTCGTATTCGTGCTGTGCAAGAAGCCAACAAACGCATCGAAGAACAGATTGAAAGTTTGAAACGCAGACAAGTACTCTGGCAGAAGAAGTACGATAGTGATGTAGCATATCTCGTGGCACAATATGATGATCTAGACAAGATTGATATTGAAGTAGAATTACTAGCTCACAAAGATCTGGCCTTGTGGACCACAAGAAAACAACAACAAGATGCGTATACTGCACTTGTTGGTCGCCAAACTGCTTGGAAGCAAAAACAACAAAAAGATATCAGTGAGTTGGAATCAGGTTACAACAATCTCAGTCACATTGACATTACTGCAGAACTACAAGCACATGCGGACTTGGCTGCTCACACACAACAAGCCAAGGACATTGCTGACCTTGAAAAACTCATTGCTAGATGTGTTACCGACGAGGCAAAAGAACAGAAAACAATTGATAAGCTCAAAACCGAAATTGATGAATTAAAAAATCACAAGTGTTATGCTTGTGGGCAAGACTTTCACGACGCCAATCATGAAACAGTGCTAGCAACAAAAGAAAAGGCTCTACAAGAAGCCGCACTGCAAGCATTGAGTACCAATGGTCAGTGGATAGAAAATACAGATGCATTGGCTGCATTAGGTGTGCTAGGTACCAAACCCACCACACACTACCGTACAGAAACAGAAGCAATTCGACATTCAAGTGAACTAGAAAATATTCAACACAAGATTGATGCCAAACGTGCAGAAACAGATCCCTATGCTGAACAACTAGCAGAACATGCCCTTGTAGAAGTCGGCACACAACCTGTTACACATTACGACACAGAGGCTCAAGCTGTTGAGCACCGCAGTCGTATGAACACATTGCTGACACAGATTGCTACCAAAGGTGAAGAGAAGGATCCTTACACAGAACAGATTGTTGAAATGCAACAACAAGCATTGCAGACTGTGAGTTACGATACACTCAACGATCTTACCAGATTGCAAGATCATCAAGACTTCTTGCTCAAACTATTGACATCAAAAGATTCATTTGTGCGCAAGAAAATTATTGATCAGAACTTGAGTTACCTGAACGCACGACTCACACACTATCTAGATCGCATTGGATTGCCACACACTGTGAAGTTCCAGAACGATCTAAGTGTAAGCATTGAAGAACTGGGTCGTGAACTAGATTTTGATAACTTATCACGTGGTGAACGCAATCGATTAATCTTGAGTATGTCATGGGCCTTCCGTGACGTATGGGAAAGTCTGTACTCACCAATCAACTTGTTGTTTATTGACGAGTTAATTGACAACGGTCTAGACACACAAGGCGTAGAAAATGCCCTGGCTTTGCTGAAGAAGATGAGTCGCGAACGCCACAAGAGTATCTGGCTTGTAAGCCATAGAGACGAGCTTGCAGGGCGTGTGGAAAACATTCTCAAAGTTGTAAAAGAGAATGGCTTTACCAGCTACAACACCGACATAGAACTGGCATAATGTTAGCTACTTGGCACTTTCACATTGAGATCTCCAGCAAGTGTACCTTGCAGTGTCCTCGTTGTGCTCGTCAAGAAGTACCCAACAGTCTTGTGAATACAGAACTAGACCTAGAATTTTTTAAACGTAATTTTACTCCAGAGTTTATCAAAAACAATGTAGAGAAGATTACGTTTTGTGGCGACGATGGTGATCCTATATATGCACATGATCTAATTCCTGTTATAGAATATATCAAAAGCGTCAAACCTGTTGAGTTTGTGATTGTCACCAATGGATCGCATAAAAAAACTGCATGGTGGACAGAACTAGGCCAATCTCTAGATTCCAGCGACAGTGTGCATTTTAGTGTAGACGGATATGACAATGACAGCAATAACCTGTATCGTGTCAACAGTGATTATGATAGTGTTGTTGATGGCATAAAAACTTTGCGAGCATCAAGCGATTGCAAGATTGTGTGGGCCGCTATTGCTTTCAAATTCAACGAAGAACAATTAGACTCCATGAAAGAGTTTGCACAATCTATAGGTGTTGACCGGTTCCAGTTAACCAAGAGTACCAAATTTGGCAGTGTGTATCCTTCATATGGCATAAACGATCCATTGCAACCCAGTGTAAAATACATTAGCAGTACTCACCGATTTGAACGTGAGGCAACGGTGTTTACAGATACAGGATCCCAAGACTCTGTATCCCAGACAAACATACAATTATTCAAACAAACAACAAGTCGCAATGGTATTACTCCATTGTGCATGATAGGCAACAAAGGACTGTACATTGATGCCCGCGGCAGGTTATTTCCCTGCTGTTGGGTAGCTAACCGATACAATCACAATTCAGACTGGCAACAACAGGCAACAAACTTTGATTTACACAACAAAACATTAATCAATGTACTTGCAGATACATTTTGGTCTACAGAATTTCAAACATTCAAGTGGCAAGAATGCCAAAGCAAGTGCAAAACTTCAGTAGTAGACGAGAAATACGCAACTTCTTGGTAACGGAGATAACTATACAGCAAGGATAAATCGCATACAACACATGACATGGCTATATCAAGATACCCCAATTGAGATGTTGCCCGATGAGTGTGTTGGATTTGTTTACTTGATTACAAATAATCTCACTGGACGCAAGTACATAGGCAAAAAATTAGCAAAATTTAGCAAAACAACATACAAGACAGTTAAGCAAAAGAATGGCATCAAGAAGAAGAAAAAGATACGATCAAAGGTCGACTCAGACTGGAGAGAGTACTATGGGTCAAGCCCAGAATTAACTTCAGACGTAATCAAACTAGGCACCGAAAACTTTACCAGAGAAATACTTTTTTATTGCAACTCTAAATCGGAATGTAGTTACATTGAAGCAAGAGAACAATTTGCAAGAAGAGTATTAGAATCACAAGATTATTACAATGGCCACATACAAGTGCGTGTGCATGGCAGTCATATTATAGGCAAATTATGACCAAACTTGATTGGAACCGACAACCTTGGATCAGTACAATGAACTCAGAGTACTGGACAAATCCAAAGACCGGGTTTGACAAGGCTTGGCACGAGCAACAAAAACACAAAAAAGCACAGACAGAGAAAGAAAAGCAGTTTTTAGGCATACATGCAACACACGAGTTAGATCGCATTCAGCTAGAGTACGGTCCTCATGCAGGCAAACTTATTTGTAAAACTTGTAAAAATAAATTTCTAAAGTGGCTTCCAAAGGAAGCATTTTAATCTAACACTGAAGGTTAGCGGGCCAGTTTGTAATACCGCTGTGGAAAAACCGGGGAATAACCGGACACGTAACATATTGAAGCACTCCCGTCAGTAGATCTGACTATCCTGAAAAATTGGAAGTGAGTCTGAGAGCAGAACCCTACGCTCAACGCTTTGATATAGTATGAATGTTAGCATACGAGAACACCGGCTATAAAAACTTAAACACTAGGAACGAGGTTTAAGGTAGCAAGAGATTGCAATGTCGACGTAGGTTGGGAAAGGTCAGAGCCCAGTAGCACACGGTGTATAAAAATACCTACTTCCAATGTCGTGGCTGTGACAACTCACATGAAGACAAAAACGGAACCGCGCAAAACGGTTCCGTCTGACTAAAACAATCTACATGAATACTTAATCGCTTCGCTCTTGAATTAAAAAAACATTGACGAGCAAAGCGAGTCAATAGAACTTCGTAGAAGTTCTTAAACAGTTACTCCAAGTTCAAGTAGTTTAGCAATAAAGAACTTTTCTCCATTGGATACAGATTGTTTCCAAGAGTCATGAGCTTGATCATCTGCTTGATCAGTAATGTATTTGAAGCAACGGAATTTGACCTTGTACCGTAAACATGCCTTGGCAATTGCATATGCCTCCATATCAACTACGTCTGCAGGTATGTCAAGTTTGGGATTCATCACAAAGTTATCTCCGGTACTGCATGTGAGTCCATTGGTACCTGTGCTCAGTATGATATCATCTTCAAATGGAGTTTGTCCGTCTGCACATCCCATGGCCTGACACGTGATATCTCTTTGTACAAATTGAGTACATTCATGTAGACCGGGACCAGCAGTAATACCACCTGCTGTGCCTATATTGATAATGCGATCTGGTTGATAACGTTCGATCACTTGTGCGGCAGTTAATGCCGCATTGACCTTGCCAACCCCGGTATAGAACACATTCATCATGTGTCGTAGGTTAGGAGCCTCGCTGGGCAAGGCTATCAAGATCACAGTTTTCATACAAAGGTATCTGGCCAATCACGGAACAATGCGTGTTGAATTGTTCCTGACACAAATTGATTGAAACTTTTGTGTTTGACTTCTAGTTCACCTGCAAGAGGTGCAACACGTTTGAATGCCAAGTCCATTTGGCCCATGTCTTTGAACTCCATCAAGATCATCCATTCTGGCATGTTGGCAATACTTCTAAAGCCCATCTTGCATCTGGTAATGCGATAGTCTTCTAGTTTGCCTTCTGATTTCAAATGATCAAAGAAACTCTTCATGCCGTTAACCCAGTCCAAGTCTGAGATGTCGCCTTCTTTATCTGCCCAAATTGTGTAAATGTCCATTATAGTGGTCCTAGTATTTCAAAACCTTCAAGGTCCTGTTTATACAGATGTGCCTGATCCAAGTACAGGTACTGGAATCCGCGCTCTCTGTAGATTGCACATTCTGTTTGTAAGCTCGTAATACCCAACCGTAGTCGGGGCTTGCGATAGTTCCAAGCAAATTGTGCGGCTAATAAATTTTTGTCGTCGTAACGTTTCATTATTGAAAACGCTGCCAGTTCGCCGTTGTCTCGGTATCCTATTAGATCCACACCTGGTTCTGTAAATTGGCTGTCAAACAACGGCATCACACTGGCAAAGTGTTTGTAGGTACAATAGGTTCTGTATATGTCCTGTAGTTCTGCAATATTGGGCTGAGTGATATAAAACCAGTCAACTGTGGGTTTGTATGTTGTTTTTTCCAAATTGATTCTAGCAAACTGATAGGTCATGTTCTTGGGTCTTTTCTATGTTGAAATAAGCCAGTGAGATACTCTTCGGGCCAGGTGTCATAAAATCCTCGCTTGGCCATTAACTGTGCTTTTGAATCAAGATCGCTCAGACTTTGTACTAATGCAAGCGCATATGTACCTTGATTCATACAGATTCCGTTGACAATTTCAACATCGTTGGGATGATCTTCAAGTGTTAACAAATCTGCATTTAACAAAAAATCTCTGTTGGCCTGATCTAAGCTACTTGCAAACAGGTCGTGTGGCCATTCTTTAGGATCATATGCATACACAATAACTTCTTTGTCGCCCATGCCATACCGGGCACGATTTTTAAGATCAAAGTAAGGATCAGCACCAATGAACACATCGTAGCTGTTTTTGAGTCTTGAGCTACGAGCATATGGGCAAGGAGGGAAGTTGCCCAGGGCAGGATGCGGAACTTCTACAAAGTTCACAATCCACTGCTCAATATCTCGTTTAACTTGATCTATATCCATTAGAAGAACGGTAGTTTGCTGTTTTTAGTTGTTTCAAGATTGTCTTTGATTAACTCACTGATCATCTGACGTTCATGATGACTCATGTTCATAACATCATCATAACTGGCTCCGCCACGCATGTACCACGACATTTTTAAGCCTTGACGTCTTAGGTCACTGGCCTCCTGGTCCATCCTGTCTACCATAGCAGAAATCTGCTCAGCTGACGAAATCAGGAGGCGGTTTCGAAAAAACTTGCTTGATCCAAATTCATTGATTGTTCATAGTTGTTATTACAAGCCGAACAGGTTATTTTGATAGGTGCCAGTTCGCTAGCAGATCTAAGTTCAATCACACGATCTCGTATTTTGCTAAACAAGTTACGATCGCAGTTGTTTAGAAATTCATGAATAAATTCTGGTTCAGTTACCAGGGCTTGCGGAGTTCTAATACTGGCAATGTTAAATTTCATGGCATCAATAGTTAGCTCGGTGATGTGTTTTAATGCCGCATTGAGCTTGGCAATTTTTTCATCATCGGACAAATCTGATCCAGGGATGGCACGAATCATGCGCTGTTCTTCAAACTGCATTTGATTGGTATCGTTTTGATCTTTGTAGGTCACTGGATGAAATGCTATTTCTAAATCTCTGTGTTTGATAGTATTTGAGTAGTCCGGGGCTGAAATTTGGTCTAGTATGTTGCGCAAATCGATATCGTATTGATCTTCGTTTTGACATTTTGGGCAAGTGGTGCTGATGCCCATGTTGTGTCCGTAACTGGCAATACGAATAGCAACCAAAATAGCATTGATGTCAACATTGGGGGCTAGCCATGCATTTTTAATAGCAGGAATACAGCTCTGGATTACAGAAATCACAGCTTGACCGTTGAACAAGGCATCTGGTGTGCGGTAAGTGATTTCGTCAATGGCAGTCATGGGAAGCACTGGCAATTCTTTGTTTTGCGGCATAGCAAGAGTGTCCGGTGCCCAGTATTCGCCACCAGAAGGCAGTCTCAAGTAAATTGCAGGTTGTCTAAAAAATTGTCTTAAGGGGTTAGCAGTTTGGGTCATTTTGCACCTATAAATATACTTCTACTTATAGGTAATACACCATGGCCGACACAAATGCACAGATGGAAGAACTCGCTCGAATACTTGAAGAAGTAAATCGAGAAATGGCTTACTACGGCAAAATAACCAAAGAAACTGCTGACGCTAAGTTTGATGCTGAGGTCAAGGCCAAGACTGGTCTTAACAATGCCACCAAAGGTATGGCCGCATTGGGCGAAGGACTTACTGCTGTAGCTGGTGCGGCATTCGGTGCTGGTAAAGCCATGGCTGATGGCAAAAAAGGTGCATCAGCATTCAATGAAAGTGTTGATGACATGGCCAAAGCAGCGGCTGCTGCCGGTGCTGTGTTGACCTTGATGATTCCTGGTGGACCACTGATCAAGTTGTTCTTTGCCGGTGTAACTGCGGCTGTTGGTGCTGTTGCTGCCTATACCAAAGCAACCAACACCATGGCAGATCAGCTGTACAAAACGTACTCGGGTCTCAGCAAATCTGGCGGTGCTGCCAGTGATGGAATGTCAGGGGTACTAAAAGCCAGTAATCAACTGGGCTTGAGCATGGAGGAAATGGACGGCTTTGTTGGGCAAATCACTGCCAACAGCAAAGACCTGGCATTGTTCTCTGGTTCAGTATTTGAAGGTCGACAAAAACTAGGCGACATGGGCGATGCCCTACGTGGCAGTAGACAAGACTTTTTAAAAATGGGCATGAGCATGACTGACGTGTCTGATGGCATGTTGGGTTACTTGAAAATACAAACTCGTTTGGGACAGAGTCAAAACAAAACCACAGCGGAACTTGCTGATGGTGCCAAAAAATATCTATTTGAACAAGATGCCCTAGCCAAGCTCACAGGACAAAATCGAAAGGAAATGGAAGATCAGCGTGAACGTGCCTTGCAAGGTGAGCAGTTTGCAGCCAAGATACGTGAACTTCAGATGAACAATCAAAAAGAAGCAGCCGAAGATCTGCTGAAAATGAATGCCCTCTACGAAAAAGCAGGACCCAAATTGGCTGCTGCCTTCCAAGCATCAGTGACAGGCAACCTAAGCAATGCAGATGCACAAGAAGCCAACTTGGCCAGTAACGGAGCCATGCTTGAGACCACACAAAAAGTCATTGCTCGTCAGATGAGTTACACTGATGCAGTTGATGCTACAGGTAAAGCCATGGGTCAGACTGCTGACAGCGTAGGCGTAGTACTAGGGCAGTTTGGTGCATACGGCGAAAGTTTTGGACCTTTGCACGAGCAATTGAAACTAGCGCAAATGGCTCAAAATGGCATTACTGAATCCATGGCCAGGATCAAAGAAGATCAGAAAAAGGTATTAGAAGGTGGTGCTGACAAGTTGCTGGAAAATCAAGCCAAGTTGATTGACACACAGATCAATGCCAACGAAGCATTTAAAACATTTATTAGCAACGGCATTGAACCAGCACAAAAAGCCATGATAGCATTGGCTGAAGCAACAGTAAAAGCTGGAGGTTTCCTTTCTGAAATGACAGGCAGCAAAGGACTTATACAGCGCACAATAGACATGATCAATGCCAAGGACTCAAAAGAACTGGCCAAAGTAGGCGGCAACGAAACATTTGGTGAACTTGCAGGCGGTGCAGGCGGTGGTATAGCAGCCGGTATGGTTGCTGGTGGCTTGGTGGGATCTATTGTGCCTGTGGTAGGCACAGCAATTGGCGCAGCCATTGGCGGTGCACTGGGTGCCTGGGGCGGATCAAAAATTGGCGGAACCATTGGCAAGTATGTTGACGATACTACCAAGGAAGAAGCCGACAAATCAAAAGGTAAACCGATTGAAAAACGTGCCGGTGGCGGCCCAGTTGACGCAAAAACGCCATATCTAATTGGTGAAAACGGTCCAGAGCTGTTTGTGCCATCTGCTGGCGGAGATGTTATATCTAACTCGGCCATGAAAACATTGGGTAATGCAACTAGCGCAATGCCATCACCAATGGGCAAGATGCCCAACGCAATGCCAACACCACCAGACATGTTTAAAGATACTGAACATTCTTTTGATAAAATATTATCAACAGTCAATGTGGCATCAAAATCAATGACTGCAGGGTATCGAGAGTTAGATAGCTCGTTTGACGACATACTATCAACAGTTAATGTAGTATCAAAATCAATGACCACCGGGTATCGAGAGTTAGATAGCTCGTTTGGTGAAATTGCCAAAGACTCGTTAAAAATTGAAAAACTCACTGACAGTGATACAAAACGTGCAGAAAAATACAGTATAGCCTACAAGAGTTATGTAGATTTAAAAACTCAATTGATGGATCTTGAGATCCCAGACCTTAAAACACAGATTGATCTATTACAACAAAAAGCACTGCAAACTAGCACTACTACCGCTGGTGCAACAGCTTCACAAAGTGCTTTGCCCGCAACTGGTTCAGGGTTAAAATTACCAGCTGCCGGAAACATGCCTAGCATGGGAGGTGGTCAAGGTATACAGGGCGGTGTAGCATCGCAAAATGATCTTACTAAACTGGGATTAAAACTCAAGACTGGTGATGTACAGGCCGAAGGTGCTAAAATTGATCCTAAACTCATTGAGATGGCACAGCAAGTGCAAGCCAACATGCCTAACTTTGGGTACTTCTCAGGGTTCAACGACAAGTTCCATCAGGAAAAATCTCCAAGCAGTAGTCACACCACAGGGCGTGCCATGGACTTTGCATTATCAAAAGAACCCAGCAAAGAAGAAGGGCAAGAAATTGTCAAGTGGCTCAAGAGCATGGGTGCCAGCGTGGCCATTGACGAATACAACAACCCCAGTTCAAAAGCCACTGCCGGACACATTCATGCTCAGATAGCAGGATATGCAGATGGTGGTGTCGCTTCAACACCACAAATTGCCATGGTAGCAGAAAAAGGACCAGAAGCCATGATTCCCTTGGTAAACGGTGCCATTCCGATCAATCTAAAAATGGGTCCGCCGCCAGAAGATGATCACATGAGCAAGATATTTGAAGCAGGATTTGGAGAACTGTCGGCTCAGTTTGCCAAACTAACTGACATAGACTTGTTAAAATCCACTATATCTGATTTTAAAAATGGACAATTTGGCCTGGAAGATGCAAAGGAATTGCTGAAATCAAACTCAACAGAAGCAAAGACAGCACTGGATGATGGTGCACAGAGATACGAAAGAATGCTGGCCGAAGCCCTGGAAAAACAGGCGGCCCAACAAGCAGACCAGTCAGCTAGAATGATTGATGCGCTGTCTGAAATGATACGAACACAAAAAGACAGCAACAGTATCCAAGAACGAATACTGCAAACTTCCATGTAAACACGGTAAATAACTCACTATGGCAGAAAAACAATCCCCCGGCTGGAAAAAATATTTCAAAGTGGCAGACACCACAGGTCAATTAGGACCCATCTCCGGCCGCTATGCTGATGGATATCCTCAGTATGGCAAGAACAACGGCACAGACAATTACCCTGCAGACATGGTTTATCGTAACTATGCCAGCCGATTGCCAGAAGTGTATTCAGGTCATCCCAATCGTATTGAGCGTTATAATCAGTACGAAAACATGGACATGGACTCAGAGATCAATGCCTGCTTGGACATTATTGCTGAGTTTTCTACTCAGCCAAACGAAACAAACGGCACACCATTTGAAGTAAAATATTCTGACACTCCTACTGATCATGAAATTGATATTATCCGCAAGCAGTTGCAACAGTGGGTGAAACTGAACAAACTGGATCAACGTATCTTCAAGCTATTCCGTAACACTGTGAAGTACGGGGATCAAATCTTTGTGCGTGATCCAGAAACATTTGAAATGATGTGGGTAGACATGACCAAGGTGGCTCGTGTGATTGTGAATGAAAGTGAAGGAAAACGTCCTGAACAGTATGTAATTCGCGATATCAACCCCAATTTTCAAAACATGACTGTGGCAGCCAAGACTACCACAGACTACATGACTAACCCTGTTACAGGCTCAGTATCTGGTTCCAGTAACTACACCATGCCCAATGGTGGCACAGGTGGTGGCGTGGGCAACAGCCGTTTCATGCAGGCCATGAACGAAGTTTGTTTGGATGCCAAGCACGTGGTGCACATGAGCTTGAACGAAGGACTTGATGTGTTTTGGCCATTTGGCAAAAGCATCTTGGAAAACATCTACAAAGTGTTCAAGCAGAAGGAATTGCTGGAAGACTCAATTCTTATCTATCGTGTGAGTCGTGCTCCAGAGCGTAGAATCTTCAAGATTGACGTGGGCAACATGCCCAGTCACTTGGCCATGCAGTTTGTGGAACGCATCAAGAACGAAATGCACCAGCGTAGAATTCCCACTGTAACAGGCGGCGGCCAAAACATGATGGATGCCAGTTACAACCCACTCAGTATCAATGAAGACTACTTCTTCCCACAAACAGCAGACGGTCGCGGATCAAGTGTAGACACCCTGCCAGGTGGACAGAACCTGGGCGAAATTGACGACTTGAAGTACTTTAACAACAAAATGGCCCGTGGCTTGCGTGTGCCTTCAAGCTATTTGCCCACAGGTCCTGACGATTCGGGCAAGACATTTGACGATGGCAAAGTAGGCACAGCACTCATACAAGAGTACAGATTCAACCAGTATTGCGAACGTTTGCAAGCATTGATCTGTCAAAAGCTAGACGACGAATTCAAAATGTTCATGAAATGGCGTGGGTTTAACATAGACTCTAGCCTGTTCAACATCAAGTTTAATGCACCTCAAAACTTTGCAAGTTACCGTCAAAGCGAACTGGACAACACACGTATTCAAGCATTTACCAGCTTAGAACCCTTGCCATACATGTCAAAACGTTTTATGCTAGAACGCTTCCTGGGCTTGACCGAAGACGAAATCAAGAAGAACGAAGAGTTATGGCGTGAAGAACGTGACGACCCAGAAATGAAAGCTGCCACAGGACAAGACCTGCGTTCAGTAGGCATCACTCCTGGTGCACTAGAAACTGACATCCAAACAGGTGAAGATATTGGACAAATGACTCCAGCAGGCCCTGGCGGTATGCCTGGTGCGGCTGTTCCTCCTGCCCCAGGCGGCCCAGGCGGTGCCGCACCTCCACCAGTATAAATAGTATCATGTTACTAACAGAATTTTGGCACAAAGAACCTGAAGCATATCAGGACACCGCACAAGACAACAGTCAACCGCAAACGGGCGACCTGCGCAAGAGTCGCCTAACCTTGCGTCAGTTAAACAAACTGCGCAAAATGAACGATGTACGAACCTACGAGTACAAAGAAAAAATCAAACTAGTGCGTCAACAATACGCACCGCCTCCAGCACCACCAATGTAATAAAAATTACATTTATGGCTGTTTTGACCCCATAAACCACCTATATTTCTTCCTGTGTGTAAATAACAGCACACTTTACCTATAGGAGTTTCCATATGAACCGTTTTGAACAATTGATTGAATATGTGATCAATGATGACGAGCAAAAAGCTCGCGAACTATTCCACGACATTGTTGTGGAAAAAAGCCGCCAGATCTACGAAGACATCATGGCTGAAGAAGCCGAAGAAGAACTCGAAGAAGGCGCAGAAGAAGAACTTGAAGAATCTGAAGAAGATCTTGAAGAAATGGACATGGGCGGCGACGCCAGCAACGACCTGATCGACGATGTTGAGATGGAAGAAGAAAGCGACATGAACATGGAAGCCGAAGGCGACGAAGAAGATTTTGGCGATGAGCATGACGAGCCAGACATGGACAACATGGGTGGTGCAAGCGACATGGATGCTGACAATTCTGAACCAGCTACCAAAGACGACATCATGAATTTAGAAGACAAACTGGACCAGTTGATGGCCGAGTTTGAAGACCTAATGGGTGGCGACGACGAAGGCAATGGCGACATGATGGGTCCAGACGAAGGCGGCGACGCTCTTGAAATGGACGACACAGAAGAAATGGGCATGATGGAAGCTCTTGAACTGAAAGCAGCTCCAAAGCCAGTGACTTCCGAAGAAGGCAACACAAACAAAAAGTCTACAGTGGCAGCCAACTCAGGCGCACGTGGTGCAATGGCCAAGCCAGTACACACAGGTGCTGACGGCGGTGGACACCATGACTCTAGTGCTTACAAAAACACAGTGAAAGAACTTGGCGTGACACCCACACAAGATGCAGGTAAGAAGGCATTTAAATCAGCAGCTCCTGCTCCTGTTAAAACACAAGCTTCAGGTGTGAACATTAGAAGCCCACTGCCACGTAACTAAGCAATGAAAACACTAAGAGAACAGCTTACCTTTAATCAGGCCAACATCCAAGTGTTGGAGGAATCCGACATGACTGGGGGCAAGCATCTCTATCTTAAAGGCATTTGTATTGAAGGCAACAAGCGCAATGCAAATGAACGTGTCTATCCTTTACACGAAATAACCAAGGCAGTTAACACAATTAATCAACAGATTAAAGAAGGTAACTCTGTTTTAGGTGAAGTGGATCACCCAGATGATTTGAAAATCAACCTGGATCGTGTGTGCCACAGCGTTGAAGGCATGTGGATGGATGGAGACGCCGGATGTGGTAAACTTAAAATTTTGCCAACTCCAATGGGAGAATTGATCAAGACGTTGCTACAATCTGGTGTTAGACTAGGTGTATCAAGCCGTGGAAGCGGCAACGTTGATGACAGAACAGGACATGTAAGTGACTTTGAAATTGTCACTATAGATGTGGTTGCACAACCCAGTGCTCCGAATGCTTATCCCAAAGCAATTTACGAAGGACTCATGAACATGAAGTACGGACATAGATTGCTGGAAGTGGCTCGTGAATCTGGGCAAGACAACAAAGTGCAGAGATACCTCAAGGATGAAGTTAAAAAGCTCATCCGGGATCTCAAAATATAAGGAGAACCAGGCATGTTAGATGCTATCAAACCATTGCTAGATAGTGACCTGATCACCGAGGAAACTCGCATGGAGATTAACGAAGCGTGGGAAACCAAGCTAAGTGAAGCTCGTGAACAGGCTCGTGTAGAACTCAGAGAAGAGTTTGCACAACGCTACGAGCACGACAAGTCAGTAATGGTGGAAGCCCTTGACAAAATGGTAACAGAAGGTCTCGCCGCAGAGATTCAAGCCGTGGCTGCTGAAAAGCAAGCATTGGCCGAAGATCGAGTGCGTTTCCAACGCAAGATGAACGAATCAGCAACGAAGTTTAACGGCTTCTTGGTTAGTAAACTTGCAGAAGAAATTGGCGAATTGCGTCGAGATCGTAAAATGCACACAGAAGGTCTAGCCAAGCTAGAAAACTTCATGGTGCATGCATTGGCTCGTGAGATCCAGGAGTTTGCCGCAGACAAACGTGACGTAGTGGAAACCAAAGTCCGCCTCGTTCGTGAAGCCCGTGCCAAACTTGAAGGATTGAAAGCACGTTTCGTAAAAGAAAGTGCAGACAAAATGAGTCAAGCTGTTAGCCGTCACTTGAAGGCTGAACTTACACAATTGCAAGAAGACATCAAAGTTGCTCGTGAGAACAATTTTGGTCGTCGTATCTTTGAAGCGTATGCAAGCGAATTTGGTGCTACTCACCTGAATGAGAAAGCCGAAGTGCGCAAGTTATACTCTGCATTGCAGAACAAAGACAAGCAATTGGCGGAAGCCATCAAACTCACACAAAAGGCGAAAGTCGTTGTGGAGTCAAAAGAACGCGAACTGCGTATGATCAAAGAATCCAACGAGCGTGACAGCACGATGGAAATGTTGCTCTCTCCCTTGAACCGGGAAAAGCGAGATGTCATGCGTAATTTGCTCGAAAGCGTCCAGACAAATCGTCTGAAAAACGCATTCGAAAAGTATCTACCAGCAGTGTTGGAAGACCGATCAGTGAAAGCCTCAAAAGTGATCACAGAGACAGTTTCCTCAGTTACCGGTGATAAGACTGTTCCTACCCAAAACGTTGATCAAGAAGATCGCAGCAATGTGATTGACCTCAAGCGTCTGGCTGGACTGTAATTTAAATTTTTAGGAGACTTAAATGTCAGAACCATTGTTAGAAAGTCGCTGGGGCGAAACCAAAGAAGCATTGCTCGAAGGTTTGAACGGTACCCGTCGCAATTCCATGAGTGTGATCCTTGAGAACACACGCAAGTACTTGAAAGAAAATGCATCCGCAGGTTCCACAAGTTCCGGCAACATTGCCACATTGAACCGCGTGATTCTTCCCGTGATTCGACGTGTTATGCCAACCGTTATTGCTAACGAGTTGGTTGGTGTTCAGCCAATGACTGGTCCAGTTGGTCAGATCCATACTCTGCGTGTACGTTATGCACAGAGCTTGACTGATACATCAGCAGCCGCAACCAGCGTCACAGCTGGCCAAGAAGCCCTGAGCCCATTCACTATTGCTACTGCATACTCTACAGTACCAAGAGACACAGCTACAGCTACATCATATACTGGTAACAACACAGCAGTGATGGAAGGCAACGGCGGTAAGCAAATTTCCGTCCAAATCTTGAAGCAAGCTGTTGAAGCCAAGACTCGCAAATTGCAAGCTCGTTGGACATTTGAATCTGCACAAGACGCACAAGCCATGCACGGTATTGACGTTGAAGCAGAAATCATGGCTGCTTTGGCTCAAGAGATCACAGCTGAGATTGACCAAGAGATCTTGTTATCTCTACGTAGTCTGGCTGCTACTGAGTTCACATACAACCAAGCTACTGTATCAGGTACAGCCACATTTGTTGGTGACGAACATGCCGCATTGGCTGTTTTGATCAACCGTGTTGCTAACTTGATCGCCCAACGTACACGTCGTGGCGCTGGTAACTACGCTGTTGTATCTAGTGCCGCATTGACAGTGTTGCAATCTGCAACTACTAGCGCATTTGCACGTACTACAGAAGGTACTTTTGAAGCTCCTACAAACACCAAGTTTGTGGGTACATTGAACGGCGCTATGCGTGTGTTCGTTGACTCTTATGCCAGTGACACAACACCTGTGTTGGTTGGTTATAAGGGCTCTTCAGAAGCTGACGCTCCTGCATTCTACTGCCCATACATTCCATTGATGAGCAGTGGTGTTGTGTTGGATCCATCAACATTCGAACCAGTCGTGAGCTTCATGACGAGATATGGTTACATAGAATTGACAAACACCGCATCGAGTTTTGGTAATGCGGGCGATTATGTTGGCGAGATCGCCGTGAGTAATTTGTCTTTCAGTTAATCACTGCAAGGCTTCCTCAAAGCACCAAAAAGCACCTTCGGGTGCTTTTTTGTTGACAAAAATATCTAAAAATGTTATTGTTATTAGCAGAAATAGCACTCTCAAACTAAATAACAATATGAAACCTTATACCTATCTAATTAAACATCGACCAACAGGCAAAATCTATTATGGCTATCGTTCTGCTAACAAAGTAGACCCACAAGAGGATTTATGGAAACATTACTTTACAAGTAGTCCGGGAGTACAAAAGCTGATTGAAGAAACCGGGACCGATAGCTTTGATGTAGAAATACGCAGGACATTTGAAACCAAAGAACAGGCAAGTAATTGGGAAACAAGAGTTCTCAAACGCTGTCGAGTATTAGAAGATGACCGCTGGATAAATCAAAATGTAGCTGGATACATTGTACCAACAGAAGAAAGCAGAAAGAAGATTAGCGAGTATCACAAAGATAAACCTAAGAGTGAAGAACATAAACTGAATTTAAGCAAATCTCAAAAAGGAAAACCCAAGATAAACAGCAAAAATCAGACGCCTGAATATAGAGCACTGATGTCTAAACTTAAATCTGGACCAAACAACCCAATGTATGGCAAAGGGTGTACCGAAGAAAGAGCTAGAAAAATAAGTGAAGCCAATAAAGGACGCAACGCACCTAACAAAGGTGTGCCCATGAGCGAAGAACAAAAACAAAAACTCAGTCAAAGAATGAAAGGGCGTAAAGTTGATCCTGAAGTGCTAGCCCGCAGAGTAGCATCTCAAACTGGTCAAACCCGACCCAAGCTGTACTGTGCTCACTGCAAGCGAAACATAGCTCAAGGTTGGTTCCACCGACACGGTGATAACTGTAGCAGTCAACCCACAGCCTGACCACTTGACTCCGGCTTTTTCCAGGCCCTACGCCCAGTCACACAGTGGCCAGCGATAAATAAAAAAGCTGTAAAAAACAAGGAAACACATATGCCATTATCAATCGGACCTGGCTGGAGCATTGGCCCTGGATGGAGCATTGGGGGAGGCGGAGCCGCCCCTGCTGTCGCAACTGATCCGTACTTCATGTACAACTCGCTGTTGCTCACAGGAGATGGTACTAATCTCTCACAAAACAACACGTTCTTGGATTCAAGTACCAACAACTTTGCCATCACACGAGCAGGCAATACCACACAAGGCACGTTCTCTCCTTATGGCACCAACTGGTCAAATTACTTTGATGGGTCTGGGGATTTTTTGACTGCGCCAAGCAATGCCGCATTTAATGTTAGCAACACATGGACAGTTGAGTGCTGGTATTACCCAGTAAGCAGATCAAATACATATCCATGTATTATCTCACTCTCAGATGGCAACTATGCAAATTCAATAGTTCTATTTGATAGACATGCTAGTTCTTCTACTAAGTTTTCTTTTGCCGTTGGATCCGCTGCTCTTAATTCAGGCACAACCAACGTTGTTGATGGCACATGGTATCATATAGCTTTAGTTAGCAATAGTGGTGTTGTTACTATGTATGTCAATGGCACTGCAGAGGTCACAGCAAATGTAACTGCTGGTGCTGTAAGTAAATCTGTTTATATTGGTGCAAATTTTGATTATGCGTCTTATGCAACATACATCAATGGTTATATCAGCAATGCCAGAGTTGTTAAAGGTACCGCAGTTTATACAGGTAATTTTACCCCAAGTACCACACCACTAACAGCAATCACCAACACAAGTTTATTAACCTGTGCTGCCAGTCGTTTTATTGATAACAGTACTAATAACTTTACTATTACCAAGAACGGTGATACCGCAGTTCAAAGATTTTCACCATTTGAGCCCACAGCCGCCTACTCAACCAGCACAATCGGTGGGTCAGGATACTTTGATGGCTCAGGTGATTATTTGAGCGTTGCAAACAATGCAGCATTTGCCTTGGGATCTGGTGACTTCACTGTTGAATGTTGGTTTTATATGAACAACACATCAACTGCAATGTGTATGTTTGAGAATCGTCCAAGTAATACAGGTAGTGGAATTAATATGTTTGTCAATTATTCTGCGGCTGGACAAGTTCAATATAGAGACGTTACCGGCGCACCAATTTCATCATCTATTACAGTATCAGCAAATACATGGAATCATTATGCATTAGTGCGTAGTGGTTCAACAATTACACTTTGGATTAACGGTCAAAGTGGCGGCACTGTTACAAAAACAACAAACTTTACTGATACTACTTGTGTATTGGCGCAAGACCAGGGAGGCGGATTTAACTTTGCCGGTTATCTAAGTAATTTTAGGATTGTTAAAGGCACTGCTGTTTATACAAGTGCATTTACACCAAGTACTACACCACTAACAGCCATTGCAAATACAAGTTTATTAACTGGCTTTACCAACGCAGGTGTCATTGACAATGCCATGATGAACGACTTGGAAACAGTTGGTGATGCAAAAATATCTACCACACAATCAAAGTTTGGCGGTTCAAGTATGGCGTTTGATGGTACTGGTGATTACTTAACACAACCAAGCTCACAAAACTTCAATTTTGGATCAGGCGATTTCACAATGGAGGGATGGTTTTACCAAACAGGTTTGTCATCGTCCTACCCTGGTATAGTTTCAAATCCATTAGCTTGGGGCAATGCAGGTGCGTGGGCAGTTTTATCTAGCCATGCCGCATCCGGAGTAAGAAAATTACAATTTTATTGCTACAACGCTGACCAATCTAATCCTTTACTGTTAGGAACAACATCATTATCTGATAATACTTGGTATTATTTTGCACTAACTAGATCAGGCACAACCTTTAGATTGTTTTTGAATGGGACACAAGAGGCGACAGCTACATTTAGCGGATCCGTTACTAGTGTAAGCAGTGGTCTTGTTGTAGGTATTAATCAAACGGCTTATGCGTTTCAAGGTTACATAGACGACCTCCGCATCACCAAGGGATACGCCAGATACACCACCACATTCACGCCACCCACAGCGGCACTACCAACTTATTAAGGAACACACATGGGATTCACAATCGGCCCTGGATGGGCAATTACAGGGGCATGGGCCATTGGCGACACTGGGGGCGGAGCCTCAGTCACACCCACAGTGGAATACTTGGTGGTTGCCGGCGGAGGTGGCGGAGGTGGTAAAAATACCGGTGGTGGTGGAGGTGCAGGTGGTTTTAGAACAGCCACCGGATTTGCAGTCACATCCGGTACACCTATCACAGTCACAGTTGGCGCAGGTGGCGTTTCAGCTGCAACCACCACTCAAGCATATGGTGGCAACGGTGGCGATTCAGTGTTTGGCACTATTACCGCCACTGGTGGTGGCGGAGGTGGCTACGGTGTAGGCGCAGGTCAACGTGCAGTTGCTGGTAAAGCCGGTGGTTCAGGCGGCGGTGGTGGTGGCGATGACACAGGCGGACCATATTCAGGAGGTGCAGGTAACACACCATCTACTTCGCCAGTGCAAGGTTATGCTGGCGGCCAAGGAAATTCACCCGGAGCCAATGGCGGTGGTGGCGGTGGATCATCAGCCGCGGGCGAAAACGGCATTGTGAATACTCGTGGTGGAAATGGCGGAGCAGGAACAGCAAGTTCAATATCTGGAACAAGTGTGACTTACGCCGGTGGCGGTGGTGGTGGTGGTAATGCAACTGCTGGCGCAGGCGGTTCTGGTGGTGGTGGCGCAGGAGGCGCAGGCAATCCAGGAGGCGCAGGAACTGCAGGAACCCCTAATACTGGAGGCGGTGGAGGTGGTTGCGGTGGTTACGAAACCAGTAACGCATCTGGTGCAGGTGGATCGGGTATCGTGATCATTCGTTATCCAGATAGTTATGCAGCCGCTACTGCCACAACAGGGTCACCCACTATCACAGTAGCCGGAGGCTACAGAGTGTACAAATGGACCACTGTGGGTTCAGGATCAATAACATTTTAATCGAGGAAACACATATGCCATTATCAATTGGACCCGGCTGGAGCATTGGCCCTGGATGGAGCATTGGAGGAGGCGGAGCCGCCCCTGCTGTCGCAACTGACCCCTACTTCATGTACAACTCATTGCTGTTGACCGGAGACGGAACTAACAATGCCACAAACAACACATTTGTAGATGGTTCAACCAACAACTTTAGTATCACTCGCAACGGTAATACCACACAGGGCACCTTTTCACCATATGGTGCTAATTGGAGTAACTACTTTGATGGTAGTACCTCTTATCTAACAACAGCATCTAGTTCAGCCCCGTCTAGTGATTTTACACTGGAGGCATGGATTTATAGGACGGCTGCAACAACTGCTGTTATAATTGGTTATGGATCGGAAACAACCGGTCGTACATTTATGTATGTTACATCGGGCGGCAGTTTAGCTACAAGCATTTATAATATAGGAGACACTACATTTGGTGGATCAATTCCTCTAAATCAATGGACTCATATTGCCATGGTTCGCTCAAGTAATGTAATTACGGGCTATATAAACGGCACTGCTCAAGCAACAACGACATCAACTGCTACAACTGTAGGGAATACAGGTGGGTTTGGGGTGGGAGCCGGAAAAGACGGTTCAAACAAATTTACAGGATATATTTCTAATGCTAGGGTAGTCAATGGAGTTGCAGTTTACACATCAGCCTTTACGCCAAGTACAACGCCACTAACAGCCATAGCAGGTACAAGTTTGTTGACCTGCCAAAGCAACAGATTCAAAGATAACTCATCAAATGCATTTGCATTAACTGTGTCAGGCACCCCAACCGTGCAAGTGTTCTCACCATTCAGTCCCACCGCAGCCTACTCAGCAAGTACAATCGGTGGGTCAGGATACTTCGATGGCGCAGGAGATTTTTTAACAGCTCCAGCAAACACTGCATTCAATTTGGGCACTGGCGACTTTACCATTGAATGTTGGGTTTACTTGACAAATTCGACGGCCACTACTCAAAGCATTATGGGTATTGGTGACACTGGAGCAACCAATGATATTCAACTTTGGTATAATAATGTTGCCAACAAAATCACATTTAATGTGTATGGCAACCCCAGATTTGATTCTAGTTCCAATGTCACTACCGGCAATTGGATACACCTAGCGTGTACCCGCGCATCGGGTGCATTCAAGCTGTTTATTAATGGTGTACAAGAGGCCGCTGGCTCTCTAGGCAACAATTTATCAAACAACGTGCTGGTCATTGGCAGACCTTACGCATCACTTCCAAATAATGAATATTTTTATGGTTACATCAGTAATCTTCGCATTGTTAAAGGCACCGCGGTCTACACCTCGGCCTTTACACCACCTACCTCACCGGTCACTTCAATCAGTGGTACCAGCATATTAACCAACTTTACCAACGGTGGTATTATTGACAATGCAATGATCAACAACTTGGAAACAGTGGGTGATGCCAAAATATCCACTGCACAATCAAAGTTTGGCGGTTCAAGTATGGCGTTTGATGGTACTGGCGATTATCTAGCCGTATCTCCTAATGTAACTAATAACTTAGGCACCGGTGATTTCACAATTGAAGCATGGATATATCTAACATCGGCCTCTACATATCAATTTTTAATAGGTAGTAGCAACAATGTTAGTGGCTACATGATGGTTGGACTAAACGTACCGCTTTCCCCAACATCAACTATTGCTTTAGGTACGTCTGGCCAGACTTGGCCACTACAATTTGGAACAGGCACAACATTTACATCAAATACGTGGACTCATATTGCTATCACTAGATCAGGCACAACAAATAGAGCATTCATCAATGGAGTCCAACTTGGTTCTAATGTAACCGATTCTACTAATTGGACATTCCCAAGTAATACAATGTGGATAGGTAACCAATCAGGCGGAAATTCCTTGAACGGTTACATAGACGACCTCCGAGTAACCAAAGGCTATGCACGTTATACAAGTAACTTCACGCCTCCCACTGCGGCACTACCAACTTATTAAGGACATATATGGGATTCACAATCGGGCCCGGATGGGCAATTACAGGTGCATGGGCCATAGGAGACACAGCAGGAGGCGGTGGTGGATCAACTGTTCCTGCTGAATTTTTAGTTGTTGCCGGGGGCGGTGGCGGTGCTTATGCCAGTGGTGGGGGTGGTGGCGGCGGAATAGTACATGCTGTCACAGCAAATTTCACAATGTCAACGGCGTATACTATCGCTGTTGGTGACGGCGGTGCCGGAACTAACTCGGCAAGTTTTGCAAGTTCAGGACAAAACAGTTCCATAGTAGGAACCAGTATCAACGCTGTTGCACTTGGAGGCGGAGGAGGTGCTGCCTATAATAATACAGGTGTAGCCGGCGGATCAGGTGGCGGCGGTGGATACAACTTTGGAGTTGTTGCACAAATTGGCGGAGCATCAACACAAACTTCTGGAAGTTATAACGGATATGGATCAGCTGGTGGAAGTTCAATTGATAGCCAATCACAGCCATTTTCAGCAGGTGGTGGCGGAGGTGCAGGCGGCCCAGGTGGGTCAGTTACTTCTGCCACCGGTATTGCAGGTGTAGGCGGGGTCGGACGTGCATTTAGCACATCTGGTACTTCAACATATTATGGTGGCGGTGGTGCAGGTGGTGCCGGGGGCAGCCTATATACAACACCTATAACAACAGCCGCATTAGGTGGTGGTGGAGTTTGTGGTGGCAACGGTGGTGGTACCGCTATGAATGGTACACCAAATACAGGTGGTGGTGGTGCAGCCGACAACAGATCAACGGGCAATAATTACAATGGTACCTTTGGCAACGGTGGATCGGGTATCGTGATCATTCGTTATCCAGACTCATATGCAGCCGCAACTGCCACTACTGGCAGCCCAACAATCACCGTCGCAGGTGGCTACAGAGTCTACAAATGGACCACTGTGGGCAGTGGCTCAATAACATTTTAATCGAGGAAACATAAACATGCCATTATCAATTGGACCCGGCTGGAGCATCGGCCCTGGATGGAGCATTGGAGGAGGCGGAGCCGCCCCTGCGGTCACAACTGACCCGTACTTCATGTACAACTCACTGTTGCTCACAGGTGATGGTACAAATCTCTCACAGAACAATACCTTCCTAGACTCAAGTACAAATAATTTTACTATTACCCGCAATGGCAATACCACACAGGGTACATTCAGTCCTTATGGAAGCAATTGGTCTTTGAGTAATCCAAACACTTCGGATAATGGCATTGGAGTTGCATCGAATGCCGCATTAAATCTTGGAACTGCTAGTTTTACAGTTGAATGCTGGGTGAACCTGAATGCGTTACCATCATCGAATGTCTGGACCACATCTGCTGGCGGCTACCAAGCGTTATTTGGTACTGGTCCTAGCAATAGCGCCACAGGATCACAACTGTATATTGGAACCACAAACTTATTTTTTGACACAACGTCTGACGGAAGTGGACCAATCAGTGTTGCACACGGAATGACTGCTGGAGTTTGGTATCACATTGCTCTTACTCGTAGCGGCAATACTTTTGCCTTGTACAAAAATGGTGTGCTACTTCAATCAGCTTCTGATGCAAGCTCAATGACTTCTGGATATGGATGGGGCATTGCTAGACCAGAACCAGTTGGATCATACTCCGGCGGCTGGTTAAATGGATACATATCTAACTTTAGACTGGTAACTGGATCAGTTGTGTATGTCGGAACATTCACACCGCCCACAACACCACTTACTGCAATCTCTGGAACTCAATTGTTATTATGCCAGAGCAACAGATGGATTGACAACAGTTCAAATAGTTTTGCTGTCAGCGTTGGTAGCACTGCACCAACTGTACAACGATTCTCACCATTTGAACCCACAGTCGCCTACTCATCAAGTGTGATTGGTGGGTCAGGCTACTTTGATGGCACGGGGGATTATTTGACTATCGCCAGATCAAATCTACTTATACCAGTTGCCAATGAAAATTTTACAATAGAATCGTGGGTTTATTTAACACAAGCCGCAGACCAACAGATTGTTGGATTTCATACACAGGGCGTAAGTTCAGACTGGCTTATATCTATAAGTAGTACAAATTATACTACATTTTATATTAGTGCTACTGCCACAAGTGTGACATCTAGTATTGCTGTACGATTAAACACTTGGAATCATATTGCGGTTGTGCGTACAAATACAAACACCATTACTTTATATGTAAATGGAGTTGCCGGGGCAACTACTACAACTACTTCAACGATGGTAGGAAATGGATCTAACCCATTGACAATTGGATCAGACTATAATGGTGTTAATTGGAGGTATACAGGTTACATTTCTGATATTCGTATTGTCAAAGGTACAGGAGTCTATACCTCAAACTTTACTCCACCAACTGCACCATTAACAGCAGTTGCTAATACCCAACTCTTATTAAGTTACACCAACGGTGGCATCATTGACAGCACAATGATCAACAACTTGGAAACAGTTGGTGATGCAAAAATATCTACCACACAAAGCAAGTTTGGCGGATCCAGCATGTACTTTGATGGCAATTTAGATTATTTAAACGGCGGAGTAAATTCTGGTTACAGTTTTGGATCAGGAGATTTCACTATAGAGTCTTGGGTATATATTGTTGCTAGAGGAAGCAGCGGGTCATGTTTTGCTGGAACTTGGGCAGCTAGTGGTAGAGGATGGATCTGGCTTTCTAACCCCACTCAGTATGGGTTAGTGTATAGCACCAATGGTACTAATGAAACTGCTATATATTCAACCTACACAATACCTTTAAACACATGGACACATTTGGCTACCGTTAGAAATGGAAATACTATTACAAACTATGCAAATGGTGTTAGTATTGGTACTGGCTCTGTTACTGGGGTTACGATTAGTACGCCTACTCAACCACTTTATGTAGGAGCCAATAAGCAAGACGTTGATAGTAGTATAAACAATTATCAAATGAACGGTTATATGAACGATTTTAGAATAACAAAAGGTTATGCACGTTACACAGCCAACTTCACACCCCCAACTGCAGCATTGCCTACACAATAAATTTAAATAATCAAGACATATGGTTATGGATACCAATAATTCTATAACTCAACAAAAAATATATCGCAGTATTTTTATTAGTGATGTGCACCTTGGCACAAAAGATAGTCAAGCTGGCAAATTAAATAACTTTTTAAAACATAATACTTGCGATACTCTTTATTTGATAGGTGATATTATTGACGCATGGCGAATACAACAAAACAAATGGCGATGGAAACAAAGTCATACCAATGTTGTTCGCCGTGTTTTAGGTCATGCAAAACGTGGAACACGCGTTGTCTACATTGCAGGCAATCATGATGAATTTTTAAGACCAATGATACCATATGGATTCAGTTTTGGTCTAGTAGAAATTCATAATCAAATAGAACACATCGGTGCTGACGGTAAGCACTATTTAGTAACGCACGGAGACTTGTTTGATGGTATAACAAGATTGGCACCGTGGATAGCATTTTTAGGAGATAAAGCATATGACTTCGTTCTTTCACTCAATAGCAAGTTCAATTGGATACGCCATCGTATGGGTTTTGGGTACTTTAGCCTTAGCAAGTTCCTTAAACA